TTTACGAATATCGTCCGTAGGAGTACGGACTAAACCTTCTTTATAAAATTGCTTAAAGTTCATTGAAAGCCCCTTATTAACTTATTTATAATAGGGGAATTGTAGAATAGAAAATTGGTAGTGGATAAGGGAGTCGAACCCTTTTTGTGTAGTTTATGATACTACTGTTATTGCCGAATAACTAATCCACCGTAAATGGGCGAAGTGACGGGATTCGAACCCGCAATGTGCTTTCGCACTCAGAGCCACAATCTGATGTCCGGCCATTGGACTTCACTCCGCATATTGGTAGGCATTGAGGGAATCGAACCCCCGAATTCTCCGTGTAAAAGAGATGTTTTTCCATTAAACTAAACGCCCATTATGCAACAAACTTATGCTTTTCAAGATACTCGTTAGCCTCTTTTTGGGTAATTACTTTTTCTTTTAAAGCATCTTTTAATCCATATTCCTTAATGGCTTCTTCCACTAAATATTCATCAACCTTAAGTTTACACACGTTATACCGATTAATATCCCCATTCATGCCAAAGATGAGCATACCATCTAGGCAATCTAGGTCTTCATTATTTAAGAGTTCTAGAGTACTCATTTTATACCCCTTTTCTTATATTTATTATAGTCCTCATTATAAATATGTCAATAGGGGAGTCATTATGCCATTAGAACAACAAGAATTAAATGAAGATTTATCAAGTTTAACAGAAGATTTACAATTAATTGAAGGTTTTTTTGATAAATGGAAGTCAAGACCAACTCCTAAAAAAATAGAACCATTAGTACCCTCAAAATCACAAATTGACGACGATTTAACCAACTCTACCAATATATCATTAGATCACTTTAAGAATAACGATGATTTAGTTTGTTTTATTTCTTTATTGTCCAATTTAAACAACATAAAAGAGATAAAAGATAAAAAACAATTTATAGAAAACTTTAGAAAATATAGAGAGTTACTCGATATTCTTATGATTGCATTTCCTTATATTAAAACTAAAGGTAGAGAATTTGGAATGGTCATTCCTAAATTAGTAGAAAATGTTGAACTTACGAATAAAGTAAAGAAACTATTTCACGAATAACTGGTGCCGATTGATGGAATTAAACCATCGTTTATTGGATACGAATCAATTGTAATGTCACTATACTAAATCGGCGTAATTGGTAGGGGCGACAGGACTTGCACCTGCAAGGATATTTCTATCCGCAACGTTTTAAGCGTTGTGTGTTTTCTATTTCACCACGCCCCCGTGGATTTTACAAAATGGTGCGCCTAACAAGACTTGCACTTGTACTCCATTTACGGAATGAGATTCTTAGTCTCACGAGTCTTCTATTTCTCCATAGACGCTTGAAAAAGATGTTGTCGTAGGGGGAATCGAACCATGTCACTAAAGACATTTTTACCCGCACAATTTTGAACGGTCACTATTTGCGACCTAGAAACAATTTCTCGTTTCCTCAAAAATTCGCTCTAACCACTGAGCTACACGACAACAATTTGGTGCGGACGACAGGAGTTGAACCTGCACGCTACTTAATTTCGCCATAGTGTCTAAAACTATGATGTCTGCCAATTCCAACACATCCGCATGAAAAAGATTCTCTAGCAAAAAGTTTAAAAGATGTTTTTGACGGTTGCTTTGCCAATTAAGCTACAAGCTTTCACTTGGTAGGAGTTGAACCTACAATCCACTGTTTGGTGTAATCCTTTAATGCATCTAGAGAAATGGCACCCGGCTTAGGATTCGAACCTAAATGATAAAATTCGTAGTTTTATATCCTTCCATTAGATGAACCGGGTATACTAAATTTTGGCATCCGTTGTAGGATTCGAACCTACTACCTTCTTGTTAGGACCAAGAAACTCTTCCTAATGAGCTAAACGGATATGATTGGCACAGTAACGTGGAGTCGGACCACGATCTTTCCGTTTGGAGTGGAAAATAATTCCGTTATACTATTACTGTATGCACTAAGTTTTTTCGTTTGCTTGCTTGGAAACACAAAACTCTTAGAAAAAAGTGTAACTTGAATGGTGCTGCCAGGAAGAATCGAACTTCCGTCTCAATCATACCAAGATCGCATAATACCATTATACTATAGCAGCTTACTTTTTTTATTTCTCCATTTTTTATGTTTTCTACAACAGTTTGCATAACAACAATTATATTTTTTTGAAACCTCACTTGCTGTCATTCCTTGCTTAAAACATTCTATCAATTCTTCATTAGACACTTTAGTAATAAATGGTCTACCTATACCCAATTTCTTAATTGTATATCCAACAGAGGATACAGGTATTCCTAATATTTTTGCTATTTGTCTTATACCATTACCGCTTAAATATAATTCTTTAATTTTTTTAATACGTTGTTGTGTATCTTCTATGGTTCTCCTATTATGAATATTTTTTGCTAAAGAAAGTAATTCTTCTTTGTGATTAATCCAATCTTTCCATTTACAATGTTCATACCTATGACACGATCCACATAATAAAATACACTTATCAACTTCTTTTTTTATTTTGTAATAATGCCCATTCATTAAAGAATGCCCCACAACTTCTTTAATCGAAGGGTCTATATGATGAAAATCTGCATCGTAGTGGTTTATTATTAAATCCTTTCCACAATGTTTACATTTTCCGCCATGATCCATAATACATCTTAATTTTTTAATAAGATGTAATTTTTGTTTATCTTTTCTAAGTACATTTTCATTCATAATAGTGTCCCGTCCAAGTGTTATAAACTTATTTATACTTGGACGGGTCATTTTTAAATATTATTTTAGAAGCTTTAAGTTACCAAAAACTTCATTACCAATTTGTTTTGTAATTGGTTGAAACGCAACCGCCGTTAGAACATTATTCATATCCGGTTCACAAAAAGGTTGATAATTCATATGACGGTCAGCAAACCAAATCATTTTTTCTTTTATTTGGTCTTCCGTCGCTTCTAAAACAATTAAAGTTTTTTCACATGTAACCCATAATTTAGTATTATCATTTTGATGATAATGAATAAATTCGGCTACCGCATGTGTACATTGACAAACACAATGGACTAAAGGTAAAATTTCCCTTCTTACTAAAACATACATTCTAACTTGTTTTAGTGCTTCTTCTAAAGATGGTGGTTCAGGATACGACAACATTTTGTTCCTCTTCCACTTGGCTAAGATATCCTTGTATGAGCTTATCAAAATATTTAACATAATAATCATTCCTTTCAATGTTGTGGCAATGCGTCTTTTTTGTACGAAGCATATTATACACAATATGTAGACAAGTCAAGTGGCACTTTGCCGACTCAATGCCCGCATTGCATGGAGTTTCGTTGTAACTATAGTTCCAATAATGTTTTCCATCAATTACTTTTACATAATTATGATTAAAAGGTGTTACCTTTTCCACATCAAACGGATAAAGTTGAATTAACTCAAAAGGTCTTGTGCCTTGTGAATACATTCTTTGGTTTTGTTTGTGAGTCTTTTTATTTATTCTAAGGATCTCGGAAGTGACTTTAATTTCTTCTTTAATCTTAGCAATCAATTCTTTTTTATTCATATTATATTCCTTGTTATTGGTGTTAATTTGAGATTATTCAACCAATAACAAATAGGAGGTCCACGACAACCTACCTACCCATATTCTAATTTCTTCTAAGCAATCATATTAGCTCCTTTGCTAGTGTTTATTTATAATTGTGAGTCATAAGTGATTTGAACACTTCTAAATGGGTTTAGAACCCATCACCTGTGCCACTCGGTCAATGACCCATGTGAGTTCATTATAGCATATTTTAATATATTGTCAAGATGGTGGAGAGCCAAGGTATCGCACCTTATCCCGTTTGCACGGAACCCTCTGATTTCAAATCAGTGCCGAAAACTATTCTCGGTTGTTCTCTCCATATGGCGGATCGGGTAGGATTCGAACCTACGGACCCCATTTCTGGGATCGGAAATTTAGTAAATTTCTAGTTTTGACCGCTCACTCACCGATCCATTTTAATTTTTTCATAATCTTTAGAATAATTCTTTATTCTATAATATTTCACATTACATAAAATTCTTTAAAATTTTGCATCCATTCATTTGGTATGTACATACCATTTAATTTATAAAATGCCCCATCAATTATTATTTTATTATTGTTTATAAGAGCGGCAGAAAGACTAAAAGTACTTGACCCCACTACCAATATGTCGGCCCAAACTAATGCATTATAGTCATCTAAAAATGTTGAACCACTATTTGATGAATGAAATACTATGAACGGTTTTATCTCTATTTCTGGATCACCCCAAGAAAATACATGTATAATACTATTTGGATATTTTACGTGTATTAAGTCTATAAGACAATTATAAACGTTTGAATCAATCCATCTATTATGCCGTTGCGATGGTGAATCTATATCAGATCCCCTTCTAATGTGAATTGCTATATTATGCATATTTTCATAATAGTTAGGTTTAGTAAGTGGATAATTTTGTCTTAGATATGTATTAAATTCTTTCGTATAATAGTTTGATCCGTTGTAATATATTTCGTCATGAAAATGTGGCCTAACTTCACATGTAAATTTTGGTTTACCCTCTCCGTCAAGTAAAATTTCAGATGGCATTAAATTTATTCCCAAATTTTTCATAAATGTGTTTAAAAACTCATTAATTTTATCAATCTCCGCATTCTGAGGTTCTTCTATCCCAACCAATTTTATATTTTTTCTTGGTGTGTGATAATAAGTATGTTCATGAAATTTTGCATATGCTATAGCAGATATAATACCCATCATTTGTGCGCCAAAACCATCGTTATCGTGATCAATTGTTATATTCATATTGCCTCTCGTACTATTTATTATATCACGAAGTTGGAGGAAATACACCGAATCGCACGGTTAGGCCAATTAAGACCAAGGATAGTTTTCGAAACTATTTGAACAACTATGTTCCCGTATTTCCAAAAATGGCGGATTAGCTTGGTTACGCTCCAAAGGCCCGTAAAGGCCCCAATTGTTTTCCAAACAATGTTGCATCTCCTGCAATTGCCTAATCCATGTGGTGGGTCGCTAGGGATTCGAACCCTACTCTATCGATTAAGAATCGATGGCATCCTTCCATTTATGCTTGCAACCCACAAAGTTTCAACTTTTAACTATGGGAGTTGTAACCCTATGTAAATGGTGCCGGGGACGGCGCTCGAATCCGTTGATCAAGTTCTTCAGACTTGCGTATTACCTCATATACGACCCCGGCATAAATTCTATATAAATTAATTTTTATTATATGTAGTGCATTTCAAAATATTACTTGGGAAACTACTCGTAATACAAATATCTTGTGTGCTAGGCATTTCTAATATAGATAGAATATTAACAATAAACGATTCGTTTTCTTCCATATCTATTAATTTTAACCTTTTACTTTCAAATCTATCCTTAGTGATTTCATCGCTATCATGTTCATACTTTTTTATATAAATGAGTATATCTCTATAGCATCTTATATATTCTTGAAATATGCCATATTTTGAATCTTTCATATAATCCTTTCTAATAGTGAAAGTACATTATATCATATATTAATTCTATTGTTAATAAAAGCACCGATGATGGGACTTGCACCCACTATCTAAAGATCGACAATCTTTCGCATTTGCTACTTATGCTACATCGGTATGAATTACTAAAAATGGTCAAGCCGGGGAGATTTGCACTCCCTCCACCTCGCCCCAAACGAGCCATGCTACTGTTAAACACTACGGCCTGATGACTTGAGGTTTTAATTAGCTTAACCTCAGCTAAAATAGTTTCAACTCCAACTCTATTAAAGGGAATGGTGGGCAAAGTGAGAATCGAACTCACCTAAAAACGCTTATCAGACGTTTACTAGCATACCAGCTAGACTTTTGCCCATTGGTGGAGTAGCTCAGATTCGCACTGAATGCCTAATAAAAGGCACGATGAGTTTAGCAAACTCTCTAGGAACTTTTCCTATTGTCTACTCCATAGACACACTCAAAGAGTATGTCTTCTATTCTACAATTATATAGTTGTCAAATACGAAAAAACCTAGGGTTTTGGCCCTAGGTTTAAGAGTTATCGGATGTGTCCGAATCTTAACCTAGGAGTCCCTTGCTTGGCATAATGCTAAAGAGGGACACTAACATACTATGGGAATCCCATGATAAGGGCTTGCTATCCGAGCGAAGCTTAATGTTAGTTTGAGTGGTCATGATTTATATCCTTTAGTGTTATTTATATTGATTTCTTTTTTCTTCTCTTTCATTCTAGCATACCTTTTAAGTTTGTCAACAACTTTCTTTTAGAATTACCTTCTTGACATATCCAAATCTATCTCTATAATAAGGCCAAGGAGATACAAAATGTCAAAATCACTAGCAATCGGTCTTATTCTTTCGGGAGTTATATTAGTAGCTTCATCTATTATGGATGGACTTCAAAGTCGTAATAAAGTTAAGCAACTTGAAGTGACTCTAATCACGTATCAAACCGAGAATAAGAAACTCAAAGAAAAAATCAACGAAATGAGTCCGTACATTTCTTTAGATTTGACCATTGATAAGATGGTATCGGAGTCTATTGATGATATGAAAAATCACAAAGTTCTAGGTCGGAAAAATAATGATAGCACGGAGAAGAAATTTAGCGACCTTGATAAAGACATCAAGGCCGCACAAAATTTAAAATGATTTATCTAATCGCCGTTGCTTTTTGGGCCGAGTCAAAACTTTGTTTTGCCATTTCCCACCAAGTATCTGCTTTTTCTGGAGACATTTTGCCTTTAAGCATTTCCAACACTTGACCATCCGTTATTTTTCCTTCAGATTCTGCCGATGCTAATGCTTCTCCCCACTTTGAAAATAAAACTTTTCCTTGAGTTGGATTGGTAGCAAATATTTTAGATATTTTTTCTAATTGATCTTTAGCGTGATCAACCGTAGGAACGGCTTCAGCGCCAGACACTTTCGCTATATCCGAAGTTGGACTAGTAGTTGGTGCCGCTTTACTTACATCAGGAGTAGCCCCAACATGAGATCCACCCATAATAGTAATTTCAGTCATTATCTTACCTATTGCAGATGACGCACCCCAAGTACCTAGAGCTATCTTAGCGATAGCAACGATTATTTTGGTTGCATTTTTTGGATCTTTAGAACTCTTAATCCACTCTTTGACACCTTCTATTCCCTTTTTACCTTGTGCAAAATCGGCAGTTTTAATAAGTTCTTTTGAACCCTTATATATTGAGAATAATCCTAAAAGACCTTTTATCCCTGCAAATCCTATTGCGAACCAACCGCCTAATGCTCCGGCTATTACTCCGAGAATAACCATAATAGCACCCATAGCAAGGGCTTTATAGAAAGCTTTAGATTGGCCAACCGCCACGACTATTTTTCCAGCTTTTACAAGGAAGTCTTTAACTTTTGCCAAGAATCCTTTTTTTTCTTCAGCTTTAGCCGGTTCGGGGGTAGTTTCGGCTGCCTTTGGGGCTTCAGGTGCTACTTCTAGTGCTTTTGGAGTAGATTGTTGTGCTTTTTGGGAAGCCTTTTTAACTGCCGCCAACTTTTGTTGAGACATAAAAGCCGGATCTAAAGTTGCTTCTGGGTCAAATTTAGGTGCTTCAACTAATAAAACCGATAAACAAGAGGCATTTACTTTTTCATTGAATAATTCTACGTCTTGTTCGATCTTTGCATAATGTTCTGCTATTGCGAATGATCTAAATGATGTATGAATATTTTTAGCTTGTACTAAGTCAACATGAAAAGCATCCATAATATCTCTATCAGATACGTCAAATTTCTTAATGTTTTCCATCAAATCTTTATTTTCAATAAGAAAACTCTCATTAAGATGTGGAAATCTCTTTTTTGATTCCGTCAAATAATTTCTAATTTTAACATTTTCGTTAAATGTTGTATTATAAGTAGTTGTAAATATATTTTTAACTTCTTCATTGAATATAGCATCCATAATGAGACTCCTAATAATAGTTTCTATATATGACTATTTATAGAAATTTTATCTCTTCCGAGATACTCTATATTCTTAGAATCTTTCCAAAGCAATTTCCAACCGCTAGTAGTAAATAGCCACATTTTTGGATTAATAAGTCCTAGATGTATCTTTGAGTGACAATTAGAGCATACTGGAACTAAATTATTAGCATCATTATTTCCATTTTGGTTTTTTTCTATAATATGGTGCTTTTCTATGAGCCTTCTAAAATTATTAGTTTTAGATACATTAATAGGTTCTTGTAATTCACAAAAGTAACATTTATATTGATCAGTGAGTGTTTTCAAAAAAATTACCTCCGTATTTCCACGGAGGTAATTATATCATAAATTAATTATATAATTTACTTCATTTCACATTGACCGCCGCTACATGCTTGGCCCGCCAAAGTAGTAACATCTATTTTAAAGTCTTCTTCATAGCATAATGACCAATCAACTGGTTGGTATTCTCTCTTCAAATCCACCCAAAGTTTATAATTAGTAACGTGCTTCAAAAGATGTGAGCATCTTCTTAAATCGCCATTACAATATCTTTCAGCAAATTGCTTAAATCTACGAATCCAATCTTCTTTCTCCGATAACTTATCAACTAATGCTTTAAGTTTCCCATTGGTCAATTTTGCTTGTTCGGGAGTTAGTGAAAGTTTTTCTCCTATTCCTAAAGCGCAATCGCAAGCTGCCCAAAGATTGTCATTAAATGCTTTTAATCCATCAACGATTAAACCAGAAGCAAATAGCGATCCTTCTCCATATTGAGCCATTATTTCTTTAGGTTCAAGTACGGTGGTAAATGGCGCTTGTGGATAATCAAGATCTCCCGACATTGGCAATAGTGATATTCCGGCGAACCATTTTCTATTTTCGTAAATATAATCGGTTACTCCATCCCACTCATCGTCCTTTACCGTTATAGTATTTGATACGTTATGTCTTAGCCAAGATGCAACGGGTGCATCTTTTCTTGTACCAAATTCAACCCAATTTTGTTGGGTCAATTTTACATGATCTAATAGTTGAATAGCATTTACTTGATTTTTTATCTTAGCACCATCTGGAACTTCACAAAGGAACGAAATTACCATATCGGTTTTGGTATTACTCCAAACCGAAGTTTCTACGGCTCTTGGATTATGGGCCTGGAAATACTTAAGAGGTGCCTCATTTACATTTGCTTGAACTCTACGGAAATATCTACGAGCATGATGTGGATGAATTCCACTAGCCGAACCAAGAAGACAACTTGTACTACCAGCAGGTTTAACACATGTGGCTCTTGCACATTTATTAACTCCGAGTATTTTAGCTATTTTTTCATTTACATCAAGAATTAATTGAGCACCCTCTTTTTGTATTTCGGGATTAAATGCTATATCGGGACTATCCATCATTCCAGTCATTGAGCATCCTAATAATGCCTCTTTTTTAACAATTTGCTCCGATATCTCCCCCAAATAATCAAATTTATGATATGAGGCTTGCAATGTTCCTAAAATTGCTGCGGCTCGACATGACTCTAAAAACTCTTCTCTTGTCTTGCATTTTTTCATATTGATTTCACAAAGGTTGCAAAATTGCCAACCAGACTTTCCTTCGTCATTATAAGCATACATATTAATTTCAACACATGGATTATATAATGATTCTTTATTATCGCTCCAAATAAATCCAGGCTCTCCAAATTCTTTAACCGATTTCATTAACTTTGTAAAGTCTTCTTTAGTGGTTTCCTTACGAATTAGTAAAGCTGAATTATTTGATCGACCTCTTTGCGGATTCTTTATAAACCAATCTCCGGTTTTAGCATTTGCCATTTCCATATCATCGGCGGAAAATATTGAAATACACGCACTTCGACGCACACCTCCACTAATTACGGCATCGGATAAGTGCATTATCATATCATATGCGTCAATTGGTCTTAACTTGGAACTTACTTTTTCTGAAGACTTTAAAACATTTTCAAAAATTTCTTCTATTTTATTCAAAGAGGCTTGTAATCCTTTAGGTCCTGGAGCCTTCCCACCCCAAGAGAGAGAAGCTCCGGCTGGCCTAATCTTACTATAATCAAAATTTACTTTATATCCAATATAGTCTTTAAATGGTTGATCATTCGTAAAATATGAAGATACTAAAATTCCAACCGCATCCGCCCAACCTTCAATGCTATCGGGAATTTCATAAGTTTTTTCACCATTAGTTCTTGCCATAATTCCAGGAAGTTTTTGTATGTGATGGGTTTGTACCGAGAATCCCGTACCACATCCGCACAATAATAAATACATGCATTCTTGGAAAAATCTAGGTCTATCTACATAACTAACGGTACAGTTGTACATTTTAGCATTCTTATCAAGTATTGGTTTTCCACCAAATTGTAATGCTCGTTGAGAACCTAACACTCTTTTTTTCATTACCATTGATTTAGCAAAATCAAAATCTTCTTTAATATCTTTTAATTTATCTCCAAAATTTGCTTCGTGCATACTAAATACTCTATTTACTTGTTCTTCCCAAGTCTCTCTTCTTTTCTCATTTGGCAAGTATTTTGAGTATTTTGAATATCTAGTATATTCTTGAAGCATTTTAACTGACATAACTTTCTCTCCTATTAATTATCTGGGTAAGGACTATTTATCTTCTAAAATAGTCCAACATCAACTCAAATTTTATTTGGTTGTTTCTAGTGTTATTTGGATAAGATCACTTATCGCTTAGATGAATTCTAAATATTTGCGTTTGCAAATCAACGGGATTATTCGGCATAAAATAAAGATTTTTTTCCGATAAGTCACCCATTTGTTCTAACATTCTAATATGAGTTGGACGGACTTCTGCCATCTCATCTTTAGAAATATATCTAAATCTTTCGTTATTAACAAAAATAACTTTTTTGACTTTAAAGCGTTGTAAAAAGTATTCACTCATTTTCATTTCCTTATTTAAGTAGGTCATCACCTATATATATTTGAACCGTTCCATCCCTATGATTATCTATCCAAAATAGAACAAATCTACTATCATCTTTACCAACCGCTTCAAATTTAAATAATAGATTTTTTGATTTTGATGGCCTTGTACTAAAATCAACTAAATAGTTATTTCTAATTTTATTATAAGCCTCTACGTCAATATCACTTATGCCATTAATATCTATTTTAACTATGTCTGCTAAGTCCTTACCAAATAATTCTTTTTCAAGAAAATTATATAATATATTGGAGAATTCGGGTTGTTTCTTTTCTTTAATTAACATTTCATTATTGAATTCTAATAAAAATTGTTTTAATATAGATTCTCTATCGCCCACATTAGTAGTATAAAATTTTCTTATAAAATTAAATAAATGATTTTCTTGTAAACTTAATTGCTTATATTGTGCATTATCATAGAATAGTTCGTGAAGCCATTTTGATCCACTTTGAGCATTTACTTTATATGGTAATTCCCTCATATTGTCAAGTCCGCTTACCATAGGCAATCTAAAAGCGATACCTAATCTTAATATTAAAGTAAATATACTAATTTCGGAAACTTTACTTTCTAATTTTTTATTACTATATTTAATAGAATATACTATTTTCTTTATATCTTGGGGAACTTTAATGTTCTCTTTTGGTATTAAATCCATAGTTACATCCGCTTTAACTTCATCACCTTGAGTAGTTTTTGATCCAGTGGATTTAATAACTACGATAAATTTATTATTTTCTAATATTTCTTTTGATGCTTTTATAAAATTATCAACTTTATGTATAGTTTTTAATTTTGGTATATTATTAGTTATTTTTTGAATTATGTCCATAACTTGTTTTTTATATTCTTCTTCCAAATTTTTAAAATTACCGCCAATTAAATTGGATATTCCCGACTTGCCCTCTAAGTGTAAAGCAACGTCGTAGTTATCATGATTATAAGTATTTTCAAAAGGTAAAGATGGAATATTATCAAGGGTATCTAATATGTCTTTGGGAGTTATTTGCTTTTTTAGAGTGTAATGAAGTAACCCGATAGCAAATAATACTTCCGTAAAGTCTCCCATATTAATAGTTGACTCTTTTATTATATTCTCATAATCTTCAAAAAATGTCTTAAATATCATTTTCGTTTACACCCACAACCTTTTCTCGGTGGAGGAACTGGTGGTGCTTGAGGATTAGTTTGAGTTGGTGTAGGTTGATTAGGATTTGGTGGAGGAATTGGCGATGGAGGTGTCGTATTAACCTCTATGTCAACTTTCTTTCCATTAATATATCTACGAATAATCATAAATTATCTCCTATTACATATATTTAGAAGGGAAAATAAATATCTTCTATGGTATAATTACATTATACAATATAAGGAATATTTATGTCAATTTTACTTTGTCAGCCAATATTTGGACCAATAACTAGAGTTACAGAAAGAAACATAAATTCTCTAATATCTTTGGGCAAATACTTAAAAGAACACAAAGTAGAGAATGTTGACGTTTGCTTCGGCGGATGGTGCAAAGATAAACAACAGTGGGCACCAATTTTATCAACCATTAAAGACCAATTTGGAAAAAAAGACATATTATCATTTAATGATAATGTAGGTAAAGCCGTAGTAGTAAACACTTTAACGAAAAAGTTCTTAAAGTCTCACCACAAGTATATTATGTCAGCCGATTCGGATATACTATTCCCCCAAGATAATGAAGAATTCTTCAATCGTCTTATTGCTATGGCTAATAAGACAGAGACTATAAAAGGCAAACCATTTGGGTTAATAGGATTACAACAAAACGGACACGGATGTCATTATAAAACTTGTTATGAAAATGTAAATGATTATTCTATAACATTTAATGGCAAAACATTCAACGAAAAAGTTGTATGGCCTAATCAACCGAGTGGAATTGCGGGCGGATGCCTATTTATGTCAAGAAGGGCATGGGAAACGATTGGCGGATATAGGGTTATGGGCGTATACGCCGGTGATGATGCTTATTTCCTTATGGATTTGGGACAGAAAGGATTTACTTGGCAAATGTCAGATTCTATACCCATCATCCACCCACCGGAAAATGACGAAGAATATGCTAAATGGAAAGTAAAAGTATGCCAAAGAGATAGCGGAGTAGTTAAACAAAATATTAATCAACAAATCCAAGAGGCTTCTGAATTTTGGAGAAATCATAAATGAGAATAGCGATTGTTGCAAATGGATATAAGGCTTCCATGGTTAAAAATGGAGATTTCATTGATTCTTGTGATAGGGTTATTAGGATGAATAATTTTCTCATTGAAGGGTGGGAAAGTTATGTTGGTAAAAAAGTAGATATTATTTCTATGATGATAACGGGAGAAGGGGCTACGGCGGGATTATTAGGGAGTCATAGATTAATAGAAAATTTCAAACTATGCAATGAAGTTTGGATACCAGACAAATTTGCAAAAGGACATCATAATAATAGAGTTAGGGCTAGAGAACATTTTGGTAGATTTAAACCATTAGAATTTATATTTGTAGATCCTTACATTTACGACAATTTATACAATAAAATGAAGACAATAAGCGAGAATTTAAAAAATAACATGGAATGGTATTACCCAGACTCAGGAATGACTACTATAGAATCATGTTTATATAGATTCAAAGATGCTGAAATATTCGTGACAGGATTTGATCCGGCTAGAAAATACCCATACAAGTATTATTGGGAAAAATATTTAGATAAAAGCGATTGTTTTAATTATCATCCACAACAAGCAGAAACGGTATTATATAACCACTATTTAGATAAAGGTTTAATAAAAGAAATATGATAAATTTAACCGACGTGACATTTAATATCCCCTTCAAATTAGACACCCCCGAAAGATTACGAAATATTAGAATTATTATAAATTATCTCAATAAACATTTTGATACAAATATATTAATTTGCGAAAATGACACGGAATCAAAATTTAAAGATGTTGGAAAATTCAAGCATATTTTCATTCCTCGTGGTGATTATCTTATGCATAGAACGTATTGTCTTAATGTTCTAGCCAAACAATCAACTACGCCAATTATAGTTAACTATGACACCGACGTTTTATTCCCAATTGCACAATATGTCCAAGCCGTAAGAGTTATTAGAGAGAATAAATATGATATGGTTTACCCATATGATGGACGATTTATAGATTTAATTGAACCACACATATCAAATGTTCAAAATAATCTAACGATTGAGAATATAACACCATCAAATGGCAACTTAATTCATCCTAAATCCGTTGGTGGTGCTATATTCTGGAATAAGCAAAAGTTCATTGAAGGTGGAATGGAAAATGAACGATTTGTGTCATGGGGTTGGGAAGATGATGAAAGGTTAAAACGTTTTGGAACATTAGGATATAGAATTTCAAGAATAGAGGGCGCTCTTTATCATCTATCGCATCCGAGAAGTCCTAATAGCGCAAACACCGAACATAAAGCATATAGAGATAACGAGATGGAATTTCATAGAATATCATCTCTTTCAAGAGAAGCATTGAAAACACAAGTGGCAACTTGGGGATGGATAAAATAATGTCTAATTTGCGTGACGTAACGTTTTTAATACCTCTTAAAATAGAATCAGAAGATAGAAAGAAAATAATAGATTTACTTCTCTCGTATCTTTTTAAGCACTTTGATACTTCTGTCATCATATGTGAAGAAGGGAAACAAGCACTATTTCCACAATTAATGAGAGCAGAATGGAATAAAAAATTAACATACATATATAGACAAAACGACTCCGACTTATTCCATAAAACAAAAAACCTAAATATTATGGCGAAGAGGGCTAAAACCCCAATAATAGTTAGCCAAGACTCGGATGTAGTTTTTTATCCACATCAATATCTTAATGCCGCACAAGTTGTTAGAGGTAATATATTAGATTTTTGCTATCCTTTTAATAAGCCGAATCATAATATTCCAAGTAAATACCATAATTCATTTGGATTAACTCTCAATTTAGCAGGAATTGATCCATTAGTATCATTTGAACATCCGTCACCACCGCCCGGCGGATGTTTATTTATGAATAAATCAAAATACGTAGAAGGAGGTATGGAAAATGAAAACTTTATGTCTTGGGGACCTGAAGATGTTGAGAGAAGAGATAGATTTGGAAAATTGGGATATAAAATAGGATCGATTGATGGTAAATTATTCCATTTAGACCATTCTAGAACATTTAATAGCGATACAACCAATCCAAGATTTAAACAAAACGAAGAAGAATATAAAAAAATCATTGGAATGTCAAAAGAAGATTTAAAAGCTTATGTAAGGAGTTGGCCATGGACGAAATAAGAGTACAAATATTTTCCGACTTTGCACCATCATATGGATTAAGAAATGCTTTTAAATCTTGGGGATATGGAAAAGCAGAATATAAAAATATGAAAATTGTTGACGATGATAACTATACTCATGCGGTTATTATAAATCATGGAACTCCGCAATTAAAAGTACCAAAAGAAAGAGTATTAGGGTTAATGCATGAGCCTTTTGAGATATTAGATTCGTCTAGTTATTTGCCATATATTAAAGAAAATATTGGAACGTATATATGCCACGATAAGAAAAGATTTCCGAATTGGCCATGTTTTCAAGAAGGTATTTGCTATTTAGCTCCGCAAGTCCCAATTTACGGAGAAAAAGACGAATTTGAAAATGTCAGTAAACCATATAGAATGTCTATAATAGCATCGGATAAAACATACTTTAGCGGACATGCATTAAGACATGAACTAATAAAAAGAATATTAAAAACTAATTTAGATATTCATATATACGGAAGAGGATGTCGTTACTATCAAGGAGATTCAAGAGTTAAGGGAATAGTAGAACATAAGCCGGATGCTTTCTCACCATATGAATATTCTATAGCAATTGAAAATGCCTCTTATAGATATTGGGTAACTGAAAAATTCTATGATCCTATCTTGTGTAATAGTATTCCGATTTATTGGGGAGCATCGGAAGTATCTAAAATATTCACTAACGAATCTCATATTGATATAACTAATAAGAATATTAACGATATGATGGATATCATAATTAATACTTATAGAAACGGAAGTACTAAGAACTATAAAATTGCTAAAAACTTATTAAGAGGAGAAAAGAATTTTGCACATTATCTATGGGAAAAATTCAATGTGTAAAATCTCTATTTGTATTCCATGTTATGAAATGAGTGGTAACGGAATAAAATATCTTAATGAGCTAATGAAATCTATAATATGTCAAACGTATAAAAATTATGAAATTAATATCACAGACCATTCGGAAAATAATGAAATTGAAATGTATTTGAAATCTAAGTTTATGGGATCAAATATCCTCATAAATTATATGAGGCATAATTATAAAAGAGGAAATTCATCGGCAAACGTAAATATGGGGATAAAGAACTCTAAAGGAGAAATTATAAAGCCCATGTTCCAAGATGATATGTTTTATGATATAGATTGTCTTGATAAAATAATAAGAGAATATAAAAATGGCAATAATTGGGGCGCTATAGGATTTAATCACATTTCTAATGCAAATCAAATATATAATGGAATAAAACATAAACCGCAATTCCCAAAATATACCGATGATATATTACAAGGATATAATGAGTTAGGATGTCCTAGTGCTATATATTTTAAAAATAATGATAATTTTTTTGATGAAGAACTTATATGGCTAATGGATTGTGAATTATTTTATAGATTACATAAAAAATACGGACCCCCAAAGCTTATTAATGAATTTTTAGTTAGTATTAGAATATGGGAAAAGTCTATATCGTCTCAAGTAAGGGATAATATAGAGATAACTCAAAAAGAACAAAAGTATGTATTAGAAAAGCATTCCGACTATATCTTAAAACCGGAAAGATTAGAATGAATAAAATTGCAATAATAACTTCATTATGTGGCGATAGAGAAAGTCTAGTCAATCCGACTATAATCCATTCTAATGTTGATTACTATGCCTTCGTTGATAGACCTTGGCCTAATTCTACTATATGGAGACAAATTCCTTTAGAAAAAAGACATATTGGGGACATGTACTCTAATAGAAGAAATGCTAAATACTACAAAATTTTACCACATAGAATTTTACCAATGTACGATTATTGGTTATGGGCCGACGTATCTCATGCCGTAGTTGAGGATCCTAGAATAATAATTAGAGATTATTTGAAAGAACTTGAAATTGGGGTATTTAAGCACAATCAACGAAATTGTGCTTATGAAGAGTCAAAGATATTAAAAGAATTAAATTATGATCATATCAATTTAATAGATAGCCAAATACAATCATATGAAAAGGAAGGATTTCCAAAAAACTTTGGATTATTTGAATTGCCAGTCTCAATTAGAAAAAATACCCGTAATGTGATAGAATTTAATGAGATGTGGTGGAATGAAATTGAAAAATTTAGTTCAAGAGATCAATTAAGTTTTCCAAGATGTGTTTGGAAAACTGGAATTGAATTAAAAATATTACCAGGATATGCTAACGGGTTTAATTCTGATGGCTCTTTAGGATGTAATAGACTAATGCCTCAAGTTCGTGGTCATATTAGTAGCGGCCCAAAATAAGGAAAATTATGTGTAGTATCCTATTTTCAACAAAAAATATTGATAATATAGATCATAGAAATAGATTTATGAAATTGCGTGGACCGGATTCCACTAATATTATAGATTATAAAGGATGTACTTTTCTTCATAATTTACTAAGCATTACCGGAACTTTTACTCCACAACCATTAGTTGATGATGATATAGTAATTATCTTTAATGGAGAGATATATAACTTTAAAGAATTTGGGGACTATGATAATGATACTAAATGTATTATTCCGCTTTATAAAAAATATGGAAATGATTTTGTAAAAAAGCTTGATGGAGAATTCGCAATAGTATTGGCCGATTTTAAAAATAATATATTAATAGTAACGGGGGATGTTTTTTGCACGAAGCCGTTATGGTATGCCATAGAAGGTAAAGATATAGGAGTGGCGTCATATAAAAGTGGGCTTGAAGAAACTTATAGCAATATAAAGATGTTTGATGCTAATACTACACTTATTTTTGATATGTTAACCGGGATTTATGAAACCAAAACTATTTATGACTTCAATTTAGATCAATATAAAACAAACTTTGATGATTGGAATAAAGCATTCTCAAATAGTATAAAAAAACGTTCTTGTCAAAACATGTCGCAAAAATTATTTATCGGAATGTCAAGTGGATATGATAGCGGAGCATTAATATGTGAGATGATTAAGCAAGGGGCGAAATTTAAAGCATTTAGTGTAATAGGGTCGGAAAATAAAGAGATATTAGATAAAAGATATAATATATTAACGTCCTATCCAAATTGCGAATTAGAAGTTTTAACTATAACCCCTAGTATGCGAAATATGGCACACCAATATCTATTAGACAACACCGAAGAGTTTAAATACACAATTTATTCAGCGAGATCTAATTATTCGGAATCATATCTATCTTTATGGGATGATAATGGGTCTAATGGCCTTTCTTATGTATGTTCAAAAGCAAAATTAGATGATAGAAAAGTCTTTATGAGCGGAGCGGGAGCGGATGAATTATTTTCAGATTATGCTTGGAACGGCTCATCAAAATACCAACATTCAAATTTCCTAGGAGTATTTCCCGAGAATTTAGAAACTATATTTCCAACGAAACTAAATAATAAACCTATTTGGGCGTCGTTTTATAGTAGTAGTATGTGCTCATATCTTAAAAAAGACGAATTTGTTACGGGAAGTTATTCACAAGAAGGAAGATATCCTTTTCTTGATACTGAAGTTGTTCAAGAATTCTTAAATATAACACATACACTTAAGAATAGTCAATACAAATCGGTAATAGGTAACTATTTAAATATAAATAATTTTCCATTTTCTCCTAATGAAAAAATAGGATTTTAGTGTATAATATTATTAAAGGATTAAAAAAATGAAAAAAAATGCGGTAGTATTCTCTTCGTGGATTCCAAATTCAACTATACATCGATCGGGAATATATTTAAGTTACATTAGAGATTACTTTGGAGATTGTGATGTATATATTGGAGTGAATGCCGAATCAGATTTAGCATGGATTGATTTAATTGAATCAACACTACCAGAGGCTCATATCGCATTAGTTGATCCCGACTTAGCTGTAAATTCCGATGTATCCGGATTCCAATCGGCATTAAAATTGATGAAGGATAATAGAGAAGATTATGAAAATGTATATTTTATGCATTCTAAAGGAATTAGCTATCCGCTAGATAGTGTATGGTATATCTCATGCCGAGATTATTTTATGCAATTTGCTGAAAAGAGAAAAGAATATGATGAGATTCTTGAAAATGATGAAATTGGTGGCTGGGCACATATAGCAAGAAATTTTGATATGAAAATTAGTAAAAATTTAGAAGTAATATCTTCTTATATGAAAATTCCCATAAATTCGGAAACTATTCCAACAAATACTATGTGGTTATTAACGCATTATGCTATAAAAGGTAAAATAGTAAAGTGGTTTTTAGACAATAGCACCGAAGAATTCTTCACTACGAATCTTAAAGATAGATACTTTTTTGAAGTGTGCTTTCCGTTAATAGTAGACGCTTATGGTAAAAAAAGAGAAAACCAAGTATTTTGGGAATGAAATATGAAAATTAAAGATGTTGATATTATTATAGTTACATATAATAGAAGCGAGTTTTTACAACAAACTTTGCAAAAATTGATGTATCAAACTATAACCAATTTTAATTTAATAGTTACCGATGATGGTAGTAAATCACACCATATGATTGATCCGAATAAATTCGGAATAGTTTCAAGATATTTATGGGCTAAGGATGAGGGATACACTAAAGTTGCAAGACTAAACGAAGCAATGAAAATGTGTAATTCGCCGGATATCATAATTCTTGATGACGATTGTGTTCCACAATCTCAAACATTTATTGAAAATCACTTACATTCATTAGAGAATTTTCCTATATCAAGAGGAATAATACAATTTCCTTCTGATAATTTCGCTAATGCTAATGCTTGGTTCTCGTGTGCTAATATAGGGTTCAAAAATGATGTGTTAAAAGAAATTGGTTATTATGACGAAAGATACAACGGACACTATGGCCATGAAGATCAAGATATAGGATTAACATTAAGACAATTTGGATATACAAAGTCCGCACCACAACAACTAGGAACTTTAACATATCATTTAGGAAAAAACTATGCGGATAATGATAGATCGTGGAATATTATAGGACACAACACCGAGTTATTTGTGAGTAAATGGGGACATGATCCTAGACAACCTAAGCCTTGGGTAGATGTATGAGTCGTATAATTTGTTATTGTTCTGGGGGAATTGGGAATAGATTAAAGCCAATTGCTTCATGTTGGGTTATTGCTAATCTTACCGGGAGAGAACTTGTAGTAGTATGGGAACCAACTTTAAGGTGTCTCGCACCATTTGAATCCCTATTTTCAAATAAAAACATAAAATTCATAAAGGAATCGGAGCTATCACTACTATCTAATGTTAAAGTATGGTGTCCAAGTGATGCGGGTGATTATGAATACAATCTAAACAAACTTTCCGGGATGAGAGACTTAATAAAAAAATATGGTAGTACTTTAATTGACACCAAAAAAATAATCGAAGATAAAACGGAAAATTTAGTCGTATTCTCTAATACATTCTTACCCGATATAAGCATAGACTCTCATACGGCTATATTTCAATATTATCTTACTATAAATAAAAATATTATTGATAAAGTGGATGAATTTTGGAAAAATGCTAACTTACATAAAGATTATATCGGCGTTCATGCAAGAGGTACAGACTTTGAAGATTCTGGAATAAACGCCGATTACTATTTGGATAGCATGAGTGTAATGTCAAACTGGAGTTTCTTTGTATGCTCGGATTCACCTCAATATGAACGATATATAAAAGAAAAAGATAAAAGAAATATTGTTATTAGATCTGATAAAAAATATGTGTCCAAACAACAAAACGGCGGTTGGTCAAATAATGTATACACACCGACCGATTCGGTAGAAGATGCTTTTGTTGATTTACTACTATTGGCAAGAACTAACTTTAGAATATATCATCCTAATAGCTCGTTCGCTCATTTAGTTAAAATATACAAAAAAATTAAATAGCAAGTATTCTTGCTATAGTTTCACTATTTAGAAAGAATACTTGCTATAATTGCATCAAAAGTATTAGCAAAGTGGTCTATTTGATCTTTAATATTACCTTGATTGTTTCCAATAAATAACCCATTTTCATCTATATGATTTGCGTAGTTAGTATTTCCACTAATTCTCGTTTTCATGTGCTGAATGACCGGGTTCTTACAGAAATTGCCTGCTACGATTGGTCTACAATCAATATTAGCTATTGTAAGCCCTTCAACCACTTCAAGTCGCTTTCCTTTCAATTCCGAATCTAAAACGAAAGCAAATCCAAACCAAGAAGAGGTTGAGTTTAAAGTAATGGATTGAGTAGTGAACATGTTTGGATATTTATTTTTAATATAACCCATTCTTGTATTAAAGTATTCCGCATTTTTTATTCTATCTTCAATGAATTTGGGCAACTTCTTTAGTTGTTCTAGACCTAGAGCGGCAAATACCTCATTTGGTCTTAGATTATATCCCGGTAAAACGAATCTAAATAAATCGTTAAAAGCAACACCATCTTTATCATGAACAAAATTCTTATTGGGCAACCCTCGTGTCCATCCGTGCGCTCTTAATGAGATCATTATTTGATATAATTCTTCGTCGTTAGTTAATGTTATTCCGCCCTCAATTGAGTTAATATGGTGGCTAAAAAACGTACTAAAAGAACCCATTAGTCCTATAGATCCGCAATATTTTCCTTTGTATAAAGCACCCATAGACTCACAATTATCTTCAAGTAAAATTAAATTGTGCTTTACACATATTTCATTAAGTCTATCAAAATCGTTAGGATTTCCTAAAAGATTTACAGCTAATATAGCTTTTGTTTTAGGAGTAATAGCGGCTTCTATCTTATTACAATCTATGTTTAACGTGTCTTTGTCAATATCAACAAAACAACACGCTAATCCATTTTGATGTATAGGGTAATAAGTAGTACTCCAAGAAACTGTAGGAACTATTACTTCATCTCCAATTTCTAATTTTAGACCATTTTTTCTATACATTAATGCGGATAGCATTAATAAATTAGCGGAAGATCCCGAATTGCTAAAAATAGCATATTTACTCCCGAACATTTTAGCAAACTCTTGCTCAAATTGTTTGCATCTATCACCCATAGTACACTTCATGGACTTTATAACTTCGCATGCGGCATTGATTTCTTTTTCGTCCCAAGACTCGGTAGCAAGAGGATACTTCATTTGTTTTCCTTTAAATCCATTTGATTTGTACTGGGCCATGACAAGCATTAATTCTTGCTTGATGGTTTATATTAGGGCATAATCTCTTTCCTTGTAGCAACATATCATTCATATATTCTAAGGGATGACTATTCTCGTTTCTATTTTGATTTTCGTTTTGAACCTTATTATTCTCCGAACATATACATTTAGATGTTTCAAAGCACACCATATAGGGTCTTTTAGGGCCAATTATATTATCAATATGTCCAAGTAAACAATTACCTTCAAACGAATTAGCAAATTTAAATGGGATATTATTGATTGGATACTCTAAGTCTTCGGATCTAAAAATGTGATGGCAAGCAACACTTGCGGCATATGCCCAATCCCCTCGGAGGTGTCCCAATTTCCAATTCCAGACCCTTTTATCGTATTGAGATAGGAACTGGGGGGGTGGACTATCTAAATTGGCAGGATAACAATAATTAACATATGGTGCCATTCTAGGACTAACACATATTATGCTAGGCTCATTTTGAAAAATTCTAAATTCGTCACTCTTCAATGAAAAATAATCAATAAACACATCATCGTCAACGACGAAAGATGTATATGTTCTTCTATACTTATTAAAACAATTTATAGTGTCTTGTCTAAAGTTAGTCTCTTTTATCCAATTAAATTCCGGATGTTTCGCCTTTACTATTTCATATCCCTGATGATATAACTGATTAGAATAAGTATATATTATATTTACTTGTTGTTCTTTCCACTCGGTAAAATATTTTTTATATGTATTAAGGGTTAAATCTAATTGACAAGCTCTATCTTTGCTCCAAATAATAGTATTAATCATTAATTCCCCACATTCTTTAAGTACCACTCGTAAGTCTTTTGAAGACCTTCCTTTATATTTATTGTGTGCTTCCATCCAAGTGCATTTATTTTAGATACATTAAGAACTCTTCTAGGCATGCCGTCTGGTTTAGAGATATCCCAAGTAAGTTCCCCGTTATATCCAACTATTTCTTTAACTAATTCGGACAATTCTTTAATAGTAATATCTACTCCGGTGCCAACATTAATAAATTGTGAATCGTTATAATTTTCAAGAAGAAAGGTACAAGCCTCGGCACAATCATCTACGTACATAAGTTCTCGTTTTGCATTTCCGGTGCCCCACATACTTATTGAAGGGGTATTATTAATTTTTGCTTTATGAAATTTTCCTATTAATCCAGCAACAACGTGACTATTCTCCGGATTAAAATTATCACCAACCCCATATATGTTACATGGTTGAACAGTTATGAAGTTAGTTCCGTATTGCTTATTATATGCCTCACAAAGTTTTAATCCAAACACCTTTGAAAGAGCATACATTTCATTTGTTGGCTCAAATTGTCCCTGTAATAAACTATCCTCTGTCATAGGCTGCGGACAATTTCTTGGATATATACAACTACTACCCAAGTAAAGTAATTTATTAACTCTATTCTTATAAGAACAATCAATTACATTTAAACTCATCATTCCATTTATATACCCAAATTCGGCTGGATATTTGATATTTGCAGAAATGCCGCCAACTTTTGCCGCACACATAACTACAACCTCCGGTTGTATTTCCGACATATACGCACATACATCGGTCTTATCTAATAAATTGAGAGTAGAACTCCTAGGTGAGTGTATATTAGAATATCCTTTAGCTTTAAGATTTCTAATTATTGAACTTCCAACTAATCCCGATCCACCTAATACTAAAATATTGTCATTTTTCATTTTTCATCATATCCTGTACAAGAGTTTCAAATGTGAATTTCGGTGTCCATTTAAGCTCTTTAAATGCTTTAGATGGATTTCCCAACAAATAGTCAACTTCGGATGGTCTAAAATATTTCGCATCTACTTCTATTACTATTTTACCATCACAATATCCTTTTTCATCAATGCCAATGCCAACCCAATCTATTTTCTTTCCTATATATTTAAAACATTCCTCTATAAATTGCTTGACGGTATAGGTGGTGCCGGTTGCAATAACATAATCTTGCGGTATATTTTGTTGCAATATTAACCATTGAGCCTCTATATAGTCACGAGCATGCCCCCAATCACGAGAAGCTTCAAGATTACCCAATTTTAATGTTGGGGTTTTATTATCGTTGTTCCAATTTTTAACCCAATTGGTTATTTTTTTTGTAACAAATGTATCACCACGCCTAGGAGATTCGTGATTAAATAGAAGTCCATTACACGCAAAGATATTATATGCTTCCCTATAATTTTTAGTTATCCAATATGCATAAATTTTAGCACATCCATATGGACTACGAGGATGGAATGGAGTAGTTTCCACAAATCCACCTATAGGCATCTCATCTACTTGTCCACCGAACATTTCAGAGGTTGATGCTTGGTATACTTTTGATTTCGGGCAATGATTTCTAATAGCTTCAAGAATATTTAAAGTTCCCAATGCATCAACTTGGGCCGTATAATACGGAATTTCAAAACTAACTTTAACGTGACTTTGCGCAGCAAGATTATATACCTCATCGGGTTGTATCTTACTAATTAGTTCATTTATACTCTGAGGATCGGTTATATCACTATAATGTGTAAAAAACGTTTTTCCAAAAATATTTGAATCGTTTATTAAATGATCAATCCTTGATGTATTAAAAGTTGAGGCTCTTCTAACTATTCCGTGAACCTCGTAACCTTTATTAAGCAAAAATTCTATTAGATAACTACCATCTTGCCCTGTCGTACCGGTTATAAAAGCTTTTTTAATCATAATATCCTCCCATTAAGGATATTATATCATATTTTTAATTCTTTTATATACATTTCTTTTCTTTTATCTTCATTGTTGACCAAATCCGTATATTCTTTTTGATTCTTTTCTAACTCATCTATTTGGGTTTTTAACTTATCTACTTCATCTTTACCAAATTTATAGATTGGGAGTTGCATTATCTTTATAATATTATCTTTTTTAATATTTTCATCTTGTAATATCTTGATAATTTCTTTTTTTGATTGATTTGGAAATTTCTTAAATATTCCTTTTTCAATGACCAATAGTATAGATATTTTCAATTCTAGATCTACTATAGTATCTTCTAATTTTCTCTTATATCTGTCCAAGTAGAATGAAAATCTCCATTTAGTGAATTTCTCTATAACATCAATATCACTAATTTTCTCTAAAACCTCATTATTAAAACCAATAAGGGTAATATTCTCATTAAGATTATTGGTCATTTTGAATTTTAATATAAACTCTTCTTCGGTAATTGGTTGAGTCAATACTATGTCAAAATCAAAATCTTCTTTACAATTGTCTACGAAATTTTTAATAATCCCCTTTTCATCCAATTTATCTAAAATATTTACAAAATGTTCTCTATTGTAACCCGCAGGCAATTCACTTATATGTATTTTATTCCCTTCCATTTTCCACACACCCCGGCTTGCCCAACCTCCTTCAGCATTCTTATAAATTTGACCTTTAAATCCTTTATAGTATGGGGTTAGGTTATGCAATTTCTTACCTTGTAAATATGCTATTTGTGCTTTTTTAACCTCGTCAATGTTTCTAGGGAGTATCTCGCAAGCGAATCCTACTGCTATACCGGTTGTCGGATTCAAAAGAACGGCGGGAACTATAGGTAAAAAGTAATTAGGTTCTTTATCCGTCTCGTCATAATTAGGCACAAATGGAACCAAATCCGAATCAACATCAAAGTACTTATAAAAGTTGTCGGATAGTTTGACGGCAACATAACGTGCCGATGCATATCCATCTCCCGATCCGGTTAATCTCGACCCAAAGGTTCCTTTTCCGTCAAAGAACGGGACGTTGTTGGCTCCGGCAAAGTCTTGAGCCATAGAAGATATAGTGGCTTCAATTGACATATTTCCGTGGGGGTGATTGCTCATAGTTGCGCCTGCCAACTTACTAACTTTGCACCACTCTTTCGCCGCTACTTTTTTAGCTGCCCAAAGTGATCTTCTTTCTACTGGCTTTAGGCCATCCGCTATTTTTGGAATGGCACGAGATTCAATCACATAATGACTAAATGGCTTATATTGGCCTTCTATGATATCACTAATTTGCATAATTACTCTTTCTTTCAATATTTTTAATTTGATATTTAATTATTTGAGATATTCTTTCATCCATTAGGCTCAATTTTATAAGTCCCGACTTTCCTTTATAGGTATTCTTCATAACGAAGTCCATAGGAATTTTATCAACATTCATTTCCAAAGCCAAGTCATTTCCATCTTTAGCCTTAAATTCCTTTGGTATAATAAAACACGTTTCATCGGAATGTAATAATGATATGGTTAATTCTCTACCTGTTTCGTCGTTCCATATATTATCAAATGCCCAAATTCTTTTAGGATATTCAGTTTTTAACTTTGATATAAAAGAAGAAGATACTCTTGCGCCACACGTTGCTATACCATTATCGTAAAATCCAGCATTTAGAGTTCCCTCATTTACGATTACCTCTTTACTTCTATCAACGTTCCATTGTCCCCATATATATTTTTTATCAAGCATAATGTCTTCTTCGGAATCTTTTAAGAATAGGTACTTTGGACAACAACTTTCCTCATACTCATCTTTAGGCTTAAACATTCTTCTACCTTGAATATGAATAAGATTCTTTTGTTCTCTATCAAAAAATGGAATGCCTAGATATCCCTTTAATGGACCTTTAGTAATGCAATAAAAATCGGAATAGATTTCTTCGGATATTTTTCGTCTTTTCATCTCATTTAGACATAGTTGCCTAAATTTCTCTTTTTTCTCATTAGGTTGTTCATCAAATATAGGGAATGATCTAAAAGATAAATACTTTCTTAATTTATAATTTACTTCATCAAATTTACTTTTAGGTTCTTTTTCAATTATATTTGATTTAGGTTTAAATGCCGAACCGTCGCTAATAGACTTAAGAAAATATTCTTTTAAATTCTCTATTTCATCGGGTTTCTCGTCTTTTAAATATAGACCATATGGCCTTGAGTATCCACAATTATGGCAAAATAGAAGATAATCGCCCGGATATTCTCTTAGGTACATTCTTCTCTTATAGTCCCCACATAGAGGACATTTACAACTTAATAATAAGAAAGAGTGACGGGATTCTACCGGCGATTGCGTATGCATCACCCTAAAAAATGAAGTTTTAATAGCATAACTTGGTAATTTCACATATGACATAATATTTTCACATCCAACTAAATTGTTGGAAAAACGGAATTAATGAATATTTCTAAATTTATGTATTATTCTATAGTCTTTCTTTTCTTTGTAAGGAACAACTGGTATTTTTCTATTTAGAATATCTGCAATATCATCCGGATTAAGTGCTTCAATTAGATTCCATGATTGAAGCAAATATCCAATTGTATTTCTACGAACCTTGTCAAGATCATTGAAAGTTGATTCTTTATTTTGGAGCAAAAACATCTCCTTGAAGTGGCATATTCTATAACATTCACTACCTTCTTGGTCTTGATATTTTATACAATAGCAACTTGGGAATATCTTTTTTTCGATTTTATTAACTATGCCAATTCTTTCAAGAGTTTCACACACTATCGGATAGTCGGCCTTTAAAAGAACTTTTATTCCAATCTTATTAATAATATCTAAATCATTCATATAATTTCAATCCTTATAAGGTTTTATATCAATCATTATTTATATTGTACGTCCAAATTTTCCATTTAAAAGCACTAACCAATCTGACCCCATAATTTTTATATATTCATTAGCATCTTTAAGAGAACATTCGTAATATTCCGCAACTTTCTTTGCCCCATCTTCAATAACCTCAACATCCGACTTTATATACGGGTCATATGATTTTGTGATAGGAACTATTTCAATTAGTAATTTATAAAGTTGTTTTTTAGATAAAATATCATGAAAATCATTAACATAATTAATTATTTCACAAATTTCGTCATTCATAGAAAGAAACTTCATAATTATAAACTTATCAAATGCTCTTTCATACTCCGAAATATCCAACAAATTACCTTTTTTATAAACTTTAATATCATTTAAAATTTCAAAAAGATAATTTGTTGGCTTCTCTTTTATTTGCTTTGATAGTCCTTCACGCTTTGCCATAATTTATTATATCAATCTATAACTTCAAAGTTACTTGGTCGCATATTTTGTTCTAACCTTGCTTTCGTTTCACGGTCAATTTTTCCTTTAGGAAATGAAGTAACATGTGGAACTTGTGGAACGGGTATAGAATTAACATTAAGAGGTGAAGACCCCGGCATAATAGATGCTGGAGGTGGTGCACGAAATTGGGACTCCAAATCAAGTATTGATACTTTTGAGCCTGTTTGAGGGTTGGAAGGAGCGGATTTTAAGCTCTTTATTTCTTTGGCCATATCATACATAGTCTTCAACATAGCTAATTGGACCGGATCCGTTACTCCATCGGGGGCTTTAAACTCTTCAACGATAGGAATTGGGGGTGCGGTAGGTTGGACTTCTTGAATTGGAGGCGGGGATTCTATTGTATTAGGAACTGGTACAAAAAATGGATATTTTGTTTGTTGTCCAACGCTTCTATTTTGAGAATTAGAAACATATGCCCACATAGGATGTTGGTCATTAATTGTTTCTGTTATGTCACTCAATTTATAGGCATATACATATGGATATATATCTGCAAGAACGTTGGGTGGAACTCTTGTACGAAGAGGTTGTATAAATCTTTCTCGTGCATTGTTGGGATCACTAGCCAAGCAAATGCCGTAATTTTGCAAAGACTTCCCTAATTTTTGAGAGAAAGTTGTATCAATAGTAACAAGATATAATTCCATGTTTAAAGTCCTTTTAAAGAAGTTTTTTATAGTTTTTAGAAATTCCATTGTATATTCTACCACAAAACTATTACTTTTTGAATATTAATTTAGCGATAGTTAGTAAACAAGTCTTAAAATGTATCTGTGGATCAATTACCAATCCGTGATATTTATGAAAATCGCCAACAATTAACATAATTTCTATCTTTTGGCTCTCCGATATCTCGTCGCATCTATCAAAAAGAATTCTATATAATGATATATAATCGCAACCAGGGCCGAGAATTTCTTTGTATATCTTTTTTAAATCTCCATTTTTTAAAGATTCTATTAGTATATCTTGGTCTTCCAACGATTTTGATTCTGTATATTTAAACTCCCCGTTAGTAGTCATCTTTTGTAAGTTATTAATTACTCTTCTAATATCTGGGTAAAATCTCTTTACTAATGATTTAATATCTTCTTTATTATCACATTTTATATTTTCACTCTTTAATATCTCCATGCATCTCATAGCAACACTTTTCATATCCGGGGCAACTAAATCAAAAGATTGACATCTAGATTTCACGGCATCTAAAACTTTCTCTCCAAGATTACAAGTCAATATAAACCTACAAGTTTCATGAAACTCTTCCATTAGATTTCTCAACATCATTTGGCCATTTAATGATATGGCATCACATTCATCTAGAATAACTATTTTAAATTTTGAGAATCCCATCGTAATACAAAACCCTTTTACTTTACCACGAATATCCTCAACCGAATTGTGATCGCTCGCACATACAAATAAATAATCTTCGGTTATACTTTTAGCTAGTATTTTAGCTATCGTAGTTTTCCCTATTCCCGGTGGCCCATTTAAAAGTATGTGAGGAATATACTTTTGGTCAATATATTCTTTAAACTTCTCTTTAAGTTGTTCCGATAGAATAATATCGGATAAAGTAGTAGGTCTATATTTTTCTACAAGTAAATCGGACATATTATATTTCTCATTTCTTCAAAGGTGAAAGCATATATTCTACATCACAAATGTCAGACTTCCCCTTGAAATGTAGCAATCTTTCACATATATTAATATTAAACTCTTTTATACTACTTGATACTATGTTGATGAATTTAGCCTTATCAACAATTATATTGAAGCTTGATACTATAGGAGCATCAAGATTTATCTTTGATTTAAAAGTAGTAGTTTTGATATCACTTTCGGTAATTGAAACCGTTAGATGCTTTTCGTCCTTCTTTCCTACTATAATTATATTGGGATATTTAAGACTCTTCATTGCATTAAAAAGAGTATCGTATTTAGAGATATTCCAAACAAATGAAGTGGACCATGTAATCTTCGAAAAATCAATGCCTTCGGGTGGCTTTGGGACTACAGTTTCGTCGCAAATATAGTATTGAAGGGATTGATCCTCACCGTTAACATTATTGCTTAACTCTATTTTTTTCTCATTTGCGTGATACTTAAAATCTAATCCCGTGTCAAATATCTTGAAAAGATTAACAAATTCACTTAAGTCATAAATTCCAGTTCTATAATCATTCTCTATATTGAAAAGAGAAGAAATACTATCATTATAGTTAACAAATTGAATTAAATCTCGTTGCTCAGTAATAGTCTTAATAATTATTTTCTTCTCTTTGAAAAATCTAATTACAACTTTTTGGCCACAATTTCTCAAAATATCGTTTAATGGAGTAAAAAAGTCCTTTGCTTGTTTATCCGTAAGAGTCGCTTGTATATTAAATTCACTCATTTTATAAACTCCTTATACCCACATCGTAAGTCCAAAATCATAGAATAAAAGTAGTTTATTTACGGAGCCATTGCTTTCTTAAATCCGCATCATCTCCAAATGCCATTAATAATTTTGATTTTGATTGCTCGTCTTTATCAACCTTATACATTTTAGGTTTTTTGTTTATGAAAAAATCCCATCCGTTCTTATCACATGAACCAAGACCTTTAAAATAACTTATTTCATAATCTAAAGAATTCTTTCCTTTTAAGAAACTAGTAAATTCTATCTTATCATAAAAAAATTCTTGTTTTCCAGATTTCTTTTCTATGACCTCATATAGCGGAGCCTCTGAAATGGTTATAAACCCATGTTCAAATAATTCTGGCCAAAATCTAAAGAAAAAATTAATCAATAAACACCTAATGGCACTACCATCATGGTCAGCGTCGGTCAATATGGAAATATTACCATATCTCAGACCATTCAAATCTGGTTTGCCTCTTGATATTGTTATAGGAGATTTTCCAAATTCCAATCCAATAACCCCCATAAGGGTTTGTATTTCTTTATTTTCTATAATATCTTTAGGTGTCATTCCAGACACATTTAGCACTTTACCTCTCAAGGGTAGACCCGCATGATGTTTAGTGTCTCTAATAGCCGATAACCCTGCAACAGCCGAATCTCCTTCAGTTAGAAATATTGTGCAATTTTTTCTATCTTTTGATGAACAATCAATTAATTTTGCGACTTTTTTTGATTTTATATCTTTTTGTGCTTTTTTAAGATCCGCTAATTCCCTTGCTTCATTTTTTGACATTAATGATTCGTGTATTTGATTTATTAAACCCTTCATAGAATCAAGTATCATATTAATTCTACGTGTCGTAAATAAAGGATCGTATATCTTAGCAATATCCTCCTTAGAAGATGACAATTTTTCTTTTGTTTGACTATCAAATCTAGGGGCATTCATTTTTAGAAAATTAACAATATGTAAATGTTTAGCTAGGTCAATTGAAGTGGCTTCTAATTTATATTCTTTTTTTATGACTTCTTTTAATTTATCAATTATGCAATCTTTTATGTAATCAACGTGGGTTCCGCCTCTAATAGTATCTGCTCCATTTACTATTGAAAAGTGTGAGAACGATTCACCATCACCTTTTACTATGGCTAATCTAACCCCAAGTTTCTTTTCATCTAATATATAGTATTCTTCACCAAACATTTTTACTAATTCTTCAAAGTCTTTTCCTTTATATGTTTCCGTCTCCCCATTAACTCTAAGATTAATAGTTAATTCGGGGAACATGTAGGCCAACTCTAAACATCTCTTTTTTAATAATAACGGGTTAAGAGTGGTTTTGAATATGTTTTGATCGGGGATAAATGTTACTTTTGTTCCAGTTTGTTTCGTTTTTTCTTTTAATATTTGGGGCGACGAGATATCTTTATTATTATTTGAATATGTTTGAATATAAATTTTGTTATCACGGTGTATTTCAACCGTAAATTTAGTGGAAAATATATTAGTTAGTGCCGCTCCAACTCCATTCATTCCCAGTGTATTTCTTTTACTATCATCAAAATTAGTACCAGATCTTAACATTGTGAATAGAACTTCGGGCACATGTTTGCCACACTCATGTTTATCCGGGCTTATTCCTCTTCCGTTGTCTTTTACTGAATAAATTCCTTCTTCGGTATCAGCCGAAATCCAAATCTCACTACAAAATCCTCTCTGATGTTCATCGATAGCATTATCAATTATCTCATTTACTATTTTATATAGTCCGGGAATATTATTAATTTCTTTAATTTTAAATTTATCATTTATTGGAACGAAAAAAGGTTGTTTTTCTAAACTAACAGTTCCAATGTACATTTCACTTCGTAATAACACATGGTCATTATCGGTGAGTATCTTTACATCATTCACATTAGTCATAATATCTCCTATATACCTCTATACTATATCCAAAAAAGAAAAACTCTAGTTATTTCTAACTAGAGTTTTAATAAATAAAATTATTTATTTTTCACTTTTGCGGTATATCTAGAATTTTAGATTTTACTTTTTTTATTCCCAATCCAACTCTATACTTATCTATATTTTTTATTAAAGACGAATCAAGATTCTTTTCCATATGTTCTCCAAAGTTGGAAACTTGAGTTTTAATAGGATCAATTGCTTGTATGACTTGAGATAAACTATGGTGATCTAACCACCAATGATAGAGGCCAACTACTATGTATATCATTGCTATCACAACCGCAATACCTATAATATATGGAACTAATCCTAATAGCCAAGCAATTGTTGATATACTTTCCGCTACAAATAACATCAATCCAGCTATAGCCGCAAATATAATTGCTGCCTTTTTTGCTATAGGTCTAAGTAATGGCATTCCCCAAGCCAATCCCGCACTAACTATAGCTAAAAACCCACAAATCCCAGCCATCCACCAAAGTTTTACCTTCCAAGCATCAAGTTTTGCTTGTGCTAACTCTTTTTCTTTTTCTTTTCCTTGACTACTATAGGCGGCAGCGTTATTCTTCCATTCCGTGGCATATGCTTCTGCTAATTGAGTTTTTATTAACAATGCATCTTTTTCGGCAGTTAATTGATCTACTTTATTTCCGGATGACGCTGCCGTATCCGCTTTTGTATTTAATACATCAAGTTGCTTTTGTAAAGCATCTATTTTCTGCTCCAATGGAGTTTTAGTTTCCTTTGGTGCTTGCGGAACATTGGTCGCTATTTGTTGTTCCGGTTTAGTTTCTGGTTGTTGTATGGGTCTATTATCAGCACAACTAAGTAAAACAAAGGTTATTGTTGCTAATAAATATCCCATTGCTATATATTTAATATTTTTCATAATAGTAATTCCTTTTACTAGTATTTATACTAATATGACATTCTAACTATTTAATGAAATTATATTTTGGATGGCATTTTCCGATTGACCTATATTTAATTTAATTGGCTCTTTATCGGTTTCAAATTTTATATCCCACGGAGTTAATTTAGAGTCAATAGTTTTAATCGGAGTGTTAGGAAAGAACGTGGATATAAAATTATCAAGTTTATATTTTTTCGGTATTATATTGAAATACTTGCAATCCATATGATCAAATGATGAATTTTTAAATAATCCAACAATTTTAAAAGATAATATTTCTACGTTTGTTGGGAATATACTTAATTTTGGGTCTATAGTTGCTTCTTTACACGATTTTATAACATTACAAAACTTAATAATGGCATTATGAACATCATTAGGGTCTTTTGAATAGAGATTTGCTACTCTTAATATAGATATCCCATCATTTCTTGAATTAGTCTCAATTAATTTCTCAAATAACTTCTTTGATAACGTATAATTATTTTTAGTTTCTTCGCTATTTTGATATATATAATCCGTGCTAAACCCTATAAATTTCCAATCATTGGCAACGCAATAGTTTGCCATATATGATGGCATTTTAGCATTAGCCCATTCCCAAATATCAAAAAGTGTATTTTTATCTTGAACATTTGTTAGCGCAGCACAATTAAAGAAATATAGTTTTCTACCTTTAAACAATGCCTCAAGTGTCTTAAACAATTTTGAAACTTCTTCAACACTATTAAGTTTCTCATAGCATGGAACTACCTCATAAGTACAAAACCCCATATTATCAAAAAAAGATTTTGTTAAAGCTTTACCCAATCTACCATTAGCGCCAAAAATGAAGACTACGGGTACATCCTTAAATTTATCTTCCCATCTAATTTCATCAATCGGTTCTTTTTTATTCTCCCCCATGAATAGCGAAGATGGGAAATTTGCGGTAACTATATCTCTATTTTCTAGGGATCTATATCCGTGAATTATAGGGGGCGACACTTTAACTCTTGTTATAGCATTAGGATTGGTGAAATAGCATCGCATCTCTTTAGTTTCTTCGTTATATAATTGATACACCATTTTACTTTTGAAAGTATAGAACCAGTCACATTGAGCCATTGAATGCTGATGCATTCCACGCATTACATATGGCTTTGTTATTGACCAATATGACATTTGCGGGCAATATGGGTCTTCGCACATTACCTCGTCATCAGTTCTCCACAATTCCGTCAACGATCCTCGATCGTCTATATATTCCCTAACTTCATCAATAATAACTTTTCCATCCCACCAATTATGTATATTTTTATGTGCTACGGTTTTCATTTTATTTTCCTAAATATAATTCTTTATTTTTAACATAGAACTCAATAGTTGATTTTAAGTAGTCTTTGAAGTTTATTATTTCTTCAAAATATTCATCAACTATTGGAGTTGTATCCAATGCGTATGCGGAATCATGCCCCAATCTATCTTCAATATATTCTATTTTAGCATTATACCCAAAGTCTAACATGCATTCCGATATCAAATTTGAAATTTCATTATTGTTATATATCCCGTATCTATAAGCAATGTGTAATATATCATTAAAGATAACTTTTTCTCTTAATATATCAACTATTATTTTAGCCGTCACATTAACAGGGGTCCATTGACGGACATTTAATCCCTCTCCATAAATCTTTATAGCCTCGCCTTTTAAAATTCTTAATGTGCTTGCGGGAACCATTTTTTCTATATGTTGGAATGTGCCAACTTGATTCGCCATCCTAATAAATTTGACATTTAACCCAAAGGTATGTCTCATTGCTATTAAGAAACAATCTTGTGCCGCCTTTGACGCTGAATATGGGTTGTTCGGCTTAAATGAGTCATCGATTTTAAACCAATTTTTATCATCATTTACTTTATTTAAAGGTATTTCTGAGTATATTTCGTCAGTGCTAATATGGTAATATGTTCCAATATTTTTCCAATTTTCTTTTCCAATCCACTCAAGTAACTTTGCTGGTATTGATGTATTTTGATTATATATTGAAAAGGGATCTAGTATGCTATTGTCAACATGCGATTCTGAAGCCATATCTAAAATATCATATTTAACGTCTTTATATTCTAATTTATATTTAGATTTAGGTAAATCGTTAATATTTATGTTAATTATATTAATACAATGCAAATCGCATATTTTTTTATATTCGGCATCGTTATATTTGGTAGCATATCCCATTTTATCTATAGAAATTACATCTTTATATGATTTTATAAAATTTTCATCTTTTGCCATTTCTTTTAATACATTCATTCCTATAAATCCGGCCATTCCAGTCAATATTAAAACTTTATCCATTTAGTTCCTTTCAAAAATAAAGGGGCACTCAATTGAGCACCCCTTTATTATATCCTATTTTATAAGATTATCACTTTTCATCAAAATCAAAGTCAAAGTCATCGTCGCTCTTTTTAGCGACATCGGCTTTTACTTTCGTTTCTACCTTTGGTTTAGCACCAAGACCTTCATTGAATGCGGCTTCGTCGGGAACTACCCCTTCTGATGGCTTTTCAATTACCTTTGCTCCACCTTTAGCCGAATCACTCGTAATTGAAACTTTAGGAGCATTTGATACTGAAGCCCCATTAGCGGGTTGACCAGTAAGCATCTCTTGAAGTTTCTCGTAAGTTTGCGGTCCACGACCTATAACTTTCTCTTTAAGATTAATTATCGAATCATAAATCTTATTCAACTCTTCTTCCTCTTCATGGACTACACTTTCTTTAGCAACGAATAGCGAACTATCATAGTTTGTATATTCGCCTTGTTTCTTAAGTACAAGCATGAAATCGTGTCCGTTTAAAGTATTAACAATTTCAAGTTGTTGCTCAAGAATAGCATCCGAGAACTTATCAAATAATTTCTTACCAAATTCGTATACAACGACTTTACCTGCTTGATTGGTTTCGCCAACTCTCGGATCCGCTTTTACGTAAACGTTAACGAAGAAGCGTTGTTTTCTATAGAGTTTAAAAGCGGCATCCTCGTCTGCTTTATCTTTAGTTGCGAATAGTTTTTTAGCTTTTTCACAAATTGGACATGGGGCTTTTTCGTCCACCGTAGTAGGACACATAGTATAGATGAACTTACCATCGCTTCTACGGAACATATGGAAATAACCATCAATCCAAGGATATGACGATTCCATATCGTGGCGATTTGGTAGAATTCTTAGTGTGTATTTTGCACTTGGCTTATCGGCTGGAAGCTCGGGAAGAAACTTCCAAGTATCATCTCGGGTAGTCCCACCGTTCTTTTTATTTTCAGCATCGGTGCGTTGCTTTTGAAGTTTCTGGCGAAGTTCTTCAAATTTAGTGTTTTGGGATAATGTGTCGAATTTTGACATGGATATTTCCTTTTGGGATATATTGGATACGTTAGATACTTCTAACTAGATATAGAAATCGGGAAACATTCCCAACTCATTCTTTATTTATTATAGCAAGTCAAGAAATCCAAATCAACATTTCTTTGGCTTGTTTTATTTCATCTTCTAATAATACTTTTAAGCGACCTTCTCTCTCAAGTCTCTCTTTTATCATTGGAACATTCTTCAAAAATCTTTTTACCATAAATTTTTCAGGTTTAGATAGAGTAAGTTCATGTAAACCTATTGCATATGCGACGTTTTCGTTAAGCACTCCGGAGATATAATGTGTTACACCCCAATTCTTTACATAGTCTTCTAACTTTTTTATTTTTTTCGTTTTACAAAATTTTATTATGGTCTTAACGCTTTCTTTAACATTATTTAAGTAAGCATCTTTAGAGGAGTTGACTTTATACCAAGCCTTAAAATCATTAAAGTATTCTTGAGAATCTAACTTCCAAGGGTCAAAACTATTTTCATGTATTTTGGCTAATACCGTTACATATTGTCTTATTTGTATACTATTAAACTTCAATTCATTTTTAAAATATTTAAGTAGCATATTAAAAAAATTATAATGTTTAGACTCGTTAAAATCTTGTATAGTAGTGCCACACGATCTATGTAAACACCCCATGCATAATTTAAATAGATCGTGCGGAATCACTTTACGCCTTGCCTTTCTTTGATCTTATATCAAACTCTTTTATAGCATATTCTTTTAATAATTCTTTATGTTCGTCGGTTAGTTTATCATATGCTTCTTGCTCTGACATATTAAAATATTCTCGAAGTGCTAAAATTGCATCAAAAATATTTATTTTTTCTCTTTCTATCAATGCTTTGACCATTTTATTGTATGCTTGTTTGACCACCGAATGTGCTTTGGCGGGGGTCATATCGTACTTACGAGCTATTTCGTCATAAGTTAATTGTCTTTGTCCATTCTTCGGTTTCATCTATGCCTCCGCTAATATTTGGGGAATGAGAAGAAAAGTTTACTTCAACTTTTCTTTTTTCAGCCTTGGGTTTTGTAGATACATTTTGGGATATATTTTGGATAGATACGTTAGTTTCAGATATTCTCATATATGGATATTCAACATTTACAAAGAATCCAACGTTATTTTTACTAAATCTACTCTTGGCTATATACCAATACATTTGATTTTCTTCTTCCATATCTTTCGTCCGTGAACACATAATCATAATATCGGCGGTAAAAGGTATACCCATTGATTCCGAGGTGGATTCAAGTCCGATTTCACTCAACCCGTAACTATCACGATTTGTTTGTTGGGCGGTAAATACGGGAATATTCAACATTGACGATAGAGTTCTAACTTGTTCCGATACTTTCTTTAAATCCGTAAAAGAATTATCGGCAGTTTTTCCATTTGGAGCCAATAATCCAATATAATCTATCACAAGGAAATCCGGTTTAAATCCTTGTTTAAGATTTAATTCTCTAATGGTAGAAAGAATAGTATTACAATTAATGCCAGGTGGGAATTCTTTGATAATAAATCTTCCAAACGGATTACCCGAAGCTTCGGCGTTTTTCTTTTCTTCTAATATTTTTTGCATTAAATAATCAACATTTGAAGGTAACTCACTTAATTCAATATTAGATAAATTAGCATCTATTCTATTCGCCAAACTATCTTCATAAATTTCAAGAGTTACATATAATCCGTTAAGACCTTGCTTTATTAACTTAAATGATATATCACTTAAAATTAGAGTTTTACCTACGTTAGTTCCAGCACCAAACACTATTAATGACTTATTTCTCCAACCACCACCAATCATATTATTAAGTATTTCTAATCCAGTATTAATTATGTTTGCTCCAGTTTTAAGTCTTTTCATTCTATCTTCTAAATTTCCAAAATAATCTAATCCGAGATTATCATCAAATGTAATTTGATAAGCCTCATCCATTAGTTTTTTGGCTTCGTCCACGTCACCGTTATTTACAATATCTACGGCTTTCATCAAAGCATCAATAACTCGTTGTTTCTTGATAAACTCATTAGTTTCCGTTTTTAACCAATCATAAAAGTCATTTTTCTTAAACTCAATAGCCATTGCGGATTGAATTATATCTTCACATTTTTGTTGTTGCTCTGGATCATTTTTCGTAATTACTGGAATAACTCTATCAATAAGGATGCCAATTGAGGGGATTTTCAAGTTCTTTAAATGGAACTTCTGAATCCCCTTTATAATTGGTCGCATTTCTATTGCAAAATGCGAGGCATCTATTTTATCAATATATTTAGACGCATAATCTTCTATTGATAGAAGCCCGTTTAAAATATAATATTGAATATTGTTGTCCGACACTCGCCGCTACCTCCTTGGTTGATAATTCTAACTATAGTTCCAAAATAACTATATGTCAATCGCCTTTATCTTCTTCTTTTTCTACTGACCCCAAGGTAGCCTCAATCTCTTCATCGGTAGTAAATTTGGTATATTTGTATTTATTTCTAATATGTTCAGCCAACTTATCAATTAATCCAACCCAATTTGCCGTTTTATATAATTCTTTCTTTCTAACATTGCCTTCTTGGTGTGCAAAGTGATACCAACCTTGAGACGGCTCAGTTATTAATTGTGCTTCAAGCGCATCATTAAGTAATCCATACCACTTATTAAGTCCGGTTTCAAACGAAAGATAAATCTCCCCAACCATGCCTTCTGGGACGAATCTATTTTTTTCAGCGGTTGCTTTGAGAATATTTCCCTTTTTAACCTTAACGGAATTGCCTTGAGCGTCAACTTCTTCTTCACGGATTTGACTCTTTTTTAAGAATACTATGCCAGAAGTAGCATATACAAATCCCTCACCGCCACCAAATTTAACAACGGGTGGCATTTTTGGATTTGGGGGTGGTTGCTCATACGTGTGATTGGAAACGATCATGATAGCTTGATGCTTGGCAATATAATTAGTGAATACTTTAGCCATCTCACGAAGTTGTTTGGCTCTATTACCCATGTCGGCCTTACCTTCATCCTTTTCTATATCTTCAAATACCTTTTCCGTAGTTAGTCCACCTAATGAGTCCACTATAATAAACAACTTTGACTCGGGATGAAGTTTCATCCATTCGTCCATTATTTGAACACATTTATTACGGCACTCCGTAACAGTTATAACCGGGAAATGCAGAACCTCGTCAGGATTTCCGCCGAGTCTTCGAAAAGAGTCAGCGTCAAAAGCGTTTTCCGAATCTAATACTAATATAGTATATCCTTGTTTTTGAGCTTCTCTTGCTGAAGACATAAGTAAATAGGTTTTACCGACACCAGAAGGTCCAGCAAAGGCCATAATTCTACCTCTTGGTAAACCTTTATAGATATCACCAGATATTATCTTATTAAGAGATAGACTACCGGTACTAACCCATTCCGACACGTTTGAAAGAAGACTAGTGCTTAACACACTCGCCATTTCAAGTCCTTTTATTTGTGATTTCTTTAAGAAATCTGCAATTAAAGACTTACTTTGTTTTGCTTCGCCATCTTCTGGGGTGGATGATTTTCTAGCCATATCAATTTCTCCTTTTGTATAAATATGAATTGTAGTTATTATATCGCACATAAATCCAAAAACCAATACAAACTTGGTATCACTAAAATGAGGATAAAATGGAAGACTTTTTCAAGACATTATTAGAAGAACAAAAAAATGAGGCGGATTCTAATAAAAAGGAAGGAATTTGGAGTAAATTTAAAGGTGCCGTAAGTGATATAAAATCTGGATTTGATAATCCCTCTTTAGTAGTAGGAGACGCATTGAACAAAATTAGTATGGATAAAAAAGTAACTCAAGTTGGCGGAAAAATAGATGATACACCCATTAGCCAGTCTCCGACTCATGACGAGATTACAAAAGTAATTGGACCTAAATCTATGGTTGATAAGAAAACAAAAAAGAAAAAAATAAAAAGTAAAATTAAAAAAGTAGTGAGCGAATCTTTTTATATGAAAGAAGCGGAAGATTCTGAAACTATGTCAACATCAAAAGATGCTACTCCCGGAGATATGGTATGGTACGTTGACACCGAAACGCTATTAAATAAACTCAAAAAACCAGAACAATTAGAAGGAAAGATTAAAATTGATAAGTATCATGTGAAGTTCGTTGATATGAATGCGCCTAAAGATAATAATATCAAAGAGTTAAAAGAACATATATCGTCTTTGTTTTACGAAGCGGCGGAAGATCTCAATGCTCCGACCTCTACTCCTGATTCCACCTCGGAAGACCCCAAACAAATTGAAGACCCGAAACCCCCAATTGATACTAAAGATAATAAACTTCCACCTAAATATATTGACGAAAAAAATGGAACGGCTAAAGTAGTATATACTGACGGACCAGAAAAGGGAAAAGAAGTGGTAGTAAAATTAGTTGATTTAATATTAGATAGGGCGACTATTACGGAATGTATTCAATTCGGATATTATCAAGCAGATAGAAATGTTGAAAAGGCTACAACTATATATGAGAATAAAATAGCACAAATATGTTCTAATCTAAAAAGTGGATCGCCTTTAAATACTAAAGTTAATGCGGATGCTATACAAAAAGAAAAAACCGATGTTATGTATACAAAAGTTATGGGAAATACCGCTTTAAGAAAAGCTTTGGAAGAAAAAGCTAGTAGTCCGCAATTTGAAGAAGCAATTAAAGAAATAGTTGATATTAAAGCGCAAATTGAAGATACTAAAGAAGCTAAATCTTCGGGAACGAAGATGATGCATATTCAATTGGTTAATTTTGATGGAAATACAAAAGCAAAAATTATTGATAACTCTATTAATAACAAACCTTTAACTAAAGCATTTGTTATTAGTAAAGGAAAGCCACAAAATAAATTTAAAGACGTTGAATCTAAACTTGTATCTAAAGTAAACTATGCTAAAGGGTTTGCTTGGCTTAAAGCTGTCGGAGCTTCATTTAAAGTAGTCGATGGCATTTTATCTGGTAGATTTGTTAAGAATATATTAGGGGGATTAAATGATTATCTCCAACAAGCGGGTGATACTTGGAGTAAAATGGGAGGATCCACCCCGGATATAAAATAATTTAAAAAACGAATAGATCAGAAACATCTACATTTTTTAAATTTGGCATAGTCCAGCCAAACAACTCATAAAACTGTGTCATAGGCATAATAAAAGTCTTTTCAAATTGTAAATCTTTATCAATATTGGCTTCAAGATTAAACTCTTTAGGCCATTTATCGACGAAAGCAATAACATTTGATCTAAAGATAGCCGATGGTTTCATATATATGAATTTTAACTTTGAATCATTCTTAATTAAATTATATTTATTTTTAAGTATAGGATTTGAACTTATCATATCATTATATAACATAGACGCTCTAACATGAATGGGTTGGGATTTATTTTCACTTTCACCGCCTTCTTCATATTTGTCCATCCCATGAATACCTCTTGGAAATGAGATTTGTTCTATAGGAGCCTTAAGAAATTTATCTCTAATATCTTTTACCTTTTCATCGCTTTTTTCAAGAGATTTATACTTCAACATATCAAAAACAACATCTTCAAGAACATCTTGAATGAATAATGGGGTTGAAGATCTAACCATTTCAACCCCAACACATTTCATCTTATCACATTCAACTCCTTCATTATTAAGAACCCATGCAACATATCTCTTTCGTTGTAAGAACCCAGCTCGCCTTGCAACCGCCTCTCTCTTGAAGAAGATTTTATTTTCTTTACAATTAAATTTTATAGTCGTTAAATGTATCATGGAGTCCGTTATAAGTTTTTGAATAATATTTTGAATACTTTTAGCGTTATCTTCTAATTTTTTAAATTGTTCTTTTATTTTTAGATTCTTCTTACCTTTTTCTTCGTGGATATCGTACAAATCTTCATTGGAATATGGCTTTCCAAATATTATAAAGTTCTTTATTTTATTCATGTCATAAGAGTTCATGTCTATTGCTTTAATACTATTAATAATTCTTCCACCATTTACATATACGCTATCCGTATCGTTATATGTAATAACACCTTCAAAGTTACTTGCTTTTAACTTTTCTCCCATGAAATGGGTTGACCATTTATTAAGAAAGAAGTTTTCAATAGAATATGATGCATCTTTAATAATATTTTGACCATTTATCGTAACCGCCACAGCATTATCAAAATCGTAGAACCTTGAATGGCAAGTACCTAAATAACCATATACGCTATTAATTAGAATCTTAAAATTTAATTGGAGTAAATCGTAGTATTTCTTCTTATCTTTATCACCTAGAGTTTCGGCTTCAAGCATTTTCTTTTTATATTCTTTTCTCTTATCAAACCATATTTTAACGAATCTTGGAATAACCCCGATCTTATCTTGAGTATATAAAATCCCATTTCCAGATAGACATAAGTTCTTATCTTTTATAATCTTTACGACATTAACTATGTTAGTTAATTCATTATTAAAATATACCTCAATGTTTTCATATGGAAGATTAGCTAAAGCATTTGTTATGTGCTTTATAGGTTCGTCATTAAATAAACCATGTATTCCACCGTCTTCTTTGTTTACCTCTTTCAATCCTTTTTGTCTTACATATGATACTATTTCATAAATTGTTTTATTTTGTGCTTTTCCCGGAAGATTAAATTTTAAATCATCGTTAAGCGAAACCCCACGATATGCTTCAACGGTAGCATCAATAAATTTCTTATTTAATACGGCATATTTAGTTTCGGGGCTTATATTCCAATTCATCATAATTGATGGATAAAGCGAGGTTGCGTCAAACGACATAATCCAATCGTGAACACCTCTATCCGGATCCTTCACGAACCCACCAGGATATTGAACGTCCGTGATGTCTCTATTTACATCGGGGAGAATTATGCCTTCTCTTGATAGTTCCGAGATAAAAGCCCCATCAAGGACTCTTGTAGTTTTACTATATTGATCAAATGGAACACGGCATCCATAACAAAAGGTAAATAATAAACCAAGATATCCAAGTTTTTGTTCAATTAATTTTAAAAGACGAGTATCTTGAACGTTATATTCCATATACTTTTGCCAGTCTTTATATAGATCCGACAAAGATCCGTCATACTCAAGCTTCGTTTCCCCTATCTCAAGTTCGGCTATATATCCCAATCTATAGTTTTCTCTATCCGAGAAAGTATAATTTCTATAAACCCATAATAGATCAAGACAATTAATTCCCCCAATTATGAATCTTTTTTCTTTCTTTTTGTTTGCACCTTTTCCTACGGTCATTTCCACTTCTCTAACTACCCCAATAGGACTTAACTTTTTTACCCATCGTTCTCCACATAATTGTTCTGTTCTACGAATAATATATGGTATATCAAATCCATCCGAGTTCCACCCGGAAATCACATCCGGATGCTCTTCATTGATAAAATTAACGAATTCCCTTAATCTGCCAGCCTCATCGGAGCAAATTATTTTTTGACAACTCTCACCTTCACGAAGAAAATTAACTTCAAAATCTTTTTCAGCAAAAATGAAAAATTTTTCGTGCTTTGTTGACCACACGGTTATAACCGTAATAGGATGTTTTGCTTCGTCGGGTGAAGGAAATCCATCCTCAGAATGAACCTCAATATCAATAAAGTGTATATTGAATTTTGGTGGTTGTAAATCTTGTCCTATGTAATGATCAATAATAAATTTAGAATCTATTGAAACGTCGGATTCATATAACTTTTTACCCATCTTTTTGAGATTTTCAATCTTCTCTTGATATTCGTTATATGTTTTACATTCAACTTTTTTTAGTTTTTCGCCATATATTGAAGTAAAAGGACCATCTTTATCTTGTTTGTAAAAATAGAGTGGAGCCTCAAATGTATTATGGGTTTTTACTCCATCAATATATTCCCATAGATGGATTATAGATTTAGACCTATTAAAGTAGATAGATGAATACATTTTTATATCCTATTGAGTAAGACGGGGTTTCGTCTTGATGTATTACCTATTTAACATCCAAGAACAAAAAAATAAAGGGGAAGATTTACTTCCCCTTTATTTAAATAATTTTAAATAATTTTAAATAATTTTAAATAATTTTAAATAATTTTAAATAATTTTAAATAATTTTAAATTATTTCATTTTTCTTCAAAATCAAACCCATCTACTTTAGAATCTTTTTTGTTAACTTCGCTAACTATATCAGCGTCCTCTTTGGTCATTACTTTTTTTGTAGTTGGAGCATAAAAATGCTTAATTTCATCTTCCGTTATTGAAATTGCTTTTATAACCTCTTGGAAAATTTCATATTTATCCTTGGCCAACCTTGACTTAAGAGAAGTAACAAAATCTAATTTATTCTCTTCAAAATAAGGAAGATTTTTTGGAGCACCTCTTTCTTGAGGGACCTTTTCTATTCTAGAACAAGTCACTTCGCCATCGTCCCAAAATTCATATGTTAACATAAAAATTTTCTTTGGTTTTGGTGGTTTCTTATCTTCTTCAACGTCGTTAGGTTTTTTACCCATACATATACTCCTTTTCATTAGGTGATGACCATAATATAAATCCAAAATCAAAAATAGAAATTACTTTTTATTATATTCTTCAATTGCCTTTGAAATATCTGAAATAAATTTATTAACTTTTGCATTTTGCGTATTTTGTGCTTGTATAAACTTCTCTAACCATGCAAAACTTTTGTTTATTCCGCCAACAACTTCCACTAATTTTTGTTTAGTTACCAACTCTTCTCCGTTTTCTACCTTAATCGGCTCGGAAATTTCTTCTTTTTTTGTTGGTTGGACAATTTCCGATGGTTGAGCTATTACTTTTGCATCATTTACAACATTTTTATTTTTCATTTTCGCTCTTGCGTCTGCCATCTTCATTTCTTGACGAATTTCTTCTTTTCTTTTTTCTTCAGCACATCTTTTTGATATGGCATCGGATACTTCTTGGTCAACTAATACATTCGTTGGGTCATCCATTTTATATTCCTTTTATCAAGAATGTACATCGTGGTAAACTTTTATATTACTCTCATCCTCTAACCAACGCTTTGATAATTCTCTTTGTGATGCTTGAAGTGCCGCATCCCATTTTGCTTGATCGCTAGTTAGCCCTTTAATAGCTTGATACCACTCATCCATATTATTTTTAACACATGGAATACCTTCAACTAGATCGTATGGGCCTAGACCATCACCTATTGATGAGTATACTCCGGGAAGACCTAATGCCGCATATTCAAGCAATTTCAAATCGGATTTTCCATAATTGAAAGCATTATCACAAATTGGAGCTAAAGCTATATCCGCATTAATAGCGTCTAGTGCGGCGGGATAAGAATAAAAATCCGACCAATTGTGGAATTCAAATTGACCAGTTAATTCTGGGGGAATTACACCAAAGAATACCCATTCAAACTCATCCTTCGTCTTCTTAATTAAAGGTAATAAGAATTCTAAATCTCCCCCTTTTCCTACGTGCGAGGCGGAACCTGCCCATAAAATTCTTGGCTTTGATCCTTTTTTGTACTTATCTCTCTTACCGGCTCCACCCCAAAGGAATTTTGGTAGATAATTTGGAACAACTATAGAATTTTCAATGCCAAATCTCTCTTTGTAATAATCTTTAAGGAATTGTGTACTAAAGGTTACTTTATCAACATTCCTCATAATCTGAAGCATATTATTCTTTTTCGTCTCGGTGTAGAATTGATATGCTACTATATTGGACGGCATAATTTCATGTACATTATCGTCAATCTCGTAAATTAACTTAGTTTTTGCGCCAACTCGTTGAATTACTTTTTTATACTCAAAAACTACTTTCTTTTGTGCTTCTGTTACTTGACGTTGAAATCTTATAGATTGCGATCTTGCTATAAAATTTAAATCAAATACGAATTCCATTAGGTTCGTAACATTATAATTATATTTACAAGCTAAATAGCCATAGGGTATAAATGTTCTATAATATCCACACCCATTCTTGTCTGATGGAAAGTTAACAATATTTTTATCAGGTTGATTTTGAGTAGTCATAAATTCCTTTCAAGGTATTAATAAAAATATTATAACACATAGTTCGTAAATTTTATAACTAAATAATTTACAATATATTGTATCTTAATGTTATAATATAGTTAAATCTATAAGGAGATATTATATGTCCAAAAAAGAAAAGAAGAGAATTATTCTAAGAAAAAGAAGAACGTTCTCTGACGAATCACGGTATTATATTGATAAAGACGAATATTCTAATGAATTGATAAAATATACTAAAACTGGTAAAGCCACCGATAGACTTGGTGAATTATTCATGTTACATGTATCTAGAGTATCAAGTGCCCATAATTTTAAAGACTATACGTATAAATCTGATATGGAAGGGACGGCTCTATTACATCTTCTAAAATATAGTCATAATTACGATCCAACTAGAAAAACGAGAGAGGGAAAACCAACCGATGCTTTTAGCTACTGTACTACTATAATAGTAAGAGCATTTATTCAAGTTATGTACAAAGAGAAACATCAAAGTAAGGTTAAAGACGCCTTAATTAAAAATCAAGATAAAGTATCTCTTCAAAAATTATCATTTTCTATTGCCGAAGACCTTTAATATTTCATTTTTATCCCCGTTTCTTGGACCTATAATTAACAAATGGAACTATAGATAAGGGGATAGGATATGGGATATAAAATAGCATTAATAAGCGACATTCACTTCGGGTGCCGTAATAATAGTGAAACATATCTAGAAATAATTAAAAAGTTATTAACCGAGACTTTTCTTGATGTGTTAGATAATCAAAAAATAACCGACGTAAGAATATTGGGTGATTTATTTGATTGTCGCAATAATATTAATGTAAGAACCCTTTCAGTGGCTATGGATGCCTTTAGATGGTATAAAACCAATAGACCTAACGTAAAATTCAAAATATTATTAGGAAATCACGATATTTACTATAAAAATAGAATTGATGTTAATTCAATTGATTGTTTAAGGCATATAGGTAATATTGAAATTATTGATAAAGTAACCACGGAAACTATAAACGGCAAAAAAATAATTACATATCCTTGGTTGGTTCCGGGTGGCAATGAACATACTCATTTTCTATCAACTTCATCGAATGATGTATTCTATGATCTTTGTTTAGGTCACTTTGAAGTAAGAGGGTTTGAAATAAGTAGAGGTACTTATGACACTGAAAATTTACCAATATCAGCATTTAAGAACTTTAAAAAAGTATTTACTGGACATTACCATATAAGGAATACTATTGATAATGTTACCTATTTAGGATGCCCATTTCAACAAAATTGGGGCGACTATGGTGACGACAAAGGTATTAATATTTGGGATATAGATGAAGAAAAACACACTTTTATAAAAAATGACAAAAGCCCAGAATTTGTTAAGGTATTCATTAATGATGTTGAAACTAAAAATATGACTATTTTAAAGAAGATTAAGGGAAATCATATTAAATTTATGATTGATAAAAAAGTTGATGAGTCGTGGCTTATAAAAGCAAGAGCAAAACTAGAAAGCATGGAATCTTTAACTTTTGAAGTAGAAAACACTATTATTGATTCAATAGTAGAGGATTCCGATATAGATATTACTAAAATTAGCGATCCATTTAGTTTACTAATGGAATGTGTAGAAAATCTTGATATAGACGAAGATGGAATAGATAAAACGGAGTTAAAGAGTTATCTTATGGAGATTTATAGCGAATCATTGAAAGAGGGGGACTAATATGAAATTAGAGTTCATTGATATAACTATCCAAAACTTTCTATCTTTTGGAAATATTCCAACAACCTTCAAATATACTCCGGGAATACATGCTGTAACCGGCAATTTAGTCCCAAATACTACTATAAGAAATGGTATTGGTAAAACTACTTTATTAGCCGAATCGTTAACATACTTACTTTATGGTAAAACATTAAGAAATATTAATAAAGATGAAATTATTAATACTACAAATGGTGATGGATGTTTATTAAGTGGAACTTTCAAAATTGGAGATAAAGCTTATAAAATCGAAAGAGGAATTAAACCGAATTTATTGAAAATTTGGGAAAAGGATATAAAGGATTGGGAAATTAACCCAGATGTTTGGGAAGATGACAATGAAATTCAATTGGACAGTATTAAACACACCCAATCGTTACTTGAAGAAAAAATAAAAATTAGTTTTACTTGCTTCACTAATATGATTATTTTAAATGTAAACCACTCTGTACCATTTTTAAGTATGGATCCTGCATCTAAAAGATCGGTGTTAGAAGACATTCTATCTCTTTCAATCTATGGAAGAATGAGTGATAAGGCTAAAACTAAACATCTAAATGCCAAAAGTGATATAACAGTACTTGAAAATGATCTAAAGAATGCGGTTAATACTCTTTCTTTAACTAAAGATAGAAGAGAGTCATTGCTTATTGAAACTTTGAAGTTTGAAACGGATAAACAAAAAAGAATTCAAGATTTAAAAGATGAAATACAATCATTTGAAATTAATAAAAATAAGATAGAAGAAAAAATTAAAGATGTCAATTTTGATGATTTACTTCATACATTGAAGAAAGAACTTAATGATATTACAATTAAACGAAATGGTTATATTAATGATAAATCAAAATTAGAAACAGAAATAAAAATGAATAATAGTGTATTGGCTAAACTTGAACATACGGAACATTGTCCGCTATGCCAAACTTCAACCAATAATCCATTAATTACCGAATATGTTAATAATTTAAAACTTAAAGTTAACGACTTAAATAAAAAAATTAATGAATATACTACATTTATTAACGAATGTTATACAAATTCAAAATTAATAACAGAAAAAATTTCAAAACTTGAAGATAATGTTGATAAATTACGAATGGCTAAAAATAAAATTCGTGAATTAGAAATGTCAATTAAAAATTCTAATGATAACTTAGAAAGAGAAATTAAAAGAAAACTTGAAATAAAAGAGATTATATCCCAACAAGAATATAATAAATTAGAAAATTTAGTTAAATTAGCCGAAGAAAAATTTAATATTGCCCAAAAAGACTTTAAGTACAATAAATTTATTAGAGGTTTACTTGGAGAAGATGGTGTAAGAAAATATGTAACGATGAAAGTATTACCTATTTTGAACAAAAAAGTTAATTTTTACTTATCAATGTTAGGTTCCGATTATACTATTACGTTTGATAGTGAACTAAAAGAAAAATTAATAGCAAGAAATAAAGATATAAGATCATACGAGTCGTTTTCTGGTGGAGAAAAGAAAAGAATAGATTTAGCATTACTTCTTGCTTTAATGGATGTATCAAAAGAGAGAAATTCAATTGATACAAATATATTAGTACTTGATGAAGTACTTGATACATCATTGGATACCGTAGGAGCCGAATCATTTTTAGAGCATTTAAAGAATGGATTTAAAACTAATTGTCCTGATAAATGTATTTACATTATTTCACATAAAAAAGAACTGGGTGAAGAAATATTTGATAGTATTATACATTTAATTAAAAAGAATGAATTTACTTCAATAGATAAAATTATATAATACATTAACATATTTATTAAATTAAACCACCATACACAATATGGTGGTTTTTTATTATCTATTATATAAAACAAAATTAAAAACAATTCTTCCTTAAAATCCTTCCGTGTTATTTTATTTACATTTTCTTTTAAGAAGGCTTTTTACTAGTTATTTCAAGTTACACGAACTTTTATTTCTTTTTAGTTACTTCCACCACTTTGGTTAATTAGTAGCCACTAAAGAAGATTTTAGCTTAAGTAGAGGTAATAAACTCCTAAGTTGCGGAGTTATACTTTGATTAGTTTTATGTATAATTTATTTTTTTTGCGTGTTAGTAATCAATTAAACTATATGATTACCGTCAAAGCAATTTGTTGGGTAGACTATCACTAGCGTACCATACTACAGGATCTCCAACCCTTCTCTCCAGAATATAAGGATAATAATAACCTTATATGTAGCATCGTGGAATCATTTTAATAAAAATGATGTCTAAAAATCTCTAATGTACTTTTATATCTCCATTAGATAAGATAGTTTTAAAGAGCGACCTATTCATTATACAATCCAAAAACATATTCTTCAACATAATTCTTTCAAGTCATTAAGATTGTTTCAATAAAATTCTTTTTTAATTCATTTGGTAATACTTTATATACTAAAAATTTAATAGTTTTCGTAGATTTAATGAACGTTGCGGTAGTTGTTCTAAATTCACTTATTTTAGGTGTCCACTTAATATATAGTTTTTTTGAACCTTCTATATATTTTTCACTATGCCCACTTCTATTGAAATTGGATACTCCATTGGATAAATGATAGCATTCGGCATTAATGGCATAATTCTTTCTACTATCTACCAATGCTTGTAAGCATATGTCGGCTCCATACCAATGATAGTGATCAAAATTAATCTCATCAAATCTATAGCGGTCAGATCTAGACCCTATAATACATAATTCGTCTAAACATTGAACTTCAAGTTTGTCTCCCACTAATTTCATATAGTAATCCGACAATTTTTGTTTATTGCTATTTAAATTAGAAAGAAATATGGCAGCATCTTGCTTTTTATTATTTTCTTCTTTGTAAAGAACTCCAGCCATTCCAAGAAACCCAATAGATTTCATATTTAATGAGTTTATATTATTTGATATTTTTAGAAGCCAATCACATGGAACTTTTAAATCTTGATGACAATACATTACATAGTCACCTTCTGCTATATCTTTACCAACATTAAGTGCTTCCGCTGCACTTTTATATTCGTCATTAAAATTTGGCAAGGCTATTACTTCAAATATTCCATTAAATTTTTGATTTTTTAGATCTTCTAGAAAATCAATATATTGTTTTTTATCGTTTACTAATGTAATAATGCTAAATATTGGCGTTTTTCTTTTAAAATTCCGTAATGTGCCATCACGAGGGATTAATTCATGGAATAGATAGTTACTATCTTTCCACATCTTTGCAACTTCTTCCTGTATATGAAACGAATCTTTACGAGAAGAATTGTCATAGTGATTAATTACCGCATCTCTATCACAAATAGAAATATATCCATTCCCTCTTAATGTCATATTAAAATGGACATCTTGATAGATGTCTTTAAAATTAGTATTAAATCCTCCTAATTTCTTAAATAATTTAGTTCTAACAAGTTGACCTGCCGCAGTTATGCCATCAACTAGATGTCTACCTCCTCCAACTTCAGATGGTAATTTTCCCATTCCTAAATGGCCTGGATTAACAAATCCGGATCCTACTTGATGGTTAAACATATATTGACCGTCGTGTTGTATAGTGCCATTTTTATATAACATTCTAGGTCCACAAGCACCCACTTTTTCAATAATAGAAATTTTCATTAATTTACTAACGTAATCATTCAACGCAATAGTATCATTATTTTGAATTAGACAATAATCAGTATCAACGCATTTAAATATTCCATCGTTGTAATTTGTTGAAAAATGATATTTTCCTATATTATGAATAATAATAGGTATTCTTGTATTAGAAAGTGTTTTATAATAATTTAAAACTTCTTGCTCGGTTGTTCCAGTATCAAATAACAATATTTTTGTATTAGGATATTTAACTTTATCAAGAATAGAATTTATGCAATCGGAGATAAAATGTAATTTATTCTTTGTTAATATACAAATAGATATAGATGGTAGAGTCGTATAATCGCTAATATATTGAATTGTTTTATTTATGTTGTTTATATTCTCTTGGTTTATATCTAAAGTTGACTCTATTTTTTTGGAGGAGTTGAGTGCTACCTTATTAGTAGCATCTATACATAATTCAAGTCCCTTATATAATTTTAAATGTGGCGGTCCTTCAATAAATCCGCCAATTGGAATTACTATCTTTCTTCCTTGATATATAATATCTATCCTTTTTTTACTATTATTCTGGAATTTCGGCATAAAGATCTATTTCCTTAATTTTAACATTAAACTCATTTCTAGCATAATATTCCATTCGGGTTGTTAACCCGTCATTAGAATATTTCAAATCATCGGCAAAGTCGTAAAGGTATAATTGAGTTTTGTCATTCCTCTTATCTAGTCTAAGACCTCTACCAACAGATTGTAATGTTTGGATTTTACTTTTACCTGCCGCCGCAAATATTATAGCATGTAGTCTCTTAATTGAAATACCGGTTGAATAAACGCCAACCGTTGCTAATATGACTTGCCCGCCTTCATCTTCTAATGATTTTCTAATTCTATTTCTTTCACCCATATCTTTTAATTCGCCCGTGACTACTAGTGGTATAATACCCCTACTCATTAACTTTTCTTTAATTTTTTCACAATGGTCATGTTTAGAAACTAATATAAGAATATTTTGCTTTCGTTGAATGAACTTTTTAGTTATTTTATAAATTAATTCATTTCTTTTATCGTGATTAAATAAAAACTCTTGTTCAAACCTATAAGCGTCTCTTCCTTCAAGATTCTTTTGTGCTGACACTATAGACTTAACATCTTCTTTAGAGTATTTCAAATAAGGTATATGTATTTTCGGTATCGCAATCATTTTTTGTTCGGCCAATTCGGCTACTTTAACTATATCACCGACGAAACCTAAAACTCCTTTAATTAGCATTTGCTCTGCCGGCGGATCAGGCATAGTACCAGTCATTCCTATCCGATACTCAGCATTAATAGCATCTTCCGCAACCGATCTAACTACGGAAGCTTTTAAAGAGTGACATTCGTCAGCTATAATAGCATTAAATTTACCCAAAAGAAATTTTTGAGAGTTCATGCTTTGCCAAGTACTAACTATTATTTGTTCATTAAAATCTTTAAATTCTCCGGTAAATTTTCCCATTTTACTAGGATCAATTCCATATTTAGTATAATCTTCGGTCATTTGTTCAACAAGATCAAGCCTTGGGACTAATATTAATATTTTAAAATTTGGATTTTTATGTAATATGTAATTTATTATAATAGCAATAGTTAATGACTTACCCGCACTAGTACAATGCTCTACTATCATTCTTTTATAATAATATGCCTTAAGTGCGGCCCGCCATTGATAATATCTAGGAGAGAGATCACATTTAACAGAATCTAACATCTTATTAGTAACTATCACTAAGTCATCTTTTAACTCTTCTTTATCTTCAATGGTAGAAATAAACTTTGGATCTATTTGTAATGAATATTCTGATTGTTTTTCAAGATAGTCTTTAACTTCTTTATATAATCCAAGATAGAACGTTCCATCTCTTCTAACTCCTCGAACCTTTCCATCCCATATACCAGCCTTATATCTTTTATCAAAGAAATATCCATCTGCAAATAAACCAAATTGTTGATATGCACCTTCAATAACTTCATAGTCTTCACATGAAATTTGACCCCAAACGTTATTGAGTTTTACGATGTATATATCTTTGCTAATTAGACTCATCGAAGACCTAGTTCAATCTTTTTTAAGTCAATTAAGTTTTTAATCATATACCCTTTATCCTTAATAGCTTCAACTACTCGTTGATAATGATCTACCATTATTTTTTGATTTTCATATCTTGTATTAATATTCTGCCATTTTATGTCTCTATTTATCCATTCCTCTACTTCACCCTTAGTAGTTATTTTAAAACTATTATTAAATCTATATTTCTCAAATAATTCTCCATGAATTTCATCCATCTTTCTTTTAATCTTAAATAACATCATTTTCTCTTCTGAAAGTCTACTATTATAGAAGTGCATTTTTGATACATGTTTTACACTTTCTTCGGCCAATTCAAATTGATTGATTTTAAACATTTCGTCAATTTCTTTTTTTATTTCTTGATATTTTTCATTGTATCTATTATCAAGTTCGTCCAATATTGCCTTTTTTTCTTCATTTGTCTTATCATTTTCGGCCATAAAATATATTCCTTGTATATGGTATAATTAACTTACCTATTATACCAAATTATGAGGAAATATTATGGAAGAATCTTCAATAAAAGAGAAACTGAAATTAAAGTTAGATGATATAGAAGCAAAGGAGTATTCTCTAACTAAAAGTAAGATAACCGAGTTATTGGAATTATTCAAAAATATTGATAAAGATTTAACTCCGCTTATAGATATATTAATTTATTCTATAAAGAATTCAAAAGATGACGTGTACAATGCTATATTAATTAGTAAATTTTTGAATTTCTATGGTCTAGGGGAAAATAATGATATATTACTAACAAGACAAAAGTTTATAGTTGTTGGCGGGGAACTAGTAAAGACCCCATTTTTAAAAAGAAAAGACCGTGAACTTATAAATACTTTGTTGAGCAATATAAAATAATACGGGGTAATAATGTCAACATTTAAAACTTTTTTTGGAAATGCGAGTGGAATAAATAACAACACACCCAAAACTAATGATCAATGGGATGTTGTATTATTTAGTGGAACATATGATCCTATTACAAGGGATGAACATGAGAAGATTAAGAAATTTATAAAAGAGGTAGTTCAAACTGGACAACATAAAGATAAGTTTTCACCTAAAGTAGAGTTTGGTCTAATATGTAACGAAGAAAAAACTTCCCAATCTGCTATATTAGATAAGTTTAAATACAATTTAACTAACGACGAAAAAGAATTCATTACTGCGAAGATTTTCGGGTTACGAATGTTCCCTTTGGACTTTAAAGACTTAATATTAGCCACCGACGAAAAGCAAAATTATACGGATAAAGAAGAAAATTTTAAAGATTCTATTAATAATTTGAAAAAATCATTTCAAAGAGCAAATATATTAATAGTTTTAAGCGTTGACGATTTTCCCGAGAATAATAATGCTACAGACGAAATAACTAAAAAATTCTCTGACCAAGATTTAAATATTGGATTTATTACATGGAGGCCAAAAGAAACCACCCCCGTTGAGTTCTTAGGTAATGCTAAAATGTCGGGGCAAATAATCAAAGCTATTTGTCTTATGGATTTTGAAAGACCAAACCCGGACGAATTAAAAAGTTTTTGTTATAAGTATAAATTGGCAAACATTTTAGATCTAGTTAGAACGATACATTTCAAAGTTATGGGAGAGAAATATCTACTAGCATTTAGAGCACTATTTCCGGATTTGTCGGTATTTGGCGACGAAGAAGAAGACGAAAAAGATATAAACTATATTTTTATTATGGAATTATTAAAAAAGATGTACTTGAGAGAGTTATATCAAAATAGGGTTTCGGATAGACAACAAGAAGCACAAAAAGAAGTTAGCGAAGAAATAGGATTGAAACCGGTTATTAGTAGTTCAACTAGTGGTGGTGCGGGCGGAAGTGCGTCAGCCGAATCCGGTGCTAGTGCAGAACCAACCAATCCGGAAGATACTAGTGGTGCGGAATCTGCTTCGGGTGGCGAATCATCTACGGCGTCCGAAACTCCACCCGAAGGGGCTAGTGGCACCGAAGAAGGATTTTAAAAGCATTATAAATAAGAATATAGATTATTACGCTTCATTAAAGGGAGTTTAAAAAATGGATAAAAAATGTCCTTGCTGCGGAAATACAAATGAATTCACACCAACTATGTTGAGTGAAGAATATGTTTGTAACGATTGCGGCTCCGAATTCTCAGAAGTAACCAACGAAGCATATACATCCCCAAACTATAGATTATTTTGTGAAACTATAATCAAGAGAATGAGATCAAATCTTAATGATGCTATTATTTCATCGGCTATTGGTGAAATAAAAGAGGGCTATATTAATGACGGTCCAGAATATACTAAAGACTTTATTGAAAGATTAAGTAGCATTGCCACCGAATTATATATGGATTATAAAGCCGGGTTAAGAGAAGAGTATGACTTTTCTGCAATTATGGAAGGCATAGAAAAATTAATAGAATTCCATAATATACAGAATCCAAATGATGCCGATTTTGATTATCCCGAAGAAGAAGAAGAAGAGCAAGAAAATAATATGATGGTGGGAAATGATGATGATGAGGATGAAATTGGAGTCGGTAGTGATATAGAAATAAAAACCCCAAGCGAAACGTTTGATGCCGAAGATGGCTCTCAAGCGATGGATCCAATGGGCATGGTTGATCAAAATGCTCCTGCCGCCGAAAAAATAGAGCATTTAGCCCTTGCTACCCTCAAAAATAACGTAGAAGGTCTTAAAAATGCCTTAAATCTACTTAATAATGCGGAAGAACAAGAAAGACAATATGGGTCCGATGAAGGACATGATCATGAAGAGCAAGAGGCTCAAATACTTGAAAAATTAAAGTCTGCTATAAATGATATACAATCTAATCTTAATGATTATTTACAAAATGAAGTAAATGCACATTATAGTGCTCCCGATATTAGAAGAGCGGTAGATACTATCTCTGAACAACTTAATGCTAATATTGGACATGGCGATATCACTTCTATGAAGCAAGACATGCAAACCGTATGCGACGAGGCGTGCAATATGTTACAAGAATGTGGAATTAACATGAAAGAAGATGCAGAATTAGTTACCCATGATGAAGTAAATGTCCAAAAAGATCAATCAATAAGCACGTCTACTAAAGAAATGGGCGACTCTCAAGTAGACACTAGAGATATGGAAAATCCAACCGTTACCGAGTCTAATATTGACAGAATAGATCCCGAGTTACTTACTCCAGAAACATCAATTCCACCATCGGAAGAATCTGAGTTGGCATTTAACACAAATAATAATTTCACGCAACATTCCCCAGGTGCATATTTCGGAGATCCAGGATTTGAAGATGAAAAAGAAGAACCTGGAGAAATTGAAGATATTCCACTAGGAAATTATAAACAAGGACAAGATGTAATATTTGAGAACGAACATTGGGTTATAATGGAGATACAAGGCGATACGGTATTGCTTGAGTCTGATAACGGCGAAACCGCCGAAACTAATATGGAAAATATAGAATTATCAGATAGGCAAGGATTTGACGAAATGGAAGACCATTATGAACGTGGTACTGACAATTTAAGAAAAGAATGGGAAAAGATAGAAAAGAGCATTGGCGAATCTGCTCCTCTTTTGCAAGTAGATAGAATGTTTGATCCTACTAAATTTAAAGCAAAACAAAAAGGTATAGAAAATTTTGATCCGGAAGCAACTCTTGCTCCCCCAAAAAGAACTCCGAGTAGTTTAAAGAATTTTAACAAATCCGGTGCCATACAATTGCCAAAAGGCGGAACTCCCGCCGAACAAAAAAATAAATCATTTGACCCAGAAGAAAGAATCGGCGGAAAGGGATTCGGAATAGCATACGAAGATGCACCTAATCCGAATGTTGAAATTTCCCCAATAGAAGACACCCTACCCAATTCAAATGTACAGCCCTAAAGGATAATATATGGAAACAGAACTTAAAGAAGGTGAATATTTAGTAGCCGGAGTAAAAAAGGGTCCTATCCCTTTTACTCAAGATCCTTTACTAAAAGGTGATAAGGACGATATGGTAAAAGATTCGGAAATATTAAAAGGTAATAATTTGCGAAATGAAGATGACGAAGACGACGAAGATGACGAGAAAGCAAAAGGAAAACATAGCGTAAAAGGATCTACCGGGAAAAAATTTGGAGGCTCAATGACTGGAAACGGCGACTCAATAGCAGAATCGTATAATGAATTTAAAGTTGGTGATACGGTTTGTATTAATAATATAAAGAATCGTGAGTGGATTATTGAATCAATTAAATTAAACGAAGATTCTGCTAAATTTGGACTTCGTTGTGGTCTAAGAAAAATGATAGTAAATCCAACGGAAATGATTGTTGAGCATATCGAGGGAGTTGAAATACACCGTGAAAGATTTGAAGATAGTGTTAGCGACTTGAGAAAAATATATGAGACTATGGAAATGAATTCAGTAGAATCTGCCCAAGGTTGTGGGGGGCCTGCCGAATTGGAACCCGAAATGATGCCAAAACAAGAATCACGTATAATGGAAAAGAACGAATTATATAATCACATAAAATCAAATGGTCTACATGAAAATGGAGATCGTGGTGCCGCACTACAATCATTGGGCGAAATGTGCGGAAATTCAATGGAAGAGATTCATTCAGTTTACGAAGATGCTTGCACGAGTCGTGGAAATCCCGCTATTGATGAATCATATGGATATGTTGGCGAAGGTGAGTATAATGAGAATAGTGGCGAATTAATGGGTAACTTATCCAATGCATATGAAGAAATGATGAAAAAAGAATTAGAAGAAACTGCAAAAAAGAGTGCAGAAGAGGGTGATAGAAGCGGGAGCAAAGGTGGAATTGGTTTAACTAATATTGGAACCAATATAGGACTATAAGTTTACTATAATGTACTACAATAAACCTTCCTTTAATCGGGAAGGTTTATTCTTTTAGGGGAACAAATGATTATATGCGGGATTGATCCTGGTTTTAGTGGTGGAATTTCTATCTTTAATGATACAAATCTTATTGATTGTATCATTATGCCAATAGAAGAAAAGGAAAACGGAAAAAATAAAATAAACGGTAAAGAACTATCTAATTATCTAAAAACCAATAAAGTTGAATTAGTATACTTGGAACATGTTCATGCATTTGCCGGCCAGGGAAGAACGTCCATTTGGAATTTCGGAGAAGGAGTTGGAGTGGTTAAGGGGGTATGTGAGTGTCTTGGGATAGAATATAAGGAAATATCTCCACAAAAATGGAAAAAGAATGTATTGGGTGAAAAATACATACACGACGAGAAAAGTGGAGCAATAGATTTCGTAAAAGATACATACCCGACTATGAACTTATTAAAATCGGCAAGATGTAAAGTTCCACACGACGGAAAAGCCGATTCAATTTGTATCGGTCATTATGGAACGATTACTATAAATAATGTAAAATAGGAGTTTTTATGGCACTTACCGATCCGGAATCATTTAGTCAAGTTACATCACCTCAAGTAGATGAAAGTCTTCTATTTGAGAAAGAAGTGGAATCTTATGATGAAGCTATACAAATAATAAACAAAAGACTAGATTCTTGGACAAATAAAGACTCCGATCAGGACTTAAAATCATATGTGGATGGGCTTAAAGAGCAAATTGAACAAAATAAAGATAAAATAGTGTATAATGCAACTATGTTAGATAATTCAAATAGCGAGTTAAGTCTAAGAGAGTTTAAATCGGAAGACTCAAGTGAGGCAATTTTTATAGATATTCAAACTAAATTAAAAAATTGGGTTGATTCATTATCTGAGGGTATATTAAAATCTACTATAAAATCGGTACAAAAATTTATGCATGAAAACAAAGATATTTTATCTACTTCAACAAAACATATAGATTCTAATATAATTCCAACACCATCAAAAACATATAGTTTAGATGAAGCTCAAAAAACAGAGCAACCGTATACTAATGGTACTTCAGAAAAATCTCCAGATGTTGTCCATAGTGTAGGGTCTAATAACGATGGAAAAACTTTGGGCGCAGCTCCTAATGAACCGTCAACTCAACCTTTAACAAATCCGTCTATTAAGGCTGAAGAAGTTGCGGTAATAGCACAAATAAAGCCGGAAGGCAAAAACTTATATAGAAAAGGTGAGAAGAAAGATTTTATTTGGTATAAAGATGGAAATTCTAAGGCTCCAACGGAAGTGGCTAGAGAGCAAGGTGTTGAAGGGTCTGGAATAAAAGAATTCGCCCCTTCTAAAGTAAAAATGGACGTGGATAATCCAGTTCCAAGAGAGCAAGGTGTTGAAGGATCTAACATATCCGAGTTTACTCCTTCTAAAGCAAAAATGGACATAGATAATCCAGTTCCAAGAGAGCAAGGGGTTGAATCGGCTGGAATAAAAGAGTATATAAAAATGGAAGAAAATTCAAATTATCAAACAAATTTAAGATTATTTCTACGAGCCATAAAAGAGTCAAATGAAATTTGACCGATCTCATATAAATAATATTTAGAACAACAATACTTCTTTAAGGAGAAATAAAATGCAAGAAGATGTAACTCTCAGCGAAATCAGAAAAGCCTATAAAAATCTAACCGAAGGTGAAGCTTACAATACTCTCCCCGCCGGTCAAGGCATTAAACCCATAAAAGGATATGGCGATAAAAAGCCAACCGAAGTAAGCCGTGAAGTTGGTGCCGCAGGCGGCGCTGATGTAGCCGGCTCAACTGGAACAAAAGCAAAAACGGGCGAACAAGTAGAAGTAAAAAATGAAACCGAGCATGGCGACAAGTCTGCTACCGGCGACGGAGTAAAACCCGTTGCTCGTGGCGAAGGCGTCAAAGATGCCCAACCCGAAGCAAAGAAAGCTGATATTGGCTCAAAGAAAGCGGCTGGTGAAGATGGTGGCGTTAAACGTGGTGAAGGCGCTGAAGAAGCCTCAAAGGGTGGAGCAGCAAAAGGAACCAAAGTTGAAACCGGCGAAACGAAAGAAGGCGCAGAACCTTATGCCGATTTCCGTAGCAAAGTTCGTAATATACTCGGCCTTGCCGGTAACGAAAAAATAGTAAACGGACCTCTAAACGAACCAAATAAGGGCCTCAATAAAGGTAAGTAATCTAAAGATAAGTTAGTTGTTCTAAATAAAGGGAGCCTAATTGGCTCCCTTTATTTTTTTGTTTTTGGATATATCCTATTGAAAAGGAATTCCAATGCCAGAAAAACATCTATATATAGACTTATCTAATATTTGTTATAGAAATGTTCACCAATTAGGACCGGATCTAAAGTCTAATGGTTACGGTATTTTACGTCACGCAATTATAACAAGCGTTTTATATAATGTTGAAAAATTTGAACCTAATAAAGTTTTTATTTGTTGTGATGCTCCAAGAAATTGGCGTAAGAAGTTCTATGAGCCTTACAAGGCACATAGAGCCGCCGCAAAAGAAAAAACTGATATTGATTGGAACCAATTCCAAGAAATAGTTGAAGAAGTTAAAATGGGATTTAAATCTAGTTTTCCTTTTTATGTCCTTCAAGTAGATTGGCTTGAGGCAGATGATATTATTTCATATTTAGTTAGAAAGAATATCAATGATGAAAAGTTAATTATTTCATCTGACTCGGATTTCGTTCAATTGTTGAGATATCCAAATACAAAAATATATTGCCCATTAAAGAAAACATACATTGAGTTCGACAATCCTATATTTCATCTTGAGAGAAAGATTGTAATGGGTGATAAGAATTCGGATAATATACCTTCGATTCGTGTAGGTTTGGGTAAAGTACGAAGCGCCGAATTAATAGAGTCTGGGAAATTAGACGAATTACTAAAAGAAACAACTCCAGAAGGTGGACCAACCGAGTTAGTTAAAAATTATAATAGAAATAAAAAATTAATAGATTTAACTAAAACCCCGGCCCAACTTATTGATATATTAGAAAAAGTTGTTGATGACGCTCATCCAGCCTCGTCAAAAGGATTTTATGATTATATAGTTAAACATAAAATGAGAGATATGTTTTATAAGATTGGAAAGATTGAAAAGATACTCAAAAAATTAAATCCTAACAATTCGGTAAATCCTTTTCCGTTATCACTACAAAGTCCCAACCCCTAACTCTACAATATTCTTTAGCGGCGGCCCATTTTGCTTGATTCTTGGCATATGTTTTCACTTCGTATAACATTGTCTTGGTATTTCTATTCTTGGCTAATTTAGGAGCTTTAGTCTCTCTAAATGGTTTTATTTCTATTACTTGAGTTCTCGTGACGGTTTCGGACTTCTTTATTCTTATAATAAAGTCTGGAAAGTAGGTGTGCTCGCTTTGAGTCTTTTTAATAGGGTCAAAGTACATATATCTAATTTGTATACTTTCACTTCCCCATTGAAGTATATTTTCATTAATATCTAGAAAGCGCATGAATTTATGTTCCCACGAACTAAGATAAGTAATTGGCCAAGTTCCTATGTATTTTTCTTTATTTTTTGGAATGAAATAATCTTGCTTAAAGCCTTCTTTTCTATCATTTAAATGGGTGTGTGGTTTTTTCATAATTTCTCCTAAATGTTATTTATTATAAATAGATATTTGGAGGATTCTATGTTTGGGGATAGACCGAAAAATGCTAAATTACAGCCGTATATAAAAAAGATGGCATTTGGGAACTTCTCGGCTGAAGGCTTGGAGAGGGGTGATATATTATATTTTGGATACACTGGGGCAAATAGAGATGATGAGATTATTAATCCATTAATAGTATTTGCTGGATATGATGCTACTAATAATCTTATATATGGCCCAAACCTTAGAATGTTCTACATGGATAAACAACCATCTATAGGGGTATCGTTTCTTAGAAGATTTGAAAAGGTATATTGGGACCAAAAAATAGACCCACAAACTAATCAAATGTCTAAAGTTAAAAGAAATATAGCATATAATAGTCCTAATGCTTTTACTTACGAGAATTTAGACATGTATAGTATGGTTAAAGGTCGTAAATTAATAAATAATGAAATGAAAAATGTTAATTTATTAAGAGAATATTGGAGGGGTTATACTCCTAAGAATATGAAAATTATAATGGATAATTTTCTTAAAGTGTCGAATGGTAACATTTCTTTAAATATTGATGCTGCTAATGTTATAATTAATGTTGCGCCAAAACATGTAAGTTTACAAAAACAACTACCGGATGAGAGGGTTTAAATATGGGTTTACGAAATTTCTTTGGATACGGATTTGGCGGCTCGTTCTTCTTTGGAGGAAGAAGAAAAGGTATGCAATCTACTAAAAATAGAGCAAATCTTGAATTATCCCCAGCACAAAAAGAAGCAGTTTATAAAAATAGATTTAACGTATTTGCTCACTTAAAGAGAAGTCGTTCGCCGGATCCAACCGCAGAACAAATGGCCGTAACCGATCTTGAAGGATTTAGTGCCGCTGGCGCATTTGGTGGAATGATAGATGTATATAACAACTATGTTTATTCGGTGGAAGCTAGTAAAGAACAACGATTAGCACTCTATCGTGAAATGGCTAAATATCCGGAAATACAATTCGCCGTAGATCAATATGTTCTAGAAGCCGTAAATTGTGATGATGAAGGTAAATTCATGGATTTGATAATCAAGTCCGACGCTTTAAAAAGCAACGCCAATATTAGAAAAACTATTACTTCCGAATGGAATAGACTAATATATGATATCATTCAAGCCGATGAGCATGTTATTCAATGGTTTAGAGAATTTATAGTTGATGGAGAAATAGGATTTGAAAATGTTATAGACAACGAAAATCCGCAAGATGGTATCAAAAAGATGAAGAAGTTGAGAACTACTAAATTGCATCCTCTTTGGGATGACTTGGAAATAGATAAGATATCATCCTTTGCGTACAAAACGGAATCGAATATTCTTGCATTAGATAGTGGAATGGTTGCTTATGCTAATTCTGGATTATTTGAATACAATCAAACGGAAGACGACAAAGTAGTCTTAAGTTTCTTAGAACCCGCTAAAACTACTTATAAGCGCCTTAAGCAACTTGAAGACTCTTTGGTCATATATAGACTAGTTCGTGCTCCAGAAAGAAGAGTATTTAATATTGATGTCGGAAATCTACCAAAAGGGAAAGCCGAACAATATATTAAAGACTTAATTATTAAATATCGTCAAAGAAAGTTATTTGATCCAAGAACCGGAGAGGCTACTGACGGATTAGATGTTATGGCTATGACGGAAGATTATTGGTTCCCGGTATTTAATGGTGGTAGACAATCAAAAATAGATACATTAGCCGGCGGCGAAAATCTTGGACAAATGGATGATGTAATATACTTTAGAGATAAAATGTTTAGAGGCTTATCTATACCGCTCAAGAGATACCAATCCGATACGGGATTTAGTATTGGCGATACTTCGGATATTACAAGAGAGGAAGTAAGTTTCTCCAAACAAGTAAAACAATATTCAAAGAGATTTGCTAATTTATTTAAACAAGCCTTTATATATCATTTAGAACTTAGAGGAATAACAAAAGAATTTGGTATAACTCAAGAAGATATAGCGGTTCATATGCATAGTAATAATCTATTTGATAAGTTCTTCCAAGCAAAAATTGATGAAATCAATCACCAAAGATTCGATACATATAGTAGTCTTATTAATACTGAGAAGCCTATGCTTTCTCGTGAATGGGTTGCTAAGAAGTTCCTTGAAGTTTCAGATGATGATTGGGACAAGAACCAAGAATTATTAATAGCTGAAGAAGCGGCATTAGCAGAAGAAGGTGGTAGTAGTGAAGCAGAACCTCCCGCATAATTCATATCATCTATATAAATAATATTAAATAGTCACAAGGAGTTTTATATATGCCCGAAGAAATTATAAAGAAATTTCAAGACCAATATGGTAAAGAAAAAGGTAAGCAAATATATTACGCCACTGCCAACAAGCAAGATAGAAATCCCGAGACTTTCAAAAAGGAAGAAGAGGAATTCAATCTTGATAAAGTTATAGATGAAGAAATGGCAAATATACATGGAGTTGTTGCGGATCCAAATGCTCCGGAAACCCCCACTCCATTAGATGGTCCAACTTCACAACTCCCAATGGGTGAGCCATCCGCCGTTTCACTAATCGTGGCATCGCCATTACCTCCAAGTGGAGTTTCACACGGAACCCCTCAAGGATTACCTGAAACCGTTCCGGGAGTTAATGTAGTTCCTCCAGTAGAAGAAAACTCCACTAAATTAGATGAACCTCCTATGACTAGTAAAATTCCACCACAAGGAAATTTACCCGGAGCATCAGATCCAAAAGATGATGGAATTTTAACTGGGGTAGAAAAATCACCCGCAGATGTTGCAATAATGGAAAAGAAAAGTAAAAAAGAAGAACTAAAGCAAGTAAAAGCCGCCGGTGCGGGAAAAGACCGCAAAGGAAATAAACATATGCCTCCCGCTAAAAAAGTTGAAAAAGATAAAAAGAAATATGATAGAAAAACCACAGATTGGAAGAAGTTTGACGAATCTATTAATTTATATCTTTCAAAAACCTCAAGAAATAGCGATATTGGAGTAAATTCATTAGAAAAAATATGGAAAGAGTGCGTTGAAGAACAAGAGAAGGGACAACACGTTCGTAGTTCAAGAAAATTTTGGCTAGAAGTTAAAACTAATTTTGATAGAAAAGTAAACGATATATTTTTACAAGAGGCAAAGAAAAAAATGACTGAAAGACAAAAACTTGGAGCAACTATTGAAACTTTCCTTGAGCATATTGCCAAAGATAGATATGTTGAAGCGAAAGAAACCATCAAAGAAATGGCCAATTCTTGTGTCAATTCAATGATTAGCGATAGAAAAGTACAATATCAAAAATCTTTAGCGGAAGATATCGCTAAAAAAGTAAGAGAGACTAAGTAATGAGATATCACAAACTCATCGTTGAAAATCGTTATGATGAATCATCCGATGGTGGTATCATAAAGGTATTTACGGAAGAAACTGCCGGCGGTAAAATGGGGCTTGCTAAATTTGAAGCAAGACTAATTCAAACCGAAATAGAAAATAGAAATGGTAGAAATTATCCAAAATCCGTTATGGTTCCAGTAGTAGAAAAGTATATAAAAGATAGAGTTATTCCAGGAGCATATAGATCATACGGTGAACTAGGACATCCCGAAGGCGTTGAAATTAATCTAGATAGAGTCTCACATTATGTAGCCGAGATGAGATGGGAAGGCAATGATGTATTAGGAAAGTGTCAATTACTTGATACCGCAAATGGAAGAATAGCAAATACTATATTAAATTCTAATTGCAAATTAGGAGTATCAACTCGTGGTATGGGTGCATTAGATGAATCATATAATGGACCCGGCGATAAGGTAGTTGAATTTGACTTGGTTGCTATTGATATAGTCGCAGATCCTTCTGCCCCACAAGGTTGGGTAAGAGGCATTTGCGAGAGCAGAAATTATATAATTGATTCTGGAAAATATCAAGAAGTTCAAGCGAGAGCATATGAAAACCTTGATAAAACCCTATCTTATTTGCCAAAAAAAGAAGTTAATGCGTATTTAACCGAGGCACTTACAAAATTCTTTAAAGATTTTAATAAATCATTATAAATATAATTATTAGGAGACTCTAGTATGGAAAAAACAGTTATAGAAAAACTATTCGAGAATCTCGGAATTACCGAGAAACTTCAATCGGATGAAGTTCGAACACATACTGAATCTTTAATCAACCAATTGGTTGAAGCAAGAGCAAAGGCTATAGTAGAGGAGAGTGCTAAAAATGAAGCAACTCTTCTTGAAGCTGCTCAAGATTTAAAGAATCAATTTGAAGAAAAAGAAGCAATTCTAAAATCCGAAGCACAAAATTTTGCTAAAGAGTTAGCAGAAGCAATGGTAGCTAAAGAAGCCATTATGCTTGAGGAAGTAAATGGATATCGTGAAGAAGTGGAAAATACTATTCGTACAGAAGCTTCAACATATAGAGAATCACTTGAGAAGATAGTTGCGGAAGAAGCCGCTTCTTACAAATCAAGTCTTGAATCTATTGTAATGGAAGAAGCTGGAAATTACAAACAAGTTTTGGAATCCGTAGTCCTTGAGGAAGCCGGAAACCATTCAAGTAAGCAAGAGCAGACCTTGCAAGAAGAGGTTGGTGCATTTAAGGAAGAAATGGTTGAAAAAGTATCCGCATTCTTGGAATCGGAACTTAAGAAATCAATTCCTGAAAGTATTATGGAGTCTGCAACAAAATTGGCTGCTTATGAGCCACTTGTTGAGGGTATAGTAGCAACATTTGGTAAGAATTATATCAAACTAGATGATGCTTCATATAAACTTGTCAAGGAAGCACAGGTAGCAAATGAAAAGTTGTCCGAAAGCGTAAATGCTAAAACAAAGGACATTGTTCATCTAACATCGGAAGTTCAAGAGTTGAAAAAGAAAGCCAAACTCTTTGAATTAACTGAGGGCATGACCGTTGCCCAAAGAAGAAAAACACAAAAGGTTCTTGAGTCTTACAAGGCTGAAGAAATGGAAGACAAGTTCGCTGCAATTAAGGATATTATCCTTACTGAAAGCGCACCAAGTCGCCCAATAACCTCAAGTGAATCTAAACCCGTTGAGAAAAAACCGGTCGTGTTAGGCGAGGCCGCTCAAAAGAAAGTTGAAAAACTTAAAGCTGAGATCCTTTCCGAAGGTGTAATATCCCAAAATCCAGAAATGGCAGAATGGGCAGGAACACTAAATCGTCAAATTAGAATGTCCAAGGACAACTAAAGTTATAAACAACAAACAACCTCTCTAAAGGAGATATTTCAAATGTCGAAAGCAACCGAAAAGCTCATGGAAAAATGGGCACCAATGACCAAGCACATCAAGAGCGAGCGTAAGCGTGTAATCACCAGCAAACTTCTTGAAGCTCAAACCAAATACTTCGCAGAAGCTGCGGGTACATCCTCAACCGCTGGAAATAACGGACCTGGCTTCAATAGTCAAGGCGTGGCTCAATTCAAGCCCATCGTTATGCCTCTCGTTGCTCGTGTATTCCCAGAATTAGTATCCAATGACCTCGTTGGCGTTCAGCCCATGAGTACCCCAGTTGGTCTAGCTTATGCTCTACGCTATCGCTACGCCTCAACCGGCGGCGGCGCAACTGCCGGAGCCGAAGCTGGATATAACACCGTTTACTCGTTGTACTCTGGTTCAAATCCCGCCTCAGCAAACGCTGGCGCTGGCCCAACCGTTCCTACATCATCCGACTTTGGAGCAACCTCCAATATCGTTGGTGGAGATAACGCACAACAAAACAAGTGGGGCTACTCAACAGAACAAGGCGAATTACTCAACACTGAGCAACGTCTTGCGACTGGTAACTTCCCAGGTGGAGTTGACACCAATGCCGCACTATACAATGGTGCAATGCAAATGAGAGAGATGAGTCTCTCAGTTGAACAACAAGAGATCAGAGCTAAGACTCGTAAGCTCAAAGCTCGTTGGTCACTTGAAGCTCAACAAGACTTGGCTCATATGCACGGAGTCGACATCGAAGAAGAGATGACCGACTTGCTTGCTTATGAAGTTTCAGCCGAAATTGACGCTGAAGTTAAGAATAACCTCATCGCCATCGGTCAAGTTGGCGGCGTTCTCGTTTGGAACTACCAAGCGAACCAAGTTGGTTCAGCTGATGGTCGTTGGGAACAAGAGAAGTTCCGTACCCTCTACACCACTTGCTTGAAGGCTTCTAACGAAATCGCTCAATCAACCCGTAGAGGCGCTGGTAACTTTATTCTCGCTTCACCTGGCGTTATCGCCGCTCTAGAATCTCTTGCACAATTCGCAATTTCAAGTGTTGCCACCAACCTTGCAACCGAAACCTCGGGCGTTGCTAAAGTCGGAACCATCGGACGCTTCACGGTCTACCGTGATATGTTCGCTGTTAACGATTATGCCGTAGTTGGATATAAGGGACCAAAGGACAATGACGCAGGATTAATCTACTGCCCATACATCCCCCTCATGTTCAGCCGTGCAGTCGGTCAAGAAGAATTCCAACCAAGAGTCGGCGTAATGACACGTTATGCCATCGCTAACAACCTCTTTGGTTCAGAATTATACTATCGTTACATCGACGTTCGTGGCTTAACCGCTTCATCGTTGGCCGGTAGTCTCTACTGATTCTAAATAGTTAGATAGTAGTAAGTTAGAAAAGGCAGGGGATAAAACCCTTGCCTTTTTTATTTTGGATTTATAATATATCTATAGACCAAAAAAGGAAAACATTAATGCCAAGACCAAAGCCAAGTTTTGAAGAATTAACTAAAAAGTATATTATAAACAAAGGTTGTGAAATTGTAGAGAAAGTAGATATTCAAAACTTCAATAAGAATATGCTTTTAAAATTAAGATGTTCTCAAAATCCATCACATATATTCGTTAAAAGTATATCAAATATAGAAGGTAAAAATATTGATTTAAGTAAAGGGTGTCCGCATTGTAATACTGAAAAGCGAAATGCCGAAAAACAAATACCAAAAGAGTTAATACAAAAATATTGCGACTCTAATAATTTGGAATATTATCCGAAAAAAGATTTTTATAGTAGATGGGACGACGTTTTAAATATAATTTGTAAAAAATGTGGGAAAGAGGATAGTATAAAAGCCTTGTTTCATTGGGAGAGGAATAATATAGGAAAAGTACACGTATGCGAATCGTGTAAAATAGAAAATTTTGGTCTAATGCCGATGAAAAAAGTAGAAATATTTATTGAAGACATTAAAGATAACTCGACTCCTATTATAGAACCTATAGAGTTACTTCCGACTACCCTAAATAAAGCATTAACAGATACACTTGTTGAAAAATTTAAAACATCAAATTGGCATATTGTCAAATATAATGGTACAAGACATAAAGGAGTGTTTCAATGTAAAACTTGTGGATATGTGAAAGAAGAGCCGCCGTTTAATCTTTTTATAAAAGGGGTAAAATGCTTACAATGTGCTAAAATTTTTAATAGAAAGAAGTTATACGATCATGCAATTGAAGTATTTAAAACAAGCAATATATTTCCAAAAAATCCAAAATTTTATTCAAACATTTCAACCCCAATAGACTTTAAATGTAATAATTGTGGACATGAATTTTCTAAAAGTTGGGAGAAAATAAATGCTAATAGATACAACCTATCATGTCCAGAATGTTTTAAAGGAACTAAAAGAAAACAACAAACCGAAGTTCAAGATTATTTAGAGGGACTATTAGGACGAAAAATTTCTAATGACAATAGGAGTATTATAAGCCCATTAGAGTTAGATATTTACGACGAGCAAACAAAAACGGCTATTGAATTTTGTGGCTTGAATTGGCATTCTACGGAATATAAAGTAGATCCTAATTATCATAAGGATAAGTTTGAGAAATGTAAAGAAAAAGGAATTAGATTAGTTACCATATTTAGTGATGAATGGGGACTCAAGAAGAATATTTGTCAATCGAGATTATCACATATTTTTGGTAAAACAAAAAATAAAATTGGAGCAAGAGAGACTACTTGTGAACAAATAGATAATATCATAGCATTAAAGTTTTGCGAAGAAAATCATATACAAGGACAAGGAAAATCCCACATTGCTTATGGTCTATTTAATAAAGACGATCTAATTGCCGTGATGACTTTTAGCAAACCGTCAATCGTAAAGAGAGGATCTATTGATGTGTACGACTGGGAATTAAATAGATTTTGTTCTAAATTAGATTCAATAGTTATGGGTGGAGCTAATAAGTTACTTAAAGCATTTAAGGAAGGGCATAAAAATAGTAGATTAATAACATTTTGTGACTTGAGATGGGGTAATGGTGGAGTATACGAGAAACTAGGATTTACATATGACTATAATACTCGTCCAGGATACTATTATGTTGGAGAGGGGACTTCATTTGAAAGAAAGCATAGATTTGCTTATACAAAACAAAAACTAATAGAGATATTTAAAGGGGATCCCACGAAAACCGAAGAACAACTTGCGAGAGATAATGGATTATTTAGAATTTATGATTGTGGACATATGAGATTTAATATGATTTGTTGATAATATGTTATAATACTCCTTAAAGGAGATATTATATGTCTGAGAGAATTATTAAATTAACCGGTCCTATTAGAATTAAACCTAAGCCTCTTACTCCACACGAGATGACTCAAGAGCAACGCCAGTGGAAGATTCAATCTCTTAAGGAGCATATTGATCAACTTGAAGAGGCTTTATGGTATGCAAAGCAAGACGTGGCACAATTTACTTTAAAATTGGACATATCGCATGCGACAAAAAGAATGGAAGCCGAAAGGGCTATGGAAGATACCGAAAAAGAAATATCGGATCTTAAGCGAGAAATTTCCGAATTGAACGCCGTTTAAATTCTTATAAATACATTAGAAAGGGACCATTATGGCAAGAATAGGCTTTTTTAAAAGAGTTGGGCCACCAATAGGTAACATTAAAACCGGCGATATAATAAAAGCCGATTATGATGCTATTATGGAACATCGAGAGGGTGGATGGATGTATCTCAAACAACCGTCACAAGCTCTTATGAATCAACAAAGAGTTGTTGCACCAAAACCGATGCCACAACCTATACAACGTCCTTCATATGAACCAAAAGTAATACAAATGGACTCTCCTTCGTGGAATGAGGGGAAATCCGAAGATGATCAAATAAAAGAAGTTGTAAATTTCTACGAATCAATAGAAAAGAGTAGACAAGAAGAAATTGATAGAGCAATTCCACCTACTCCATCAATTGAAGTGAATATTGATAAGTTAAAAGAACTAAAGAAGTTAACAAATAAAGAATGGTTTTCTGTAACAAAAGATCAAAGTATCAAATTATTAACGGAAGCAAATATAGATTTTTCACATGTACCCAAAACTAAATGGGACTTGGTAAAGTTTATAAAGGGAATTATAAAGGATTTATAAATTAAATGCAAATATACAACAAAAAGCAGGAATTAGCGGATTGGATTAGAAGAAGATTGGGTGCTCCAATACTTAGAGCGATTCCTTTGGCTCCAGAGCAATTAGACGACGTAATTGATGAAGCCGTGTTGTATGGTGGTGAATTTATGGGTGGGATTGGTAATGAAGAGCAAATGGCTATTATATGGACTAAGGGCGATTGCGAAATTGAGAATACTAATTTATTACAAGATAAAGATACTAGATTAATAAAGAATTCGGATATTAGAAACAATCCGACAAGCATGTCAATTAATACTTCCGCTGGTGCGATTATGCGATACAAGCAAGAGTATCAATTGCCTAGAAGTGTTATAGCATTGTCTGATTTTTTAAGTTCGGGTGGTAGTTCAAAAAATTATGGAAATGTCAATGCTGGAGCATCTAATGACGACCAGAGTTTATTAGATACATCTGCTTGGCAATCGGCTTTTGGTAATTTTGGTTTAGGGGGTGTCGGTGGTTTGGGTGGTGGTATGGGAACTGCAACTACTACGGGATTATTCGTTCCAGGTGGAACTCCCGGATTTGATGCGTTTGGTACTCGTGGTGGTGTTCGTGGCGCAGGTGGTGGAGTTGATTTAGTAAGTTACATGATGAGCCTTCAATATCTTGAAATGGTTAAACAAATGTTCACTGTTAAAATGAGAATGCAGTTTTTAGAGCAAGAAAGAAAAGTAAGATTCTCTCCAGCACCACCAAGAGACGGATTTATAGTAATTGGTGTTTGGGCAAGAGTTAGTGAAGAATGGATGTACGAACATATGTGGGTTAGAAGGTATGCATGCGCTTTAGCGAAGAAACAAATTGCTTATAATGGCAAGTTGTACAAAGATGCGGTATTTCCAGGTGGCGTAACAATTGATTGGGACTTCTATCTAGCAGAAGCAAAAGAAGAAATTAAAGATTTAGAAGAACAAATTAGAGACAATTCCTTCAACACTCCGACCGATTTCTTCGTAGGTTAAAATTTTTATGAGCGGACTTCAACATCCTTTAAGTTATAAAGAATATTTTCCCCAGTTTACTGGAGAAATAAATCAAGGTACTGAGATAGAGTACCTTGACAATATGATTGCTGAATATTTTGGAATATATGGGTTGCCAATTGATTACTTCCATCAAATAACCGATCCTAATAAAGATCGTATATTTGGAGAAGATGATACTAAGAAATATCAAGACAAGAGGCAACTTACAACTATTTTAAAAGATGGAACCGTTGAAGAATCATTGCTTTTTAACGGATTTGGACAATTAAATACGGTGGATTTCTCAATGTATCTTCATATCAATACTTGGAAACGTCTTATAGGATTTAATAGAGATCCACTTCCAGGTGACTTATTTATGTTTCCGAATAACTCAAAGTTGAAATTTGAAGTGACTAACGTGGTTTTAACTACATTGGGAACCAAAGGAAATGTATTTGGTCGTAGAACTTGTTACGATTTAACTTGTAAAGAAGCCGAGATTTCCCCCGCTACGGAAGGTCGAGGGGAACAATACGGAGTTGTGGATTCTCAAGGTAATCTTGTTCCTAATGCCCCAGCAGATGCCCTTGTAAGCGATGGATCGGGGAGAATTGCAGATAAGTATCAAGTACCTCAACCGAGTCAAGATGCAAATAAAGGGGACGCTTCCGAGATCACTAAAGCGGCTAAAGATGTTGCGATAGTCCACAATAGAGAAATATGGAATGGATGGGGAGATTTATGAGCCGCACAGTCTATTACTATAGAACAATTTGGAGTCATATAGCAGCATTTGCTGAGTTATTTGAGGACATTCGGCTTCACATATACGAGAAGGATAGAAATTCCCCTCAATATGGACAAATAATTGGTTATAAAACCGTTCCTGTTATTCTTTCTCCAAAAGAGAAAGTTATTTCAGCACTAACGGTTCAATTAGGAAAAGATCGTGCGGAAGTGGATAATACATTGCCAAAAATTAGCGTTGCTTGGAATGGTATTTCGTGGGTTCCGGAAAGAATGCGTGGCCAACTTCAAAAGAGAAATCTATTTATTGAATATTTAGATACATCAACGGGTCAAACAAGAGTTAAAAATTATGACTTTCAAACGGTCCCATATTCTCTTGAAATGGAAGTTGTATTGTGGACTAAGTACATGGATGATGGAGTGCAGATACTTGAAAATCTATTGCCATTTTTTGCCCCAGAACTATATATTTCATTGAAAGAGCGTGGAGTAGAGTCTGAACGTAAATGTATGGTTAGATTGAATAGTGTTAATCCAAATTTCGTTTCTGAATTAAATGAGCCGGATAGAAGATTACTACAATGGAATCTATCATTTACCGTAGAATGTAATTTATATAAGCCAATTTACTTTGATAAAGAGATTTTTGTAACTCGTATAAGTATTGCGGATATGAGTAAATCAAGTAGTTTAAGAGCACATGGCGAGGTTATAACTACTGGAGTAAGTGGTTCTCTAATGTATGGAGTTGATGCTACATTACTATCAAGAATAGCAGATTTAGACCAATCAAGTAGTGCTACAGCTCAAATAAGTGGTGCTAATTATATTATTAATGTAGATACTTGGCAAAATCAAAATAAGGTTGTGTTTACTCCTACTAGCAATTCTGGTAAAGGTGAAATTGATATAACAATAGGGCAATTTCAAGATACTCATAATCCCCCACTAAGATATTTGTGGCCAGAATCGGGAAATTTGTCGTATAATTATTATAATAGTTTAAATCCGGAGGCTCCGGTTATGCCAGACCCGAAGGCACCACAAGAGTATGAGGATTGGAATAATACAATAGGGCCACCACCCTTACAAATTTAAAGGGTTTTATGAGTGAAAGAATAAAGTCATTGTCCGAAAAAAAGATAGAAAAATCATTAGGTATATCATCTAATGTTAACGATCTATCAGATTTAGATAGTGGATCTATTGAATCTTCCCCTAGTGAAGATGCTCTTGATAAAATTGAAGAACGTCAAGAACAAGCAAAAGCAATTAAAGAGAAGTTAGAAAAAATGGGAAGTTTAGAGGGTGATGCCTTCGCAAAAAATATGTATAAAGAATTGGCTCTTGAGGGATTCGGTCTTCTACAAATGACTAAAAGCGAAATGGAAATTGATCCTTCACCTCGATATGTTGAAGTGATAGCTACTTTAAGTAATGCGGTAGTATCTGCCGCCGATAGTTATAGAGATATAGATATTAAAGAAAAAGAATTTGCTATAGAGAGACAAAAGATAGAAGCGAAAAGAGACGGTCCTGCCAGTATAACACAAAATATAGCATTTACAGGAACATTACAAGATTTAATGAAACAAATAAATGTAGCAGGAAAGTCTTCCCCAAAAACAATAGAAGTTAAAGCAGAAGTTAGAAAGGAATAAAATAAATTTATGCCAATTACATATGATGAAAATGGAGTTATAAAGCCAAATCAAACTAGAAATTTAACTGAAGAACAAGTTATCGAAATTTTAAGATGTAAACAAGACATAAAATATTTTGCTAACAATTACTATAAGGTTATTAGTGATGCGGGAGAACATGTAATTAACTTAAGAGAGTTCCAAGAAAGGCTACTTGAGCATTTCGTTGGAAATCGTCACAAAGTTGTTATGAGTGGTAGACAAAGTGGAAAATGTGTTCAATCTCAACAATATGTTGAAATATTAGACAAAATAAGTGGTAAAATTGAAAAGATAGAAATTGGAGAATTTTTCAATATGATAAAAAGTATTTAAACTTTCTTTCCTATATGGTATACTAATATAAATATACTATGAAGGAGAATAACTATGCTTTGTAAATTATGTAATAAAGAGTTCCCAAATTATGTTTGTTTATATCAACACTTAAGAGATGTGCATAAGTGTAATATAGCAGAATATTTTGAGAAATATGAAGGAATAGTTCCTTTTATATGCGATGTGTGTGGAGAGAAATGCACTACTAAAATCTCTCTTGCTACTCACAAGAAAAAAGTACATAGTATAAAATCTACAAGAGAATTAGAACAAGAGAGAAGAGAATCTATTAAAACCATAAAATGTGAAGAATGTGGGGAATTGTTTGACTCTTTGAAAAATTTAAGTAGACATTTAAAGAAACATAATATGGTAACAGAAGAGTATTATATTAAATATATGATGAAACCTATAGATTTTACCCATTGTAAGCAATGTGGAAAGAAGAACGGATTTAGATTTGATAGGGGATTTAATGATTTTTGTAGCTTTTCTTGTAGTACTGCATGGTATGCAAAAAACACCAATAGAATAGAACGGGCGATGGATACTCTCACCAAAAGAAAAGAAGAAAATCCGGACTACCATTTGTCAACATCATCAGAGAGATATTGGGTACTAAAGGGATATTCCGAGCAAGAAGCAAAACAAAAAGTTCATGAGAGACAACAAACATTTTCAAAAAAGATAATGATTGAAAAATTTGGTGAGGAAGAGGGAATTAAAAGATGGAAAGAAAGACAAAATAAATGGCAAGAAACATTATTAAATAAACCAGACGAGGAAATTGAAAGAATAGCAAGAGCCAAGATGAATAATGGTAAGGGTTATTCGCAAATATCCCAAGATTTATTTAATAGCATAATGTCATTTTTGCCTTACGAATTAAAAGTGTACTATGCAACTCGGAAAAATGAAGACATAATTAATCCATTTGGAGATAATTTTGAATATATGATAATAACCCCCGAAAAGAAAATGATGTTTCTTGATTTTTTTATTCCCTCAATTAACCTATGTATTGAATTTGACGGGGATTATTGGCACGGGGAAAAGAGGGGAAATCAAGAAAGGGATAGAATTAGAGAAGAAAACATTATAAAATTCAATCCTACTTTAAAAATAATACATATTAAAGAAAAGGACTATAAAAAAGACAAACATGCTATAATTAACTATTGTGTTAATTTAATAAATGAGGAATTAAATGGAACAACCGATACGAAAATTTGAAGAAGTATTTACCGTACCTTCTAACTATCTTATAAAAACTCCACAAGGATTTAAAAATATCAATAAGGTAATGAAGACTATACCATATGAAGTATGGCACATTAAGTTGGTTAACGGAGATGAATTAAAAGCCGCCGATACACATATTCTTTATACAATAGATCATACTCCGATATATTTACAAGACATTCAAATTGGAACTTTAATTGAAACGGACGTTGGGTATTATGCATGTAATTACATATCAAATCTTGGATATGAAGAGAATATGTATGACGTTGAAGTAGATTCGGAAGAGCATGAATTTTATTCTAATGGTTTAGTGAGTCATAACACTACAACTTCTTGTATATATCTACTTTGGTCGGCTATATTCAACGAGCATTGCAATATAGCAGTTTTGGCTAATAAGCAAAAGAATGCCATTGAAATTCTTGACGATATTCGTAAAGCATACGAGGGATTGCCCGCATTTATGAAGCCAGGTGTTACGGAATATAATAACACAAAGATAGAATTTGAAAATGGGTCGGCAATATTTGGCGCAGCGACTTCCGAAAATGCCTTGCGTGGTTTCTCGGCTAAGATACTTTTTTGTGATGAATTCGCATTCGTTCCTAAGAATATTGCGGATAAATTTTGGAAATCAAATTTTCCAATTATTGGAAATAAAGGTCAAGTTATATTGGTGTCTACTCCAAATGGTCCAGCCGGCCTATTTTACGAGATTTGGCAAAGTGCTAATAAACAAGATGGTACTTATCCGTTTGCTCCATTCAAAGTAGAATGGTGGGAGGTTCCGGGTAGAGATGAGCAATTTAAGAAAGACACTATAGCGGCTCTCGGCTCCTTACAGTCGTGGTTGCAAGAGTATGAATGTAAATTTGAGGGTTCTTCAAAGACCTTATTAAGTGGTGCGGCTCTTGATTCGTTGGGTAAGATGATAAAGACCCCTATTAAGCAAGAAAGTCAATGGTTCAACATATGGTCTAACCCTCAACCCGGAAGAGTATATATTGCAGGTCTTGACGTATCTTCCGGAGCAGGAAGCGATAATTCGGTGGTTGCGATATATGATGTAACTAATTACTATACAGAAGGTTACTATGAATTAGCAGCACTATACAAGAGAAATGATATAAATGTATTTGATTTTGCTTCTATTGCACAAACTATAGCTAAAAGATATAATAATGCTTCTATTATATGTGAAAATAATGGAACCGGATTAGGCGTCATTCTATTAAACGAAATATATATGGAAAAGGGCTACGAGAACGTTTATTACGATTATGACAACCAAACATTAGGCGTAAACGCCAATGCTCAAACAAAGCCTTTGGCAACTACTAATTTCAAAGAAGACGTTGAAGGTGATGTATGTAAGATATATGCTAATTCAATATTAGTTGAATTAAGAATATATGAAGAGGGTAATAAGCCGGGCAAGTTTGCTGCTAAACGTGGGAATGGCAATATGGACGACCAAGTAGCCGCAAGTTACTGGGTATCATATATGTTAAGGTCAAAGTGGTGGGATGATAATAAAAATGATTTTTATAGTAAAATAGTAGTTCAACAATCTACTCGACCCGAAGAAGTTCAAGACGAAGAAGTATTGAGTGATTTTAAGAAAATATTCAACATGGATGGCTATACAAGTCCAGAACAAGACATGGAAAATTTTGAAAAAGAGATGCAATCCGAAGATTAAAAAAGCCATTTTGTATAAATACTAGTAACCGATAAAGTATTTGTTTTGCTTATAAATATGATTTAGCGAGACATTACCTTTAAAGGAGAATCCACAATGGCAATAGTACTTCAATCTCCCGGCGTAGCAATAGTAGAGACGAACGAAACACTAAGAATTCCAAGCGTAACAAGTTCGGTCGGTGCTATAGTTGTAGCTGCCGAAAAAGGTCCTATTAATGTTGTAACTCTTGTCTCGGATGAGCAAGACTATGTTAATACATTCGGCCAACCGGACGCTGTAAATTATCCACACTTCTTTACATCCGCCGCCTTCTTAGGTGGAAGTAATAAACTTTATGTTGTTAGAACAGAAAATGCAAATACCCTTTGTGCGGGTGCCACGGTTGGATTGTCGGGTGCAAACTTAACAATTCTTCCAACTCAAAAACCAGTTTCCGATTATCCCCTTTCATATGACAATATTTCTGCTCATGAAGCGATTGATGGAAATGTAGAACTTCTTGATAGTGAAATGTTCCACGTTTACGCAGTTGGTGCTGGACCTTACTATGATGGAGTTAAAGTATCTATTATAAGTGCTTTAGATTATGATCTTCTAAAGCAATTCAAAGAAGAAATTTCTCAAGCTGTTTCACTAGATGATTTACAAACACTTGGAGAAACTTGGTACAATGGAACTCCATCCACAACCTCATCCCCCGCTGTTCCTTATCTTTCCGATAGTCCGTTATTAAGAGATGAATTAATTGATGTTAATAACGATTATGCTATTAATACAACTTTACTTTCTGAATACGTTTCATTTGAAACTGGTCCAATTATAGAAATGGATACTTCAGTAGTTCCAGCTACGGCATTTGGTATAGCGCAACAAGATAAATTTGCCGTATATGTGTGGAGTCCTGCCGGATCTCTCGTAGAACAATTCTTAGTTTCAAAAAATGCAGATAGTGTTGATAGTCAAGGAAATAGAGATTTTGGTCCTCTTGTTATAAATGGGGCAAGTAGTTATATCTACTTCTTCGTTGATGGGTCAGAGAGTGGTGCAGACGGCGTTATAGTTCAATCAACTGGTCAATTCAATCTAATGGGTGCGGACTCATTAAGTTCAAGTCTTGGAAACTTAACGGGTGAAATCTCAGAACAATGGTTTAATAATTTCACCAATAAAGAAACTCTTGAAATAGATCTTCTTTTAGATCCAGGATATGTTGACGATCTTAAGAGAACTCTTGATTTCATTTCAAGTCAAATCCGTAAAGATTGTTTCTCAATTTTAAGTATGCCCGCATCAAAAATGTTTAATATAAACAATTCAAAGCCTTATGCAAATGCATACTCTTTGATGAAAGCATATGTCCAAGGTGGAGATCCATTGGGATCGTTAAATATTAATTCTTCATATTCAGCAATATATGGACAATATTTTAATATTTATGACAAATATAATCAAGTAAATCGTTGGGTTCCCGTTGCTGGTTATGTTGGTCAAATAATTGCAGATGTAGATTTCAACAACGCTCAATGGTGGGCACCCGCTGGATTGAATCGTGGTATCATTAGTGGAATAAATGCGGTTGCTATTAATCCAAATCAAGCCCAAAGAGACGTAATGTATTCAAATAGAATCAATCCAATTCCAAATTTCTTTGGACAAGGGGTTGTTATTTGGGGTCAAAAGACACTTTCGGCTGCTCCAACCGCATTCGATCGTATCAATGTTCGTAGACTATTCCTTAATATGGAAAGAAGCATTGAAAAGATGGCAAGATTCCTTATCTTTGAATTCAATGATGACTTCACAAGAGCAAGATTCTCAAGTTTAGCCAATTCATTCTTATCCGGAATTAAGTCGCAAAGAGGTATAACAGACTATAAAGTTGTTTGCGATACATCAAATAATACCCCAGATGTTATTGATAATAACGAATTCGTTGCTCAAATCATGGTTAAGCCAAATAGAGTTGCAGAATTTATTACATTAACTTTCACTGCGGTATCTACCGGAGTTAGTTTCTCCGAAGTCGTATCAAACGGATAATCTAAAAATTAAAGGAGAATTACTATGGCTCTAAATGGAATTCAAAATATTAAACAATTTGGTAATGTAATAAGAGATATCTCTCGTCCGTACTTATTCCTTATTAGCATTCCCTATCTTGCGTCTGACGAAAAAGTAACAGCATTCGCAAGATCTACTACACTTCCCGAGTATACTATTGGGACCGTTGAAGTGCCATTCCAAACTCAAAAGTGGCGTATCGCTCATACTGCTCAATTTGACGGAAAATGGTCAGTTAAGTTTCTTTGTGATGAAGGTCACTCAATCCGTAATAAATTGGTTGGATGGATGCAAAGAGAATACGACCCCTCAATTATGAGAAATGGTGCTCCGATTGAATATAAGGCTGATAACATTAAAGTTGTTCAACTTGATAGAATGTCACAATCGGTAGTTCAATACCAATTCGTTGGTATGTTCCCCACAAAAGTCGGAAATATTGAAGTTGCCCAAGAAGGTGGAGAACAACCAGAGCAATTTGAAGTTGAATTTACATATGATTATTGGACCATGGCCGGATCTGGAACCAATGCAAATGCGGACTCGTTCTTCGTTGGTATATCGGTTGACACTGGAATTGGATCAGTTGCGGCGACAGTTAGCGGAACTATTGGCTCAATTGCTGGAACGTTCGGATTACAAGTCCAAAACGTATTCTAAAAGTATTTAAAATTTGCTTATATAGAATAAGCCAACTAAAAAAGTTGGCTTATTTTATTGAATAAAAATACAATTTATGTTATAATTAATAATAAAGGAGATTTATTATGTCAACTATTTCTATTACAGATCTCAAGAAAGCCTATTCTCAATCCGTTATTTCAGCACAAATGTCTATAGAGTTGTGCTATTCACGAAAAACAATTCTAGTTAGGCCGCTAAAAGTAAAAGATAAAAAAGAACTTCTAAAGTCTATTGAAAGTAAAAATGAGATTATAGTCAATAGTGTACTTGATGATATAATTATGAAGTATGTTGAGTTACCAGATGGTGGTGAGTTTAATCCAAAAGAGTTGACAACCCAAGAAAGACAACAAATACTTGTCTACATTAGAGTTGCAAACGGTGAAGAGGAATGCAAAATAGCACACCAATGCCCAAAATGTGAATTTGTAAATAAGAATATATCATTTAAAACTGATAGTTTAAATTTAAAATTCTATGAGGGTGATGGGGAAAATGCTAAAATTAATATTAAAAATGGGGATAATCAATTAGTATTAGAATTAGGCGTTGTTACGAGAAGCGATGAAATCCAAAGTGAAGAATATATAAAAAAGAATAAACTAAAAACAATGACCGATAAGCAATTTGCTATTCTTGCTGCGGTTATTAAAAATGTATATATTAAAATAGGGGGTGGCGAGCCTCAAAAGGTTGACTTCAAGGATATTGGTGAAAAAGTGTCATTTATGGACAATTTAACCTCAAATGACTTAAAAGTTATTACGGATTATGTAGAATCTCTTGAATTTGGTGTAACTTTGCCATTTAGTTTCACTTGTACTAATTGTGAGCATACTTCTCAAGAGGAGGTTAACGTAGCCGTTTTTTTTATCAGTTGATGACCTTTGATTTGGGGTATCGTAATGCGATAAACCAAATTATTGAGTTACTTGTGTGGTCTAATGGTTTATTAAATATAGATCAAATCAACGAGCTTGATCACCTTGAGTTTGAATTTTTTAGAATCTTTTTCAAGAAAAAATATACAGATGATAATGAACAAAAGAAGAAGTTCATAGAAAACACCTTTGAATTTGCTAATAAAGCGGTCGAAGTTATTTGTAAGACTATCGCCGGGGCATATGGAACCAATTCTGGTGCCAACGAACTAAAGAAGCATTAAATTATTATAAATACTCTTTGTATATGTATGAATATTAACTAAAAAGGTAATTTAATGGCAGGAACAATAACAGCATCAATGGCTGGAGATTTGATGAGGAGAGTAATCCCTTCATCTAAGCCTAATGCCGACATTGATGATAAATTTAATAAATTAAAAAGCACATTGGACGATCTATCAACTAGATTAGATCCGAAATCTAATGAATTTATTAAAGAAAGAGATGAATTAGTTAATAAATTTAAAAAAGAAATAGGATTTGAAGAGTTTCCTATTAAAGAACAAAAGAAAATAATAGAGAATATTAATAATAAGGTTGGCACTAATTATGATACTATGGCGTCAATTCAAGCAGGATTAAACAATACATCAAGTATATTATATAAAAATATAGCAACAAGCGTTAGTAATGTTATGTCGGCTCCACTCAAAGCTATATCATTTAGCAAAAGTGTAATTGAGCAATTATCAGAAACTATAAAAACTAAAGTTCAAAATATTGCACCAATTAAAGCACTATCAAGTGCTTTTACGAGCATTAAGGGTGCTATATCTTCATTTTCTTCTAAGTTAGCATCATTCAATCCCGTTGCTAAAATAATGGAATATGTTAAGAAGTTATTTGATCCATTAATAGATGCTATTAAATTTGTTGGTGAGATGATAATGACGGTTATTAGATTTATTATGGAGATAGTAGTAATAGCATTTGAATTACTAATGACGGTTATATCCTTTTTATTCTCATTGACATTATCAGTTATAACATTCTTGTTTACTTTGACTACCACTATAGTATCGTTAGTATTTGCACTAGCGACAACAGTAATTACATTACTATTTTCATTAGCAACGGCTATAGTTACGGGTTTATTGACTATAGTAGGTATAATAGTTGGATTTATGGCATCGGTAGCAATAACGGCAATCACTCTTATGGCTTCATTGTTTATAATTGCAATGACGACAATGGCTACCGTATTCTTAGTTGTAATGACTTTATTCGCATTTATGATATTTACTGTTTTGGAATTGCTACTCATAGCTTCAATAATGGCATTATTAGTAGTTGCTACCATATTCGCAGTTGTATTCTTTTTAATACCTTTACTTATGGCAGTTGTTTTATTTAGTGCAGCAACTTTACTAATGACCGGAGTGTTATTGTTTACTACGCTATTTTTCATAGTACCATTAGTGTTTAGCATATTGGCATATTTAATTGGGGTGATAACACCAATGTTGGCATTTATAACCGTATTAAGTCTAATATCATCAATTGCGGGAATAATTATAATTGCCGTAGTATTAATAATTGGGTATATGTTATATAAACTGTTTAAATGGGCTTTTGCGTTCTATGAAGAGCATATAAAACCGTGGGTTGATAAGATAGTCGGTCTTTGGAATACTTATCTACAACCCGTAATTGATTGGATAACAAAGACTTTAATGGTCGTTATTTCATGGATATGGGAAGCATTTAAATCTGGATGGGATTTCATTTCTGGTATAATTAATAGTATTTGGGAATTCATTTCTAATCCTGCTAAAATGATATCACAAGCCGCTTCTAAAGTTGGCAATATTGTAGCTGAGAAATTCTCCGCAGTAACAGATAAATTGGCAAGTTGGGGAAAGAGTGTAGTAGATACCATAAATCCCATGAATTGGTTCGCTGAAGGTAAGATAGCATTACAACCTATGCGTGCGGTATTCGCAGAGGCGGGTCCGGAGGCTGCTATACCATTAAATGAGCAAGGGTTGGCATTCTTAAAGAAAACATTTAATATTGATGATAACTCTTTTAGTTCTATGCTAAATAATTCGGAATTATTTAAAGCTATTATAGATATCAAAGATCAAAATATTGAAATTAAAGATATTGTTAGTGATATAAGTTATAAGATGGATACTATGGAAACCCCTTCATTTTACGAAAGCATAACTCAAAGTTATACAAGTATGTACACTGGCGGAACTACAACCGCTAAACCGAATAAAAAAGAGTCTCCAAGTGATATTATAATGAAAACATTATCCGAAATAATTAAAAAAATAGATGATATTCCACAAACATCAAAATCACATGGGCAAACTCAAGATGATCAAATGAGCATTGCTAAAATGATTGCTACTGGCTTATTGGGTAGGAGATAATTTATGGCTGTTACTAAAAAATTCCTTCCAACACCCGAGGCTTGTTCTGATGTAGGATTAAAGAGATTTCCAACAAAATATTCGGGAAGTTCTCCTGCTAATAGTAATAGAGAAGCATCATCTTCTATAGGTGTTCAATATAAAAAATTTGGTGATACGTCGCAAGCACAATCATTAATGAATTTAAAAACGCATGATTTATTCAATCCCCGTGATATAGTAATACAAGTATTAACTAATCAACCATTTAAGACAACTACTGAAAAGGGAGCTAATGGGTCTATAATAAGTAAGTATTCTTATGGGACTAATGCGGATGGATCATCAACCTCTCCACCAGAACCACTATATGAGATTCATATCTCTCCAACTCAACCAGACGACGGTGCGATTGGAGTTGAAATTGAACACGTTCACAACTGGGACAAAAATCCTAGTATATTTGATCAAATTTTAGATGGTGCGTCTAAAATAATAGGCGGAATAGATGATACTAGAACTAAATTTGAGAATTTAGCAAAAGGTGCTAGTGGTATTACTGGGCCATTTGAAGCGACTCCTAATAGAAGAAGAGATTTTGTTGAGACATATCAATATACCGAGAAGCAAAGTATAACTATACCATTCGTACTATTCACCGCCGGCGGGGAAGAAAATTTTATTAGAGATATATATGATCCTATAATGTTACTTACCCAAATTTCATATCCTAAAAGAGATAATACTACAACTCCCGGAATTAATGGAGCATTAAATAGTTTTGGAAAATCAATGAATATAATTCCACAAACTCCAACGGGTGTAAATGGAACCGATTCACAAGGACAACCGCCTAAAGGTCAAAGTGATATGGATATAGAAGCTAAAATGTCTGCTATTAATCCTGGATTTAGAGTATTCGTTTCAAAACCTCCCGCATATGTTAATGTATTTCACAATGGGGGATTATTTAGTTATAAGAATTGTTACATAACTAAATTTAGATATAAGTTTAGGGTTTCAATTGACGGATCTGGCCCATCATTAAAGAATTCTTTAGGACAAGGGCAAACTATCACGGAGGCATCTTTAAGTAATGCTAACATAGCATATCCAGCTATTGCGGAATGTGAATTACAACTTAAGACTTCTGAGCCGTTATTCTCTGATGATTTCATTGTATTACAAAATCAATACGGTTCAAATAACCGTCAAAACAATCCTTAAAGGTTCTTATGATTGTTAATAATAAAAAAAATGTACCACAAGAAAGTTTCGTAAATCTATTCTCTGAAATAGTTTATGACTCTTCTCAAATAGCACAAAATAGTTTAGATATATGGGACGCATATCAAATTGATAACATAACTCGTGGTAGCAATAATAGATTGCCAACTTTTTTATATAGGCCGACTCAAGAAGACACATTAGAAAGACTAGCAAAATTATTTTATCAATCCGATAGGTTATGGTGGATAACTTTAATAGTTAATAACGTAGAAGATCCTTTTACATATATTGACGATGTAGTAAATAAGAATTTGAATAATGGAGTTATTAATATATTAAAAATACAATATATTTCGAGTATAATATCAGAGATGAAACGAATAAAGGCTATCAATGACGAAGTAAACGCAAAGGGCGGAAATATTTAATGAATGAAGTTTCTACACTAGTTGAAAGTTGCTCATATGGAGTGAGCATGGTTAGAATGCAAGACTTCGCAAAAGGTCTTGATGGTCATAAATTATTTTCTACTGGGACTATGTTGCCAAACGTAATCGGGGTAGAAATAACGGATTCGCTAGATCAATATTTTAAAATTGGTAAAATAGTATTACACGATCAAACTCAATTAGCGGAATCAACTCCGTTTACTGGAAATGAGATTATAGGGGTAAGATATAAGAATAAAGCAAGTGACCAAAACACCGGAGAAAAAATAGTTTATTTTAGAGTATTTGACATACAAATGGTAGATAACTTTAATTTAATTAATGCGAATCCTGGTAGTAAATTTATGGTTATTCATTTAGTTGAATTTCCAGCATTTGAAATGTTTAGTAATTCTTCAATTTATAAAACATACCCCAATAATCAAGCCGCAATTTCTGATATAGTATATGATAGTTTAAAGGGAATTAATTTTATTGAAGATTACTACAATATAGCAAAACCTCAACCAACTAAAGGGTTAATAGACTTTTGGGTTCCTAATTGGACATTAATAAAAACATTAAAATACTTACAAAAGTTTGCGGTTACTACAAACAATGAGCCGTTTTATGTTCTTACTATTAGACAAGATGACATGTCTACCACCGTTAGCTCAATGAAGCACCAAACAATTCATTATAACTCAATATTTAATTTGTTGAAGGGAAAGGCATTTAGACAATTTTCTTCTCAAAGATCTGACCAAATGCTCCGTGATCCTACTCCGGGCACGGAAAATACAACTCCACAACAATTCAAATCTCCAGCCGATGGAAAAGACAAAGATTATAGTCCTCAAGATGTTATTTTAGGTAGAATGCAAAAATCATTCGATGGTAGTATGCTTTTCTTTGGTATGAATGGGGAAACTATTGTAGGTAGAGATGCAATAGGGGGAACTTCATATTTCTCAACCACATTTGAGAATTTCTTACAATCATATTCTGGATTGGGCATGTGGAGTGTGTATCAAAAGGAAGCAAATAAGAAATCTTGGGGAAATCAATGGTCTTCCATTAACAATACATTTATGGGTGCTACCTCATATGATACAAATCAAGTACAAAACTACTTTAGAAATTTATATAGTAAAAGAATAATGCTTGGAGCAAATAGAATAGTTATATATTCCTATGCAAATGAATTTAGAAATCCAGGAGAAAAAGTAAATATAACATTACCAAGTTCCGATAAATCGGTTGGGATAGACTTAATGAATTCGGGGGATTGGGTTATATGGAGTATTACCGATAAGATATCCTCAAGTGGTAAAGCCGTATCCGAGATTGAATTAGTTAGAGATTCATACTTCTTAATAGATTCTAAACGGATAAATAACTTTATACCAAGGATAAGTACCTTATCCTCTAATTCACAACTTAAAGGTAGTTAATATGACGGACGAAGTACCTAATGCTAATAATAGAAGTTGGTGGGCCGATTGGGGCAATACCCATGAGGTTGAGGAATGCATTAGTCCAACTCCTATAGTTCCAGTAACTCCTATTATCCCCATAGAAGATACAACAAAATATCAACCACTAATATCAGATTTAATAATTTTTGAAACTAATAAAATAGATATATACTTTATTGCCTAAAGGACTTATATGTACGCAAAAGATATCGCAATACGAATTGGACAGAGTGTTACCATTGAAGTGAGTAATAAGCCATATGTTGACCAATCTATTCCCCCCGAGTCCAATGATTATCGTTGGGCAGACGGAGCTACCATAGAGATTCATGACACTGAAGATAACTTATTAGTTTCCACGCAAATGGATCAAATATATTCAAGACCTGGATGGTACTCATATAGACTCCAAACTGATGAATCGTGGATTAAAGGCGTATATCGAGTTATAGTTAGACTTACAACCACCTTAACCCCCGGAACATCGGGGACATCCGGCACTTCTGGTACTTCTGGAGCACCTTCAACTACTATGAGTGATGTAAAAGTTACTTATTTTAGACTAATGGATCTTTATTAAGGATATTTTATGGCCATTTGTGATCAAATAGTATTTAATTCAGAGTTACTCATTAATGAATCTCATACTAATAAGTATATATTCATATTAGATTCCATTCCAACTAGTTATCTTCTTTCTAAATTTACAGATGAATATTTATTAAACTTACAATTGCAATTTGGAAAGAATAATATAGAGTTAGAGAAAATAAGACAAGAAGTTTTCGTAGAACGAAATACTGACCTTAAAAACTTTTTATTATTTGTACAAAATGTAGACTTGCCAGAAATGAACGTGGGGTATGCATCTATGCAAACTCAAATGGCTACGGTAAAGCATGTTATGGGTAAATTGGAGTTTGGCGATTTAACAATGAATGTAATGAATGATGAAGATTGGTTTGTATATAGATTAATGTATTTTTGGTTATTGGCGGCACATAATCCCGAAGAACATATGAAGTTTCAAGAATATGAGTATTATAAGAGATTCTATGTAAATGGCACATTACTTATATTGAATAATCACCAAGAAAAAGTATTTGAAATGGAAATAAAAGATTTACATCCCGCATCAATAGGCCAAATTCAACTAAAAGAAAGTGAACCGGATAAGATTATATTACCAATTACATGGGTGCATTCCGGTATAGTTCCATCCGATAGATATGTTATTAAAAAGGTTTAAAAATGTCATTATACGGAAATAAAAAGCGATTAACATCTCTAAATACGACGACTACTAATAAAAATAGTAGTTTGTTAGATGCTAGTACACAAACACCGTATAGAACAAATGATATATTGCCACAAAATGAGTTAGTTTTTGCCAATGCTATGCCTCCAGTTAATAATCTTAAGAAAATAAAAGAATCATTATCGTATATAAGTAATACAAATTTACCTGGGACTTGTTTTAAAACAATAAATTCAAATATATATGCTCCTATATTTCTAGGTTCTCCCGGAAATCCCGATCCTCAATTTTTATATGCTAGTCCAACGGTATACGATCCAAGTGATTCTATATTTGGAAGTACTTCCAATCAATCAAATTGTGAAAAAATATTCTTCTTTGCTAATATACAAGGGCAAGAAATACCACAATGTAGCTTTCCTAATGCGGGAATTAGCCCTTCAATTACTAATAACTCTATTTCCGTTGAACAAAATTGCTCTCCAAATATCGTTGTGTCCGAACCATGTTTCACAATAACATCATGTGGTAAAGGGGCTAATTTTGTAAGTGCCGTTAAAGAAATTGATACTTGGTATAATGGAAACTTTTATTCGTTAACTACCGGAAACGGGGTTGGCTTAGGGACTAAAAAGTGGGCGGATAAAGAATCAGAAATACATTCAAACAAAAGTATACTTGAAGTAATTCCGGAAAGATATACTTGGCAATTTGGATCTATATGGTTTTTTAAAGGAATTAGCAATATCAATAGAACGGTTAATAATTCGGTTAATAATGATTATTATATAGATTCATATACTACTACTGGAAAATTGACTCCGGCATGTACTAATAATTGTTCGACGAGTCAACTAAATATTAATTGTGTTGGTGATATTGATATATCAAATACGGTATACTCGGAAGTAACTAATAATAGTGGATTAATAGTTGATATTTCAACTCCATCGGATAGCTTCTTGAATAGAGCTTTATATCGAGGCTATCCTTCAGTGAATATAAACCAAAATGGGTGTTATATAGAATTAAGCACTCCAATATATGATTGTGCTTCTTGTAGTGATGTTGATAAGATTTTGGATAGTATTGATGCTAGTTCTTTATCAAGTTCGGGGATGACCGTAGTAAGTGTGTGTCCAGCCACAAGTAGTAACTCAAATTTAATGAACTATTTTAAAAATAACGGGTTATTTATAAATGAATCATTAGTTTATGGGAATAATAGAACTTTAACTACTAATACCGCATCGGTTTATTATGGTAAAGATAAAAAATATGAAAGTTATGGAAGGCCATCATATACCTTTTTATTTAAAAGTATAAATGTTCAAGGATGTGCAAGTATAAATACGGAAAATAAAGGTAAAATTATAGTATTAAATGGTGGAACCAATTGTTGTTCATCTTCTAGCTCATCCTCAAGTTCATCTTCTTCTAGTTCATCTTCTTCTTCTTCTTCTAGTTCATCTTCTAGTAGCACGGGTCCTTCTATATTATATGACACGTATGATGTTTACTTTTATGTGAATTGTTGGGATCTACCAGATTGGGATATTAGTATAGACGATGTTAGTACTGGGACGGCAGTCGTATTAGGATCATATGATTTTTCTCAAGATACTCCATACGGAACAATATATGGAAGTTGGGAAGATTATCCTTGCGGTGAAGGTCCCGCTATACAATATAAATTAGTAGTTTATATTCCTACCGGCACCGATATATACGAAACATTTGACGATTACTATGATGTTAATACGGATCCACCACCAGATACAGACTGTTGTGTTTCGTCTAGTAGCTCTTCTTACGATGATTATTATAATATGATGATGTTCGTATCTAATACTAGAAGTACATTAACCGGTTTAAGCGTTTCGGCAAATACTATAGTATATTCATACAAGAATTGGTGGTATACATCAACATGGAATCCAACTACTAATAATGGAGTGGGTGCTTGGGAAGTTTCAATGGAAGGGCCAATTCCGGCAGTTGATAAATTAGAAGATATTGATTGGAGTCCAACTAATAGTTGCGTTGCAAGTAAACTAATCCAAACCGATTATAATGTTATAATTGCTCCGGATGTAGATTTACCCTCTTGGATTCCGATAGATTGTGACTAATTTAATTTAGTTACAATAATATTGTTTTTATCCCAACTTACCCCTTGCATTACGGTGTAAGTATTTCCTTCTAGCAAATATATGTATTCTTTCCATTGACTATTTTCAAAAGTTATAACGATTTCATTTCCAACTTTTCTCCATCTTCCTCCGGGTGCCATACATTTTACGGTCCCATTCTCTTTAAATTCAAACGTATCTCTAAAATTAATTTTTCTAAAATACCATTTTCCTATTAATGGGCATTTTTTTGAATATATGTCATCATATGGGTATATAAAAGGAAAGCTTCTATTTTCCTCTCTATATCCCGTTTTTGTTACATTAGAATCAAAATATCTATTTTGAGCAACAAGATTTCGTGAAGTTGATACCATTCTTATTTTTTTATCTATAGAACCCATATGTAAAGTGTGATCTATATCGCAACAAGACCCTTTTACTAAATCTAGGCATTTTTCTACGGTGTGAGGTTTAATTGCATAAAAATGTAAATTATACGAAGAACTTTCAACTAAGAATATATTTTCTTCCGTAAATTCTTCACGGAAGCAATCGTAAAATAGCCCTATTTCAAAATCTTGTTGCTTCATTGCCGCCAAAGCCATTTTAAATTTAGAATCAAAACTATTGGATAGCACTATATCATCTTCCATTATTATGACTAAACTACAATCTGTCATATTTTTTGCCATTTCCCATATTTTAGTATGACTTTCGTGACATCCTCTCATTCCTATAGTTGGGAATTCACCTTTGTCCTCCGGCACAATCCCATTAAATACTTCATATTCAAATCTATCTCCTATTATTTTTTTACACCATTTTAATTTTTCTTTATCTTTTTCAAGATTTATTAAAAAGAATTTTACTCCACTTTCTTTGTACGTAGAAGAGTCTTTAATTAAATAGATGTCTCTATTATCCCAACTAGATCCTTTCATTGCTGTATATGATTTTCCATCTTTAATTGGAAACGTTTCCCAATATCTTGGGTCATCAAATGTAATTGAAAGAACTCCGTTAATTATTCTCCATCTTCCACCTGTATTTTTACAAATTATAGATCCGTTTTCATTAAAAATCCATTCTTCTTTATAATTTATTTTTGAGAAATGCCATTTTCCAATTAAAGGACATTCATCTTTGAAAAGATCATCATATGGATATATAAAATCATAACTATATTGTATATCGGTTCTAAAACCTTGGGCAGTAACACTAGACATAAAATATCTATTCTGTTTAACTATGGTTTTAGTTGTTGACAGTGTATTTATTTCTTTTAATTTACTTTTAGTATGCAACACATGATCAATATCAACGTCATAATCTTTTATTTTATTGAATATTTTTAGAGCACTTTTTGGGTTTATGGCATAAAAATGAGTATTGTGGGTATTACTTTCTCTAAATGTAATAGGCCAGTCAATATCTTTTTGGTGTACATCATAAAAATGACATATGTCATATTCTTTATATAGCAATCGATCAACTAGAGATTTAAAATTTAATTCAAATTCACTAGAAAAACATATATCGTCTTCCATTATAATAGCAACATCTATATCATTTTTAATTTTATCAATTTCTTTATATAATGCTAAATGGCTCTCAAAACAACCACGAATCCCTATGGATGGGAATTCTCCTCTACTTTTGGGTACAATTGCTTTAAATACTTCAAATTCAAACATATTTCCTATTATTTTTTTGCACCAATTAAGTTTAGATATATCTTTTTCAAGATTTATTAGATAGAATTTAATTCTCATTTTCCCTCTTTTATAATAAAAGTTTTCATAGTATCCCAACTTTCTCCCGGCATTTTACTATATACTTTATTATTTTTTAAATAGATTATTTCAAATACTTCGGGTTGTAAAAATGTTATTATTACCTCGTTGTGTATCATTCTCCATCTCCCACCCGTAAGTTTTGATTGTTCGCAAGTAACGGATCCGTCAATAAAAAATTCTAATATATCTCTAAAATTAGTCTTGTAAAGTTTCCATTTTCCAATTAATTCACATTCTTTAGAATACATGTCATCATACGGATATACACAATCAAGAACGCCGTTTAGCTCTCCTCTAAATCCATATCCAGTTAATGCAGAATCAAAAAATCTATTTTGTTTAACAAGAATTTTAGATGTTGTTATTGCGTTTATATTTCCTTGACTACTTTCATGCTTTATAATATAATCTAATGGGCACCAATATGTATTACCATACCAAAGCATTTTTCCTATTTTATTAGGATGTATAGCATAAAAATGTAAATATAACGAATCGGTTTTTTTAAGTGAAATTATATCTTCTGTTAAATCGTCGGTTTTAGACCAATCATAAAACAAACATACATCGTAGTCGGTTTTAACAAGTTTATCCACAACATCGTTGAAATACTTATCAAAATTCTCTACAAATAATATATCATCTTCCATGATGAAAAATAAATCATAACTATCTTTTTCTTTTAGACACTTTTCCATTACTTTCATATGACTTTGGAAGCACCCATATTCTCCCTTAGTTTTAAAGTTTTTTATATCTTCTTTTTCTCCCACTTCAATAGCCTTAAATACTTCAAATTCAAATCTATCGCCAATTACTTTTTTACACCACTCTAATTTAGCGGTATCTTTTTCAAGATTTATTAGATAGAATTTTGCCTTTATCATATTATTTTCCTATATTAAGATGTAGCAATTATAGCATAGAGCTAGTACAAATTTTTTATATTTTGGATTTATTTTTATGCTATAATTAGAAAACCCAATTAAGGAAATAATTATGGAAGATATTACTTTCGGAGTCTATTTAAATCATTTGGATGCTAAAATGCCATCCAAGGCCAATCCTACGGATGCGGGATGGGATTTGTCCTCCGTTGAGGAAGTATCTATTAATCCAGGAGAACGAAAGTTAGTAGATACGGGGGTCGTAGTTGACATGACCACTTCAAATGATATTTGGGAAGCTCAAATTCGCCCAAGGAGCGGAAATGCTCTAAAATTGGGGTTAACTATAGTAAATACTCCTGGAACTATAGATTACACTTACCATAATAATATTAAGGTTATTCTATTGAATACTAGTAAGGAAGTAGTAAACCTACCAAAAGGATCAAAAATAGCCCAAATGATCTTTAAAAGAGTACCTCAAGTTACATTGAAACAACTTGATGCTATGCCAACCAATGATTCTAGAGGGACTAAAGGATTCGGGTCGTCTGGTCAATAAATATTATATAAATAAGTTAAAAGAGGCTATAATACAAAAAGGTACTTTTAACCATGTCGAACAAAATTAAATCATTATTTTATGAGTCACCTAAACCTATCAAATTGGAGCCGGTTAAGACTCAAGTCGTGATAGAACCACCAGTTAGAAATAAAGTGAAGGCCATAATTGCCGAGGGTGTATTATTCGGCGCTGGTCCAAAATTATATGGAACCGGTCAATCGTCATTAAGTCAATCGGAAGGTGGAGGCGGTGGTTATGCGGGTCCAATATGTGTAGCCAAAGAGCCAGGCGAAACTCAATTTGGAATAATTGAGGCAGAAGGGGAAGAATCTTTAGATGATATGATAGACGCTGAGATAAGTAAAGATGAAACTCCACCACCTAAAGAAACTAAAGATGATACGAAAGAACTACCAACGGAAGATGCTCCAGTAGAGCCTGAAATTACCCCCGAATCTCCAGTTGAACCGCAAGAAACCCCTGAGCAAAAAGTAACAAAGATGTTCGCTGATAGTGGAGACGTAGATGTTGATTATAGCTTAACCAATGAAAACAATATTAGATTAGAAAAATTTAAATATGTCAATGTCGGACTTGATTTGAAGAAACTTATACCAGAAGACGATTTAAAATCTGGAATCTCTTCTAAAGATGTTATGAATTTACTTACTCCTTCTCAAAGAGATATGTTAAGAGATAAAAATAGAGAATTAAGAAAAACATACCCTTTAATGGATAAGAGAGAGAAGAACATAATAATTCATAATTCCAATGTTCCAATATATAATGCTAACAATGAACTTTCAACCGATATGAAACGCCAAGCATATGATAAAATAAATGCATACCTTGAAACGAATTTCGGAAAGAATTGGCAAGATAAATCAAAGGCTATAAACTTTTTGAGAACTATCAAAATAAACTTCTCAAATGCTCCAGCTATTAGAGCAAATTTGATTGATATAGGGGCAATGGTTACTGAAGAAGGTGAGAACTATAAGATTCCACTCGATAAAGTTAACGTAATGGTTCCGTCATTAGTACACGAGTTTATAAAATCAAATAAAGAAGATCCTATATTCGTTAGAAGTAATATTTTTAGAACGTTAACGAGTGTATATAATCAAGAATCGGGTTCTATGGGTCAAGTATATGTTATATTTAATTCTCAGAACTTAGGCGAAGGTGATATAAAAGATCAAGAAGAGTCCAAGCCAGAGGAAGTTGCCGCCGAAACGACGCCGACTAAAGGGGAGTCACCTGAAGCAACACCCGAAGCAACATCGGAAACTCCTACCGAAGCAACTCCTGAAGCAACACCAGAAACTCCAGAAGCAACTCCAGAGGAAGAAGGATTAGATAATGCGGTTCCACCGCTCCCCGTGAAATAATAGAAAGGATATATGGAAGAATTTAAACTAGAACCAGAAAAGCAAAAAATATTAGGAGAGATAATTGACGAAGTTCTCTCCGAATACTCTAAAGAGTCTAAATTCTTTAGTGCTGATACTTTACACTACTTAAGAGTTAAGATAACGAATGAAGCTAAAAAAAGAATAGGAGAAGTTGATATTCATTCGGTGGACGTTGTACTTGATTTAAGACATATTGAAGATATTAGATTTGCTTTTAAAGTTAATATTCCGAAAGAAAAGGTTGAAGAACTTATACAAAAGGCATAATTATGCAAATAATGATTAACACAATCCCGATTCAAGAAGAATATATTACTCTTGAAAAAGGAAAAAGAAGTAGAATACATCCAAATTTAACCGTACTTGAATATTATAATTGTAATATGGTTTACAATGTATTTAATAAGTTTTTTATAGTTGATTATAAATTTGAAAATGGAAAATATTCAAAAACTCTTATTTCATCTCAAATAGATTATTTGATAGAAGTTCTTCAAAATGCCTGAACCACTCCTAATAGATATTCAAACCATTCTAAAGATGGTTAGGTTTATTTCATCATTTAGAAACATCTTTATTGAAAATAAATATCTTTTAGATGAAGACAAAAAAGATATACAAGAATATACTAAAAATGGAACAATAGATTCTAAGGCCAGATTATGGGAATTTTGTTGCATAATTGAACACATCGTAGAAATAAATACGTTAATTAATTCTTGGAGACAAATCAATAGCAACTTTAAGGAGATTGAAGAAACTATTAAAAAGACCCCCGAGAGTGAATATAGATATGATGTAATAGGAAAAGTAATAAAAAGTAGTAAGTATAAAGAGCTTATAAAAGAAATGAGAGATAATAAATTTCATTATAATGGCATTTCTATAATAAATAGCAATAACAACCATTTACATTTCTTTTACTAGGAGATTACAATGCTTTACTTTTCCGATTTAGAAGAAACTTCATTTGCTATATTTGAAGAAAATGAATCTAAAACAAAAAAGATATTATTGTTTATGTCGGATGTATATGGGAAAGATTTTGAAGAAGTATCGGGTGATGATCTTGATGATTATATATTTGAAACCGATACATTAGTAATAGAGTCGAAATACTTTACCGAAGATATTCTTGAATTAACTGAAATGGGTGTTGAAATCCATATAATTTGAGGTATAATAGCATAATAGGAAATATTATGCAAAAAACTAAGACCACTCACGATACTACAGTATTTACATTATCTCACTCTAGTTTGGGTGCTATAGAAAAGTGTCGGTATTCTTGGTATTTAAAATATGTAGAAAAGAAGCGAGTAGAGAAAGATAATGATGTTACAGATTTCGGCAATTTATGCCATGAAATTGCGGAAAATTACTTTGGTGGTGGTCAAGATGAAATTAAAAGATTATTTAATTTATATAATCAAAAATATATATTAACTCAAGAATATGCGGCTAAACTCCCATTAGCCTTTAAGAGAATTGAAGCGTTTTATAATGCTAAATTGGCAAATAGTTCAAAAGTTTATCATGAAAAGGAATTTAGAATTGCTTTAAGTCCTTATATAGATGTAACCGGAAAAATAGACGTTTTATATAGAGATGAAGAAGAGAATTGGTGTGTGGTAGATTATAAAACTTCTAAAAAAACGGGAGATCATACGGCACAATTTGCTTTCTATTATTATCTTATATCTAAAGTAACAGGTAAGACTCCTAAAAAACTTAAATTTCAAGGAGTATATCTATGTGCTGGTTCGGGATTTGAGATAGACGATTTTGTAAAAGAAGAAATTTTAGAAGCTGATTCCATTGAAGATGCTGAAAATAGAATAGGGAATGGTATAAACACCATATTAGCCCTTGACGTTGATGATGTGTCAAAATGGAAGCCATGCCCATCAGTTCTATGTAGTTGGTGTGAATACCAGAATTGTGAACCTCAAGTGTGCAAAGGCAATGGGAAAGGCAAGAGAATTAAATGAATCTTCCAGAATCAATTGGTAAAATAATAACAAGAAGTAATAAAAAAACATTCTGCTATTGGACCGTTGCCTCCGAGAATCATGGGAAAATGGCTTCTACTATGGTTGAATCGGCAAGACGAGTAGGGGTAACTCAAGACTTCCACATTTTTACGGACTTACCTTCAATTGAAGGTGCTATAGTGCATCCTTGTGGTAAATTTGATAAAAAGCTATATATGTTTAAGTTCCATTTCCTCAAAAATGAAGTAAGTAAACTTAATTATGATTATTATGTGTTTCTCGATGCGGACTGTTACTTCGTTGCTAATCCCGGAGATTTGACTAAAGAAATTGGAAATAGTAAAGTTTTCGTACAAATGGAGAATGAAGTTAACCCAATAAACTCAAAACATAGAGACAATTGGTGGGGGTGTAAATTAGAAGATTATTGTAATCTATTGAAAGAACACGGGGTTACAACAAATAAATATTGGAATACTAATGCGGGATTTTGGGGTATTTCTAAAGATGCTATTGATGAGTTCTATCAAAGAACTACGAAGTTTTTTGAAGATGCTCACAATAAAGGATACAAAAACTTCACGGAAGAACCCGCATTAGCTTATGTTGGTCATATTATGCAAGATCCATATGAAAGAACCTTAGATAAAACTAAACATCTTTGGTGTTCCGATTGGACTAATTATTGGAAAGGTGGACTACCCTCGTATCAACCGTGGGTATTTGAAGATTATATGAATGGCGATAAGAGGATTGTAAAGCCATCAATAGTTCATTGTATGAGATCCAAAGATGCATTAATAGCCGAATATGATAAAAAATATATATCACCTAATAATAGAGGATTTTGGTGTGGTCACTCGTTACTTGGAGATGTTATAGGGTTTGTTGCTGCGGCTCATTTGTATTATATAAAGACGGGTAAGCCAGTTAAAGTGTGGTTCCAAGAGTCTCGCAAGGGTATTTTAGAGTATTTTGACGGGGTTGAGTGGGTTCCAAGAGAAAATATACCGTATGCTATTGATTGTGGTTGTAATCCAAAATTAGAAGAATGGCCTACAATGAATGGAGTGAAGAGATTTTATAGATTTATGGATCCAACCATGACAAATCCTAAATCGTTTGATATACATTTTAATTGTGAGAGGAAATAAAATGAAATTTAGTGAATTTTATGAGAATTATATAAATGGGCATTTTTTAGTGGAAAGAATAGATGATGAAAATTTTAGAAATCAAGTAAATGATATTGTTGATGATATATTAAAAGAATTCAAGAATAGTGGAAAGAAAGATGTATATTTAGTTAAATATTCGCTTTTGGTCGGCATAACTAATAATAAAAATAGAATTAATGTTCCGGGATATTTCACGGTATTAGATCGTAATAAATATCCAATGATAAATTTAAATGCTATATCAAGAGGACTAGGTGCTGAATTTGAAAATAAAGAATACTATAAAATCGTAGAGAAAATGAAAGACGATCTATTCCATGAAGTGGTGCATTTTCTAAACTATATGGGATGGAAAGATAATTATCATCCACGTTCGGTTACATCTTCTGAGTATAACAATGATAGAGAGTTTAATGCATATTATCAAGAGGTGGCAAATTCAATAGAGAAAGAGTTAAAATCCGGAAAAGTATTTGAAGAAGTATGTGGTACGAATGCCCAAGATCTAATAAAAATTATTTTATTTAAATTATATGATAGCAACGTCGAAATGGTGCGGGAATTAATAAATGATGCAAAATATAAATGGAAATGGTTTAAAAGAATTTCGCAATTATATTATGAACTAAAAAAGAAATACAATAAAGAATTAGATAAAGAATTAAATGAAGAGTATACTATTTTGGTCAAGAAATATTGGGATATGGAATAATTATGAGACTCAAACTAATTGGCTTAATAACTCACTCAAATACTCAAGGGGATATTCCAAATCATATAGTAGATGAAATGGTCGCCCAAGCCCATGAGCAATATCCAGATCATACTATAATTGCCATAGGAAATAAAGATAATACATATATCCCTAAAGGGGTCGAAGATTGGAGGCCAACTAAAGGTGATATTAAATGGATAGTAGAAATGATACGAAGCCTAGATTTACTTATTACACCCCAATCCGGTCCATGTTTTATTGCCGCCGGATTTAGAATTCCTATGTGGGTTTATAGAAGTAAAGAAGAATATTGGGATTGTGTATTGAATTACGATGAATACAAAGTTGAAAAATGGTGGGAACGGAAAGAATGAAAATACTCCACGAAACTCCTAAATTGATCATACCGACTACAAAGGAGATGAAGGCTACTCCAAGCAACTCCCTAAATGCATATTTTGACAACATCTATGTCAATCATCTTGAAGAACGGACTGATAGGCTTGAAATCCTCAATAGGCAATTCAAGCAACTTAATTCTACTTATACATTATTCAATGCCATAAGACATAAAGATGGATCGGTAGGGAATAAACTATCTTTCATCAAAATTATTGAGTTGGCTATGAGTAGAGGTGAGAAGCGTATATTGTTTTTAGAAGATGATGTACTATTTCGGAAGTGCATCTTAGATGATATCGGAAGCATAATGAAGGCAGTTAGAGAGACTGATTGTGAGATACTTTGTTTCCATAATCCTCAAATAGTTAAACTAACGGAAGACGAAAAGAAAATGCTTATCGTGAGACGAAAGCATAAGATTTGGTGTAATCAGTGTTTATATTTGAGTAATTTAGGGAAGATTTATGAGCATGTGAAGGAAAGAGAATCCAATACGAATGGTTTAGATTACACTTTAGTTTATAGTAGACTAATATCATATTGTACGGGTAAAGAATATGCCATACAATTGGACGACTATTCAAATATTAAAAATAGGATTATGAGACGATTTGACCATAGGCGGATTTATGAGGATTTGTTATGAAGGTGATTCGAGATTCAAATCTACATACTCATAGAGGAACTTTAGAATGCATTTTAAAGGAGTTGAGAGATAAGAGAGATAGTATCGTTAATATTTCAAGCAACTCCCTAAATGCATATTTTGACAACATTTATGTCAATCATCTTGAAGAACGGACTGATAGGCTTGAAATCCTCAATAGGCAATTCAAGCAACTAAATTCTACTTATACATTATTCAATGCCATAAGGCACAAAGATGGGTCGGTTGGGAATAAACTATCGTTCATCAAAATCCTTGAATTGGCTATGAGTAGAGGTGAGAAGCGTATATTGTTTTTAGAAGATGATGTTCTATTCAGGAAATGTATTTTAGATGATATTGGAAGCATAATGGAGGCAGTTAGGGAGACTGATTGTGAGATACTTTGTTTCCATAATCCACAAATACACAAATTAACTAACGAACAAATGAAAGAGATTGTAGTAAGAATGAGCCGTAAGCCATGGTGTACACAATGTTTATATTTAAATAATTTGGAGAAGATATACAGTCATATGAAGAAGAAAGAAACGGATAAGAACGGGTTAGATTATACTTTAGTTAATAGTGGACTAATAACATATTGTACAGGAAAAGAATATGCTCTACAACTTGATGACTATTCAGACATAGAAGGTAAAGTGATGAAAAGATTTAAACATAAGGATGATTATAAAGATTTGCTAACGGGAGAATAATAAATGAGAATAATTAGAGATACACAGATACACCCAGAAATAATCAAAAATAAGTTAGAAAAGTTGGGCGGAAATGAGAAGAATTTAATTTGTATCATATCAACTTCACACTGCGAACATTACGATATGGCGAAAATACTTATTAAGAGTCTTCGTAAATTTGGAGAGTATAAAGATGAAATTCTCGTAATAACCGATAACCATAGAGAATTCTCCAAATATGATGTTTCAACCATAGAACCTAAACATGTTTTTCATCCAGCGTTCTTAAAAATGTATATTGATGAACACATAGACGTTGGGAAATATTCAAAAATAATGGTTCTTGACGACGACATAATATGTGAAAACAAAATAACTAATTATTTCAACGAGCCAACAAATGATTTCGTGTATTATGAGAGCACAATGAATATCAACAAACCATTTTTCTCAAGATATTTTAATCATCGAGATTTATTTTTATTAAAAGATTTTAGAGGTATAAACTCCGGACAATACATAATTAGTAGAGACTCTATATATACCGGCACTTACGATATATGGAGATCTACCATTTTTAATCATAATGATAAAATTTATAAATGGTGGTATGATCAACCCTCACTGAATTATATAATACGAAGCGGTCTAATCAAATCAACAAAAGGAGACGATTCATTTGTCTCCTTTCGTTATGATAAAAAAGGTACAAATATTTTAAGACATTATGCGGGATTTAAGAATAGGCTCGATATAATGTCAAGAAAATATGATGAACTTTGTAATTATTGATTTATTTAAATTTGCCTTGATATGACCAACTTGGGGAGGTTTGTGGGACAATTAGAGAACCCTTGTATGCTTTGGAATAGTAATTTAATGTGACTGTTGGTTTAATTACCTTTGCTACAAGTATGCCGTTGTTATTTGACCATTGAAACACTACGGTTCCATCAATTATTTTTGAAGAAACACTATGATTTGATGTTGATAGTTCCGTTAAGTACAAACTTCCATCTTTCATTTGTATGGAAAAGTCTCCAAGTTCGTTGGTAGTAAATGTCCCAAGATATTTATTTTCATCAATTTTCCCATTTCCCCCATCCCCCATAAGCCCCTCTTTCGCCTTTTGGACAACAAGATCTGCCAATGCTCCGGCCTTCAATGATGCGATTTTAGTATCAATCTCATCAATCGCCTGTGATCGCTCCTTGATGGTCAACTTCCCCTTCTGTGGATTATTTAGATCGGTCTTGGCAGCCTCAAGACTCTTGAGAATCTTCTGGTTAGCCAATTCAAGGGCCTTTTGATATGCTTCATAACCCCTTTGGGCATCTTTGATATTGTCGGCCACTGCCTTGTCATAGATAGTGTCAGCCACTTTAGGCGGGGCTTGGTCGGCTCCGAAGAGGCTTCCGACTAAAAGGGCGAGGGTGATGGATTTGAGCATTTCTTTCTCCTTGTGTGACGGAGTATAGCATATGTTTTGGAGATGTCAAGTATGAAAATTTAGATAATTATTAGTTACTTGAAAATAGTTTCGGGTGTTGCGGTAGTGATATTCAATTGAGTATTTAAAATAAACTCAATATTATCAAAATCCGTATATTTTATACGAAGCAACTTTATTCCATTACTAATACAATAATTGGTTTTAATTAAATCGTTGTTTTTAATATATTTAAGATGCTTCTCCCCTCCAAAATAGTCAACAGATTCAAAATGTTGCTTTCCATCAAATTCAATACATAAGTTATGAGATGGAATGTAGAAATCAAATGGTAACAATTTTTTAAATTTACAGCCTTGGAATGTTTTTTCTGGTATAAATTCTATATTATTGCGAATTAAGAAATTATTTATTATGTTTTCACCTTTAGAGTTGTTGCATTTTGGACATCCTTGTCCTTTTAGGTGTCCTCCTGCGGATTGATAGAACGGTCCATGGCTATTACAGGTAATACAAACTTTATATTTACTACCTTTATAGTTGGTTTTATCATAATTATATAAATTTCCGTGAACATTTCTACATCTATCAATAAATTCTTTGTTAGATTTTGTAATAATACTCTTTTGAGATATCATAGCACATTTTTTACACCCCATCCCATTTAAATGGTTATGTGCTATTTGGTGAAATTCCCCATGTATTGGGCAAATAATGCATATCTTTGCACGAGTTCCTTTATAGATGCATTTTGAATAGTCGTAGAGCTTATTGTGTATCACATTTGCTTTTTTTATGAAGTCGTCGTTTGAATGTGTATATTGAAGAGATTTCTTTTCATTGCTACATTTTATACAACCAAATCCCCTTATGTGAACGTAGGGTAATTGTTCAAAATCTCCGTGTTTTGGGCAAGTTATAATAATTTTTTTATAACTTTTTATATATTTAGTTTTAGTGTATATATAAAAATTATTATGTATTTTGTTTGACTTGGATAGAAATTCGTCAATTGTCATAGTATTATTAGAGTATAGTTCTTCTTTAGCGCACTTCTTACATCCATAACCATTAATGTGATTATTAGCAAGTTGGGTAAAATTTCCATGAACGGGACACGTTATTGTTATTTTTGATTTAGCATTAACATATTCAGTTTTATCATATGTATATTTGTTATTATGTATTTTATTTGCTTTATATACAAATTCTTCTTGGGTTAGTTTAGCAATCATTAATTTTTTTCCTTTATGTCAATTTCCACTTTAGTTTCAGAATTTAATCCAATAAATCGTAGATATTCGCTTAATTGTTTAAATCCAAGCTTAGTTGACTTTAAAATCATTTTTTGTTTTTCCTCATCATTAACTCGGATATGGATTTGATGTTCTTTTCTCATTGTGTATTTCTCCTATACACTATATATACGAGAAAAATGATTTTTAAGAAAAATCTTGACAAAGCTTATTTTTCATTTATAATATAAAAATAATAGAAAGGATAAAAATGCGTTCGCTCGTACTTAATGCCGACTACACCTATATTAACATAATAAATAGCTTTGATGCTCTTGTAATGTATCTTGAAGGAAAAGCTGAAATTGTTCATGCTTACGATAAAGTAATGAGATCACAATTTTGTACTTGGAAAGTTCCTAGTATCATTGTTCTAAAGAAATACAAAGATGTTTCAAAAAGAAGAAGAAATGCTTCTACATCTCTCCGATACATTCTTGCTAGAGATTCATATACTTGCTGCTATTGTGGATGTAAATTAACTATTAAAAATGGAAATAGAGATCATATAATTCCATTAGGTCAAAATGGACCCAATAAAAGTTTTAATATAGTTGCGACTTGTAAAAATTGCAACACAAAAAAGAGCAACCGTACACCCGATCAAGCCGGATTAAAAATGGGATTCCAACCAAAAGAGCTAAGTGATAGTGAAAGGCTTGCCGTTTATATTAAAGGAGTCTCATCGGTTGAGAGGTCAAATTGGATTGATTGGCTTAAAGAGAATAATGTAAATCTTTGGTGAAAAGTTAATCTCCTTCGTGATATAATAGTCATATCACGAAGGAGATTTCTTATATGTTAGACATACCCCAAGAATTATATAATTCAATATTAACATCGGCCCTTAAAGATAAAGAAATTTATTCTAATATTACTTCTCAGGGTGGAATAATAAAATTCGTAAGTAATCTTACTCATGGATCCGATCTAGAAGCCCATACTAATGAAGAAGTTGCAATCTTAAAAGATGCTAATAAGGTGCTTGAAAGTAAACTTAATGATAAAGACGGTGAAATCAAGGTACTTCTTGAGAAATATAACACTTTATTAGCATCTACAAAAAAAGCAACGGGTTCAAATTCTATTGCTGATTTGGAAAAAGAATATGAATGTATGACTGATATACACGGATATATATCAGGCCCAGTTAAGATTCCGGAGAATATTCCAGGAGAATATAAAGTAGACGAAGAAACTTCTAAAAGAATTAGTGCTAATTTGGGAATAGTAGATAAACCAAGTGATACTTTTCCAATAAAGAGTACACAATCCGAAGGATATTTTCAAACTGAAACTAGGGTTGTGAATGGGATACTACAAGTCGCCGCATATTTTGATACCATGATTAACGGTAGAGTTGTTACTAGAAAAATAATCCAAGATTGGAATAATGTTTCTTTAGATAATGATGATATTAGTATAGTCAAATAATATGTCTTCAATAGCCATAGAAACATCTAAAGATACATCTCGAATGGTTCTTAAAGGAACTTTGCCTAAATCCGAATGGGCAAAATATGAAGATGTCATAGGTGATATAGTAGAACTTGAACCAACCCCCGATAAATATAATGAGTTGATGTCATATGCTCGTGAGCATTGGTTTTATAATGGGTTGAATGTTCTTGAAACCGTTAAAGCCGATCCCGAAACTCATGTTGAAAAGATAGTTTGGTTAGTACTCTTTTATTAAAAAGGCATATTAATGGGATTTGGACAAGAATACGATGATTTTACGAAAGACGATTCTCACTTTAATGGGAATTATAGAGCTATTGTAGAAAATAATGTAGATCCGAAAAAAGCTGGTAGAGTACAAGTAAGAATATTTGGCCTACATAGCCCATTTGCGGCTGAAACTCCCACCTTACACCTTCCTTGGGCCGAGCCTTGTCTTGGAGTATATTGGTCAGGTGGTCATAATATAGAAAATAATGATACATCTTCGGATAGATATAGACCAAGTGGCGACGAAAAAACTATGCCAGGAAAGTCCGCAACTCAGTTAACTCCTAATAGTGGGAAATTCACGGATCCGGTAGAAGATGATTGTGGAACTGGTGGATTCTTTACGGTTCCTCGTAAGGGAACTATAGTATGGGTCTTTTTTGACTCTAGCAATCATAATAGACCCCAATATTGGGCTACAAGCCCAAAACAACAAGATTGGAAAGAACAACAAAGAAAATTAACACAAGACGTAAACGATACTATTAATGATGTAAGTAACTTAAGAACCGGATTTACGCCGGATAAAAATGCTCACAATGGATCTATTCCCGCTCAAAATGCTTTAGTGCAAACCTATTGTAGTAAGCCTAGAGTCAACGTATATCCAATTGATGATATTAACCAACAGGATGTAACCTCATTTACTTCAAAAAATGGTACTACATTCATAGTAGTCAATCAAGATGGGAAAGAAAGATATTATTTAATAAACAAGGGTACGACCACCTTTGTAAGCGAATACGGTCATAGAAAAACTATTGTAGGTACTACTAAATCGGCAGGAAGTACCATTAATAGTAATGATGAAGAATTAGTTGCGGGACATAAGGAATTACACATTATAGGCGATTATGATTTATTTGCTCAAGGTAATATATTCATTCAAGGCGAAGAACATTGTCAATTGAATGTTAAAAAGAATGTTGGGATTGTCGTTCGAGAGGGGGATATTGATATAGTTGTTGAGAAGGGTCATGCTAACGTTGAAGTATCTTCTGGAAACTTGAATGCTCATATTGGTGGCAATATGCAAGTCCAAGTAGATAAAGATGTTATAATGAAAGTTGGGGGCAATGTTGATGCCACCGTTAATAATAATATGTCGGCAACCGTTATGGGAAATACGAGTTTAAATTCAACCGGGGACACTAAAATCATTGCTTCTGGTAATATAGCACTTCAATCATCTAACGAGATAGGTATAATTTGTTCCGCATTAAAAGTGACAGCACAAACAATTGATATGAATGCTCAAGCATTGAAATTCTCTGGTGCAGCATCAACTATGAATATAGATTCTCAATTTGTTATAAATGCGGGATCTTCATTTAAAGTTGATCCGGGTGGTTTTGGTGGAAACATTCAAATGTCTGTTCCTATATCAAACGCTCTTCATGTCGGGTGTTTTCCCGGCCCTGGTGCAGGGCCGTCTACTCCTTATATTGGTGTAGCGTCTCCAGCCTCGCCTGCCAATCCTACTACGCCAATTACTCCAAGTAGTTTCGTTAATAGTCCTAAACAAGATAAAGTAGCTTTAGATGTAACGTCATTAGAAAAAGACGATGGTGTTGACAAGGCGGGTAATCCAGATATATCTTCAAAGATATAATATTCCTTTTATATAAATAAACAAAAAGGATTCTATTATTGTATGGCAACCACCCAACCTGAAATTTATTCCGATTTGGCATTTAATCCAATATTAAATCATTTTGGTGATGCGAGTAAGGTTATAAATTTAGATTCTATTAGACAAGCCGTTAAGACAATTGTTCTAACTCCTTTAGGGTCAAGGCTTTTTGATCCGGGCTTCGGTTGTACGGCAACTTCTTACTTATTTGAATTAATAGATGATAAAACATCAATAAGTATTCAAAATAGTATAAAGAATGCTCTAAATACCTATGAGAATAGAATTGTAATTAACTATGTTAAGGTTAACGTTGATTCGGATAATAATAAAATAGATATTGAAATTAATTACTTTATTCAAGAGTTACAAGAAAACGACACCGCAAAAATAGTAATAGCGAAACTTTAAGGGTACACTAAAATGCAGAAAACGACAATTGATTATACTAGTTATGATATAGACGCTCTAAAAAGTGACATAATTACTTATTTACAACAAACCCAAACATATAAAGATGCCGATCTAACTCAATCTAATATTAATACATTAGTAACTATATGGGCTTGGATTGGATCGCTAAATGGGTATTATATAAATTCGGCGGCTAACGAAGTATTCTTACCGACTGCCAAGAGATATAAGAATCTCAATAAGATAGCCCAAATGCTTAGATATGACGCTCGTGGTGTAACTTCAGCATCATTGAACGTATTAGGAGCACTAACTCCGTCATACGTTTACGGTAAAGCTGGAAAGTATATTGAAATTCCAGCATATTCAATATTCCCTTCAACTAAACCAACTACGTCAAATACTAATTTTAATTTCACGAATACAACATCTCATGTTCAATTAGTTAAAGCGTTTGGTATTTCCCCAATAGATATAACAGATATTAGTTATAATAATTATGCCTTGCCATTTGAGGCTCCCGCAAGTTTCTTCTCGGATTCATTAGGTAATATAACAATTAATCCTACGGGATTAGGTTTACCTTTATCACTTCAAAAGCCATTAAGTATTATTAATTTACCAGATAGTAATAATTATAGAGGTTTTGATACTACTAATTATCCATTATTTGACCCAAGTAATCCAAATTCGGTTGGGCAACCATTCATCCAAACTATCCCAACGATAGCGTATAGTAAGACGATGGTGCCTAATACTCCGTATTACTTAATATTCAATTGGGATAAGAATACATCATCACCATATATTAGTATAGCGGAAGATAAGACTACCCTAGGTGAAAAAGCAAATGATATATTAGTAGCAATTATTCTTCAACCAACCGACAATACTAATATGAATTATTCATTAAAATTCTATGAAGATGGCACAATTAATAGATTTTTTACTGGAGTTTTAGGGCTACAGAATTTAGATAGCACTAAGCTTGAATTCTCTTATTTTCAAGATGTTCCAAATGCTATAAAGCAAATAAATTTGGTAGTTAATAAAGATGGATCTCAATCTCCATTAACCGTGTTGATTAATGGTGTATTTTATACTTTTAGTAGCGGGACTATTTCAAGTCAACAATTTGACAAGAACTTCTTTAGCTCCGACGTTCCTACATATAATATTAATTTGGTCATTGCAGATGAAACCGATTCAATAAACAACTATGGTGCTAGATTAGAAGTAACGGCTAATGCTCCTTTATCTAATCAAGTTACTATTGCTACTATTACTACAAATTTCATAGATTCAACAACCTCAACGTCAGCATTAGCAACTTCAAATAGTACAAAATTTGGAAATTTCCAAGTTGTTGAACCTGAGCCAATACAAACGTCTGAACAAAAAGCTGGCCAAGTTACATTTGGAAGTGGAGTAACATCGCAAAAAGTGTATTTTAATAGTGCTTTCGTGTTAAATCCTAATGAAGTTAAAGTTGAATATAGCATTCAATTAACTCCTTCAGATAATGTTAGAACTTGGTATTCTAATTCGGATGAGAGCGGATTTACTATATATGTTGAACCAAATACACAATTTGCTGGAACTATTGGTTGGTCGGCTACTAGAATAGTTCAAGAGAATGTTAAACAAAAAGATGTAGTATTTGACACACCTATGCCATTAGGAATAAGTCAAGATGGTCTAACTTCTAATTATATGGTTCAATTAACTCCTAATGATAACATTCAAGTATGGTATGAGAATGCTGGAACAACTGGGTTCTCTGTAAAAACCGAAAAATCTTTTTCGGGTAAGATAAGTTGGAGTATTTTCAATTTCTTCCAAAATGATACCATTCCATCGGAACCAGAAAGCGGATATAGACAAATTGGAACTATAGTATTGCGTCCAGGAGAAACGAGTGGTGCCATACAACTCAAGACTCCTATTACCGATACAAATTATGCTATACAACTAGTTCCAGATGCTAATTTAGTTACCTATTATACTAATAAGAGTTCAAGTGGGTTTACTATTAATATTGAGCCAGGTATAACAGATCAAGTGGTTACTATAAATTGGTATGTTGATAGTAGTACTGGATACGCATTCCAACGCCATGGCGAAATAGATTTTTCTGGAAGCACCTCAAGTGCTGCTACTATACCCGGTTTAAGATTCACGAACGTCCCCGAAACTTTTGCCATTAATAATTTATTACAAGGACAAATTACATTTACATATATTGATAAAAGTACTAACATAGATACAAACAATAATGGATTAAATATATCTATAGATCCATCAAGATTGTCGGACAATGATGTTAGATATATAGTTAATAACTCAAATATATCTATTAATAGCTTAAGAGTTTTCGTTAAAAACGATTCTGGGACATGGGATGAGTGGAAACGCTCGGGGACTGGGTTTAATTCGGATATAGCAGTTGGGCAACAAGTATTTTTCGTTAGAGCAAACCCCGATCAATTAATTACTATTGATTTTGGGGATGGTGTTAACTATGGATCCTCGCCATTAGATAAAGAAACTTTTATTATTGGATTAAATTCTGTTGGAAATGATGGCAATATCAATAAATCAACTCTCAACGATCAAATAATTGTTTCGCAATATATTTTAGGAAACGACCAAACAGATATTAAATTTGAAGATAATTTCGTTGAATTGTTGGGATTAAAGACTCAACAATATTTTAATGGGTCTTCACCTGAAACAAGATTAGTAGATTCTGAGGGAACAAAACTACAAACGACCGACTTGACTATTATTCAAAATCAAAATGCATTTGGCGGAAATAATGTAGAAACGGTTGACGAGTTAAGAAGAAATGCAACAAACTACTTTACGAGTCAAGGTAGAAACGTTTCGGTTAACGATACGCTAAATTATGTTGAACAAGTATTTAATGATTACGTAGTAAGAGCAAAAGTTTTGGATTACGAAGAAGCTAAATCTGCAGGATTAATAAGTTCAACCGAAAATTCTAATTATTTCTTTAATTATGTGTTCGTCATTATATTGAACAAAGATGGCACTAATACTATCAGTAAGAATTTAAACGATTTAATAGTTAATACTCTTGATAGTGATCCAGTCAAAGTTATTGGGAAAAAGCACGTCGTAATTCCCGCAACTTGGGTTCCAATTGATGTTCTTGTTAGATATAAAGCAAAAAGTTATGGAAATCCGGATATTATTGAATCACAAATAAAACAATCTATAGGAGATTATTTCAACTATACTAATCACAATCTAGGTGAAACTATAGAGAACTCATATATTGGAAATTTAATAAGTGCTATTGATGCGGTGGATTCGTTTGAAGTAATGTTAAATAAGAATCCCGACAATAAGCTTACTCCATCCGATTATGTTGCATCTATAAATACTATATATTCTACACAAGAACAAACCGATATAGCTAGAAGAAATAAACTAATGGAATTAGTTACAAAAGATCCATCACTTGTTAGAATATTCCAACCACTATTTAGTTCACTAAATACTAACGGGACAACGAGTTGGGACTATAGTTTGAAAATCATATTAGGACCATACGAATTTCCTCAACTTGGAAATATAATACTAGAACTAGAACAATAAGGAAACGCAATGGCTTTTGATGTAACAATAACTAATGGCAATGGCGGAACGGCGAATTACGCAAACGATAAGTTGTATTTTAATGCCGAATTTACTCCTGGTCCAATATTGTCAAGTCAAATCACTTCTAATGCCATGCAAATAGTTGGCAATGTCAATAAAGAAGACATAATACCAATATACTACAATTATTCTATTAATGAGGCAACAAAGTATAGTTGGAGTACTCAAGATGGTTATTTTTATTCAACCCAATCAATAACTCATTGTTTTAAAACATCCGGTACTTATACCATATCTATAACTATTACATCGGAACAACAGTTCTATAATGGAATACCTTTCCAATTTACGTATACATACATACAAAATGTTGATGTAAATTCGTTTTTCTATAAAATGATTGTCAAAAATAACCCAATGTGGGAGTATGGAGCAAACAATCAAGCAAACGTAGATCTTATTAATTCAGCATCAAAGTTTTTTGATAGTATCTATAGTGACATACAAGGAATATATAATCTAATTGATATTGAAAAAGTAGATCCTAAATATTTTAATTATTTGGCCCTTACATTAGGACATAATGTAGATTATGCGAGAAAAATAGGTGGAAATGCCAATGATGACACTTTTGAGCAATATGATATATTTCAAAAAATAAATAATAATGTTGCAACTACATCGGAAATAAATGCATTTAGACAGTTCTTGCTATTAAGCGTTGATATATTCAAGACGGGTGGTACGCCAAACCAAATAAAACAATTCTTATCGCTATTTTCAATTGATGCCAAATCAATGGACTTGTGGACCCAATATTGGGGATTAATACCAAAAGGTATAATAGATGATAATTTTGTCGGCTATGATAACTTCACAGATAATAAATTTGGATTAAAATGGGAAGATTTACTCGTAATAGGAAACAATAACGACGTGGGTCATTTAGTAAAAGAGTTTAATTCTTTTACTCTAGACAATTATCATACAGTTCAAAAATTAGATTTTCCGACTGATACTTTAGATAGTGACGATGATGATATGGATCCAGATGAATATGCTTATTTTAGAATATATCATAGCACTCCTATATTCAAAGATATTAGACTAAATAATGGTAACATGATTGTCTCGGAAGAAATAACATCGGATTATTATGACATAATTCCTAATGCTGACACTGAAACGAGATCGGTATATCCTTACTTGTTAAAAATAAAAACTAGTTATCTCACGGATGGCGATAAGATATCTATTAATTACGAAACAACATCAAATGAGTCCATAGATTCTCTCGTTGCTACGACTGATGCTATTGTTAAGAATATGGACTATACTGTTAGATTTAAATATCTATCAATTCCATCAACTTATGAAGATAATAATTTTAAAATACCGGATAATGAAATATTTTTGACTTTTAGGGGAGAAAAAACCGACGATTCAAGTTATTATAATTTCAACGAATATTATAGATTATCGCTAAATGCCAAGAATTCGACCATCTCTTTATCAAAAGTTATTTTGAATTCTGCTAATGGGGAAATAGTAACCCAACAAATAAATTTGAATCAGTCCGACTCTACCAATCCTATATTTTCTAAACTTATAATAGAAAATGATGATGATGTTAAAGCTTTTAAGTTCAATACATTTTATGAATTGAAATTGTCTATTGTAGATTCATTGGTTTCAGCCTATTATAGAGAAGCATTAGAGTATGACACTATAACACAAAAAATTGAATCTAACGAGGGTGAAGTTCCGTTTGGTCAAACCCTATCAACCTGGGTTCCACTATTTGAAAATGTTGATATAAACGTGTCCGATTCAAACATATTATCTATTGATAGTACGGGACAAATAATCCCATCATATCAATATAAAGCACTCTTATCAAGTGGATTTTATGGAGTAGGTGTTAAAAATAGCATAGTGGAAATATTTGAAATTTATTTGAACAATCTTGATCTCGAAGATACATTGTATAATGATACACAAAAAGAGTTAGATCTAAAACCAAAGTATCTAGAATGGCAAAATAGTAAATTATTATCGTTTAACTCGTTTGATCAACATAAAAATGATACTTTTAGCATTACGCTAAGTGAAACGTTTGATCCTAATGTAAAAACATATGCTCTACAATCAAACGAAACTTCGGCATTCAAACATTTATATTTTGATAATTCTCCGGTAACAGAAGAATTGGCAAGTAGATATACCGTATCATTTGACGGCGATTGGATTAAGACCAATTTCGTTAATGAACAAGATGTTATGAATAAGATAATAGTTCCATTTGGAAGTCAACCGTCGTGGTTTGCTATTGAAAGTCGAGTATACGATAGAGATTTCTACTTGAATTATTTTGGAGAAACTACTTCAAATCATGATTTTGGAACCGTAGATGCTCCAAATATTATAGACACTCCGGGTTATTTCGTATATAACGTTTCTACTACTTTGGGTTTATATAAAACCGAACCATTTGATGCTTTTTCCTCAGTCACGAGAATTGACAATAGGGACATAAAGACGACTTTATTGAGTAGCGAATTCCAAGCAAATGATAAAATACAACAGTATAAACTATCAAATAATCAAAATAGAGTTTTGGGGTTATTTGAAGAGGTTTGTCCAAATTCCACTATATTTTCTAATGATTCAATGTGTGGAATAGAAGTTAATCAAGATGGAACTGCATATAATAATATTTTATTCTATCCTATAGTCGTAAATAACGCAAACAATCAAAGGGTTGTGGGTGTTAGATTTAGAAATTGCTCGGATATATCAAATATAATATCAAGAGTATCGGCGGGTGGAACGGAATCAATTCAGTTGTATGGATTATTTATTTTACAATTACCAATAGAAGCTATAAAATTTAGACCAGAGTTAAATAAAAACCTTGAAGTATTTGCCGATGATCAAAATACGGTAATAGTTAAAATGTTTGTGCCTTTGGGTGCGTTGAATTCCGAAATTCAAAATTATTCTCTCGGCACCGAATATATGCACGACATAAACAATAGTGGTGCAACTTCTATAATATTAGATAGTGTTTATACAAGAATCCCAAGAGATGTTATGACTTATAAGGAGCAAGATAGCATATTAGTATTGCCTTCTTTAAATCCGTATGAAGATGACTCAAAATCTCTAAAATGCAGATACTATTGGAGTGCTGAATTACAATTAGCCACAAATCTAAATGACTATGAAGTAGTTAGCGAAGGCATATCTACTAAATATATGATGAATTATGACTTTAGAAAAATGCTTGATGGATTAGATAAATCGAATGTTTCTTTTGATTCATATCTTTGGTGGATTCCAAAAGAATTGTGGAGAAAGAGAGACTTTGATGTTCTCAAGTTGGACTCAAAATTTGATGTTGCTACGGGATTAAACTATGATTCTTCGTCGGATAAGTATTTTTATGGGACGAAGGTAAATTCTAATTCTCAAGTAAACTCTTTAAGAATAAAAATAAAAGATGGTCCTATAACCCCATATACAACTTACTATGCCAAAGTCAAGTTTAAAATGAGTTGGAGCGGATTTGACGAATTATTGTTAGGAAATGCGTCGTTGGTTGACGGTAGTGTAAAACCCGCAAGACCACTATCCGCATTAGAAGCAAGTCAACTTGTAACTGTTGGTGGAAAATCTTCAAAATACTTAAATAGTATGCCAGCTCCGGTGGCAGATTGTATTGATTTTTACGTTCCAATTTCTTGGTATCCAGAAAGTGAATTGCCATCGGATAATGTAATTCAATGGGGTAATTACATAAAAGGTACTAATGGGGATGTTAATTCTCCTTCAGTTTCATTAACACCGTATGGATTAATGTCATATTTAATTATGAATTCTACTAATGCTAATTTCAATTCTATAGATATATCTCAAGTTACTTCGGGATGGACTATACAAGATTGGAATGATAGATTCATGCAATTTGTTAATATTGAATATATAGCTGAACTTATACCATCCTCTGCTTACAAATTATATAATGATTTTGGGTTTGTAAGTAAATATGCTCCGGCAAATAGTGCTAAAATAGTTATAAATTATAATGCTGGAGATTTAGATTGGAAAGTTATTGATTCCGTCACTATGTATCCACAAGGATATAATTCTTATTACTTTAATATTCCTAATGCTTTATATAGATTAGTAAATTGGACTGAAGACGTTGAAAGCATAAAAGTTTCAAATTATGTGATTCCATTAAATTTATATACTATATCAAATAATACATTAACACTTAGTAACGATAATATCTACAATGTATTAGAATCTGGTAGTATGAATATGAGTGTATCATTTGATGATATTTTTAGTGATAGTGTAAATAAAGTAATATTAGTTGACGATTTCTATTCTACTCGTGAAATAGATTGGATTAACTATCAAGAAAACAATTATAAAGATATTCTTGAATTGGTCATTAGAAATCCAAGTGAGGTTCTGTTTACTTCCGGCACCGATCCTTTATTAAAAATAACCAATTTTAATGGAATTCACGTTTTACATAGTACTCAAGGAAATACAATTAATAAATATGACCCGTTATTAAGTGGTGTATCTTATAATAACTCAACGTCTATTTCAAAAGATTCTAATGGTGGATATACTCCAACACTATCTTTAATTGACGAACAACACGATTCGTTCCAATTAGAAACATTAGTATGGTTTGATGATGCTTTAAATTCGTTAAAAGGATATAACGGCAAGCATTTCGAATACATAATTAAAACTGAAACCGATTTTAATCCTAAAACTAATACATACATATTATCTTCCTATTACTTTGTAGGAATAGGAACCTATAATTTTGATGTAGCATTGGGTGTTGCTAAATATAATCCTGCAACTAATACTATGGATAAGACATTCTTAGCTGGATTTGGGAATTATAATTCAAATAATATATCAACTAATACTTGGTATAAATTAAAAGTATTAGTTGATTCAAAGTTTATTAGAATTATATTCAATGAAGAAAAAGACGATGATAGAATGGTTATAAAGTATGATATTGATATAAATTATCAATATGATGTTAATAGATATCTTAATGGTGAATTTGAACAATTAGTATATCTAGTGACGGGCCTTGAAAATCTTAAAATAACATATCCTAATAACCTACAATCTATAGCAGGTGATACATTCTACACTAATAATTGGAATGAAACTTGGGCGGCAAATATAAGACCGTTAGGATTATATGCCGGTATAAAGTTATTTAATCCATATACTTATGTGAAAAATGTAACATATACAGCATTAATTCAAGATGATAAGACGTTTACTACAGCTAACGAATTGGTGGATTTAAATAGTATAATATTGGAAATAGAGAATAACTATACAACTAATGGGATAGTTGAAATGATTGGGAAGACTATAAATGGTGGAGTAATAGTACAATATGGAACAGACCTATTCCACAAAATGCCAAATAAATTTGTAATAAAACGATATGAAAATGTTGAAAATATATACATATCAAATAATAAAATAGTTATAAAGTTTAATTCAAATAATGTGTTAACTCTATCAATAATAGACGAGAATTTTACAAATATCCAAAATGTTTACGTTAAAGATAACTACTTTAATACAGATCACATCTATAAATATCTATTGTGGACAAGTAGAGAAATAGAAGATATTTATGCTACTCCGTCTAATCTCTATGTCACTTTCAACGATGTTTAAAGGTCAATGAATGATTATATATCGCCCATCATCAGGTAATACGACCAATCCAGTAAATATCAATACTAGCGGGTATTGGATTGGCCAATCATTGGGTGGGGCAATAGTAAAAGAAAAATCATTAACATCATTCCCTTTTGATAAAGTTGATTCAAAATTAATATCTAATTCAGAAGTTCTTCCTGGACAACAGTCGTCAAATTGGTTTTACAATAGCGTAACAGACTTTGACTTCATTAAAGGTGCTACCACTTATAGATGTATCTATATTGGTTGTGAAGCGGATTCGGGAATATCTAATTCTAATTTTTTGGAATATATAGATAATATTTCGTCAAGCGTTTCTTTTACAACTCCAACTAATATTCCTGTCGGAATGACTATACCCGAAGCCATAACATATCTAACAAATAGTGTTAAATTGTCAATATGGTATGAGGGAAAGTATAATATACAATCAAGTAAAAATACATTTACTATAACAAATGAACTTGATAGTATTGACGAACTTCAAAATTTAGTTGTAGCATCTGGAAGAACTTGGCAATCATCTATTGCTTACAATGACTACTTAATGCCTGGTGAGTATTTAAAAATATGGATAAAAAGAGAATGTGACGAAGATAAGAATATTATAGATATAACAGGATATTCTTATACCTATTCTATTAACGATCTTGTAATAAGTAATATTGAAAGAAATAGCGGAAGACTAAACATTTCCAAAGTATATTTGGGAAGTCTCGGTAGTAGTTCGGAAGTTGATTTGAAAGAATTAATACCAATACAAGCAACATATAAAGAAATTGTACAAATAGTAGATAAAAATGGGTATACGAATATATTCTATATAGACGATTCCAACAAAATACACGATCTTATAGTTAAAAATTATGAGGATGTATCTCTTAATAAATTTATTGATTACGATTTTAGTACCGTGACGCAAGCGATATCAAGTAATGCAAATTATGCATTCGCTCGTGTAACCGAGTGTTTAAATGGGAATATTCAATATTTTGGTGAAGTTAATAACCAACTTGTTCCATACCTACATACCAAATTTATAACAAGTATAATCCCATCAAATAAAAAAGATATTTCTAACTGTTATATATTCTTTAATGAATTGCTTCCTATAAGCAACGATCCAAAATATGAACAAAAATATAATCATATTAGTTATAGTTGGAATTTTGGAGTTATAAAAGTTGATTTGAGTTTCTCCAATGATGCCGAATTTGAGAATATATTGGCTGGATATTTGAATAAGAAAAATATATCAGTATTAGATTCTTCTGGCGTTTTCATATTAAAACAAGACTTTTTCGCTTCGTCCGTAATATTACAAGACGATTTGTTTACTATAGTTGGATATGAAATAGAAGACTGTAAAATTGACAATAAAAAGAGTTATATAAATTATCTTTGGGAAAAAGATATTATACATGATTCCCCTAAATTGACAACCACGTTTGTTCCTAAAACTTCAAGCACACAACTTTTATCGGTCGAAAATCACGGAATAGGGGAAGCATATTTAGTATTTGACGATATAACTAAAATAGATAAAGAAAATTTTAATAGTTCAAGGCAAATAAAAACGTTAAATGATGGAATACAATATTTACAACTAGGCTCACCGCATGAGAAAGAAATAAAAATAGGAAGTTCGTCGGTTTCATTTGACTCAACTAATATAGTTGATGATATGTCATACACCGTAGCATTTAATATAAACGAAACGTCAATTCAAACATCTATTGATACAAATATAGTTGGAACTAATACCTTTGATGATGATTATGCTCCACATAAACATATACTTTTAGATTCGGTATATGATAAATACACCGAATTTACTCCGGTGTATCAAGCAGAACAAAGAGTATCATATACTACTCAACAAATAAGACAAGATGGAATTCAAATTGAAAACGTGAATCCTTTTGTAGAAGTCGTTCCACTTACCGGCAATCAGTATACGGAAAACTATTACGCCAATTTACAAGAAATAGTCCCAACACATAGTATTCTTAAAAATTCAATAGATTTCGGCAGAATAGTAAAACTTTCGGGTGATGGCAATACCGCCGTTATAGTTATAAAGAATTACGTATTCACTAATAATATTGGTGTTCCAATATATAATGTCCCCACCTCAAGAGTCCTTATATATAAACGATGTGGATCGCAATGGAGATTTATTAACGAGATTAAACCTTCGTCGCATGATATATTTAATTTAAATAGATTTCTTGAAATTTCGGACGAGGAAAAAATAGATATTAATTTTGATGGATCATTTGTAGTAATATCTTCAGTGGCAACAAATAAAGATGTTGGAAATATAATACCATTTGGAAAGCAATTTAATTATACCGGATATGTTGTTAGAACATATACAACAAATAATGAATGGCATTCTTATAATCAACAAGTTATACAAACTAATGATATATTGCCTAGTTCACAACAATCATATTTAACTTCAACCGATTATTTTGGAAATATAGTAAATAATTATGAATTTGGTTGCTCAGTATCAACTTCTAACGATGGTAGTTTCTTATTAATAGGATCTCCTAGTGAGTATTATAGTTATAGAAAGTATGATTCAACCGGCGCTCTATTAGATGAATTTGATATTGGTAATAATGGTGCGGTTTATATGGTAACTACAAACCCATTAACCGCTGCAAGTATAGTTGATATTTCTGCCGCATTGGGAACAAATTCTTCAAGTCCATTGTGGAACCCAGTTTTAGATTTGAATCAAGATGGCATAATAGATCAAAAAGATTTAGATATAGCATCAACCCCAATTTCTGGTAGAGATTATATCTATGGTGATACTATTAGTGGATCAAATTGGAATTTTATTGCTAGATTAATACCATACGATTCAAGCGATGTGGCTATAGGTGGTATGTCGTACAAGGAATGTCTAGCAAACGGATTACAAGGAAAGAGATATGGAGAACAAGTTAGAGTTAATGATGTCTCATCTAATATAATAGTATCGGCTAAGAATGATAGCCAAAATTATTTAAATGGTGGTGCGGTTTATGCTTATAATATACCAATATTTGATACTCGTTGTATTTTTACTAGTCTTTTGAAATTGATAAAATTAATACCAAGCAATTCATATGCGGGTATGTTATTTTCAAAATACTCTATTGATTTAAGTAAAGACGGCTCAACTATAGTAGTCGGTTGTCCCAATGAATTGAATAGCGCCGGGTTAGTTCATATATTTAATAATTTGAATTGGTTTAATATAGGACAAATACCGTATCAAGAAATTATAGTGTCGGATCCAGAATCGGCCATTAATGGAAATTTTGGAATTAGCGTCAAGTCAAATCAAGATGCTAGTATTATATTCGCAAAGAGTAGTTTTAGTGTTAAGCAATTTAATTCTAATGTATATTTTAGAAGATATTTTGAATTCAATAAAATTCCTACTACACAAATGTATAGTGGCGAATCATTAGATATAAGTGATGACGGTTATAGTGTTGCTTTTGGTTGTATAAGAGAAGATATAACTGAAGACAATAGAGTGTTTATTTATGATGAACATCCAGAAATAAAACAACTTATATTTTCTATAAATTGTCCAACAACTGGATCATCTGGTACATCGGGCACATCGGGAACTTCGGGTAGTCCAAATCAACCGATAATATCGGATTTGTATTCAATTCCTATTTTCTACTTAACTGAAGTAAACTATATTGCAAATTATTACACGGTTCAAGTTGTGGTTGATGAATTAATGCCACAAACCATAATAGGTTTGGAAACACAATCTAAACAATATGTCGATTCTTCTTTGGGAATTGTCAAATTACATTGTAATGGGAACCCTTCAGTCTATGCTCTAGATGTTGCTTATAATCCATATCAACAAGAATGGATATTAAATTATTTTAATAATAAGGCTCAACAAGTAACCGTAATAATATCCCAAAGTAATATAAATATTTCTCCAAATTACACCAATGTAGTTACTCTTAATACTACGAGAAAGCAAGTAAATGGGTATTATTGTGGAAAGAGATATGTTGTAAACTTTGAACTATGTGTTAATGGGAAGAAATTATATACAGACTCGTCTTATACTTTTGATACAACAAATACTTATGTAGTTACATACAATCAAGATAATTCATTTACTTCGTCATTAAATTATATGGAAGTTAGAGATTATTTAGACGATTCACAAATGTATAATAATGCAATGTCTATAATATATTCAAACGTATATTGGGCAAAATTAGGATCGGAATCCGATAATACGGTTTCCAATAGAGGATTTGAAAACTTCTTATTTAGAAGACCCATAACATTTAATAATATTCCTTGGGAAAATAACGAATCGTTAGTTGTTCCTATTGTTCTTCAAGGTAACGCCTATAATGTGTCGTCAACTTATAACTCTCAACTAATAAGAAGTATATTTGAGTTTAATAAAATAGATATAGCCGACCCCCACTTTGCATTTAGTTATGAGGGTGGAACAAAGCCATTATCTTGGAAAGTAGACTCTTATGATAGTGAAAGAGATATTATGACGCTATGGGTAAAACTTGATGGGTGGAATGGGCAAAAATTGCTAATGTATTATGGCGATTTGCAATATATCAATTCTCAAGTCAATATGAACCCATTTGATGATCATATAGCGGCTTGGAGAATGAATAAATTAGTAAATATAAATAGATTAAGATACGATGGAACTATGGTCTTTAATGGTGGGGAAGCACTAATAGTATCAAGGAATGATGGAAAAACATATGTTACTCAAGTTGATAAGCAATATATGTTAGGAAATTCTAAACTCTATAAGAGTAATAAATTTGATATTTATTATGATGATGCAAAGATCAATAGAAATCGTGAACCAATGGTTGAGGAGTTTATCACTTCTAATGTTAAACTCTTCACCCCCGCTTTTATGCAAATTAGAGGCGTACAACCTATGAATCAGCTATTAGTTGAATCAAATTCCTCGGCGGGAGAATAAAAAATGGCTTCTAAAATTATAGATAATAGTAAAATAATGGGTGGGGTATTAACCCAAGCCGGATTTAATGCTAATACTTGGTACGAAAGAAATGTCAATGGTACATTTACCGTTAATAGTGCTTGGAATGGGTCAGAAAATATATTTAACTGGATATTAACTACAACGGTGGATAGTAAATATACCAAATCGGGTGTACTAAAAATCGCATCAACTAAAAAGAGCACAACAATTAGATTTGATACATCATTCCCCGATACAAATTATTATGTCTTTTTTAGAAGTAATGACAATTCTACATTATTTTGGTCAACAAAGTATGCTAATAGAGTAGTAGTTAATAGTAGTTATTCTCTTGGTAGCGAAATTACTTGGTTTGCTATCCATAAGACATTATTAACAAGTACCGGATTCAATAAATCTGGGAATATATTCGCAGGAACAAGAAGTATAACAAATAATGCTTCCAATATGTATGATACTAACGGAAAATTAATAGAAACGTTAGATATATCAAATACTAGTCATTATAATGGACTTGGAAGTAGTAGTTGGTATTTAAATGAGTATATCGTTCAACCCAATAGCACCTATGATGGAATTCAAACACTTCCAGCATTCCAACCATTAACCGATTCCAAGGGAAATATTATCAAAGATGGCAATGGAAATATAGAATATAATTATTCTGTCGTAATTTCTTCAAATGAAAATATAAATACATATTATATAGAAAAAGGTACAAATTGTGTTAAAATAGGTACTAGTTATCCTGCCTCTTGCTATATTGATTACTTTATAGTAAAAACCGGAGTCGATTGGTGGAATCTCATATAAAAGGGAAAGAATTAAATGGTTGATCTTACAACTAACATAAACTATGTGAATCCAACAGATTTAGTCAATAATGACAACATAAATTTACCACTATCCGAGTTAGAGAATAATTTTAAATATGTTCTTAATTTTTTGAATGGTAATAAGTTATTAATACCTGCACTATATGGAAATCTATTTGATTTTAATGAAAGTGGAAAAAGAATACTCTTTAACGGTGGACAATTTGATTCATTGAGAAAATGTAACGTTTGGACATCTTTAACCGATAATGCTGTAACTAATGACTCTGAAATAAGTTACGACTCGGTAAATAAGATGTTGGTGTATGAAGGCCAAAGTAATTTGGTGGATTCTCGTGAAAAATGGATTGAGCGAGAGATTTATATACCGGAAATACTAAGAGATCAAGAGTTAATATTCTCTATAAAAGCAACAGGTTGCTCCGAGACAACTTATAGCGAATCTAATGCTATATCTGAAACTATTGGTATACAGATTCTAGGTGGAAAACAAGATGTTATTGATTTCGGAGTAGTAGGACCGTGGGAAAATTTTGATTATTATACAAATCCACAAAATGTTCCTAAAATATTGACATATCATTTACCATTTGTTACGGCAAGAAATACACAGTCTATAAAGATAAAAATAACAAGAACGGTGAATACGAATTTCTTACTCATTAATAAGATGTTTTTGGGTGGTATGACATTCCCATATCAAGGATATATTCAAAATAATATTGATATTAATGAACTATATGATTTTGAAAGAGGTATATCAAAGATAACCTCAACTAGTGTTATGGGACATAAAGTTGCAGAAAGTTATGAAATGGCTAAAGGAAGTGATATAGTTACAGTTGAATTATTAGCCAAGATACTACAACAGTGTATGTGTAACACTCCGGGTACTTCAGGTACTTCGGGAACATCGGGTCAACCGTAATAAATAATACTAAAGGAATAGGATATGTCATCTAAAGCGGGTCCAAAAAATTATACAGTTTATGTTACGGATATAAGTGGTGCAGCAATAAGCGGAGCATCTACTGGTTGGTTAATAACCGGAAGAGTTAATACCGAAGTCATTACAACAGGTGTTGTTACAGAAATAGGCAACGGATTTTATTTTGCAAATATAAATGCCCCAAATGGCACCGGATTTGTTAAAATATCCAATACAAATACAACATATATAATAACTCCGTCGTATTTTATAGTTGACGATAATGTTAAAGATACCGACGATTTATACGCATCTCAAGAAGTAATAAATTCAAATGTTATAGCCGTTAAAAACATAGTTTCAACTTTTCGTATAAACTCTCAAGAAGCGGCGGGTTGTTTTTGTTTAGGCCCTCCAGGCGCATCGCAACCACCATTTATAACCGATAGACAAGTGGCGACGGTATATCCAAATATATTCAACTTTGCCGAATAAGGTAAATAATGACAAACGTAGTAGCATCACCATTTTCAAATGCGTTCTTAAAAAGTGTAAATCCAAATTCTTCAACAAGTAATGGAACACTTGAATCTGTTTCTATTGCTTCTTCTAATAGTGATATACAAAATAGCAATTCTCCGTTAGTAAATAGTAAAAATTACATTAATAAAGATATAGTATACACACAACCTACGATTACTCCTTCTGATTATACATTAGCATCTTCTATAGAGGTTTCTAATATAAATGCTAAAACTTTAGTTGCTACGATAGGAAAAGAAACCAATGCCGATTCTACCGAAGCCATTACTTTTTCGGATGAATGGTCTAATTCAGCCGAAAAATTTGACGAAAAAAATATTATAAGTAGTATATCCATATCCGATTTATCTACTCAAGATTCAAATATAATCTACGATCAAGTAGGAAATCAACTATTTTTTAAAGACTCTCAAGTTGGTGGGGTTAATAACTCGGGATGTTCAGTTTCAACCTCGGGTATCGTACCATTAATACAATTAACTTCGGAAAATGCGTTTATAAAATCTTCGGATAAAATTAAGAATTTTGGTAAAGTATATGATTTTCAATTTAAATTAGTAAATTTTGGTGAGCATCCAAATGCTAATGCTAGTATTTGTTCTTCTGTTGCAACGGCTTTAGGATATGTATCATTTGACAAAATGCTAAATGATGAGATTGTTCGTAAAAATAAAATAGATTTATTACATTCACAATGTCCCGAACAATATCCCGCATATAATGGATTTTTGGTTTCTCCCGATTATATTAATGGTGGATGGATTAATATAGACCAATTATCTACTAATGACCTCGGTGTAGTGGATGAGACTAGTTCTCTCTCTATTAGAACAAGAAAAATAGTAGATGCTAAGAGAATTCTATTAAAATTAATTTTGAATTACTCAAGTAGTATAGTCGAATTAAATTCTCAAAATAAGTTAGTTGATTTCGGCGTTCGTGTAAAGGATACTACCACCGGTCAAATATTTGATTATCAAAATGCTATAAATGGAAATGCATCATGTGTTGGTAATCAAATTGATTTAACATATACTGGTAATATGCAATATGGCACATCAAGTGAAAGTAATGCAGCTTCCGCAACTTGTAGTCCCTGCGAGAAAATAATTCAAGACAAGTGTGCAAATACAATTGTAAAAGTTGACAATTGCGTTGCTAATGAGAGTGTTCAAGGAATTGTACACGAAATAATGCCACAAATTCGTCTTAATCCGTTGATAGTTAATGTTACTGGATCAGATTTCGTAAATACTATAGATCCTATCCAATGGACAACTGGAATACAAAATATTCCCGATTATAAAAATATATTTAGCGATTTAATATCTGAATGGGGCGAAGAGGAATATAATATAGGACATTTAAATGTTCCAAGAGCGTTCCATTATGCGGGCGGCGACTCTTCGCAAGCGTATGTTTGTGGAGGATTTTTTAATTCCACGTTAAACGGAAACTCGTCCACTAACATACCAAACAATTTTCTAAACGTAAAATCTTGGAATTTGATTGGAGATAGCACCGTATACTATGAAATTGCAACTCCCGGTGGATATAACTATAATACAACTAATGCGTTTACTTTATATTATGAAGAAGAGTGGAACGGAAATAATTGGTATGTGAAAAATAATACTACAATTCCAACTCCTAAAGCGATGGGATTGGCCGGCGGCGGCACAATTAATCAAGAAAAAATAATTGGATTTGGCGTATATGACGCCGAATTCTTGAATAACGGAGTAGTTAAAACTCTTTACCCCACTTCTCAAGTTTGGATCACGTCAAATGGAATATGGTCACATTTAAATAATGCTAACTATTCTCGTGTATCTCCTGCCGGATATTTAAAAACTACAACTGTAACATCATCTGGTAGCTTCAATGGTACAAGTGATATTGCTGGTACTTGTAACACTCCACCAATTTTACCTTCGGTTCTATTCACCGCAGACTCAAATCCATCTTTATTCCCTAATACACTATTACATATAGATGCTATAACTCAATTAAAAATAAAAGATGCTATGAATGGCATCACAAGTAATTCTTCTGATAAACCCATAACTACGGTTGCTATCTCAAATATTGGAATGGTATTTAATGGATGGATTGGTGCCGGCGGAAATTCATCTACTACAGGATTAGGGACTCCTGGAAGCGACATTAATCCATTTGGATTAGATAGAATACTAGACTCTGAATTGACTAATATATTTGAATATATGCAGCAAACAAATGTCAATTTTTACGGAGTATCATCTACTAATCCAACTAATAATGGTATTAGTCTTGAAAGTTCGGTTAATTCAAATGTTGGTTGGTTCTTGGATTCAACAAGAAATTATCCCGTAAAAACTATGGGAACTTTATATCTTGGAGATGAAAATTCTGGAGTTGCTACAGGCGGAAAGACCGGGGTGTCATTAAATCCGGCCAATTCTATAAATGCCACAAATAATATACTTTATTCGTACTTTGATGATAGTAGATATAGCGAATTTAATAATTCTATAGTAAATTTAGTTTATGAATACAATGGCGTGGCTTGGATTAGAAGAGACAATATGCCAGAATGTGTTGCTTTTCATACTGGCGTCGGTGACGTAAATCATCAAATAATTTACGGTGGACTCCATAGTTCGGTTGAAACAGGAGATATTTCCGTATCATATCCCGGTTGTGAACAATGGGAGAAGATGATAGGATCATTTGGCGGAACTTGGCATAAAAAAGGCACAACGGGATTAGATAGAGAGAAAAGATACGCCTCTTTTAGTACTTTATATCAAGATTATTTTAAGAATACATATTATAAAGTTGGAGATTTAAGAGATTCTAATACTAGCGGTATATTATATACAACTCAATACTTAAATAGTGGAAATATTCCGGATTTAAGTGGTGTTGATTGGTCTACTTATGTAAATGCAACTAGTGGACATATAACACAAATAGCATATGCTAATAGTAATTCCGTATATCCCGATTTATTAAATATAACATATTTTACGGGCGGCGAAAGTTGGACAAGTTCTGCAATACAATACGAACAATTAAATAATTCAAATGCCACCTTGCCTTATGCTGAAAGAGAGTCTGCTCTAGATTTTACAGATCAAGTCGGATATTTTACTCAAAATTATATAACTCCAAATTCAAATCAATTTGTTGAATCGTATAAGCCAGATTATGTGGCAAATCCAAATGACTCTATAGACGGAATAGCAGCATTCCCTATTAGTGGATATTTTGCAAATAAAGAAAACTATATTAATGTTGTTGGTCAATATAAGTATTCGGGCCATCCAACCGATGGTGGAATGTGGCTATGGAGTAGACCAACCGCTGGTGAAGAATTATTCCACCCAACAAATATACACGATAATCCCCAATATTATTATGATTCTTGCAATGTTAAGCATATTAGCGGAACTTGGCAAACATATGAGAGTTGGATAGACCAATCATTTAAAACAAATATTGGATTGCATTCTGCTATCTGTTGGTATGATGCTCAAGATTGCTTGACACTTCAGGATTCGACGCAAGAGCAATCTCAAGGATTTGCTAGTGTAACTAATACATCAAGAAATTATAGATGGACAATGGGAGATTTTAGACCAAAAGCGAATAGACTATCTCCATCTGGAAAACAAATAGGTTGTCTTGATGCTAATGTTGCTTCAGATCGTGAAACTTTATATAAACTTGGATATATTAGTCTTTGCGATTTAATTAATGGTCCGTCATCAAATGTAGAATTAGCAAATGGAAATTCTTATTCGTATCTATATGCTTGGGATACTAAAAATAATTTTAGAAGAGTTATCCTTTGCCCCGCTACTACGTCAACTCAACATTATGTTGGATATATTGATAATGGTACTAGTATTGATCAAATAAATGTTACGGGCATTGTTACGGACATAAACACGGCATTAACAATTGCTCCTTCGTCAAATTGGGCTACTTATTTCGACTATGTTTACGAAACTATACAATCAAATGTAGCACCTCTATCCGGCGTATCGTTTATAACCGGTTCGCCTATGGAATCTGGCTTATCTATGCCAATTCAAATAGATTATAATTCAAATTTCTTTTCAACTAACTCTATTAGTTCAGCATATCCTACATATACGGTTAATCCTACTGCCGATCTAGTTGGGTATAATAGTAAATGCTTTACTCCAATTGATTATTTCAATCAAGTTTGGTTTATACCATCAATACCGGTTTCTTCTTGTTGTAATGGTAATTGCGACTATCTATTTGAAAGTCCATACAACGTAATGACTAGTGACCAATTAAACGGTCCAACTTATGAATGGATAGATATTAGTGGAACCGGATCGAAGATTATATCAACCGGTGCCGACGATTCTACAACATCAATACCATTGGGAATAAACTTTCCATTCTATGGAAATGTTTTTAATTCGGCTTATATTTGTTCTAATGGATTTATTAGTTTTACGGATAGTTCTACAAGTACTAGTCCTAGTGCTACCCATTTGCCATCGCCGTCAGTTGTTCTAAATATTATTGCTTTACTATGGGACGATCTTAACTTTCAATTGGGTTCATCGGCGGTATATTATAAACAAATTGACTCTGATACTATAGTAATACAATATAATAAGGCTACTTTATATCGAGATAATACCGGATCATTATTATTAACCGCACAAATTCAACTTCATAGAGATGGAACTATTACATTGTTATATCAAAGAGTTGACGATCCTAGTGATGCAACAGTCGGAATTCAAAATAGTAATGGAACTAAAGGTGTTGAAGTTTCATATAATCAAACTGGAATAATTCATCCCGGATTGGCTATTCGTTTCCAACCAATTCCAACGGATATAATTTGCACTACCACTAATATTACTGGGTCTTCGGGATATATGGGAAACATATTATCCAATAAGGAAATATCTATTCCTACTTCTATTTGCATTAGTGCTGATGGAATTCAATATGGGTGTGTTAGCACAAGTGGTTGTGTTTATTTAAATCCTTGTGGATTATATATAAATGAATGTGATTGTTTTACTTCAAACGTATCTGGTGCATCCGGTGACGTGAGAGTATTCTATCATACTGGATGGTTCGATGATAGAATAGACGCCTTATATGGTTGTGCTAAACCTTCAGGATTCCAAGTATTAACATATAGCGAATCGTGTGAAAATAGTTGCTTAACTTGGTGGACTTCGGGTTGTCACGTCATAACAATTCCAGGATCCGGTACTGGATTCTATTGGGTCCATGCAAAAGATGCGACATATCTACAAAGAGAAACTGGATATTATTCCAATGAGTTTGCTATATCTGGCTGCGGCTCAAATACTTGCTCATATGGAATTAAAGACATAACATCATATTGGAATTTCTCTTTACCCCAAACGAATGATATTAATAGATTAAATAACTTAAGAGATTTCTACGATATTTTAAGTTTTGGTTTACCAGAAGATTATATAAAACCATCTAAATTCACTTATTCGTTCTATATTTCAAGAGATGGTGTAGGATTAGATCAATTCTTCTATGGAAGCAAGAGAAATACATTTGTTGAGAGATGGAAGTTCCCACATACCGATGTCATTCTTGATACTTTAAATTTCAACGATTCTTCCCCGTATATTACAAATAATGATGGGTCGGGGAATTTTATACCTTTAAGCGAATCTAATATTTTCCAATATGGCTCGCTATCGGTTGGAGAAATAGAATATCCAGAATTTAGTACATCATGGGATGGCTCAATAGACGGATCTTCAATACTTAACGCTATCATTACTATGTCAAAAGTTCAAGCTGACATATCTTCGGCGTCAAGAGTTGCTAATTATTATAATAGTGGAACAAATACAACTTCCGCCTCTTGTAATTTCTCTTCTCTCGGAGAATGGTTAAATACATCGGTTGATAATACATTGCCAGAAAAATATTCTTCACATTACTATCCTATGACTTACGATAGTTTTAATGGGCCAACTAGTGGCGGTCCATATTTCTTACCAAGAGGTACAACACATCAATCACAATTTAGTATAATTCCATCTTCTAATAGTAGTTCAATTCGTGATAGAGCTTCTTTGTGGCCTTGGTGCGACTTATTAGCAGGAAAAGCATCTAATAAGCCAACGTTGGGAGCGTCCACTTGGTATTGGGATGTCAATGGTAATATTTGGACGGCAGAAGTAATTTCTATTGACCAAATCACCCCAACTTTCTGCTTTGATCAAACATCTAACACCGACCCATTACATAGAAAACTTTCACCATCAACTATAAATTCTCTATATCCAACTACTTATGATAGAGAGACTTATAGAATAACATGTCAGGATAAGCACGGAAATATAGTTGTAAATTATAAGATTACTTATGATGAAGTTGCGGGTCCTGAAATTGTTGGATCTAAAGAAGGATTTGATTATAATATATTCGGTACAGCATTAAAACCAAGAAAGATTGATTTATTAAATTACAATAATAAACCTTTGAGTGGCCCAACTCAAACGTGGGTGGAAAACGAAGAGTTAAATAGTATTCATGCAATTAATTGGAGAAGAACTTCATTAGAAGGAACTTCGGGTTGTTCAATTGATTTATATCCTTATAATCGTGGAACTATATGTGAAATGTTAAGTGGAGGTTATTACAAAAATAACATCCAAGATGGAAAAGGATATTTCTGTACTATAGAATCTGATGAAGATACTTGGATTTATAGTGCTCCAATAGGTAATACTGGATTATCATTTAATAATGATAACTTCTTTATACAAAGTTCGCCTTTTGCTATTAGTTCAATACTACAAGGTTCGATTAGCGGAATGTCAACTACCAATAGTAGTTTAATTGGTAGTGGATATTGCATAATAGACGGATTCCCGCCATTAACTCCAATATGCCATAGTGTATCATCCGCCCCATCGGCTTGTTGTTATTACCCAGGAGTAAATGGGCAATGCTTATCATTTGATATCGCTTCCGCTTCATATCAATATAGTAGTAATGTATGTCAATTGTTAGTTTCCACCTCTAAAATAATAAATGGTAATATTCCGTGTATTAGTTCCGGATTAGTCAATGCATCTTCAATTCCTCTATCTTCTATAGGATTCTTCTCATTTGGTCAACCAAGTCCTTCTGGATATGTTGCTCCTTACACAATATTGGGATGGACAGAGTGCAACCAGAATTATAACTCCATGGGATCAGAAATAGTTAGATCGTATAGATATTCAAATGGGGAAGTTGATGGTGGTATAGTTTCAAGTGCATATGTAACTGGTCCACAATCATTTGGAATAGGTGGTCTTGGACTTGGCAAATCTACTGCAATGTGCGGAAGTTTGTTATATGGCGGTCAAAGAAACCCATGTCAATACTCGCAATTTAGTAATTCGGCATTAGATACAACTCCCGACGATGCTATAGTAAATAAAGCATGGCCTTGGAATATATTGGGATTTGATGGATTACTAGGACCTAATGGTTATACCGATGCGATTGATAGTCAAGGAAACTATTGGATAGCCATCGGGGACATCAATAATACAAACCCATATATAGATTCGCAATTTGTATCTTTCACTCAAAATAAGTTTAAGAATTTATATACTATAATCAAAGTTAGTGCTGATAAGAAATCGGAATTCTTTAATACCACACTAGCAAGAACAAATTGGAAAGAAGTTGATGGAGCAAATTTAAATGGTATAGTTTGCCTATCTCAATATTATAATTTGTTAACTGAAGATATTAGAGGAACTCGCTTCCGTGAAGGAATACAAGAGGCTCTTAATATGGTAGAAGGGCAAAGATATTACGATTTATATATAAAAATTATTCAAGAAAACGTTCCAAATGTTAATATAAATTCGTCGGCTAAAGACAAAATTAATTATTCTTCACCTACATATATAGATAGTTCTCTTAATACTCAAATAAGTGGTGCATACACATTACCACTAGAACCACTATCAATTAGTCCTAATGTAAATGTTATTCAAGGTCTTGATTTAGTATCACAATTTGATATAAATTGCATATCGTGCTCCATTTGTGACTCAACGTTTGTAACCGATTGTCCGTCAGCCTCCCCATGGATGCAACATAATCACGAAGAATGGGTTGCTCCATATATGGAATCCCCTTTCGCCGGTCCTTATAGCGAACAAGGGTTTAATATTTGGCTAACGACTGGAAAAGAGCCAAGATGGGGTGTAACTCTATGGACCTCATTAGAGGAAGGAAAGGTCTGGGCTAATTATAGAAGACAAAGATTACATGTAAATGAGTATAGAGATCACGTTGTACTAGCATCAATGACGGCTTCCGTTGCTATTGATGACTTTGCTTCTATTTCCACCTCATCATATGATTTGTCTGGTTCAACTTCTCATGTACCCGTCTATGTGAATTACGATGAGTTTATTTATTGCCTTGACGATTATAGAAATGCAAAAGCAATACAATCTATTCTAGACAGTGAAAATGAAAACTCGTCAAATGGAATAGATTGTTCGGATCATATGATAGCAAGTGTTAATAACGTATTCTTAAATAGTGTTTCTGGTGGACCTATAATACAACAAATTAATGGTTATTCATGTAATGTCTCTACTAACCCATGTTCTGCATTTAATATCCAATTACTTCAAAACACCAATCAAGGATATGTAGAATGGGCAACGAGCTTTATTCAAGAATATAGAAGCTTACAGGATTCCATTTGTTATCCCGAGCAAAAGCATTTCTTCAAATACAATCTTGATAGTAATATGGATTCAAATACGTATATCGGATTACATTGCATCAATAGTAATGATATAGTTCCTACTCAATGGAGAAGGTATCAAGATGGGGTCGGTTTGGGTGGCGATGCTCCCGCATTAAATCTATTCGATGGAAATACCGAATTTACTTGCCAAAGAATAAATCAGTGGTTTATAGGCCAATCGGCTATAGGAAATACTGAGTCTTCGGTTATAGTAGGTGGATACGCTATAGCAGGCGATGGTGAATTACATAAGAGTAAATCTTGGTGGGAAAGTAGTACATTTGGAGTTACTTTTAAATGGAATACTAAAGTAATACAACCCGAGGATACTTCTAATAATAACTATAAGTATAGAACATTAAGTCCATTCTTCTCAAGTGGTGAAAATGCGGGTGCCACAAGTTCTCTTGGGGTTACTATATTTGATGTTGGTAGTAATACCACGGTAGAGCGCCAAGGTAGTGCTAAGTTTGAAAATAATATAACTACTTATGCGGTGAAATTTACAAATGCAATACCAGATTACTTACCAAATAAAGATAAATATAGTATATCTTTGGTGTGTAGTGATAACGTAAAGGTTTGGTGGTCAAATAAATCGTCATCTGGATTTACAATTAATGCGGAAGCGAAATTCTCTGGTTATGTAGATTGGTCAATATATCTTGAAGATGCTATACCAAGTGATAAGATTGACAATTTAGATGAACAACAAACATACGACGAATTCTACGAGTTATAAAAGGAATAAAAATGGATGTACCATATAGAACATACGGAGTAAATTTATCCTCAAGATCGGATAATGTTGCTGCGTTAACATTATCAATGGATACTAGTGGTAATTTGCTATTCAAAGATGATTATGTTACCAATATTTTAGATAAACCTAATGGTATAACTCTAAAAGAACTATACACTAGAACAAAAGGGGTTTATTCAAATAGTAATGGTGAGTTAATATTTAATGATAGCACGTTAAGTAGACCGTATACGTTGAGTGAGATAGTTGATTCTAGTAGTAGTTGGAAAAATAACCTATTAACGGGTGCGTTATGGTGGATGGGCAATGTTCAAACCAATCATAGTCCATGTGCCAACATACCAAGAAAACCCGAGTCAACGAGCGATAATTTAAGACTATGGAGCATTGATAGATTTTTCTTTAATAAAATACAATCTAATGTGTATTCAAGATGTAATTCGGATGAAATAATTTTTGGAGATTTATTCGTTAATCAATTGAATGGTGAATGGATATGGTATGACGTTCCAGGATTGGCTATGGTTCTTCCTCCTATAATAGACGAATATAAGATTTCACAAATAATTGCTAAATTAGCATTTGTTGCTTATAATTCCTCAGAGCCAATTGTATTTAGACTTTGGGATGATACTAATAATATAGAACTATCAAGGGTAGCGATTGTACAATGTAATCCATGTGAAGTGTCATATCCAGTAACATTATCTTGGCAAGGCAAGTTAGAAACACCAGCAAATTGCACATTGCGTGAGTCTTGTGGATGCGTTGATATATCTTGTACTACCGGGGATGCCTCTTGTAATACAGTAGAATCGTCACAAGTAGTTAAAAGACAATATGATACGGGATCAAGAGTTATAAAAGTTCAATTTCATGTGAGTGGATATCAAACAGATCATTGGAGCCGTATATTTGGAATGGAAGTTGATGGGGAATATGTGGCCCAATCTACTATGGAGGCTATGATTTTTGATTCAAGTCCTCAAGCAACATATGGCAAAAGAAACGCAACTATTCAATTTAAGGCACAAAAGACTGCTCAAGTAACTTTTGAAAATCCGTTAACATCAAGTAACTATGCAATTTCTTTAAGTTGTGATCAAAATATAAATTGTTGGTGGACATCAAAAACAAATGTTGGATTTACAATAGTATCAGAGCTTCCATTTACTGGGTCTATAGATTGGACCATAACTAATTTAAATGCTACTACAATAGGATAATAAAATGATTACTCCACAAAAAACAACTAGTATTATAATAGATGATCCAAATGTCATAATAACCAAATCATTTGACGGTGATATGGTATTTAGAGACAATTTCGTTCCTGGTGTTAAATTAAAAGAATTAATGGGTGTAATATCGGGGGGTCAATTAGTATTAGATCCCGCTATAGTAGTTGGAATTGAAACTTCCAATTATACGTATCTACCAACAGAGGCGTTATATGCGGTATCTATTCCTACTAATTTTAATTTAAGTTTAGCATTACAAATGGGCGTAATTGTTGAAGTATATGACTCTAATTACATCAAAATAACGGTTGATACCATACAAACTTTCCAAAATTACATATATATGAAAGTTTTTTCTCCCGATAACGTATATGTTGTTATTAAGAGAGTTGTATAATTTATGGCCAATTCCATTCCGTTCACTACCTATACCGTAAAAAATGAATCCTCCAAGGGAGTTAATGTTTTTTTAGGTATTTCGGCAAAAGCGAATAACATTAATACTACTGATTACTACCCACATCAAGTATCAGCATGTAAAACTACTTATTTATTTGCAAGTGTTGTTGGTACTCGGAATGTTAAGGTAACTAGGCCAACTACAACAGACCCATATGTATACATAGAGACTCGTAAAGTTGAACCTCAACAATGCCCACAATATAAATCCACTTCTTTATTGAAGTCTGGTGACAACACAGGATTAGTCTTGCGAAATCTTAATAGTGACCCGTCTATAACTATCGAGGATAACGGATGTAATCTAGGGTTATCTACTTTTACATACGATGTTCAAAATGTGTGTAGTATAAATGGATTTTATTATGGGTCTATAGGAACTCCGGGAAATTCCAATGTAGTATGGAAATTTAAGGAAGTAGTTGGACAATCATCTTGTATTTCTATTATGCAAGATCAAGGAACTATTACCATTGTAGCGGATCCAACTTCTTGTTGTTAATTAGGAAAACAATATGTCCACTTTAATAAATCAAAATTTACCTTATAAAATATATAGTGCCAATAATATGGGTATAAATGAAGGTATGGTATATTTAGGTAAAATTCCTAATAGTTTGACATTTTCTCAAAAAACATACAGCGATGAATACTATCAAAATTGTTTTTCGGGATATTATCTATCAATAGCATCACTAGTACCCGGTAGTTGTATTAGAATGGATCCCGCTGATACAGTAGATTCTAATATATTAATAGATGCTAAATGGTATGATTTTAGACCATGTAGTGCTATTTCGTGTGATGCTTCAAATTGGCCAAGTGACAATATTTTATATAATGTTGATTATTCGGAACCAATGAAAACTAAACCTCTATTTAAGAGTTTAACAACCGATGGAACGGTTGTTATTAGTGGATTGGATTCAAATTTTATTTGGAATGATGGGGGAATAAATAATAAAACTATTAATAGTCATTGTACACTATACTTACAAGCATGGAAATATCAATTTGAGAACACTGGGTATGGAATAGGAACTTATTATGGGACTATCGGAACTCCAGGGGAAAGCAACGTTGTTTTCTTGATGAAATCTCTTATAGGAAGAAATGGAATTTTAGTTCAAGATTATGGTTGCCAATTAGTTGTAAGTTGGGTTGGAAACGCCGGAACAATAGAGTATCCAATTACATGTGACCCATTTATACCGTTAGAGAACGGGTCTTTTATTTAATCGGCGGCTTTCCTAGTAATCTTAAGAATGTATTAAGTTGGTCAACAAAGTTCTTCTTTTCTTCGGGAGTTTTAGCGTTATTTACATAATTTTGTAATGCTAATATGTGACTATTAATAGTATGTTCTTCATAATTGGAAGTACTATGCACACATGCACTCTTAAATCCTTCCGCTATTTCTGACCAATCGTTTATTTCACGGAGTCTTTGTTTAATATCTTTTTCAAGTAACTTCATTTCATGAATATATTGATTTAATTTATTAACCAACCGCCTCTTATCAAATGATAATTTTATTTTATCCATTTGTGAAGTTTCCGAATTTTCATTGTTAAGCATATTATCAAGACATAATATTTGATATTGTATTTCTTCAATATCAATTTTTACTCTATCTAACTTATATAGTGCTCGTATAAATTCGTTAAAATGAACTTCCGCTTGCATTTTACATTGCCAGAATTTAGAATCGTTAGTTGGGAATTTTCCATCAGACAATATAGAAGTTACTTTTGCTATTCTTGTGTTATAGATAATAACGTCCGTATAAGATGATAATAAGAAATCGTGAGCATTCTTAATGTTTTTCGCATCTTCTTCGGTTATTAAATTTGTATTTCTAATAGATTCAACTATATCAAGTCCATTTTGAGCAACTAATGATACATTAACCGATTCAAACTTATTAATACTTGATAATTCATCATTATCAAGTATTAATTTGGATAAGTTTGGTACTATTAGCTCACTTGGAGATTTTAGACGTTCTTCCATTTATTTTCTTTTTCTTTTTAGTGGTTACGATTTTATCCGCTATGTGAAATTTAATAGCTTCTTCGGGTGTTAACCATACATCGTGTTCTTTTAATAAATTGGCAGTAATAACTTTTTCCGATAGTTTAGTCGTTTCTTTATAGTGCTTTAGAATTTTTGCCATGGTAACATCTTGCTCTTTTCTAACTGCTAATAAATCGGAGTGATTTCCGACCGCTCCCCATGAATATTGATGGGACATTAAAGAGCAACGACTTGATAGTATTCTATGTCCTTTATTGCCGTTCATAAAAATAACAAGAGCCGCACTAGCTATTACTCCAAGACCAACTGTATAGACCGGAGTATCTATAAAATCCATCATATCACAAATTTGCCAAGCCGCATTTAAAGATCCGCCACCACTATTAATTACTAAGTTAACTGGCTCAGGCTTATCAAGATTTTGATTTATTAAATCAATTGAAAGCAACCGTTGAGATATATCAATAGCGGTTCCTTCGTTTATTTCACCATTTAAAAATATAACATTCCAATATTCTGGAATTTTAACTTCTTGTTCCGGGGTTTTTACTTGGAATGACATACGTTGATCCTTTATTGTTTGATGTATCTCTTTCTTTCATCAAGTTCTTCGGGAGTTATTTCACTTCCCGGAGGCGGGATTGGAGTATCGATTGATACTTCTGGGCAATCCGAAAAGTCTAATATACACATATCTTTGTAATTTTTACCAGTTCTAATTGAATGGGTTGCTCCACCTGAAATGGTTAAACCTCCACAACTACAAGTAATCGGAGTGCTTGCACTTTCCGATTTTGAAATTAAAGTATCGCCGCAAGTCAAACACTTCGCTCTATTAAGTTTTATAAATCTAAAGGCCATTTTAAACTCCTAATTTTTTAAGTATGTCTTCTAATTGATTCTCCAAATGCTCTTCCCATCCAACGCTTTTATCATTTAATATAACATAATCCCAGGCAATTGGGTCTATGTCGGGCAACTCCCCGTCAGCCCCGTCGGTTTTGAATACTCCGTTAGGTCTATGGACCAATACTCTAATAGGTATAGGTCTTTCAATCTTCTCGTATTCTTTCTCAAATGTTTCAAATGATGCAGAAAATGTAATATACTCAGAGGGATATCTATAGTCGCTTATTATTCCTATTTCCGGATTGGCTCTAAATAACTCCATATATGCCGCATTTGCCCAAGTATTTTCCCAAATTTCTCTACCTTTGCATCCCTCTTCTATTAGTATATCTCTAACGGTTCTCATAACTTCGTGTGTTAGACCTTCAGTAGTTCTAACAATTTTCTTTTTTATATGTGGTGGGCACCACAACTTATAATCATTATTTTCCATTTTTTCAAAATTTAGATTATATCTTTCCGATACTTGTTTCTTAAGTAATTTTGCAAAATATGTACGTGCATGTGATATTTTCTTCTTCTTTAATATATTTTCAAGAATATTGCAACAAGTATCTTTTCCGTGTTGTTGTCTATGGCCAAATAAAAATATATATTTCATAATATCACTTCAAAAATGTTAGCAATGTTGGTGATATTGGTTTATTGGCGTCAATTATGTTACTAGTATTAGATGACGTGCTATTATCTACTAGCAATGCTGATTTTTGTCTTTCCTCATCAATTTTCTTCTTCTTCATATCTTTTTCAATTTGTTTGTTTATAAGTTTTTGTCTCTTTTTCATCCACTTATTACTTTTTTGAGCTTGTTCCTCTTCCATTTTACGGATCTTATCTTTAACTTCTTTTGGCATAGGCATGCCATATGGCATTCCATACTTATTAATGACTTTTAAGTCGTATTGCTTTTTCATTGCTTCTTGTTTCTCTATTTCTTCTTTTTGAGAAGGTTGCATATTTGATTCAACTCTAAACCAAGCAAATGATAAAGTAGTACAATCTTTATCTTCGTATGATGGATCCCCGCTATCAATATCAATTATAGATTTAATATAAGCGCCTTCTTTCCATCCAGTATCAAGTTTGCTTGGTGTATCTTTATTTTCAAAGTTTGCCATAAAGCCCTTTCAATTGTTGATAACTATTATATCATCAAAACCTTCATTTTTAGTAGGAGGAATCTCTTTAATGCTATTATACATTTTAAGAATAACATCTTCGGGGACCATCCGTGCCCTACTTTTGTTGCGTTCCAAACAAGTTTGTAGTGGTATATCCCAATATATTGCGATTATCTTATAATTAGACATTTTAGCCAAGTCAATTATAGATTTTCTATATTTCCGTTTAGCCGAGGTGTTATCCCAAAAGATTACCGGAGTTTTGTTTGACAAATTAGATTTTAATTGTTCTTCGGCCAATTTAGCAACAGTATTATTTTGACTTTGGTCGGATTCGCTTCCCGTTAAATGTAATCTAATTTCATCCATATTTATTCTAGTAGATTGTCTTGGAATTAGTCCATTTTTCAATCCTTCACTCCACCAAGTAGATTTTCCACTACCTGGCGCTCCAACTCCTACTAATACTATGGGATTGGAAGTATCAATCATAAAATCCTTTTTGGTGGTGAATTAGCTTCCCAAAAACTAACGTATGGCTTACATTTATCACTTGCCTCTTCCCAATTATTTCCTATAACTTGTGTTTCATTTAACGATCTAGATATTTTAATTATATATGTGTCGGGATACGTTCCGGGGCTAATAACGACGGCACATTCATAATTTGGGATGTCTTTTTTCTTTATTACTCTAGGCATTATTTTTTGTCCACACTTAAACTTACATTTTTTATCGGCCCAAGTAGATTCGGGTGGTGGTTGATTTTTTCTTATACATTGTACAGTTTTAACTTCTTCGCCGTCATCGGAATATGAAGCAACTACCGTAAATTGTTCGGTATCGTTAATGCTACCATCTGGAATAGGCACGGTTTCGGGTACTTCAACCTCTTTATCTTCATCTAGCGTTGATAGGATCTCTTCCGGAGATTCTATTGTCTCTTCCGTTGTAGTATCAACAATTTCTTCTTCGTCTTTAATGTCTGTATTAAAGAATATATCTTGTACTTCTTTAGAAACATTTTTAGAAGAGTTTTTCTTTTTTAAAGAATTCTTTTTTCTTCCTCTTGGCATAGAAAGTTCCTTTTTAGTGGGTTTTTATTAATAGCATTTAAAAGTTTTATCGGCTCGTTTAACTCAGGTTGAATTATAACGATATCAATTGCCAAATCAAGTAGTTTTTTGGCCACATCTTCATTTACACCAAATGCTTTACTAATATAATCTTTATCTATGCACAAATCACCAATTTCTATTGGGGAATTCTTTTCTGACTTGATAAGTTGAGATAACTCTATTAATCCTATAGCTTTAAATAATCTATAAAGACTCATAGCCCTATCCTTACCATATACTTTTAGCATCTTTCGAGCATTTAACGGGGTAGGATCTTGGGAATTAACACTATTTAATATTTTAGTTACTTGTAATACCTTATCAACATCCCTTAAATGAAATCCTACCTTTTCAATAAAGAATTTTTCTTGTTGTTCTTCATCAATATTATTAAATATTAATGCGAAAAATTCATTAACATCTTTCTTTCCAAGATTATTAAGAACTGCCGATTCCACTAATATAGTATCAAATAATTCAAATGATATACCAAGAGTATTAAGTAATGATATTGTTTTTCTTGGTTTCTCACTCTTAAAATATATGTTTTTTATTAAGTGAAATATATCTCTTTTCACGAGTTGTTTAACTATTGATTTATTAACAAAGATATGTTTCATTGTATCTATTTCAAGATTAAAGTCTATTTCTCCCGAAAATAGTATGGCTTCCATAATATGTTTAGGATTTTTAGATGATCCATCTTTATCAATAAATCTAATAATTCTTTTTTGAAGGTCGTTTAATGTTAGGTGTTTACCTTCAATGCTTCCGATTTTTTCAAGAACATTTCTCAATTCACAAGAAATACAATTAATTGTGAATATTTCGGAATCAAAAACTAGTTCTTTTCCAAAAGATACATTAATCTTATCACTCAAACTTTTTAATTTAAATATTACTTCTTCTGAAACGTGTTTGCTTTTTATGAACAAGTCAATAGAATTGGGTTCTCTATTTAAAAATAGAAACAATAGCGACTTACCATATAGATATATAGGTAAGTCGCTACTAATTTCAAGAATATTCTTAAATAAATTAACTTGTTCGCTTTTCATATTTTACTTCTTTAATTCGTTTACTTCTCTTCTTAATTCCATCAATTGGCTTTTATATGATTCGGCATCTAATGCATTCTTTTTATAGAAGGCGTTTTCAGCTTCAAGTTGTTTGGATCTTTGGATAAGTCCTAAGATAGCTCCGGTGAATTGTCCGAAAGTCTCAACTTTTGCAAGTCTTTCAAGATCCATTAGAGTGTAGGCTTTACCCTGTGATGTAGCATATGACATAAATGTTCTCCTTAATTGTTATTATACTTCCAAATTCATAAAAAATGCTTCAAACTTATTAATGTTAACAATATAGCAAATACTATTAAATTAACTATTTTAGCAGTAAGCATACTTTCTTCGTGATCGTATTCGTAATTTTTAATTCCAAAGTGAGAGAATGCCCATAAAATCAATGAGCATAAAATCATACCTATGAATAATATCATAACAGCCTTTCATTAATTCACAAGATAAACTTAATTATTCTTTGGGCGATTCCCCAAATATTTTATTATACTCATTAGCTAGTTTATCTATATCTTTCAATTTACTAACGAGATAATGAACTTTTTTTTCAACCGGTAAGGACAATAAATTCAATGTTTTCTTATCTTTTTCTTTAATTATTGGATTAATCAATTTCTTCAATATTAACCAAGATATGAAAGCCTTAAGAGATGGAATTTTTATACCAACAACATCAAAAAACATCTTTTCTGATGGTGCCATTGATACGTCAACTTTTTTATTCTTATTATTGTAGTACCAAGTAGAAAAATTATCCATTTGTATCTCCTAAACCTATTTATATTAATTAAATTAACTTTATAATATTTTTAATTTTATTTACGAGTTCCTTATAATTAACCCCCGATGTATCATTTTCATCTATATAAGCGTTGGCAATTTGTAAGTAAGCGTAAGGAGACAACGTTTGAAATCTTTCTTCATCTATTTTGCGGCAATGCATGGCTATGATGCCAACAAGCGATAGTTTAGCCATTTCTTGTTCATTGAAGGGGTTATTTCCCCCGATTGCCAACATAATAGCAATTGCTTGTGCTGATGGCTCTAAAACGGCTAAAGAGTTTAATTTCGGACATCTCTCCATAATCCAAGTAACATCTTCTTCTAATGTCATAGTTTTAAGTAATCCTTATGGGTTTGAATTAAAAATTGATTTATGTAATTTATATCAATTGGTGGAAATATATCATTATAGTTTATAGTAGGCTCAATAGATTGGAATTCAACATCCATATGCGTTAAAGAAAATTCAATATCTTCTAATTTAACGGTATCACTTAATAAGTGGTTATATAATTCGGTTTCTTCGTTCGTCATTTCGGTAGTTCTTAATCCTCTATACAATCTCTTTAGAACGGTTCCGATTCTATATGCTCTTGTATAATTCCCCGTTATTTTATCTTCTGTGAAGCTTTTTAAGTACTTATCTATAATGGGCTTAGAAATAAGATGGGTTTTTCCGAAATTTAATATTTCAAATCCTAATTGGGAATCCGCTACTATATTGGAATGGGGAGTGCAAGCGATTTCATACGCATATGGCATATTTGAAAGTAATGCTTTAAAGAATTGTCTAACCGTTAAAGCCACCAATCCGCTTTCTTGATCTAATATGATATTACCATATGTCATCTCCTTTAGACCAAAATAGTTACTTTCGGTTGGCATTAATTGATCAATAGTAGGAATGTACAATGCCAACTTTCTAACGTTAGTGGTTAGAAATTTGCTTATATGAAATTCCGGATTTAACTCAATTTCAATAATATTTTCCATAAAAAATCCCCTTGAGTAATTATACCCAAGGGGATTCCAAAATCTACTTAAATTTAAGATAGTTTTTCGTCTGCCACTTCCTCAATTCCACATTTGTAACTATCCGATTTATTCTCAAATCTCTTTAGTTCAATGAACTCGTCGTAAGTATATTCTCTTCCAATTGACTTGAAGTAAGTTATCAAAGCGTTAGCGTCGTCCACGCCTTGTTGGTAGTCAACATTATCCATATTATTATAGTCAAAATCTTCATTATTATCATTTAGATTTATATCATCAGGATCAATATCCGTAGCGTCATCGCTAGTAATATCTTTATTGTCGCTAATATGTAGCTCTTGCCTTTTCTCTTTAGCCACGGCAATAACTTCATATCCACAAGTACGCATCTTCATAAAATTATAATCAATTGGGACGGCAACGACATTCATGGGATTTACCTTACAATCAATAAGAACCGTTCCACTATAGTTTTGTGCATACTCCCAGGACGCCACATGCAGCCCTGGAGCGCAAGTGTGTGTCGGATCGTCGTCAACTTGATCTCGTGGCATTGATGGTTTAGCCCCAACAGAGTTATCAAAAGTCCCATTATGACCGTCTTTCATATTGCTTCGTACTTTCTTATATGCGATAAAGTGCCCATCGTCCGTAATAGGATGATTCCCATTTTCAAGGAAGGAAAATAACGCCTCTCTTGCTCTATATGAAGGATTTAATTGTAAATTCCTCCAAAAATTAACAAGGCTAATTGGATCTAGTCCAGCATTTACATACTCAACGATCTTTTCGCTAATTCTACCACCAACTGATTTATTATCAATATATACTAAACCATTATCAACTTTAAAATCCTTATTTGTACTAGTTGCAATGGCGTTTTTAAGTCCATCAATAATTCCGGGAATTACGTCAAAGTTTTTGGCTTTAATGGCGTCTATAATTGGTTGGAAACGACTATCCGTTTTCTCAACTACTTTAGTATTTCCATCGTAATTTAAAGAAATGCATTTGGGGGTTATAAGATATCTCATGGTGTTCTCCTAAAAGTTATTTGTTTATTATATATCAATTTTTACCATTGTCAACAAAATTAATATAGTTAATCGCATGCTCAACGAATGTTTCATTACTACTAGTATGATACCCATAATACCTATCAGATAAAAGCGGATATTTTTTAGAAAAAGAGTCTTCGTCTTGGGTGGAATCGCCATCTACTTTATATAGATCTTTAATAACGTGATTAAATTCTTCATATAAAGAATTCATTTCTTTATATTCTTGAGTGGCAATATATTTTTCATTATGTAACATTGACTCTAACTTCTCTCTAATCTTACTACCAACATTAAATCTATCCATATGTTTCATGGGACTTAGTAGTTTAAAGAATTCGTGATTATACATTTTATCTCCACGAACATACTTAGTATATTCTTTTATCTTATTAGAATCAAACGAATTTACAATATCTTTTGAAATATCTATAGGCAAATGAATTAAATTCTTATTTTCGGAGATATTTTTCGTGTACTTTTGAGTAAATAAAAGAATTTTATCAACTTTTAAGTGGCTTAGAACTAATTTTAATCTACGGTGTAGATTTCTCATTTCCCACGAATCTCTAATATTGTATCTCGATCCTCCAATTGAAAATCTTCCTTCATGTATTAGAGTATAATATCCGCTTAATGTGCTATCAATATCCTCATGTTCTATAGTAACCGCATAATCGGATCCTACGTTTAATTTCAACTCTCTATAGGTTACAAGTTTTCCTATCACTTTAGGTTGAGAAATTCCTTTTGGGATTATTGATTTTTTGATGGATGATGTAGTTTGTAGATCCATTAAACCAATAAAGTTTTCTTTATTCCACTTATTAATACTTACATTTGCATTATCAATTTCTTGTTGTGATAGACCTTTGGGGTTATTGGTTTGATATGAGATAACATAAACATCAAACGATTCCTGGTCTGATTTAGAACTAGAATAAAACAACCCACGCATTTTAGAAATTGGAGCACCACGAAGTTTTTCATCATTAATATAGATTTTTTTAAATTTATCTTTATTTTCTAGATGTACATAGGCATTCCTAATATGGCATAGTTTACCATCATCGTAATAGAAATTTTCAATTTTAACAGCCTTATCCATAGTATTAAGTTGGTTAATACGGTGGAGTTTGGTTCCGTTCCATTCAACCGAATTGCTAATAAGTTTGGCGATTACGTCATTCTCTTTAGAAATGTCATTAAACTTCATAAGAGCGTCAATGAATGTTGGCTCTTGTTGAATAGTATCCGAGAATTTACTTGCTATCTCGGATACCATCTCGTTTACTCGGGTTGCTAATGTGTTTTTAGTTTTCTCCGTATATTGAATTTCCTCACGGTTAGCGGAGATAGTAATATCGCCAATATTAAAATATAGACCGAAACAAGAACTATTTAGTACAGCCATTACCTCATCCGAAATCAAATTTTTTAAAGTTTCGGTTTTTAAAGGATAAGGAATCCCATCATATACAACAAATGCTTTATTAGATATAAAGTCGGTAGGAACAGTGTGACGCTCAAAATACTTCCAATTAGCACCTTCGCTAATGATGGATGGGTTATTAATGGTTTGGCCAAAAATTATTGGTTTCACTTCCCATAGGGTTCCCGTTTGAACCGCATAGTCTCTAAATTGATTGAAATTTTCTTTACGAGCCGGCACAATGATACGAGTACCACATGGTTCTTCGGTTTTTGCGTCGTCGCACATTTTCACGAGTTTACCATTACGAGTTTCATCAATGATGCAAGAATAAGTTCTTTTAATATTTTCACCGGTTTCGTTAGTAATAGATATTACACTAAAAGTGTCGGAATAGCTCCAACCACTCTTTGATCCTAATCCCCACCCACCAGTCATCTTATTAGAGTCTCGCTTTGTTGATGCCGCATATTTAATGAATACGTTACTCATTCTTTTTGGTGTTATTCCGGGGCCAAAATCTCTAACCTCAAATTGTGGCGAAATGTGGGAAGGCAATTGAACTTCAATGGGTTGATTATTATCAATTTCTCTATGAGCATCACGGGCATTACTCATATATTCTTGAACTAACACCTTAATAGGGTTTGAATAGAGTTTTGACCTAAGAATTTCCATGACTATTGTAACATCGGAGAATCCGAAAGTTTGCTCCTCAAAGTCTTCGGATCTTTCAATAATTGTAGTATCAAAGTCGAGTTTCATAAATTCCTCTTAATAATGTTGGTTATCTTGAGGGTAATTATATAGTACTTTTTGGAAAGTCAAGTTCTTTGTAAGTCTATATAGAAACTTGTCTTATCTCGTCAAGTAGTTTTGAATGGGCTTCAATAATGTCAAGATGAGTTATATTGTCATATGGCTTTAGATAGTAAACTTTTTTAATTCCCGCTCTAACTATTCTTGCCATGCATTTATGGCAACATTGAAGAGTGCAAAATAAAGTACACCCTTTAGTGTCAAACGGGCTATTAATAATAGCATTTTCTTCGGCATGAATACAAAATTCATATTTAATTGCTCTATTATTCCATCGTTCTGCTAAGTCTTCAATGCCATTAGCAAATCCATTATAACCTAATGAACATTGCCTATTGTCAGGTGTTACCACGCAAGCGCCGACTTTTGTTCGAGGATCTTTGCTTAATTCGGACGTAACAAGTGCTATTTTAAGCCAATGTTTAATCCACTTATCGGGGGGAGATTGTATTATTTCCATTTTTTTCTTTAATCCAATCTTTTACAAAGGTTTTGACTTCTTTTGCTTGAGAACCTTTCCATGAGGAAACATTGCACATAATATAATTCAACTGATTTACTAACCCATGGGTTCCGTGATCGTCTATTGAGTATTCTAGTGTTTCTAAGTAGGCTTTAGCAATTTCATTTTTAACTGAAAACTTCATAATTTTAATCGCATCATTAATATTCATTTAATTTGTTTCTTCCATATTTTTTGTTTCTTAATGTTAATCTCAGCTTTATCAAGTTTTTTATTAAATGCTTTTTTAATCTTAGTTCTATTGAACTTAAATTTATTTAATAAAGAAAATGCCATAATAAGCACATCACAACATTCTTCTAGTATATTTTCTTCAATTTGAAACCTTAATTGTCCATTAGAGCCTTTTTTACCTCTTATTTTAAGAAGTTCTGCGGACAATTCTCCAACTTCTTCCTGAATTTTTATACAAGTTTCTAGTAAGTTTTTATTATCACTTTTAGAGAGTTTATTTATTCTATCAATTATCTGATCCATCAATTCCCTCGTCTAATAGTAATTTAGGGTTGTCGTGGGGATTGAATTCACGGACATCAAGGGTCCATTGACTAAAATCGTCCAAGTCGCTAAATCCTGTTAATTGGTTATTCTTTGTAACTTTTTTCCAAGCAACTTCATCGGTAAAATCATTATCATCACGGACATCAATGAATTCACGAATTATTTTTCCTCTTGTAATGAGTATATTCATTCTTTCATTGGGCGATATTTTTCGTTTAAAAAGATTCTTCCCTATTTCTTTAAGTCTTTCGGTGGATGCTGTTATTTCTTGTACATACCCCCTATGACCTTTTAGTCTCGCTATTTTAAGTGAATTAATAGCCTTATCTTTATTCTCGGTCATAATAAGTGGGCCTACATCGCATACCACTAAATAATGTTTTTCTATTTTATTTGTTTTAGTCATTCGTGTTCTCCTTCACATGATTTTATTGCATAAACATAATTTGTCAATTTATATTTTAGAAGGATAGTTTTATCCTTGTATTTATAACTTCGACTTCTAATAGAGGATATAAACATTTTATTTTTAATGCTTCTTTGTGAATATCTCTAGGTGGTAACACTAAAATATAATCATCTCCATTACAAAAAACTAAATAATCTATTAAATTATTTAGTTTGTCGTTTACTTTAATTACTTTAGGAGTAAATATTTGGATTGTTTGTAACCCACATCCCGATACCGATTCTAAAGTACAAACAAGTTGTTCCATATCAAATCCCTTCTTACATATATTATATCAAAAAGGGATTAATTATTATGGGGTTGGGCCGCCAAATTCGGATATTAGACCTACTAGACCAGATTCTTTAATTTTAATATCTTCGTAAGGACCCGCAATTGATCTATATAATTCCATCTTTGCACAATCAAGCATTCCAATTACCTCATTGAGATTGGAGTATCTAATACCCTTCTTTTTAAGATAAGTGTGCAATATAACGGTGATGGCATAGTTTAAATCGCCTGCACATTCCGCTTTTGTTCCAAGTCTAACGGCATCTTCGTTAAACTTAGTGCGATCTTCTTGTTTGATATAAGGCATATTAAGCTTGCTCCTTATCTAGATCGGCTTCCTCATCTTGAAGATGGAAATCAAAAGGTTCGGTTACTTTAACTACTTTCTTTCCCGTTTTCTTCTCAACTACTTTAGTGAGGTATCTAATAACTTCTTCATTTGTTACCGATACTATTTGGGTTGTCTTCATTTTCATTTTAGATTCCTTTATTTAAAATTAAGTTCTATTTCATGGTCTTCAATGATATATTGAAGAGTTAACGTTTTACTATTGTGAGTTACAACTTGTTTGGGAATTAGTCTATCGTATATTTCAACTTCAACGGATTTTAGAGTAGATTCTAATAAGGATCTCATTCTAATTAAATCTAAATCGTCGCAACCCTTTAGTAATGGTATTTTTAACATATAGTTCCTTTTAGTACCATAAAGAGGTATCAAAGTTTCCCTTGTCTACTTCAGTTAAATAATCAAACATTTTATTCCAATCGTCGAAAATGTGATTGGATTTAATAAGACATGCTATCCACGGATTGAAATCTTCTAATTCATTTTCGGGATAATAAAGAAGTATAGGCTTGCGTTCTATATTTGCCATAACTAGTTCATGGATGGTTCCAATATGCCTAATTTTTGGTCTATAATTGACAATAACGAAATGCGATATGTCCACACATCTTAAATCTGCTTTTAGTATTGGAAAAAATCTCTCTTTAACATCCAAAAATTTCTTTCTTTTAATTAAATCTATTAATTCTTTTTTATCGTCGCCAACTTCCCCAACCCCATTAATAGTTTTTTTACATGGATCTTGTACATTAACTCCAAATTTTTCTAATTTTGGGGTTATAGATTCTCTCCAACCAACACCCGAATCTTCGTCGTTGTGGTGAATACTTCCGGCCAAATAAACCGTTTTACCTTTTAGGTAATTAGTCATTGTTAATTACTTCAAACTGTGGAGTAAGAGGATCCGAGAAGTTCATATCCATTACTTTATTCTCGTAATGTTTGGCTAATTCCGCCATATCAAGTTTCTCGGCAACATTGCCATACTCTGGGATATCGGCCTCATACACGAAACCATCAATTGGTTTTACTCCTTCTTGCATAGACATATTACGAATATTGGTATATTCTTTTTTGGCATCTTCTAATGAATCATGTCCTTCCCATTCCATATGAGTTTCTAGTTCGGTTTTGGGATCCCGCATTACAAGAAAAATCTTTTTATTCATTGTATTTCCTTAATTAGTTTTTCTAACATCATTAGTTTGCCAGTCCCCTATGAATCGCACATAGGGGGCGGAAACTACTTTTACCATCTTTTTAGACTTACAATTTTCACAAATAATACATTCAATAGGTCCGTTTATAGGATGCGATTCCTCTTGAATGTGTTCACACTTTTCACATTGATAGTCATATCTCGGCATAATTACTTAACGCTAATCAATTCGCCGTTATATCTTTGTGATGCTTTTTGGGCAGCATCATATGATGTAAAACGATGAGCAACCTTAGCGGCTCTTTTGGTCCAACGGTATGCCTTTTTTCCGGTTTCTCTCTCAACGAGATATCTACCACCAGTTGTACGGCTTCTTACGATATACTTCATAATAATCTCCTTTCACGAGTTATTTTGTTTCTTTTCTTATTATAAGTCCAAAATGAATCACTTCCACAAATGTTTATACTCTTCTTCGTCATCATCAAGGTCTTCTTCTTGAAGTTCCGCAATTCTACGTTTATGTAGATTTGCTTTTTTTCTCTCAAGTTCATCAACTTGCTTTTTATCTTTAGAATGATCTTTTTTACACTCCCTTCGCTTCTTTTCAACTAATTCTTTGGGGATGTCAAAATCTTCTTCTTCGTGACTCATAACATTCTTTCTCCTTAATTTAAAATCTTGTTCATTTCATCCATATCAACGAATTCTTCGTTTTCAATGGTATTGTGGATTTCTTCAATTGTAGCATAAACTTTATTATCATCAACTTGTTGTATAATGGCTTTAGTTTTCTTATCATTTATGGGAATATACTTTTGTACTTCTTTTTTACTTGACTTATCATTAGAAAGTCGTGGCAAAATACCACCATCGGGTCGCAATCCTCGGAACTCCCACTCGCCATCTTCAGAAAGGCATTGACTATGTAAACTTGAGTTTAAAAATGTAATTATTTCAAATCCCTTCTTTTTACTTCCAAGTTTCATCTTAAAGAACTCTTTACCTTGAGCGGTTCCTTTAGGTGATCTCCAAGGCTTACAATCCACGTCCTTAACTCCACAAGTAGCAGCGGGATGATCCTCGCCTGTTTTTAGGTTATGGATAGTGTAAACCATTGCTACACCTGGACTAAAGATTGTTCTTACTTTGTGCATTTAATGTTCCTTTCACATAAGTTCATTATAACTAAACAACTAGTATTGTCAACTACCATATTAAGATTTCCAATAATCTTCATATTTTTTATGATGTTGCTTAATCCAATTGGTAAATAATTCGGTAATACCTTCACTCTTAAGAATTATTTCCTTATTGGCGAAAAAGAACCCATTTACCATTTTAGGAGTATTCGCAATCACAAATAACGCATATTCTTTTTGGGTTTCAAATTTCAAGCCATTCATTTTGACGATTGCCAAATTGACATCATTTAGAAGGTTTAATACTTTGATTCTTAATGATTCAACAAACATTTTGCTTGATTCGTGGAGGTCATTATAAACATCGTCAATAGTATCGGTGAAATAAGCATCAATGATGTTATTACGAGTCTCTTTCTCGTTATTACCTTTGAATGAGTGTAAGAACTTATAACGATTGGTTTTAATCTTAAAAGATGGAACCCCATTGATATAACCAACGAATCCCTCTTTATTCTTACAATCAACATCGTCAACGCAATTTTTTTCAACCCACATTACCATATCATTTTTAGTATTAATATCTAATTGATATAGGAAAGTTGAAGTTGGAATAAGAAGACCCAACTCTTGAGCAATAGAATCAATAGGAAGATATGTGCCATATCGGTTATGGCGAACGTTTAATAGATAAATTCTATCATTTTTATACATAGACACTATTTGATTAAGAGTTGAGCATAATTCAAAAATATAAACGTAGTTTTTATCAAGTTTAGAAGTAAACTCGGTAACATCTTTATTAAGTGTCTTCCAAAATAGTTGGTCAAAAGTGAGCGACGAATCTCCAACGGTAAAACACACAATTGAACCTGAAGTGGATAAATTCCACTTTTGTTGATCTTCAAGCCAATAAAGATGTATAAGACTACCATCTTCTTTATTTTTTAGTTCAATTTGGTTTATATATTGTTGAAATTCTGATTCCTCAAAGATAGGACAAAATCCTTCGTCAAAATTCCAAAATTTATCCATAGCATTACATACTCGCAACCAATTGCCATTTATATATTGATAAATATGGCCACGGCATTCCTTTGTTAATGGAATAGTAAATTTAACTAATAGTTGATCATATTTAAATAGATATAAATTCCCTACATTTTTCACATTGACACCAAAACGATCTATGAAATGTGAAATAATTTCACATTTTTGGCTTTCAAATTCACCAATAGGACCGTTGGGAAAATACTTTGTTAGATAATCTTGAAGAGACATATATTTTTATTCCTTGGCCTTATTATAGTTGCCTATAATGATAAGTCAAGTGTTTATATTGTGCCTATAATGTCATTGGTTACTAATTCGGGGAATTGTCTTTTAACAATTTCGGTGGTTATTTCGGGTTTAACCCACATGCCATCGCCCCAATTATATCCCAGTTCTCGTATAGAGTCAAGAGTTTCTTCATCACTTACTTCATCAACATTAAGGAAATTAATAAATCCGTTATTAGCCAATATTGCTCTTGCGGTTATTCCTATTCTACCATTATGAATTTCGTTGGAAATTGGGTAATCTCCGTCTATGTCAACCCACACTTTACGATCTTCTATCCAAGTAATATCTTGATTTGATAGGTACTCGTAAATGGATTCTTTTGGTAGATAGAATTCTAAAGGCTCTTCGTCAACTATTTGTATAGCATCAAGCCATCCACCCTCTTCATTATTTGAATTTAATAAATAGGATATTAATCTTCCTTGATAACTCTTCATACTCTCATTACTTATAACATTTTTATCTTCAATATTTGAAGACTTCTTCATACTTGAAGATTTATCGGATTTTAATTTATCTTCAATATCATCAATTTTAGCAACTTTAATTTTTGCCTTTTTAGACTCTTTTGGTTTAGAAGTTTCGGGTTTATTTGAAGTTGGCTCAATAGTTGCTTTAGTAGACGTTGATTTGACTTCGGATCCGACATCTTTCTTCTTTAGCCAACTTCCCTTGTCTTTATTGAAGGTATAACTATATTTCCTCATTAGTTTTGCAATTTCTGCATAATCCATTACATATTTATTTTCCATTTTCTTTAAAGCATTGCTAACACCGTGTTTAGATGCCAATATTCTTCTTGCATCTTGAGTTTTAAAGTTATTTTTTCTTTTGCTTTTTATCTTACTTTTTTTCACCGATTGTTTCTTTAGTATTTTCTTTTTACCAATAATATTACTTACATCGGCTTTTTCTATTAGTAAGCCCTCTGTAAATAATGATTTAATTCTACTTTTCAGGTCCATTGAAAATATCCTTTTATTCTATTATTTATATTTGAGATTTGTTGGTAAAACTTGACATAATTTATTGCCGGTTTTCTTGAATAGATTAGAAAAGGTAGTTGGACTAATATTAGGTGCTAATGTAGTAGGAATTATAGTACTAGTTTGAATAGTTGGTACTACGGCATTAGAGTTTGGTAACGTAAGCCCTTTTGTAGTTTCATTAGAAGTTGGAACATTTATTATTGGTCTAAGAACTTGTTTTAATAAGAAAGAACATTCCGAGCCGTGGTGATTGTAGAATCTACCTTTGCCAATAATAATATCCCCATACATATCGGTTTGCGACAATAATCGAACATAGCAATTATAAGTAGTTGAAAATAAACTTCTAATGGTAGTTTTCATAGTATCTAAAGTGGCTAAAATAGTTGAAGCATACTCTTGTGCATTATTGAAAATTATACCACATCCGGGTTGATAATATAATTGTCCTTGGTTGCTATATGGATACAATGTGTTAATATACTTATCTACCATGGCATTGGCTAAACAATCGCCTTGAACTGTTAGATTAATAGTCCATTGAAGTGTAAATTGTTGATTTAATAGCGACGGATTCGATCTTATATCGTCAAAAAACTTAGAAGGTATATTTAATAGTATTTGACCATTAGTATCATTCATATGTAGGGGGGTAATAGTAATGTTATATGGCGAAGACATGCTTGTTGAAATAGTCCAATTTTTTTGCATGTCATTTTGTATAATGCAACAACTTCCATATGGCGATTCAAAATATTGTGTAAAAGCCTCATAGCCTATAGAAATAGTATAATTATTACTACAAGCATTAAATATATCTCCTGCACTTATAGTTGTAACTCCACTTCTTGAGACTATTGTATGGCTTGGAACTATAAGTCTACCAACTAAATTTAGCGAATCTCTTTTTGAACCTCCACTATAAAGTTGAGTGTCTCCCATTTGGAAATAGTCGGTCAAGTCAACTTTCATAGATAATAGTGTATTCCACCAAGTATCCCAATTTTGTTCTTTAGCAAGTTCTAATTGTTCGGCGGTTGCATAACTTCCATCAATACTAATGTTTAAAGTGTGTGCATTATTTATTTCGTCGCAAAGAATTAAAGAATCTTCCCAATTTGTAGTATAGAATTGAATTCCTATATTGTCTGCTATTATATTGTTTGCTCTTATGTCGTTTATTGTAATGGTAGACCTACTTGATAAACTAGTTGTAAATAGTTGATCAACGGTTTGCGGAGTGGGGCAATCTTTTACGGATATATTGGCTATTAATTCTTGATAGGGTGCTTTAGAAAATGTTATATTAGGGAATATCACATCCCCCAAAACTGGATATTGCACGCCCACACAAGTATATGCAACCTCATAATAATCAAATCCATAAAAATTAGTATTTATTATAGGAGTCACGGGGGACATATATTATCCAATTTTCGATTGTTGTTTAGTTTTTAAATTAATAATGTTCTTTCTGTCATATTGAATGAATTTTTTAATTAATTGAATCTTATTTGACAACATTGATAATTTTTTTAATACTTGATGGGATGTGTGTCCTATATTTTTACTTTTTTCTTTAGTTGGATCTACGGGTAAAGGAACCCCATTTTTTATTAATTTATATCTAATATTGGTTGGGGTTCCATTTTTAACAACAATGTAGCCTTCAATAGTTATATCATTTAATTGTAGAGGTTCAATGGCATCTTGTGGGATTTCTTCTTCGTGTATTGATTGATTTCCTTGTAATGGAAAAGAAGGACAACGAGATTGTAATCCGCTTTGAGTTGACGATTGGCTTCCTATACCAATTCTCGAAACCGATCCGGGAAACGAATCGTTAGGGCTTTCAAACAACTTTAATATTTTATTTTTAAACATTTTCTTCTTCCGGTTCTTCTTGTGGTAATTCGGTATCATATTCGTTAGAGTCGTTGGTTGGTGTCATGACTTCAAGAGTTTTTCGGAGTTTATTCCAAAATAATGCTTCTCCCCATTTTTCTTTATTAATAGCATCTAAAGTTTCCGATGCTATTCCTAATTTTGAAGATTTTGTTGGTTTTAAAGTTGGAATTAAAGTTTTATATAAATGGTGAACCAACTCAATTGCATCATCTTTAGAAATTTCAAGTAATCTATCAACTTGTGAATCGGCATATTTAAGAGGGTCATATCCTTCATCGCTACTATATGCATTCATCATGCACATTACAAAGAATATATCACCGAGATTTAAATCGTCTTCTAATATTGTTGATGTTCCACCTTCTATAGTGTAAATAGCATCTTCAATTTGTTGTAATGCTTGTCTCTTCAATATATTATATTTATTTTTTAACTTATGAATATCTTTATTAGAAGTATCCGTAGTATTCATTATATTGTAATGAATAATCTTTGATAGTTTATTGTATATGTTTTCTATTCCAACTTCAAAATCTTCCAATTGTAATCCACTAAAAGGGGTTAACCTAGTTTCTTTGTAATTCATTCGCTCTTCGTCAAATAGATTAACTACTTCATGGGTAACTTCGGAAAGTTTACCAGCCCAAGGATTGATTAGTTGTGCATCGGAAGCATGTTGGGTACTTTGAACAACTCCTGGGGATTGGGGATCTACTTCTTCGTCTTGTTGTCTTCTCCAAGACCCCATTTTAGCTTTAAATGGCGCAATACCTTGACTATTTAATCCCGGACCCGAATTGGCGGGGGTAGAAGAAGTTCCAGCGGCAACCGCACCCCCATCCTCTTGTAAGGCTTTTCTTATTCTATTAATATCCATTATAACCCCCTAAAATAGTTCTTCTATAACCTATTTATAATTATAGGGGATTAAAGTTCTTATTGAATTTTTACAGTATGAACTTCAAATGGTTCCTCAACTTGTGCGGGTTGACTTTGAACTTGTTGTTGTGTTTGTTGCATTTTTTCAAAATCAATAACAAATTTTTCAACTTCACCGAGACTTTCAAATGCGGCTTTACCCTCTTGTGCTGGTAATTTTGCGCCAATTGCCGCAATTCCATGTCTTGCTAATAAAAGGACATTCTTTAAATGGCCAATGTTAAGTTGAGTTGGTGATGGTTCTGACATAATATATTCCTTTCAATTGAATATGTTTTACTATTATATCACATGGAAACCATTTTTTAAGGAATGTTTATTGAATATCCAGATTGAATGGGCTTTTGAATCATATGTTGTTGAATATGATCACTTTTAGAATTAGGGTCAATATTGACCATATCATTAATTAATGATTTCTTTTTTCTTTCAATAAATACTTTTATTATTTTATTTCTCATAAATTCCCCAATAGATATTTATAGCAACTATTGACATCTTAATTTTTGGACTATAATCAATCTCATAAGGAAAATATTCACCAACATGAATGAAATTACTAAAAAAATTCTTAAATCGTTGATAAATATATGTTTAGGTATATTTTGTCTAGTTTGTCTTTCTTCTTTTTCATCTTTAACAACGACAAATTTAGATGAAGACTCCCCAATAAAGATAGAATCCCGTTTTATCTACTATTCCGAATATCAATTCTATAAAGATGCATATAATTATAGAATTAATAATAAAATTGAAATTCCTACTATATATTATGACAAATTAGATATTCCAAATCCAATAGTATCTATAGTAGCACCTACGATTCCAATTATTGAAACTCCTAAATCTCTTATCCCTCCTTGGGTTCTAAAAGGCATGTTAATGAGGGAGACTACTTCTTATTATTCTTCTATAGGATCTATAATATATGTTGATAAACGTAGGGGTTCGTCGGGGGAGAGAGGTCCATTCCAAATGAAAAGGATTTGTTTTGAGGTTATACATAAATCAAATGAACAATTTTGGAAATTAGAAAAAGATACTAAATATGCCGAAGAATTAACTATTAGATATCTAATGTACTTATATAATGGCCCTGCGCATGAAAATTGGAAAATTGCTATTGGTATGTATAATGTTGGACCTTCTAATTATAGAAGATATATTAATAGTGCTAATGAGTATTATAATGCCGTTAAAAATCTAGGAGAAAAATAAAATGGATGATATTATCGCTAGTCGTGGTTTTGTCAATGATAATGATGAGGAATTTGATCTATTTGTTGAATCAAAAAATAAAGAATTATTTTTAATAATTAACCACTATAGTATAAAAGGGGAAAGGGAGATTAGATTAGCAATTTCGCCCGAAGTTCTTGAAGAAATACAAATTATGTGTAGAGCCGCATTGAATCAAATTAACGAGAAAACTAATGAAGACTCTCACACATATACAAATTGGAAATAAACATGGAAAATCTTGAACACGCTATGGAAATATATGAGTCCATAAAAAATGGAGATGAAGTAACCAAGGATATAGCACAACTTTATTTCGCTATTCTAGTTTTAGGCAATAAACTTTCTAAAGAAAGTAAAGAAAATTGGCAATTGACTCTTTGAAAAATATCAATATAATGAGGTCAATACAATTAGCTTTTAAGGAAGTAAAATGAAACCCATTTACATTGCTATCGTTGGATCCCGCCTTTATGGTACTAATAAGGATGACTCGGATTTTGACGTAAAAGGCGTCGGCCTCAATGAAATTGACGAATATTGTGGACTAAAATCCAAAGAGCAACAAGACTATTCAAATGGGAAACTAGGCAATGAAAATTTTAATGGGACTATTTATGAAGTTCGTAGATGCTTCAATTTACTTTTTAAAGGAAATCCAACAATTTTGGAGCCATTTTGTGCCGATTCAAAATTTGTTTTACATACTACTCCGATTGGGGAAATAGTTGCTAGATTTGTTCGTGATAATATGATAACAAAGCATCTATTTCTTCCATTTTTCAATTATCACTATAGTCAAATAAAAGAATTCACCACTTCTATTCGTGTAGGTAAGAGGAAAGATTTATTTGATACTTATGGTTATGACGGAAAGTTTGCATCAAATGCATATCGTCTAGCTAAACAATGCGTTATGCTAATGTCGGAAGGAAAACTTGACCCAACTCTTAAGGGGGTTGATAAAGATATTGTTTCCAAAATGAGAAATTATGATTATACTAAAGAGGAATGTTTATCTTTCCTTAATAACAATATCAATGAAATGAATGATGCTTTTGCATCTTCAAAACTTCCGGAAAAGCCGGATTATGATAAAGTTAATTCATTTGTATCAAATATAGTTCAATCTTATATCATCCATAACTATAACGGAATGTCACATATTCCGCTTGGAGAAAATACTTTTGATATCTCTAAGTATCCGCTAAATGGATGATTTTATGGTGCGGCACCACCATCGGTAATTATCCAACTCCTACCATCTAGTGTAGAACGAGCGGTAGCACCTGCCGTATTATACTTACTATTACCACCGTCAAAAGTAACACCAGTAGTAGCACCAAGAGCCATGTTGATTAGCAAGTTGCTATATGAGTCGGTATCTAGAGTGTCCGAAGTGAAGCATCCATTGCCATATATAATATTCTGTAGGTTAATCGTTGGGAATGATGTCAACTTAACACAATAAGCCCAAGTCCCGGTGAAGTTAGTGCCATTGGTGGTGTTAATGAGTGAGAACGATTCCAAATTATAACAACTATTCCAAGTGTAGGAGAAGTCGGTGCCGTTGGCGGTGTTAATGAGTGGGAACGATGTCAAGTTAGAGCATCCCCCCCAAGTTCCGGAGAAGTTGATGCCACTACTAGTATCAATGAGCGGGAATGATGTTAATCCAGAACAATATAACCAAGCGGAAGAGAAGTTAGTAACTGCTCCCGTATTAGCCGTTGCTCCATCAGTAGCAGTTATAGTCATATTTCTACATCCATAAAATGCATTCTTCATATCTAGCCACTTGTTGGTTCCCCATTGAGAAATTTGCATAAGCTTGAGACAATCACCACTATTATTGAAGTAGATTGTCGGGAAGCCGCCTACTACGTTTTCGGTAATCGTAATATTGTATGTGCCTTCGCCATAGTCACTATAGACGTGTGTAACATCGCCAGGTGAACCGGTAATGGTTTGACTAGATTCATCACCCCAATTAATCGTGGCATTATAGTCTGATCCGTAACAAGGCAATGTGAATGCGTCAGATGCTGAACTACCAAGTTGGGTTGTATCCACTGTAATGATCATTGAAGCGGCGGATCCGCCATCGCTAATATTCCAACTACGTCCTACTAATGTGGCACGAGCAGTTGCGCCAGCAGCACTGTATTTATTGCTTCCAGCTCCAAAGTTCACTCCCGTAGTTGCACCGAGAGCCATATCAATTAGCAAGTTGCTATATGATTCCGTACCAATAGGAGTATTGTTGAAACAACTCGATCCAGTGGTAATTTTTCGTAGATTGAGAGTTGGGAAACTAGTTAAATTTGAACAAGAAGCCCAAGTGCTATCAAAATTTGTACCATTACTTGTATCCAATAGTGGGAATGAGGTTAAACTAGTGCAAGCATTCCAAGCACTAGAGAAGTCGGTTCCCTTACTTGTATCCAATAGTGGGAATTCTGTTAAGTTAGAACTAACCCAAGCACTAGAGAAGTCGGTTCCCTTACTTGTATCCAATAGTGGGAATGTGGCCGCTCCAATACCACCCCAAGTAGATGCGAAATTAATTCCTTCGCCAACATCTAATACTGGGAATGAAGTTAGAGAATAACAATTTTGCCATGCGGCGTTGAAAGCCGTCCCCTTAGCGGTATCTAGTAATGGGAATTCTAGCAAATTACCACAATTAGACCACGAAGAAGTAAAGGTAGTTCCGTTACTCGTGTTAATGAGTGGGAAGGATGTCAACCCACTGCAAAGAAACCACGAGCCGGAAAAATTAATTACATTACTTGTATCTAGTAAAGGGAAGGATGTCAAACCACTACATTGCGCCCAAGTATAACTAAAATCAGTGCCGCTACTTGTATCAATGAGTGGGAAGGATATCATGCTAGAACAACTACGCCAAGCAAAACTGAAATTCTCAACGGATCCAGTGTTGGCGGTTGCGGAATCGGTAGCGGTAATAGTTAAATTACCACATCCATGGAATGAATGGACGAACGAGATCCATTTGTTAGTACCCCATTGAGAAAGTTGCATAAGCTTGAGACAGTCACCACTATTATTGAAGTATATGGTTGGGAATCCACCTACAACATTTTCTAAAATTGATACATTATAGATGCCGGAAGAGGAATATTCGTGAGTTACATTTCCAGGTGATCCGGTAATAGTTTCAACGTCTCCGTCCCCCCAGTCAATTTGGGCGTCATAACCAGAACCATTACATGGTAATATGAATATATTATTAGCACTACCAGTCTTGGTCGTATCAACAATTAATATCATTGGACTGGACACTACGGGTGCGACACCACCATCAATAATAGTCCAATCACGACCTTCTAGTGTAGAGCGAGCAGTAGAACCCGCAGTGTTGTATTTACTATTGCCACCATCAAATGTTACACTAGTTGTGACCCCAAGTGCCATGTCGATCAACAAGTCACTATACGAAGTGGTGTCTAAAGTGTCGTTTAAGAAACATTGAGAGCCGTTAGTGATCTTCCGCATGTTAAGAAGCGGGACTGATGTTAAATTGGTACAATTACCCCAAGTATACGAGAAGTTGATGCCGTTTGCGGTGTTAATGAGTGGGAACGAAGTCAACCCGGAACATCCATACCAAGCACCGGAGAATCCGGTGCCATTTGATGTATTGATGAGTGGGAACGAAGTCAACCCGGAACAATTCCACCACGCACCTTCAAAGTCCGTAACATTTGATGTATTGATGAGTGGGAACGAAGTCAACCCGGAACAATTACGCCATGCATAACTTAAACTAGTAATAGAACTAGTATTAGCAGTCGCTACATCGGTGGCGACGATATTCATATTACTACATCCATTAAACGATCTAATGAGTGATACCCACTTATTAGTACCCCATTGAGAAATCTGCATAAGCTTGAGACAATCGCCCATATTATTGAAGTAGATAGTTGGGAATCCGCCTACTACATTTTCGGTGATGCTAATAGTATATACCCCAGGAGCGGAATATGTATGATCAATAGATGTATTTGATGTTATTGTTTGTATATTTGAGTCGCCCCAATCTATATCAAAGTTATATGTAGATACACCATCCAACGGTAGTATGAAGTGATTTGTTGCCGATCCATCTTTAGTGGTATCAATTAGCATTTTAAATGGTAGTGGTTGTGCGGGTGGGATATACTTTGGTATAGACGATTTATTTCTTTGAGTTATAGCATATGCCGATCCAGAATAGTGTGCCAATATAGCGATATCGGCAGAGTCATCTGGCCATGAAATGCTATATGTACCATCACTATTAATGGTGGCTTGTTTAGTTATACAACCTAAATCTTGTACATCCGATGAAATTAATATAACTTCATTTGGTGTTCCGGGCATTCTATACATGCGCCCCGAAATATCCGTTGATATACTATGGAAAGTTGTCATGCCAATTAAACTTTTTAATGAGTTTTGGGTTGCTATGATTCCATATCCATTTCCTATATATGGTTTCATTTTTCCACTTACATTACTTATAGGTTTTATTCCATCACTAATTTGAGAAAACCATTCAAGAACTGGAACATAGAATTGACTTGTATGTTCCGTAGTTAAGAACTTTATTGGTCCACTATGTTCCATACTCCATTGTAATGCGGTATGTTGGCTTGTATCATTGTATATAGTAGCATATAAATTGAATGGTTGAGATACTTGGCCAGTTTCGTATATCATTAAAGAAGCGTCGTTTATTAAATAGTTACTTTGTTCGGATGTTCCAATGCTACAAAAATTTGCATAATTTGCCCACGTTCCTTCAACATAACTCATATTCATTAATAATGACATAATAGTTTTATTATGCCTCCATTCTCCTTTTGGGTCTACATTTGATGTATAATTTAAGTATAAGACATGACTTCTACCTCTACTAACGAAGTCATTATATAAAGAATACATGGTTAATCCAATATAATTTTTACCATGAATAAGACTTAGATTATCTAGCGGATGCATGATACTAATTTGTCCAGCCGGGTTCCCTCTAGTTCCGATTTGATACTCGGTAAATGCGGAATCTCCAACAGTTTGTATTGCATATACTTGTGCATTTGAGGCATAAGTTAGTTCTTCGCAAGTTATTCTTATGCCCGATTTTTGTATAGTTATATTTCCAGGCTCTGCTATCCATATAGGTCTAGTTAAGTTGAATTGCTGTCCATCACTATTAATAGCATCTGAAGTTCTTAATGGAGTTGAAGCATATCCAAGTGGTATTATTAAGGATTGTAATACGGTAGTAGATAACGATTTACTATAAGTATATGTAACATAAACGACACTATTGACCGTATTAAATAAGTTATTCGGCTCGGTTGCCATAAGATAGAAAGAATGAGAATTAGAAGTATCTAAATCTAAACTATTTAAACTATATACCGACCAATGATAAGAACTACTAAAAGAAGTATTTACACAATTTATTAAATACTCACTAGATAGATTATCAATGTGTGCTTGTAATCCGTATACCGAATTATCAGATTCGTTGTTACAATTATTTCCTTCTACTTCTATCCACCAATCTTTTATTATTTTACTTGATTCTGGCAAAAATGTATTTAATGCGGGAATAGTATCAACTAATTGATCTATATTTGATATTCCATTTGGTAAACTTTTCAACGGAATTCTAATAGTTTTTATTATTGTATCGTTGTTTTCCGTCGCATCGTATTGATAGGTTAGATTTAATCTTCCTGCTAACTCTGTTACGTAATCCGATCCATTATTAGAAGAAATGGCGGTTATAGCAAATCTAATTTCTAATAGTTGAGTATCTCCCGCAATCCAATTTAATTTGAATAGTGGATATAAATCAATTATATTTTTTATGGACATTTGATTATTTGTTCCGGTATATCCCGTACTTGGACTAGTTAATCTAACCCAAGATCCAGTTCCGCCCAATCTAGCATATACCGCAACGAATCTAATAGCCCCATAATTATTATTTAAATATAAACTCCAATCTAAATATGTAGATTGCCAATTTATTGAAGTATATGGAATATCTATAGTTTTAGACCAATAAGTAGTTCTACCAATACTAGCAAATATTATAGCTGGTGGAGTAGTATATGTAGAGGTCATTCTGCATCTAATCCATCTTGCCGATATTTCATTAACAGTAGAATCAACCCAATCGCTAGGAGTATCCCAATCTAATGCCGCCTCATAAGTTGGGGATGTTAAATCGGCTGTTCCAGAACCAGCCATCGTTAAGGTAGACCAAGTGCTTGGGCCGGATGCGTATTCCCAAACTATATTTCCAGTTCCCTTTACTCCTATAGTATTAAGTGCCATATATAAAGATTGAAATGAAACATCCGATCCTATATACCACTCGGATCCTACAACATTATTAAAAATTATATAATCCCCAGCGCCATATCCAGTTTTTGACTCTTCCGTGTAATCGGCATATCCGTCTTCCGTGCTATAGGATAGAAAACTATAGCAAGTTGTGTCTAATAAAGTTCTAGATCCGTCAAACGCATATTGTACCGTATTTATTATAGTCATATGTCACCTTGAAACCATTTTTATGTGTATTGCTTCTGTTCCAGCTGAAAACGGAGGAATTCTCAATATAATATTATCAAAATTATTAAGAATAGTTCCATATTCCACTAATGGAGGTGTTGAGCATTTGGCCCAAGCACTATCTTGATATTTTATTATAGTATACATAATTCTATTTGGAGAAAAAACCTCGCCAAAATTTTTGATTATTATAAATTGTCTTTTAGTAGTTGGGCTTTTAGCACAATATATAGCATTAAATTCTTTTTTTTCATTATCGACGTTTACTAATATTGCGGCTGATAAGTCGGAAGCCATAATCCCGGTCATATTTGCATAATCTCTATATAAAAACCATACGGCCCTAGGCATATTATCCGGTGATAAGATGCCACACAATGTATCTCTAGTGCTATTGTCTATATTATCTCCGGTATTTAATAAAGGATCCGCATAATCCGATTCCGGAAAGGTTGAGTGGCACGCCGCTGAAACTGCATTTGTTCCAGCCGAATCCATTGATATCATCCAAGAAGCTGCCGGCCCAGGCCGTGTTATATCAAGACCCGAAGAAATGTATTCTCCAAGAAAAAATGGTTTTCCCGAAATTCCGGCTGAAGTTGCCATAGTATTAGTTGTTTCAAGATTCGTCGGAAATTCCCACGGCTCATTTAGATTAAAATACTGAATGGCGGTTTGATGGAAGCTAATAACATCAGGATATACGCCGGCATTTTTACATGCATTAAAAAATTGCCCTATTAAAGTGCCATCATATTGAGACAATGATGGGCCGCAAACTTTCCAAGTAGGTTGTAGGGATTTTATTGTAGCCGCTGCCGTGATCCACACATCACAAAATTGACTAAAAGGTCTAGGCCAAAATTGGGATAAATTGGGTTCATTCCAAATATCAATACACCAAGCATCTACAAATCCATTAGAAACCATTTGATTTACATAATTAGTTACCCAAGATTCCCAAGTTGATAGAGGATATGCCGGATCTCCTGGGAAATTAGTAACATAATATCCAAAATCATCAGACATAACTGGAACTAATTTCATGCCGTAAGATCTATATCTTGATATATTAGATACTATTTTTGATTGTGTAGATCTAAAAGTTGTAAAATTTAATGGAGACAAATACGAATCTAGTGGATATGTTCCACCTATAGCATGTATAGCCCCCGCCGCCGGATGCTGGGCTAAATGACCAAAAGTTAAAATTCCACTTATATCTGCGGTTATAGAGGTCGTGGATGTTGTAAGGGCGGTCATTAAAAATCCTTATAACTTTTTATATTACGAATGGGGAAACCATGTCAAAAGTATTTATGGCTAATGGGGTTAAGTTTTGTTCAAGTATAGTAATTCTAGACAACATAGAGTCAAGTTGTGATTGTAATCCGGACGATATAGAGGCAACTTCTGTTGCTCCGATATAATCGTCCACGCTAAACAAGTAACTTGAAGTAGTTGGAGCGGTTATAGACATCCCTGTTCCGGCAATTGGTGTCCAACCATTCCCAGTGCCACCACCGCCACCACTTCCTCCAATACTTGAAATAGTCCAAGTCTTATTTGGATTTTGAACTACCGTAACATTTGAACCTGCAACTATATTAATTGAATCTAATTGTTCTTGTAATCCTGCCGATATTGAGTGTGTAGTTGAGATGTTTGTATAATTAGAATAAAGAGTGTTTATTGAGTTATTTTGAGAAGATATTGAAGTGGTAGTAGTAGTAGTAGTAGATTCTAATTCCGATAATCTAGTTATAATTCCTTGAGGACTATATAAGTCAATTTCCAAATCAGATCTTGCATTTTGCGGAGATCTACTTTTTGCTAATTGTGTAAAAGTTTGGGTATTATTTATTGGATCCACAAGATTAATTCCTATTATTTAATTTCTTCCCAATCCATACTCACGAAGTAATAAGTTGAGGATTGAGTTAGGTTAGTTATTTGTAGACTATATACATCACTAGTACCATCTATAGTTGCCCCCAAATATGGAAGATTTTCAAGAACAACATCGCAATCTCCCCTATTATATCCTTGAGTTATGACTATTCCAGTACCTTGTTCCGTAGACCGAGTTAAATTATATTCGGATATGCCATTTGAAGATTGTATCCAAGCCCCCGTACCGGTTTCATATGGATTTAAAATTAACTTCCAATGGAATACTTGGAATTCGGACCCGGTGGTATCCAATACTTTTATTCTAATTGGTCTTAGAGTACTATATTTTTGATATGTGGATGGAATTCTAATTGATATAGCCTCTTGTGTAATACCGCCATTAAGTTGAATAGCATAGTCTGCTCTACCATTAGTTCTTTTTTGTGTAATATTATAGTTATTTTGAGTAGTAACATATCCCATAAATGATTCAATAGCTCTCGTCTCATCAATTGGGGCCGTCGCCTCGATTTCCCATCTTAACGGTAAATTCGGATTTGAGGGATATATTGACGAATGTTCAAACTCATGTGCCCAATACTTTTTGTTATTAAAAATAAATCCTACCAAATTTTTTCCGCCATGTATCCATCCCGAATTTATTAACACGGTATTCATGGTTCCAGTTATATCTAGTGTTAATGTAGATGGGCCTGACCCATCAAACTTGTCAATATTCCAATTAGATCTATCAACAAGTAAAGAAGATCCATTTGATCTAACGCCTATTTGCAAATCACCATTATTATAACTTAAAAAATAACCGTCATCATCATCAAAAAATCCAACATTTTGAATTGTACTATCTAAAGGCTTATCAAATTTAAATACCTGTGCGGATTGCATGTCAAATCCGGATTTATACCATGCTCTACTCATAGTTTGGCGTATTGATTTTCCTGAGTTATCGGGTGTTATATTAGTATTTGGATATATAGATACCACATTCTCATCGGATGTTTCTTTAATTGCCAATCCAAAAGTAGTCCATGCGGGATTTCCAGATATTTCTCTTGTATAGCTCCATGTAACTCCACCATCAGATATTGATTGACCTGTTCCGGTTGGGCCGCCGCTAGCCGCACTCTTTCCTTGGGCTAAACACCTATATACTTTGTAGCCATCATTTAAAATTTCGCTATTAACATAGTAGTCTGTCAATGCACCCCAATTGTCAAAAATTTTATTTTGTAAATTTACTTCATATAATCCGCCATTTGTACTAAACATATTACTATTCCACGGCATTGCTCCAGCCCATCCACTAGAAATGAAGAAATCCAAAACTACTTTTTCATTTTTTACCACATTTCTTACGAATTCCCAAGTGACAGTCCCGTCTACTGGTGGAGTTGTTCCATATGGTCCGCTACTATTAGCCGCCGACGTTCCCGCTTCCGTGCAAATATACGTTTTAGTTCCTTGATCTCCAATAATCATATTATAAACACTATAACTTGTTTCAGATTTCCAAGTACTATCATTTACACAATGATCCCATTTAGCGGAACCGTCTGTTATACCATTCCCGCCACCGCCAGGCCCTCTATCTCCACCGGCTACACCATTAACAGGTCCACTTAAGCCGGCTTGAGAGCATACATATAATAGGCCATCATCTTTACCATAAACATATTGTCCTAAAGAGAAATATGTTTGTGGATACCACGTATACACTCCTGGTACATTCATGTTAGCCCAAGCGGCTGGAAATTCTCCCATTACCGCAGGCTTTACTGAAAGTCCGTGTGCAGTTGGTGATAGCATAAGTCTATACCAAGGCTCGGCCCAATTATACCAATGAATTTGGTGGTAGTCTAATTTTGATTTCGGGCTATTTGTGTAGCCCAAAAGAATAGTATCGGAGAAATAATCTCCACTATAATTGCCAGAGACATATTTAATTGATTGCATTCCGATTGTCACGAGAGGTGATATGTCTAACGAATGTATACTTTTAGAAGCCATTGCAGCATATCTTTGTAAGGTCGCCCAATTCATACCGTAAAATCCCCAACCATATAATCCAAAGGTTTGAGATGCCCCCGAATATGCATTGGTTGCGGTACATTGTGTATCGCTATTTCTTATTGTGACTAACCCCATGTCGGTTCCATTAACCCATAAACGTGTACCTACAACATAGTCCGATAATCTATCACTAAAATTTACAACTTTTGATCCGCCACCAACCGGAGTTGCTGTTACGGTTCTAGGAGTAGATGTCTCCATATTTTCTGGCATACCGTCAATTTCGTTTCCTAAATCAATAGACCAAACCCAAGGATTGTCAATATATCTTTCAGCTAAAGGGACCAAAAAGTTATCAATAAAACTTTGTACATTACTTTCTTTACCCATCATAAAGTGATAACGTTCGGATCCCGTATTATTCCAACTAAAATGATCAAACGACATAACAGTTGGCATAACAAATATTTTATGAGTTGCGGCAAGGGCCATTAAATCATCAACATCTTGCCAAAATTTTGCGGTTGGTGGGTTGCATGAGCCATCCGAATTTAGAGTTACACCTTCATTTCCTGGACTATCATTTATCCACACACGAGTAGCATTAATTCCACGATTTACTAACCTTGCAAATTCTGCATCCCACCAATCATGATCATAAGTGTTAGATATTGAGCCGAATTCATTCCATACATTCCATGGAGTATTAACACCATTTAAATATTGTGTTTGATCGGTATTCATGAAAGATCTATTTTCTATATAAATTCTCCCAGGCAACTTTGATTTTCCGCCGACAGTTAATACCGTAGAGGAGGTAGTTGGGGAGAAATCGGTAGTTCCGGATCCAATTAACAAAGTTGATGCTACATCCGGCATAGAACCAATTCTATTTAACTCTAAAATAGTGTTTGTCATAGTATCTTCCGTTATTGAAGTTGAATCCGTATTACTATCTGATAATGCATTTATTTGATATTGTAAACTACCAGTTAAAGGAGCCACGGATGTATTAGACATTAATTCATGTGAATTGTTTAGAGAATCTATATATTTTAATTTATTATCCGACGTGGCAATTATAGATAACTCATTTGGGAGGACACTATTATAAGTGTCTTTTTTAGCAAAAGTTACTTGATCTATTTTAATGGCTGGCATTTTCGTCTCCAATTAATAGTATTTATAATCCAATTTTTTTCAAATACTCTATAGTATTTTTAGCGGATGTGTGAAGTATACCGATTCCGCCATTATCGTGCCAAGGTTCAATCTTGCTTTCGGTGTCATCAATTAATATTTCGTTTTTTTCTAGAATAAATCTCCATTTGTCTTTATGAAATATTACTTTAGATTGGCCTTTCCAATTACTTGGATTAACTATAGGAGTATCGGAATATCCTATTTCTTTTTGAAGCCACTTTGATTTTCCTCTTCTTTGATATCCAGCCATTGCAGCAGATAGTATTATGGGATTATATTTAGATACATAATTCCAAAGTTCTTTTCCATCTGGCATCCACGGTAGAGTTTCCCAAAAATCCTCTCCCCAAGACTCTATAATATCCCAAAAAGCATTTTTTCCGTTAGTTGCTTCATACTCTTCGGGGGAAATTCCGACTTTTTCTTTGAAAGATTTAACAAAATCGCATAAAACACTATCCATATCAATGTATATTCTTGGTTTTTCTCCATCTTCAAGCATGGCATAATCAATGCTTGGATAAGAATGCCACATACTACCCATTTGATCTCTATTTCCGATTTCTCCGTGGTCCACATTAATACTTCCTTGTTGATCAAACAAGTCATGAGCCTCAAATAAATTAATTATTTTATTTCTTAGTGACATAATTACCTCAACCTTATTTATCAAAATTTATTGATTGACTTTTCGTTGTTGGCACTATAATTGGGTCAAAGGATTAATTGAATGGAAACTAAAGATATTCAAAAAGCAATTTATTTCTATTGTAAATGCCGCCAAAACGAATTTATGGTGTCTAATAAGCACCTTCATTATTGGTTTGAAGTTGATTTTATGGCAATTTCAAAGGCGGGATACCTTATGGAATTTGAAATCAAACAATCTAAAAGCGACTTTAAAAGAGATTTCACTGCTAAAAAGGTAAAGCACGAATGGTTCAAAGGTAAAAGAAACGGCGAATTGCTTACTGAAGCTGAATATGGAAAGAATGAAAAAGTAGTTGATCAATTTACTCCAAATTTCACCGGAATACAACAAACTACTCATATGGACGAATTTAAAGGCCCAAACTATTTCTATTTTGTGTGTCCGGAAAATATAATAGATATTAAAGATGTTCCAACCTATGCTGGACTTATATATGTTTTGGACAATAATACGAGAATACCAAGTTTAAAGTTTATTAAAAAAGCACCACTATTGCACAAAGGCAAAACCGATCAAGATAGAAAAATAAACATTTTAACCAAATACATGTACGACTATTGGAACACTCATTATGAAAAACGATAACTATCTTCAAGAATCTCAAGGAAATATATACGATTCCTATGAGATGCAAGATCCTAGGGGTAAAGTATTATTCCTTTGTGATAAAAAGAAAGTAAATTGGTATATTAAAAAGGATCTCGTAACTCATATCGAGGCACATACTTATAGACTTAAATTTGAACCAAAAGGCCCAGGAAATACAAATCCATTCTTTTTGGAGAAATTGCCTAATCATTGTGTAGTTTGCGGAGCAAAAGAACATTTGAGCAAGCATCATATAGTTCCATATCAATATCGCAAAGTACTTCCCGATGACTATAAGAACTCAAACCACTTTGATATACTTTGTGTATGTCTTGACTGCCATGAGACTTATGAAGATGAGGCAAACAAATTAAAAGATTCTCTTCATAAGAAATATGACATTCCACTACAAGGTATTGAGAATCAAAATAAGACTATAATCGCCATCAATGGGATTCTTTATACATTAAAAGAGAAATTTAAGGATCTTTCGCAATCGGCAATAGATGGATTGTTGAAGAATTTAGGCAAGCATGTTGGATATAACATCACATTAGAAGAAGCCGTCGTAATGGAGTACCATGATATCCCATCGGATACATATTTTGATACTAGAGATACTATCTTTATGGAGAGATATCTTGAAAAAGGAAACAATATTGAAGAGTTTATTCTTATGTGGAGAAACCACTTTTTAGATACAATGAAGCCTAAACACATTTCTCAAAATTGGTTAGATCATTATAAAACATTTTTTAAGAAAACAAACTAATGCAAATAAAAATATATGATGAACAATTTCCCCATGCTCATACAATGGCTAATGGGGGGTTAGAAATTAAATCAAAATATTTTGAATGGTCAAGAACATTACAAGATTCTAATTTTGCATTTATAACAGAATCATGGTTTAATAGAGTACATCTAATAACCGAAAAAGTTAAAATTGGCATGCTAATTGAACCAAGAGGGTTCGTACCACAATGGTATCATTGGATTAAGCATAATTATAACCTATTTGATTATGTACTTACCCATGATAGCCAATTGCTTTCTTTATCGCCAAAATTCGTATTTTATCCCTATGGCGGCTCTTGGCTATATGCCAATGAGCAAAAAGTCTATCCAAAAACAAAAGATGTATCAATAGTTGCATCTTCAAAAGCGGATTTAGAAGGCCATAAACTTCGGCATGAAGTTATTAGGAATATAAAAGGAATTGATGTATATGGTAATGGGTATAATAGAATAGATTCTGTCTTGCAAGCATATAGAGATTACAAGTTTACGATAGTTATAGAAAACGATAAGTACGATTATTGGGTAACGGAAAAGATAGTTAATCCTCTTTTATGTGGATGCATTCCCATCTATTGGGGCTGCCCGTCAATTTCAAGATTCTTTAAAGATATTATTCAATTTAATGGAGTAAGTGACTTATCTACTCTATTGACTAGTATGAATTTGGATGTAGAGTATGAGAAGAGATTTGATAATGTCTTGAGCAACTTTGAAGAAGCAAAAAAGTACCAAATAGCCGAAGATTGGATTTGGGAAAATATTATAAAGGAATTAAAATGACATTAATTACTAGCATATATAATATATTTTCACCAAACCAAGAACAAGTACGAAATAAAGAAGGAAACATAAAAATTATGGAAGATAAAAAATGGCACGAGATAACAAGATTAAAGAAATTATTTCAGAGGTAAATAAATATTATCCAAAAGTAAAAGTAGAAAATATTCCAAATGCGAGTGTTGAACGTGGTTTATTCAAATCAAATCCATTTGATGTTGTATATATTAAAATTGTATATGAGGGAGTTCAAGATTATAGAATATACAAAATATCACTAAGAGGGGATAATTGGGCTGATCATAGAGATACTATGGTCAAAGATTTAAAAAGAGGCTCTTCGTATATGACGGAAGAAGAAAAAGAAAAAAGACTAAATGAGATATATAGAGATAATGAAGAGTATAGAAAAACCGGTGGAACGTCCGAATGGGCTTAAATATTATAAAGGAATTAAAATGAGATATTATCTTCCACCAATTATGATGGCAATTATAACTATGATAGTTATAGTATCCAATATTCCATTTTTTGGATATGGAATTTTTGGAGTTGTAATGACAATATTTGTCAGTGTTTATGCTAGTTTGTTGTGCGGCCAATTTATTATAGCCATAAGAGATAATACAAGTAGATTTTTAATTAAATAAGGAAACAAAATGAAATTGCCCACATTATATTCTAGAACCTCTAATGGTGCAATCCAACAATGGACTATTGAAGTCATTGATAATACATTCAAGACTCATGAAGGACTTAAAGACGGCAAGATAACTACTTCAATGCCAACTATTTGCGAATCGAAAAATGTAGGAAGAGCAAACGAAACAACTCCACAAGATCAAGCAGTAGCGGAAGCAACTTCAAAGTGGCAAAAGAAAGTTGATTCGGGCTACTATGAGGATATTACGAAGATTGATGTGCAAAAATTTGTTGAACCTATGCTTGCGAAGAAATACGAAGATGAATTTGATGAAAGTATGTTCCCAATTTGGTCTAACGTCAAGCTTGATGGGTCGAGGTGTGTATGTAAAAATGATGGAATGTGGTCAAGAAATGGCAAGCCCATTTTATCTGCTCCACATATTAGAAAAGCACTTCAACCAATATTTGATAAAAACCCAAATGCTATTTTTGATGGAGAATTATATTGCCACAAACTATGTAACGATTTTAATAAAATAATGTCTCTTGTTAAGAAAACTAAGCCAACATCGCAAGATTTAGAAGAAAGTTCAAAGGTTATTCAATATTGGATATATGATTATATTAGTGAAGGTAAGTTGCCATTTAGTAAAAGATATGAGAGAATTATCGAAGATATTAAAGATTTACATCCATCATTAGTTATAGTTGAGGCAACTAAAGTTGATAGTCAACAAAAATTAGATGAATTAAATGGGCAATATATTCAAGGTGGATATGAAGGTCAAATAATTCGGCTCGATAAGCCATATGAGCATAAGAGATCAAAGAATCTTCTCAAGAGAAAAGAATTTGACGATACCGAATTTGAAATAATTGATATATTTGAGGGAGAAGGTAATAGAACTGGTATGGCCGGATATGCCACCATTAGATTAGAAGATGGTAGAATGTGCAAGAGTAATATTAAAGGTAATCAAGAATGGCTTAAGGAGTTACTTGAAAGTGCTAGTGAAGTCAAAGGCCAAATGGCTACGGTTAGACACTTTAAGAGAACTCCCGATGGTATTCCGAGATTCCCATATATTGTTGCTATAAGGAACTACGAATAAGTGTATTTGACTTTTTGTTTCTTATGGTTATAATTAAGACAACGAGGAATACTAAATGAATATTTTCGCACTTGACACGGATCCAATTATTGCGGCTTCTATGGCTATAGACCGTCATTGTATAAAAATGTCCTTGGAAACGACACAAATTTTACACACGTCTCTTAGAAAACATGGCGTTGAGGCTAGTTGGATGTATAAGTCATTTAATCCTAAGCACCCTAGTTGTTTATGGGCTAGTGAATCAAGGGATAACTTTAAGTGGCTTGTAAGGCACGGAAAAGCCCTTTGTGCCGAATACACTAAGAGATATGGTAAACATCACAGATGTTATCCTCTTATTGATAGAGCCGAATGCGAATCTATGTCAATACCTAATGGCGAAGAAACCCCAATGAAGTTGGCTATGCCAACCCAGTTTATGACCGATAATTCGGTACACTCATATAGATTATACTATGCGGGTAGTAAGTACCGTATAGCAACTTGGAAAACTCAAGTTCCCTATTGGTGGGATGAATATAGGGAATTAGTAAAGCAACAAAATCTTGAAGTTGTTAACGATAAAAACGATGGGGTAAAAATATGAAATTTGAATTTGAAGGAATTCCCGGAGGAAATGGTGAATGTTTCCATTTCGTTGTAGATAAAGAGACATTTATACGTATTCGTGGTGTAGAGTTCTATAAGCAAGAGTTAGAGTATCAAAAATTATGGCATAATGAGGTTTTCACCGGACCAAGTGCTATACCATTTATAGAGCCTACGGAGTGGTTTATTGATCCTAGCATATTCTTTGACGGAAAATCAAAACTAAAAATTAAAATAGAAATAGAGGAAATACTTTGAAAATACCACAAGAATGGATTGAAGAAGCTTTACAACTAATATGTAATAAGGAAATTCCTATTAGTCTTAGACCTTCTATGACAAGAATTGAAAAGGAAATTGATAATTATATAAATTCGGATTTTAATGAAAAATGGAATAGCCCTTTAAATGATAATTTCAAAGGATTTTTTATTAGCATAATAGTTAGTCAATGCCACCCATATGCTCACGGATTAACATGTGGAGTTGATTCGGCGCATTCCGCATTAGTACCAAGAATAACAAGTAATGGAAAAACTTATTTAGTATGTCCAACTTGTGGATTTATTCAAGAAGGAAAATAATATGTCAAGAACTAAAAGAAACATCCCACTTAAAAAACTAACTAAAAAAGAAAAAGAATTAGTAGAAAAAGGAAAATATAAGCATGCCGTTAACATTAAAGGGGAACCTGAAGAAAAGTTTTCCGATAGTGCTAAAAGAGAAGCAAAAAAGGAGAAGCATCGTAAACAAAGAAAAGAAACCATTAAAGAGATTGAAGATCAAACGAAAGATGATGAGTGATTTATATTTGGGGACCTAAAGATAAGGCACCCGATGGAATTGAAGTAATTAATACTACTTCAAGGTCACTTAATTGGTCTAAAGGATTATCGCCGTTCTTTCTAGGCCCATGCGAGTTATATAACGAATATGTTTCTACTAATGTTGAAAATGCTTGGCAATTTTCTAAAGTATACAAAGGTTATATAGATTCCGGTGGAAATCCTTCCAAAGAATATTTCAATTGGGCAATAGAAGGTTGGTCAAATCCCCAAGCCATTCGATATCCTATGGGAAAAGGCAAAATTCCTTTATATTCTTGGTGGAATGGGGAAAAGTTAATATATGTTGAGGCAAGAAAGAAAATATATGTCCCATTGTATTCCAAATCAGTTATACAAACGGATTCATATAAAAAATTAAGAGAATTGTATAAAGAAAGAAAAGACTTGCATATATGGGATTTTGATGGTTATGATTACATTAAATTGGGAATGTCATTTAAAGATGTTATAAATGACTCAACGAGAAAAATGGGACACGCTTTCGTTTTGGCTAACTTATTAACAAAGGGATATTAAATGGAAGGATTTAACAGTTTTGAGGATTTATTTGCAAAAGCAAACTATGAAGACACCGAAAGAATGGTAAAAAATCCAGAATATACTACAAATGAATATATTCACATATCCGTTTTAATTACTGCTTTTGCGGTTGGGATACTTGACTCATATCCATATTATACTAATTTTCAAATGCCTCCGAATTTTGAAAAAGTTATGAATTATATGAGTTTAGAACTCCAAAAGGAATTTGATTATGCGGAAGTTCCAAAAGTATGCCTATTAAAGATGCGAGGGGTTTATAAAAGACTTTCTTTGAAATGTAAAGATTATGTTGATTGGAATAAGATAGGTGAAGATAAAGAAAATAATTATAGAGATTGCATAGAAGAAGATATTCCAAGCTCTCCGCAATTTATTTCTTTAGATTGCCCACCTAGAAATGCCATAAACTACTTGAGAAGATATATTAAAGAGCAAAAAGAATTTGAGAAAAAGTTAAAAAGGGATTTTGAGGATAGAAAACAAACACCTTGACTTTCTAAAAATTTCCATATAATAAGCCCCAAAGGAGATTATTATGAAGTATGTTCTTATCATTGGGGCTTTGATTTTAGCTTGCGTTTTCGCTCTTGCTCTTATTTTGGGCATTTGGGGAATTTCACTCTCTAATAAAGAGCAATCGTTGCGAAATCTTGTAGTAGCAAAGCAAGTAGATAATACTAATGAGTTTGACAAGATGAAAAAGACTCTAACTCAAATTTGCCAATTAACAGATGCACAAACCCAAATGTTAGTTGATGTTATCGTTGGCAATGCCGATGCTCGATCAAAGGCAATGGTAGGTGGTGGTGCAATTTTCTCAATGAAGACTGTACAAGAGGCTATTCCAAACGTAGATACGAGTATCATCACTAAGATTTACAATCAAGTGGTTGCCTCAAGAGAAGCATGGAGTATGCGACAAAAAGAACTTATTGATCTAAATCGTGCCCATACCGATGTTGTCACTTTGTTTCCGGGAAGCATTGTATGTATGATCTTAGGTCGTAAAGAAATTGAAATTATTGTTGTCACCTCGTCGGAAACAAAAGAGGCTTTCCGAACGGGTGTTGATGACAATACCGATCTAGGTCTACCAAAACGCAACACTAAGAGTATTGAGAAGAAGTAATGGATATTCTTTTCGTTTGGCTAACGGCATTTATTCCGCTAATTTGTGCCGGAGTAGCATGGCTATTCTTTAAAAAAATTGAATGGTTCCATGCACTTATTATGACGGCTATTGGATTGGCTATTTGTGGGGTAGTACATCTAATTGCTGTTTCTAATATGACAAACGATAAAGAAATGTGGTCAGGTCAAGTGACTTGTGCGAAGCATATTCCGGCTTGGTTAGAATATTATGAGTATGCAGTTTATAGAACTGAATATTACACCGAGGAAGAGAGTTATACTGATTCTAAAGGTAATACTTGTTATAGAACGGTAACAAAGAGCCGTCAAGTATTTGATCATTGGGAACCGTCAACGAGAAATCATCCCGAAAAATTTATTGAATATGATACTTTAGATCATTCAGAGGATATTTCTAAAGAATTCTATAATGAAATAAAAGGATTATTCGGCAATTCGGAAAGTATTTCTAGCGGAACTCGTTCTACTTGGGATCATAATAGTAGGATGTTATCGGGTGATCCTAATGATTATCAAACTATTAATTCTACTAATTATGTATATCCAGTACACGAACTTCGTAGTTGGACTAATAAGATTAAAGCCGCACCATCTGTGTTTTCATTCTCTAAAGTTCCAGAAGGAACTAATGTGTATGAGTATCCGGAAATTGATAATCGTTATGTGTCTAATAGATTAATTGGGCCTATACCAATTAGCGTTCGTGATTGGGATCAACTAAATGCTACTTTAGGCCCAATGATGAAAGTCAATCTTATTATGATTAACTTCGGCAATAAAGGTGAAGATATGGCCGAATGGCAAAGGGCTAAGTGGGTTGGTGGTAAAAAGAATGATATTGTTATGTGCTATGGAACTAGCGGGAATAACAATAAAGCCGATTGGGTGAAAATATTTGGATGGAGTGAGTCCGAGTTGGCTAAAGTACAACTTCAAAATGTAATGCTAGACCATAAAATTGATAGTACTATTCTTCCACTAATTAAAGATATTATCATAAAGGAATATGATATCAAAGATTGGAGTAAGTTTGATTACTTATCAGTTGAAATATCTTGGAATTACCTATGGATTATATTCATAATTCATATCGGATCTATAATAGGTGGATATTTCCTAATTGAGTTTATTAAGAATGTCAACGATGATACTCCAATTAGATCATATTATAGAAGAAACTATTGATTCAAAGGAATTTAGCATGAAATACGTTTGGAGATTATGGGCTAAAGCACTGGGTGAAAAAGCAACACCCAATGACAAAGAGGCCGATATAGTTGCTACCATAAGAACTTGCATAGTATTGATTTATATATTAACTAATATTTTTATAATTGCGGGGATAGTAAGGCATTGGAATGACGTTCCAACCCAATTAGAGCAAAAACATTAAGGAACTATATGAAACTAAAAACTACAATTATAGTTATGGGTGCTGGGGGGATGTATAAATTACGAAATGGAAGTTATTAAAAGAGCATTTGAAGAACTTGGAATTAAAATTATTGTAGAAAATGAACATCCTCCCGAGTCTAGAAATTTTGGGGACAAGTTAGCAAATGAAAGAGATGAACATTGGGAAATTAAATTAGTGGCCAATCATATGCCTTGGGGTGGTTAAATACTTGACTTTCTCTAAACTCTCACTATAATCATTTCATAAGGAGAGTTTTATGAAACTTGAGAATATTGGATTCTATACCCTATCGGATGAGAGAGCAAGGTTGGCTAGTCCAACCTCGCCAATGTATAGAACTGAAATGATTTTGACTAATCGTTGCAATTTTAAATGTCCTTATTGCCGTGGGCTTCGTAATGATTGCCTTGGAGATATGGATTTTGATAAAGCAATGTTTGTTCTAAATGATTGGATTAAAGATGGACTTAAGAATGTTCGTTTTTCTGGTGGAGAACCAACCATATATCCTCGATTGATTGAATTAGTTGAACATTGTAAAAAGAACAATGTTGAGCATATTGCTATTTCTTCAAATGGTTCCACATCAACGGAAATGTATCAAAAATTAGTTGATGCAGGAGCAAATGACTTTTCAATTTCTCTAGATGCTTGTTGTTCTTCATTTGCCGACGCTATGGCTGGAGTATCTGGGAAGTTTAATACCATTTCAAATAACATTAAGTATCTTGCTTCAAGAACTTATGTTACCGTAGGAGTTGTTTTAACCGAAACCAATGTTGGGGAAATTCAAGGAATTGTTGAATATGCTCATAGTCTTGGGGTTGCAGATATTCGTATTATTTCCGCTGCACAATTTAATAGTGTATTGAAAGGTGTTATTGGAATTTCCGAGGATATTCTTAATGCACATCCAATTCTTAAGTATCGTGTTAATAACATTAAGAATGATATTAATGTTAGGGGATTAAAGGATGGCGATTCGCATCGTTGCTGGCTAATTCAAGATGATAGTGTTGTATGTGGGGATTATCATTTCCCATGTGTAATCTATATGAGAGAGCATGGCAATCCAATCGGCAAGATTGGTCCTAATATGCGACAAGAGAGAGTTGAATGGGGACTAAATCACGATACACATAAAGACCCTATTTGTTCTCGTCAATGTTTGGATGTTTGTTCGGAATACAATAATAAATTCAAGAGTATTCATGATAAAAATATTTGATTGCTCAAATTCAAGTGAAAGGCCACCACATAGAAATGGTGGTGGCCCACTTGTTAATGATGTTATGAGATACTTACACGAAAATTGTGAGTATTATGGATTTACATTTGTCAATGATCCACATATTGCGGATGTAATTATTACTAACGATGTATTTCCAAAATATATTCTAGATTTAAAAAAACCACTAGTAAAGAGAATGGATGGGGTATTTTGGCATAAAGATTTTGTTCAAAGAAACCACCCGTTAAATAGGGCAGCTCAACAAGCGGATAATGTAATCTTTATAACTAATTATAGCCGTGATAGTTTCTTCAATACTTATAATCAACCCCTAAAGGATTATTGTGTAGTTAGACATTGGGTAGATCCTAAAGTATTTCGTAGGTTTGAATACCCATTAAATAAAAAACTTGTATTATGTGCTAGTGCTACTGATTGGGATAGAGAAGAAAAGAGATACTTGAGTATTATTAAGTTGGCTTCCATGTTTAAAGATCAATTTCTTCTAAATTTGATAGGAAAAAATAGTTATTTTATTAGAACTTCAAGTAATGTAACTAAATATGGCTATATTTCAGATCCTAAAGAAATGGCTAATATATTTAATTCTTCTGATGGATTTGTTAACCTATCTTATAGAGATGCGGCAACAAAAACAGTCCCTCAAGCCATTAGTTGTGGTTTGCCGATTCTTTATGCACAATCTGGTGGAGTGCATGAGATGGTTGGAAACTACGGAGTTCCTATTCCCGAAATTGAGAATTTTGATTTTATAGAATATGTTCCACACTTGACCGAGTATCAACTAGAACAAGGATTTAAGAACTATTTAAGTAAATTCGATGATATTAGAAAGTCATTAAAGACATTTGACCCAAATGATAAGTTTGATGAGATGCTTGATGGATACTTTAATGCTATTAAGAAAGTACTATGAGCATTAAACCTCTTATTGTTGGAGATCATATATTCCAATTCAAATCAAAAGGTGTTTTGGTATATGATCCAGGAATCAATACTAAACATTACGCACCGTATTGGTGCTTACTAAAATTAGACGAAGAAATATACAAATATTATACTTGGTTTATGCAAAAGGAAGGTGAGCCAATTCATAAGCCTAATACTCTTTGGGGATTCCATAGTTCCGTCGTGAAAGGGGAAACTCCAACACAAAATGTGGATAAATGGAGATTCAACAATGGAAAAGAAGTTGAATTCTATTATGGGAATTATATTTCTTGGAATAATGGTAGACATGCTTGGATGAATATTTATTGTGAAGAATTGGCAGATTTGAGAGAATATTATGGGTTATACACTAATGGTAAAAAATTGAAATTCCATATGACATTGGGTAGACTAAAGAATCCCACTCAACCAGAACCATTAGGACCTACTATCCTCATAAAAGATGGTGACATACATAGTGTTTGACTTTTATCTTTTCCAAGATATAATGATGAAAAGGAGATATAAAATGAATAGCGGATTTGAAGACGATTTAGCATTTGCTAGGATGAATTATCTTATTGATGTAGTTAGAGGGAATGTTCCACCAAAGAAATGGTGGGTACTTGATACTGAAATGAAGAATATGTATCTTGAAGAAGCTAAAGTAGCTACATATGTCATTACAACCGACGATGTAGATAATATTGAATCATTTATGAATCTTGTGGAAGACAAATGACAAATTACGAAAAAATGGTTAACGAGTTTAATGCCATAATGGCAAATAATACTATACCACACCATATAAAAATACACGATATTCAGTTTATGTTTTGTAAAGCATTTAATAGAGCAATTTACGGCCCTATTGAAAATACAAGAAATTTAAAAGTTGATCCACAACATTATGCCGATTGTGAATTATTCTCAAAGTATGAAGATTATATGAATAAGGAAATAAAATGACTATTCCAATATTTAAGAACATCCCAAATGAATGCACAACTACTACCGATGGTAGAACCATTTGGCTATCTCGATCGGTAGCAGTTGTAATGGTTCTTGTAGCATATAGAGCAAATGACGATAAATTCTATATTGCTATTGAAAAGAGGGGAACCGCCCCCGGATTAGACAAGCAAGGTCTATGGTGCCTTCCTTGCGGATATTTGGATTTTTCGGAATCTGGGCCAGAAGCCGTTAAAAGAGAACTTTGGGAAGAGATTGGAATCAACTTGGATGATTATTGCAAATTTGATAACGATACTCAACCGTGGTTCGTCAAAACTGCTCCGGATGAGAACCGTCAAAATGTAACTTTGAGATATGCTAAGGTTCTTGAAGTAACTGAATTACCTAAATTAATTCCCAATAATGACGCTGAGCCAAACGAGGTAGCCGATGCTAAATGGACTACTTTAGATCAATTGGGTAACTACGAATTTGCTTTTAACCACGATACGGTAATTCAACAATTCTTTTCGGATAAACGACGCCTTGAGACTTGACTTCTCTTAATTCGTCGTATAATAGTCTTAAAGGAACTATAAATGATTAATTTTCTAAAGACTCGCATGGGTACTTACATTTTTACTCTAAAAAATTATGGCAACTATGTTATTAACGATAGAATCACTATTGATAAAGGTGATGGGTATCCAGTTGAATATGAATTGCATATACTTCCAATTAAAGTAGTTAAGAAAGTTACCATATCGTCTATTACTCATTATGATGGCCCGAAAGGGTCTATTAAAATGATTATGGAATATAAAAAAGAGAGTGAAGAATTAAAGAATAAAGGTTATGAAGGAGAAGAAGATTGGGAGTTTGACAACCTTGATGATGAATATGCTTACAAGAAATTCATTAAAACTTGGGAACCTCATTATCAACATAAAGAGGTTTTTGAAGATGTTCCATTCAATGTGAGTGGTGTAATTTATTCGGAGTATAAAGAAATCGTTCCATTGGCGCAATTGGGTGGGGAAATTGATAACCCTATTTGCAATATGTCTATCTCCCCTCAAGATGCTTTAAAGGAGATTTGTAAGGAACTTGAAGTTGAGTTTTATAGCGATGATGAAAAAATATCAACTAAAGGTCATTATATTCAAAATGCTTCACATTCTGGAATTAAGTATGCCAAGATGAATGGAAATTATATTTTTACAAAAGAGAATTATGAGAAAGTATGCTCTTTCCGTGGCACGTATGAAGAGTGTGTTACTAAGTTAAAGGAGTATAAAGACGGAATTAAAAAAATAATTAAAGATATTCTATTTGTTGAAGAGAATAAGTTAGTAAGCAAAACGGAGAGAAAGGTTCTCATTCAAGAGTTGTCGGATATATATGAAAGATTGACTAAGGTTGAGTCAATGCGAAAAACTCAAACCATATTATCTAATGTTACTAATAAACTAAATAAAACAATTCAAGTACTAAAAGAAGGGACTCCATGATCCTTTGTGATACCCAAAAAGTTACATCTTTTGTTAAGGATGGTGTTATCCATTCTTACGACAAGATTTATAACTTTAAGTCATCCTTCAATATGACTACTGGGTTTTATTACCGTAGTGGAATCATTGAGAATGGCAAAGATACGGGGAAAGATCCTTTTATGAGTTCGGTTCCTCACTTGCTTGACATTGGTATAATGGGTCACTGTAAAGCAAGGGGTGTATGCAAGCAAGGTGGGATTGATTGTTATCAATCTGGTTTTATTAAAGATGAGCCAAATATGACTTATGATGTGTTTTCAAAAATCATAAGTCAATGTGTTGGAAAGGTTTACGAAATAGCATTAGGGGGTCGTGGCGACCCAAATAAACATGAAAACTTTAAAGAGTTTATGAAGTTGTGTAGGGATAATCATATAGCCCCTAATTACACTACAAGTGGAATTGGATTAACGGATGAAGAGGTCCAAATTACTAAACAATATGCCGGCGCAGTTGCGTGTAGTTGGCAGAGACAAGATCATACTATCAATGCTTTAAATAAATTCATTGATGCCGGTGTAACCACAAATATTCATTATGTTCTATCCAATAAAACAATTGATGAACTAATTTCAATTATTAAAGAGAATAAAGTACCTAAAGGTGTAAATGCTCTTATTATATTGAACTATAAGAATATTGGTCAAGGTGATTTAAGTAATGTTATTACCGGTAAAGAACCAAGTTTGAATGAACTTTTTGAGTTGCTTGATAAACCGTTGTCGTTTAAGATTGGGTTTGACTCATGTTCGTGTATGTTTATTGGTAAATATATGAAGAATGTTATTTCTCAAAGTGTCTCAAGTTGTGACTCGGGATGTTTCTCCGCATATATTAGTCCAAATGGTATTTTTTGTCCTTGTTCATTTGATCAGAAACAAGCATATGGTGTAAATCTAAATGATGTATCTCTTGAAGATGCGTGGGAGAGTCTACAATTTGAATTGTTTAGGAAGAAACAACAATTTGGATTAGAATCTGGTAAATGTCAAAAGTGCAAGCACCACATTGATACTTGCAAGCCTTGTGTTCTAGTTCCAGATATAAACATTTGTAATAAGGAGTGTATATGAAAATCCGTAATGGTTTTGTAACTAATTCAAGTTCATCAAGTTTCATTATAGCCGTTAAAGGTGGATTAGATAATATTGATAAGTTTATTGAAGTTGACAATGAGATTTGGAAGAGGTTTATTATTAACTCTATTAAGCAAATGTTTGAATTTGAAGATAGTAATGATACACATGAGGCCGAAAAGTTGTTTTCGACTGAATCCGACTTAAATAGTTATTTAAAAAGAGAATATATTTGTATGACTACTTCCGATATTGATAAATATAGAAAATTAATCAATGATGGGTATGTGGTATACAAAAAGTGCATTAGTTATCATAACGATATACTTAATGACCAAATGAATGATATATGTGACGGGAAAAACATAATTCTACTAGAAAAGGAATAATACATGAAATTCAGAGCCGGGTTTGTAACTAATTCAAGTTCATCTTCATTCATTTGCCAAGTTACCGGTAGAATAGAATCGGGGATGGATCTATCTTTGAGTGATTGTCAAATGTGTACTTGTAAATCTAATCACACATTTGATGAACAATATCTAATTGATGAAGACTTAGCAAAAGAAGATAATGATGACTATCCATACGAAGTTGATATCAAATGTTGCCCAATTTGCCAATTCAAAGAAATGGATAGAGATGCAATCTTGGAATTCCTTATGAAAGATCTAGGGTTGACAAAAGAGGCAATCCTTGCTACAATACAAGGGAAATTTGGAACATATAAAGATTTTGCAAAATATATAAAGGAATAATGTATGAAATTTAGAAGTGACTTTGTAACTAATTCTTCTTCAAGTAGTTTCATTCTACAAAAGAAGAATCTAACCGATCTCCAAATGACTAAAATATTGAAATATATCAATACTTGTGGGGATTTTTGGGAAGTTACATTTTTAGAAAATGAACTTAAAGGTACTACTTTTATGGAAAATGATAGTATTGAAACGCTTTTCAAAAAATTAAAGATTAACCCAAAAGATTATAAAGTAGAGGAATTATAATATGGCAAAATTTCGTAACGGGTTTGTAACAAATTCAAGTTCGTCGTCTTTTATTGTTTCTTTAGAGAAACTTCCAACGACTATTAAAGAAGTTAAAAAGTTACTTTTTAAGAAAGATCAAGTTGCTTACTCGGCGTGCTATAGTTCGGAATGTTTTAGTTTAAATGACGTGGCCGAAAGAGTTTACAATGAAATTCAAGACGCCAAGCCAAACGATGAAGAATCAATAAAGAATGAGTTAAGCGGCCACTATGATGATGGTCCGGATTATTGCACATATACTAGTGGGCTTGACTATAAATCCAAAGAGTACAAAGATGCTTATGAGAAGTATATAAAAGATCATGAAGAATTCATAGAGAAAAAATATAAAGATTTTATGAAAAAAAATAAAGATAAAATTGTAGTTTCCCTTAATTTTTCAGATAATGATGGCCCGTTAAATTCGGCAATTGAACATGGCGATTTATTTAATCATATTCCACATATAAAAGTAAGTCATCATTGACTTATTGCAGATTCTTTATATAATACTAAAAAGGAAAACTTATGAAAGCACTATTAATTATTGATGTTCAAAATGACTTTTGTCCAAGCGGGTCACTAGCCATTAATGGGGGGGATAGAATTGTACCCCTTATTAATGCAATGATGATCGCCGCATTTAAAGAAGGGGATTTGGTTGTTGCGACTCAAGATTGGCACCCTAAAGAACATGGTAGTTTTGCTTCCACCCAAGGAGTAGCCCCGTTTACTCTTGGAACTCTAAACGGTAAGCCACAAGTTCTTTGGCCCGACCATTGTGTACAAAATAGCCGTGGTGCTGAATTCCATCCCGACCTTCTTGATATTCCATTCGTGTTTTGTAAGGGAATGGATCCAACCGTGGATAGTTACTCCGGGTTCTTTGATAATGATGGTAAGAATCCTACTGGTCTTGATGCATTTCTCAAGGAAAATGGAGTAACAGAAGTTACTATTGTTGGCCTAGCCACCGACTATTGTGTTGCTTTTACGGCTATTGATGCGGTTAATCTAGGATATAAAGTAAGCGTGAATACTTGGGCTTGCCGAGCCGTAGATACTCCTAAAGGCACTCTTGAAGTAGCAATCCAATCAATGAAAGATAAAGGAATTATTATTATATGAGTAAAGATTTTGTAGATGAATTAATGCACTTCACAATCCATGAAGACGACTTCAAACAACTTCCAAAGAAGATTAAAGAGGTTTTTGAAGAGAATCGAGATATTGAATTCTATCCTCAAGGACTAAAACAAGGTAAGAATTTTGATAAAGTTAAAGAGGTTAAAAGACTTATTAAGCAATATGTTAAGGAGATTAAAAAATACGATGGTCAAGAAAGTAACGTTGAGTGTATTATAATTGATCAAATACTTGAACTACTTAACCGTATGATGGCACATGATATGAGAAAAGTTGGACTAGAAAAACTTATAAATGAATAACGAATACATTGACGATAATTTTGTATCTTGGTGGAATTGGAGGAATTCCGATTCTCTCTCAAGATATATGTGCCGTAAATGTTTAATGCATAGAAGAAAAGGAATTGATAATCCTCATTACGATGATTCTCCCGAGTTCATAAAGAGAGTTGAAAGATTAAAAAGAAAGAAGGCTAAAAATGGAAACTAAGCAAGTTATTGTAATGAGAAAAGATCTCAATATGCGAAAAGGAAAAATAGCAGCACAAGCCGGTCATGCTGTAATGTGGTCACTATTAGATTATAGTAATATAAGCATATCCGAATCGGGCGATTTGTATACTTACACAATAACAGTTCATAAGAAGTCATCCCTTCCGTTAGACAATTGGATCTTTGGCGATTATAAGAAAATTTGTGTTTCTGTTAATAGCGAACGTGAAATATTTGATATTTGTGAAAAAGCCAAAGAACAAGGGATACCATTTCATATACAATATGATAATGGGTTAACCGAGTTTAAAGGAGTTAAAACAGTAACTTGTTGTGCTATTGGTCCGGGAAACTCGGATATCATTGATGCTATTACCGGTCACTTACCATTACTTTGAGGAATTATATGCGACCACAAATAATAATTGATGCCGATTTAAAAGAAACCGGAGAACGGTTTCTTGGACTTCCCGAGAGATGGTTAGATGCTAAACCTGTAAAGTTTAGGTGTGAGAATGGGCATGTGTCAAGGATGTATTGTAAGAGTGACCGACTTGGATATAATGCTTGTTTAGAGTGTTCCACTCGGGTTTACATTACATTTCCCGAAGATGTTGACGATCCCAAAAATTAATATAGGTTGACTTTTCTTAAGTTTCTCATATAATCCGTTAAAGGATATAAAATGGATAATAAAGAAACTTTAGAGAAGATTTTAAGCACCTTAGAGTCAGTTGGTGCCGAAATCTTTGTTGTTGGTGGACCAATTCGTGATAAGATATTAGGAATTATCCCTAAAGATATTGACTTTTTAGTTAGAAAAGTAACTTTAGAGCAAATTTCTAATGCTATTAATAAGATAGGTAAAGCTGGAGAAGTTGGTCAATCTTTTGGCATCGTTAAGGGTGTAGTACATGGTCAAGAATTTGACTTTGCTATTCCAAGAATCAAAGAGATTAAAACTGGTAACTCTCATACGGATTTTAGTGTTCAAACCGACCCAAATGCTACTATTGAAGCAGATTTATCTCGTAGGGATTTCACGATAAATTCAATGGCATTACCATTAAGGAATTTCATTAATAATGACTTAAGTGGTTTAATTGATCCTCATAATGGATTAGAAGATATTAAGAATAAAGTCATTAGAACGGTTGGGAATCCATTTGATAGGTTCTCTGAGGATAGTTTAAGAATTTTAAGAGCAATTCAATTTTCTTCTCGTTTAGGCTTTACTATCTCCCAAGAAACTAAAGAGGCTATTAAGGAGTTAGCACCCACATTAAAGAGTGTTTCTGGTGAGAGAATCTTTGATGAGTTAAAGAAAGCATGGACTAAAGGAAATACCTCTATATTAATTGACTTATTAAACGAATTAACTATTGGGAAAGTTGTTTTTGGGGATACTTTCAATCCTATCAAAGTTAAATTAAGTTCGTTAAAAGGTGAAGAAAAGATAATTGGGATGTTTGTTGCATTCTTTTTAAATGGTGGAGACTTTAATATAATGAAGCCCGATGCTAATTGCATTAAGGTGGTAGAGTTAGCCAGAAGAATTGTAGATGATAAGGCATTACCACATACTATCATAGGCAACTTAAAACCACAATTACATATTTTATTAAGTGTTTTTCAAGAGGTTAGTACCCAAGTGGTATTAATTATTCAAGATATGATGGATTTCGCAATAACCCCTAAAGAGTTAAAAATTAGCGGAGAAGAGATTATTTCTATTTTAGATATTTCCAATTCCAAAGACAAGTCAAAAATTGGGGTTGCTCAACGAGCAATGTTAACTAATATTTGGTTTAGACAATTAAATAATGATACGGAAGATTTAAAGAGGTTTTGTGGCCACTTTAAGTGATTTAATTTTACGACAACAAATGCTTATTGGATTGCTTAAGTATTGTTGTTCTTGCAAAGATCCATCTACTATAGAGTTAGTCAATAAAGAATATAATAAGGTACTTGAATTAATTTCAAAGGAAAAACAAGAACTTATAAGTCAAGGAAAGAATCCTATTGACTTTCATCCAATGCCACGATATGATGTTGATCAAGAAGATCAAATCGCTTATATTAAATCTTATGAAAGAAAATTAAAAGGAATATTGAAATGAACCAATTAGAACAATTGGCTATTAAGTATGGAACCGACAAGCAAGAATCATGTCATGGATACATTAAGCACTACTTCCACCATCTTCAACACCTTCAATCTCTTCCGATTGCCATGGTTGAATTTGGAGTTCATAAAGGTGCTTCATTGATGATGTGGGGAGAGTTTTTTCCTCATGGAACGATTTACGGTGTTGATGATGGATCTTCAGGGGACTTAAAGGACTCATATCCAGATCATCCCAATATCAAATTTAGATATGGTGTACAAACAGACGAGAAGTTGCTTACGTCACTTTTAAATGAATCTCCTAAATTTGATATTTGTATTGATGATGGAAGTCACTATTCGCAAGATATTATATATACATTTATGAAGATGTTTTATTCGGTAAAAAGTGGTGGATATTATATAATTGAAGACCTAGAAACCTCCTATCCGCCATACACGAGTGGCGATTTAGCCTCTAGATTTAATAGAGACAATTTCACGGCAACACAATTTATTAGTATGTTAGTAGATAATCTCCACACTACTCAAAGCGCATTAGAGTCAATAACAACCTATAAAGGTATAACCTTTATTAAGAGGAAGTAATAATGACATATATAATTAAAAACGGTAATTGGGTTTATTCCAATGGTCATACTAGCACAACACTAGGAGTTTGTATTTCATTAGATAGGCCATCTTTATATACAGCATTAGGCGAAGAATTAAACATCCCAAGACTTGATGAAAGTATAAAAGATGAAGTAATCACATTATTAAAACATGGGAATGTAGAATTTGTTAGAAATTATTATCTTTATCTAGTTGATAGCCCATTAAGACAATATTGTACTTTTTATTTTATTGAACTATCCGCAAAAGAGACTAATGCAAAGAATTTAAATAAAATCATAGATACTTCATGTTTATCAAAAAAGTATCTTGACAAACTAATAAGCGAAAATAATAATGCATCCCCCACCGTTTAATAAACTATTATTTCAATATAGATCCGATCCTAAAAGTGCCCATTTAAGGTTTGGGCAATGGTTCATTGTTAACTATTTGAGAGAAGTTAATAATCCAACATTATTTTATGAAGTTGACATTGCCAATTGTCTTGATATAATTGAAGAATATTATAGAAACTATCAATGGGAGTTGTGATTATGGTAAAATCTTCAATATTAATTGTTATCCTAATATCAATTTTCTTTAGTATAATTCTTCTATCTATTTACCAAATAAAGAGTTTTGAAAAAACCTGGAAAGATAAACAAGTAAACATTCCTTCTATATCTATGCAAGGTGTTGTATTAGATACTATTATTAATAGATCGTCAAGGATTCTTAAAATTAGATTAAAGAATGGAAACATTATTTCAGTTAGTACCGATCAAGTCGAATTAATAAAGGAACCAACAAAATGAAAAAATTCTCAATTAAAAAGAACATAATATTAAGTTTTCTTAATCAACACAGTTCGGAAGACTATATAATTCCACCTTTAGGCACTAACTTCATCATTATTGAAGGTAACACGGCATATTACGATTATCTTGGAGTAAGACGAGAAACAAATAATACCGTAGCATCAATATTGTCATATATAGATGACGATGCTATAACGGAAATTCTATGAACTTTTACAAAGTTACACCAATTAACGAATTTAGCGGATCACGTAGATGGTTTGTTGACGAAATTGGTTTACAAGTAGTCAAAGACAAGTATACTAACTATAACAAGGATCCTCTTCATGTTATTGATCGTTGGGACGAATTTAAAGTAATTCCAATTAAAGAAATATTATTTGATTTTGGTGGAATGTTAAGAATAGGAACTCCAATAGTTAAAGAGACTATAGGTGATACGAATTTTGAGTTAATGGTTACACATATTCCATTTCTATTAGAAGCATTGAATTCCGAGTCGTTCAACTACCAAACATATTGGAAATGTGGAACTAGATTCTTTAGTTACATATTTAGTTCGGATGTTAAGGATCAACTTAAAAATACTTTCTCCGCTAAAGGGAAAATATATGAAGAAATGATTGAAGGATTTAATAGGGACATGGATAATGCTATTGCCAAATCAAACGGAAGAGTTGTTTCAATAAAACCTTATCATGAGGATAAAAATGTCTAATCTACCGTATCTTTGCGATTTTAGGGTTGTAGTCCATACTTGGGATTTTGATGTTGATCAATCTACCCAAGAGAAAATTGAATGGGAGAAATCGCAAATTGAGATTCTTAAAGTGGAAACTTGGAGTCACGGCTTCAATTTTCTATCAAAAACTGGTAGAACTATTAATTTTATTATGAACCAACGTGATCCTTCAAGCCCTCAAAGAGCAATTAATATGGAATATGGCCACGAACTTCTTAATGAAAGTATTGTGCAAGATATTGTAGATTCTTATGTTAAACCAACGGGAGAAAAGTTTTTCGAGATAGTTGGAAAATTGCATGAGTTTACTACGGGTCCTAATCATGAAGGAGAATATGATTCTGAAACTGATGTGAGTGAAATAGAATTTCAAGAATTGTTAGAAGAAGATATTTGTTGGCTTTTTAAACGATAAATATCACTTAAGGAGAATATATGTGGTTAGTAAAATGGTTTTTAAATTTGTTCAATGAACAAGAGGAAAACAAAGGTAGCAATGTGGGTGCGTTTTCTATTAAACTTAATAATAAGAAGCCGCCATATGAAAAGAGTAAGCATACTTGGACTGGGCCATATAGAAAGCGATAAATGGAAGAAGGAATAGAAATTTATGGCTACTCCGAAACTCCAAAAGTCCCCCATGCAACTTTGAGGGCTAAAGAGAGATATGGCGTAGAGTTAAATAATGATGATTTGAAACAAATGAGTTTAATTTGTCAAGGAAAATCATGGGCAAGAGATTATCAAAAAGATCTTGGATATGGTAAGCATCACATTCATGTCAAGTATAAAGATATATGGTTTAATGTTGTATATGCCGCCGAATCAAAAATTATAGCGACTATTCTTCCTCCGAAAGTTGACCCAAAACCAAAGCATTGACTTTCTAATTTCACTTGTTATAATCCTTAAAAGGAGATATAAAATGAAATTAGCAGATAAAATGAGGTTATTAACAAATAAAGTAGCTTATAATGAAGACTCGGTGGCTGTTAGAAAGGCATATGAAATTATTAGACAAAGAATGGAAGATGCTGCTAGTAAAGGAAAAGATAGTTTAATCTATCCTTTTGATGGGGAAACTTCTAGCTTTAGGGATTGGCCACACCGTTTAAATGACCAACAAATTAAAACTCTTGTTAAGATGTTTGAAGCTGAGGGGTTTAAATATCATTATGCGGCATCTCAAGATCCTGGCCATCCATGTGATCGTGAACTACACGAATTTACATGGTGATATATGAAAAAGAAACTTAAAGTTACTCCCGAGATGAAAGACGATGCTCTTAATAAATTAATGGAATTTATTTTCCTTGTAAGGGGAGAAGCCGTTAGTCAATCCTATATTCAATATTTCCTACAACCAAGAAAAAAAGGATGGAAGTTTGATAAGAAAGAAAAAGATATCTTCTTTAAGTGGCTCCGAAATGAAGATGCTACTTTAAAGGAAATTTGGGTAGATATGGCTATTAAGGTGTTCAAAGATGAAAAAACAAGTAAAGAGTGGGTTGATGTAATATTTGGGGATTATGTTGAAAGACTAATAAAGGAAGTTAATAAGAGGAAAAAATGAAATATAATATTCTAACCGATTTATACACGGAAGGTGGTCATAAACCTAATTTCACCATTATTACACCTGGCTTTTGTAATGCTAAGTGCGGGTTTTGTTTTTGGAATAGTAAGGACGGTAAAATAGTTCCACCTTCCGATTACATCCAATCCCTCATTAAAGCATTTAATGAAATTCCTTATAGCATTTGTCCGGCATTATCTATTTCTGGCGGGGAACCAACTATTAGTGGTCATCTTGGTGCAATTCTACATACAATAAAGAATTCAAATAGAAAATGGGATAGAGTCGTTCTAACTACTAATGGATCGGCATTAGAAAGTTGGCTTAAAGATGACTTGAAACTTATGGAAGTAGTTACTCATATTAATATTTCAAGACATCATTTTGATGATAATGAAAATCAAAAGATATTTAAGAGTAAAGTAGTTCCAACAACGCCAAATATTAAGAATATAATAAGGAATTACGGAAATAAGTATCAATTCAATATTAATTGTATAATTAATGATTCAACTACCGAAGCATTTATTCAACATATGATAGCCTACGCTTTCGTACATTTGGAAGTTGGTTCAATTTCATTCCGTAAAGAGGCTGGTGATGTGTCTCCAACTAATGTAGAAAAAATATTTACGAAGAGATGGGGTATTGAGTCAAGTAATGATTGTCCAGTATGTCGAACAACCATTCAAGTTAGCAAAGATAAACAAATATTGTGGAAAGGATCACATCCGGAACCATCACAATACCTTAACAAATTATATGAACTTGTATTCCATCCTAATGGCAAACTTTATGCTGATTGGTCTAGAAAGATAGAGGTAGATACTAATATGAAACCTACATCACCCGATGGAGCCTTTTGGTATGAGAAATGGGCCAATCTCGTAAAAGAATTTGAGGCACATAAGGAGATTCAAGAAACTTCTCATAAGAAGATAATTGAGAAGTTGTCGGGAATTGAAGAAGTTAACAAGAAACTTTTAGGTAGCACGAAGTCAACTACTTGTAATTATCATAGTGGTGGGTGTGGATCAAGGCCATCATCATGCGGTGGAGGGTGTGGGGGTGGATGTGGATAAACTAAAATACGACTTGGAGCCACTCAAGTTTGCTCTTAATATAATCAAAGAATTCAATGCCTTAGATATCCAAACTCTTGACTTCTATAATAATGGTGTTAAAATTGATGTTCCGCAAGAAGCAATAGATTCTCGGAAATATGTTGGACTTTCTAATAAAGAATTCGCCGTCAATTATCTTTTAAAGGAATTTAATAATGTCTAAGACTTACCCGACTACTTGTTCAACTATTAAAGACCATCTACCCAAGTTATGGGCGTTTTGGGCTTGTAATGATAATGAAGTGTTTTATCTCATTCAAAGTAGAAAGGGTCGTCCATTGCTTTGGAAAACATTAGACGGCATTCAAGATTCACGGGATATGATCCTATGGAATAATAAGACGGATGCTTATGATGCTCTAAAGAAAATTATGAATGAGCATCGATATCCCGATAATATTACACGCTTCCAAATTGGCGAAGTAATTCCTTCATATGTAGACGGTGGTTATTGGTACGAGGTTCTTGACGGTAAATACAAAGATATAAAGGTAAAATAACATGTGCAAACATCATATACTTTCAGCAATTAAAGCATTTTTTTGTGGAAAATGCAAAGAGAAGTTTGAGTTACCAAAGTCGGAAATAGAAGTGCCTATGCCTCCATGCAAGCCGCCAAAAAACCAAGTAGAGGAATTGGCCTATTTGTTGGCTGAGCAAGATGGATTTAGGGGCGAGGCTCTATCGTATTGGGTGGAAGCGGAAAAGAGACTAAATGCACCAGAAAGATAAACTTTATAGATGGGTAGAAAAGAAAATTCAAAATGGAACTATTGACTTCAATGCTGTTCCGAGTTGGATTTCTAATTGGAATTTTCCAAAAGGAATGACGGTTGAAGATATTTGTAGAGATATTAATAAGATGCTTGAGGCAAATGAAAAGAAACAATTAGAGGGGAAAGGTATATGAAAGTAGTTCAAGGAGACTTAATCAAATTGGCACTTCAAAGTCAATTTGATGTTATAGTACATCAATGTAATTGTTTTAATACTATGGGGTTGGGTATAGCACGACAAATTGCCATTGAGTTGCCAGAAGCGGCTATTGCTGATAACTATACTAAACGTGGTGATGCAAGCAAATTAGGAACTATCGGAGTAATTGAAATTGAAAGAAAGAATGTTAAGTTTATAGTTGTTAATGCATATGGACAATATGGATGTAATATTAATAAAGTAAATGCCGATTATGATGCCTTGAGAAAATGTTTCAAAGAAGTTAAGAGGCAATTTAGTGGAAAAAGAATTGCTTATCCAAAAATAGGAGCGGGACTTGCCCGAGGAAATTGGGACATTATTTCAAAGATAATCGAAGAGGAACTTGAAGGTGAAGACCATACATTAGTAGAATTCAAACAATAAGGATTTTTAAATGCCACTAACTATCATTAAGCCACCAAATGCTCTTCCGTTCCAAAAAATTAAAGGGGTAGTTCCTAAATCTATATTTTTAGCTGGAAGTATTGAACAAGGATCTGCCGAAGATTGGCAAGCAAAAGTTACAGAACATATTGCCAATGAAATTAAAACTTTCAAAGAACAATATTACATATTTAATCCACGAAGAGTTGATTGGGACGTGTCTTGGGAGCAATCCATTGATAATCCTCAATTCAATGAACAAGTTAGTTGGGAATTAACCGCATTAGATATTTCTAAAAAGATTCTAATGTACTTTGATCCAAATACAAAATCCCCAATTAGCCTATTAGAACTTGGGTTGTATGCGAATAGTAGAAAATTATTGGTTTGTTGCCCTAATGGGTTTTGGAGGAAGGGTAATGTTGATATTGTATGTAAGAGATATGAGATTCCTCTTTATACTGATTTAGATAGGGCATGCTATTATATTACGGATCACCTATGAACGAGCTTGTAGAAAAAGTTCAAAAGCAATTTGAAGAATTATCAAAATCAATAGGAAGAATTCCGAGTTCTATATTAGTTAGTACCAACACATATAATTCTATGATTTGTGGTACTAAAGAAATAGTTGAAGGATTACAATACAACAATCTTTATTATGGAATGGCCATAAGAGGAATTGAAGGAATTAAAGATAATTGTGTAGAAGTTTATGATCAATTTGGCAAACTTATGGAAACTAAACAATTTTATGACTTTAACGGCACTAAAGCCGAGGTTATAACAACTCCTAGTGGTGATTTCAAGTGTCGCAAAATATAGAAGATTTCAATTGCATTTGTTTCAATGTTCCTTATAATGCCATGTAGAAAAGCAATTAAAGGAAACTAAAGATGGCTAAAATATTAATCTTGGGTGATGTTCACGGTAAATGGGCGGATCTTAACTCGGTTATGAAGAATGTTGATTTTAATCTCAACATTAAGTATAATTTTGTAATTCAAGTGGGCGACTTCGGATTCTTCCCGAGCATTTTTGCTAATTTGGACACATTCAATAGCAAATTAATAAAGAATCAAAGTACCATTGGATGCACTTATGAGTACTCGGCATTGAAGTTCCATAAGAAAGTTCTAGTATGTGATGGAAATCATGACTCTGGAGAATTCATTAAAAAGTCAAACCATCAAGAGTGGAAAGATAAGTACAATATCCATTATCAACCTCGTGGGTCTTGGATAGATATTGATCGGTATAAGATTGGATTCTTGGGTGGTGGACTTCACGCAGATCGAAAGCAAGAAGGGTCTATTGATAAAGAAACTACCAATTATATCCTTAATAAGCAAGTAAAGAAGGCTATTGAGGAATGGAACAGTGTTGGTGGCATGGATACTATTATTACCCATTCATGCCCTTCCGGATTAGGTATTGGCATGGAGGGACATCCCGCACTATATATGTCAGTTCAACGATATATAGTAGAAGATGGTTATGGAGAAGTTAATCATTTAGATTGTGGGGATGCTCCATTAACTATGTTATACAATGGGCTAATCAAGAAGCCTAGTATGTGGTACTATGGACATTTTCATAGAGTTGCCAATAAGAAGATTGGTGACATTGAATTTATTTGTGTTGGCAGTACTGATAGTTCCGACCATAAGAAGTATGTCAATCCGTTTATTTTGGATACTAAAACTAACTCTTATGAGTTTCACAATAAGAAAGCCATGAATTTTGATGGTGAACACTCGACTTGGGTTCTTTGAGAGGAATAACGTATGTTTAATCTTGACGGATTACTTCCATTTATTCTTATATGTGGACTTGGCTTGGGCCTATTAGTTATTGGAATTCCCGCATATCTTCTCGGATGTCATCATGGTAAATTAGAAGTTTATGATGACGCTTTGAAACATAAAGTTTTGGATATAAGATATGATTCACAATACGGGACTAAACAATATATTTGGAAGGAAATAAAATGAGAGAACCTACTATTTACTTGTATGCTAACCTAGATGACTTTGATAAAGATCCAGACCAACTTAAAAAAGTGCAAGAGGCGGATCTTGTAGGAATTATAGTCATGTCTAATATGCCGGGTATGATAATTTATAACTCCATTGGTGATATTCAAATATTCATTGTTAAATCTAGATTAACTAAAAATAATATAACGGTTTCTTTTGATGAATTCAATAGAATGAAAAGTAATGTAATAAAAAATCTTGAAACTTCAACAATCTCCCATTCAACTATCACTAATCAATTTAAAATTAAGGATCCCTTGAGAACATATCTTTTCGCTATTGAAGAACAACAAGAGCATAGAAAGATGAATGAATTGGTTACTTGTTTTGTAAGAAGTATTAAATTTGATTCGCAAAACTCTATAACTATAGAGTTTCTTATGGACGAAAATGATTCCGTTAATAAGTTTTTTAAATCTATGCCTACTTTTACTATTTGTTTACTTAAAAGAGATGGTAGTGTTGCTAAAAGATACTATGTCCGTCACGATAATGGAAAATTTAAGAGTTTAATTACTAGTACATTGTCACATGATGGCGACATTCCAAATCCATTCGTAACTTGTAGAGCAACCATTGATTGTTCTATAGAGGAAATCAAGTGAACATTGATTACAATAAACTTCAAGAAGATGTCAATCAACTTGACAATAAATTAATAGATTTTCAAGAAGCATTATTTAAAGATATGAAGCAAATTGATACATTAAAAGAAAGATGGATCCGGCATCATATTTTAATGACATATCCATCTTTTGGCCCGTTTGATGAATTTCATAGAGATATACTAGAATGTTTTCACTTGGAAGAATATTCAGTAGAAGGATTGTCATATACCAATTTATATCACAATAAAAAAATAATGGGTGTATTTGCTTATAAGTTTGATTTTAACGACATTAATAGGATATTATACTCTTATTGTTAAATAATCTTTTTTTGAACCACATTAATAGCATTATTAAGTGACATTATAGATTTTCTAGAAGTATCTAGCATATCCATAATAGTTTCTTTCTCTTCAAATGATATATGCGATTTAGCAATACATTCAAGAATAGCATTATATCTTTCCATAAGTTGTTTTATTATACTTGCTAAATTAAGAATTTCTTTCTTATCTATTTTGATTCCCATTTCTTTTTCATCAATAATTTTTTGAGTAATAGACTTTATACATTCTATATTAGTTAGAATTTTAGTTGCTCTATCGTATAGATGTTGAATTTCAGTCACGATTTCCGCTCATAGGTAAAAATACTTCCAAATGATCCATGCTCATGTTAGCATCTTTAGATGCTATTGGAACTCCTATCTTATACAAAATTCCTTTATTATCTTTACTTCCATATAATGAATCTCTTCTCCACTCAAATAAATATTTTCTTAATTCTTTGATATAACTATATATATCATCATATTTGTACCAACCATTTTCAGTAACTTCTTCTCCTTTTGGTGCAAATCTTGCCCAAATTGGGCCACCCCAATAAAATCTACGAATTTTATTTGTTGGTTTATACTTATGTTTCATTGAAGAACTTAATTTAATTGAATCTATTTCACCATCTTTTAATGCTTTTTCTAAATCTTCAATTTCATATTTTTCGTGACCAAAATATTTTGGGAATGGGTTATCTTCGGTTGATTTTAATTTTGATATACCGATTTCCATTTTTGTTTTTAATCCTCTTAGTCTTTTCTCTAATTGATTTCTTAATTTTGAATCAATTTTTACTATTTTTGACTTTTTAGGACTATGTTGGGAAGGCATACTAAATGGACCACTTATAAAAAATGATTCAAATAAAGGATATGGAAATGCCCAAATTCCTCTTTTTTCGGGTGCCCATGTATTGTCTTGATATTTAGCACCCAATCCGCCCACTCTATTAAATAACATCTTCCCATTTTGAATTACAAAATCCCCGTACTTATCCCCAGCAGTTTTACCTTCTATGAAATATTGTAATATTTTATTTCTCATCATTTAGATAATTAACAAGTGCCGTAAAGGCATCTTCCTTTGTATTATAAGTAACGGCAAGTGGCTTCCCGTGGATGTAAATATCCCACCCAGCCTCTTCTTGCTCAATTGTTGCTATTCTAACAATTCCAAAACTAATGTCAATAGTACTACCTAAATCGTTTACTTTAACTAACTTATGTAATTCTCCAATTGGCAATTCGCTTTGCTCGGTCATATCTCTTAATCCAAACTCGGTATGTCCTGGGGTAGTTTCTTGTTCATATTCAACATAAAGGGGGCTTCCACGACCTTCTAATGGGCTTGATGATCCGTATTTGATGAATCTAACCTTAAATGGTTCTTCGGTATCATTACCAATAGCATTTAGTATATAGTCTTCAACTTCTTTGGGTAGATATGGCCCATCACCTTGATATCCATCGGTCCACTCCGTATTACCCATTTCCTTCATATTCATATCAAGTAAATCGGCAACTCGTCCATCTAATTTAATAGTTTTTAAGTTGTTCTTAGATTGTTCATCTCTATCTCTTCTAGCAATGGCTTCATCGGGAGAATCAACTTCTTTAAGTGCCTTTCCGACATTTATCTCTTGTGCTTTACTAAGTACTTCTTCAATAGATCCGCTCTCAAGTGTAGCATCTTCATATTCGGTGGAAGGTAGAACGACTCTCTTAAATAAATCAAAAGTATCACTACCTCTATATACATCATCATTAGCATATATGAAGATAGCCGATGCTCCTATGTTTTTTAAAGGATAGTTTCCGGAAATTAGCCACACATCATTTCCAGCAAATTCGGCACTTTGAGCCGATTTGCCAACATTTGTATATAAATCGTCAAGTTGCTTTTTAACTACATTAAAGTTAAACGCATTCTCATTCATTTCCGGATTAAGATTAACCGATTGAACCAAGTTCTCTTCAATTTGTTTCCAAGCCTTGGCTAGTTCGTATGTATTATCGTCCATGTTATTTCCTTTAACTTTTTATGAATGTTTCTATTATAGATTCTTTTAAAGATATTTTAGTAGCATCTTTAACCCAAATATCTTTATAGTTCTTACTAACAACATGTATATTGAACTTAACCTCAAATGCATACTTATCTTTCCATTTAGGTTTAACAATATCGGGGTCAATTGTTAACGATATATGTGGCTTATAAGTCGGATATTTAGATTTTGGATATCCATTCTTTATAGCAAACTTATCAAATCTATTAAACCAATCGTTAATTTCTTTTGATTCAAGTCTTAGAACTAAAGTATCTTTAGTTGGACCAAATATGTCAAATCCATATATCTTTCCTTTTAAAGTAGGCAATTTACTACCTTCAAGGAATCCTATAAGCATATCGGGCGACTTATTAGTCGTTATGTATCTTATAGTAGTATGAAATTTATCTTCTAACTCACCTTTTAATCCTAGTTCTTTTTGCATGGCAATTAGTTTATCTTCGGTTGCTTTATCAACTCGAATCATATAACAAATTGAATCGGATTTATCTTCTGTAAGTATCATTGTCTTCTCTACTTTCTTCTATTGCTATTTGTGCATTTAGTTTTTCTATTGCATCGTATTTATCACTTCCAACCGCAACGATAACTTTTCCATGGTGAAGATAGACAATGCTATGAGCATCATCTTCTTTAACATTAAAAACTATATTATCGTTGTTTACCATTAAACATAGTCCATTTCATTACCACCAACATTATGTTCCCCATATACTTTAATGAAGACTTCTCCTTGAATTTTATCAAAAGCAACGTCTTCAACACTTCCTATGGTTTCATTGATAAGATCTGTAATATTTTGAATAAATTGTCCTATTTTCTCTGAGTGAGCATTTAATAGAGATTTAAGAGAATTGTCAATTTCAACATCATTGAATTCTTTTAATTTTCCTTGTAATTCAATAGGAAGTTGAACTACTATGTTATATATATTCCAAGTTGCTGAAGGGCCATCTTCAACTTGTTGTTCTCCTACATCATGTGCAACTATTTTAATATTTTCAATTGGGCAAGCATTAAATACTTCTATTATAGAAGTTTCTATTGCATTAGTATTAGTTTCATTAACTTGTCTCCAAGCTGCTTCAAGTGTCTTAAGTTTATCTTGGTCTTCTATATTATGATACATTTTATGTCCTTTTAGTTAAAATCGCCTAAACGAATGTCTTTTGAGTGAGTTCTTAGGTTATCCGCTATTTGTTGTGCTTCGGGTTCCTCTTTGGGGGTTTCTTCAACCATCGCAGGTCCCTCTATAGGTGTACGGGCTACCAATGAATTGTCAAGTTTAATCCAAGCCTTCTTCAATTCATTCATTAGTTTGTCGGAGTCCATATGATTTTTCCTTATTCCATTATTTATAAGATTTCGTCTTGACAATCTTAATAACTCATTATAATTCCAAAAAGGAAAAATACAATGATTGAACATATTGATTTCAAGAGGCCAGATCTTAAAAAGAGAGTAGAAGATATTAGATTGGTTAAAGCTGCAATTTGTTATCTTGACACGGTTTATACGGGTTGGAGACATTCCCATATCCTTTGGCACATGCGAGAAATAGGGTTGCCACGAGTTCGACAAGAAGAACAAGGATTTATTGACCAATTTGGAGCGTTCTATCGTCGTGAATCGTGTTCATTCATTGCCCTAGAGAATGGACAAGTTAGTCGTTACATTGATCCATTGACTTCCGAGGATCTTTGGGATAACGATGGAAACCCATTGACTTTTCCTAAAAGTTGATTACAATAAGAGTATATAAGGAGTTTATTATGGGAATAGGTCCAGGAAGTAGATCAAGATCAACTTTTGAGCAATCAATTTGCTCTTCTAGAATTCCTAGTTATGAAGAGCAATCAAAGTTACCTAATCCGAATCCAAGCAACTATAAGATTGTCAAAGTTCAACAAATTGGCGATTATCTTCTAATGCTTATAAATTACCCGGATTGTACTAATTATGAGGGCAATAAGATTTTGTTATACAAAGACATTACATTAGTTAAATTGTTGTGTCAACAAAAGTTAGATCCACACTTTTGTAACAATAAGAAGTATCATTCTCCAATTGCTCGATTTGAGCCTACCGACTTTGGATGGAATTGTGCAATCACTTTAATGAATAGTTTGGGAAAATAAATGAAACATTACATCTACTCCGTAAATACATCTTGTAGTTCAAAGTGGTCCAAGGGGTACTTGGATTTCTATCTAATAGATGTTTTGGAGCCAATCCCCGATAATCCCGCATTGTCGGTGGTAATTCTTCAAATACAAGAAACTAATGAAATTTATAATGAAGACGTTAAGGGATATAGACCATCAAAAGAAGTATTGGTGAGGATTTGTAGAGCAACATACAATGAACGGCCTATAGAATATGGAATTAAAGAGCAACTCGGATATATTTTCTCCATTGACAAATCACAAATTCCAAATATAATATCCCAATGTCAAAATGATGTTGATAGTTTATTAAATCAATATGGTCCAATTGATGTCAATAGTAGAGACTATTGCAATTGGAATTTTAAAGTTTCAAGAAACTAAAAGGAAATTAAAATGAAATTTAAAGGAAATCCTAACTATTTAATGATAGGAATAGTAATAATGTTTTTAATTCTACTAGCAATTGCAAAATGTACGGGATACTAAAATGGGTAGACTAGAAATTCTTCAAAGATACATGGATGAGCAAAGAAACCTTCAATGTTGCATAGATATTCTTGAAACTAATCCGTCTATCTATGTTAAAGGATTCTATGAAAAGCAAGCGGATTCTTCAAATGAAACCATGTCTAAAATGGAAGAAACCCATCCATTTCTAGTAGAAATCCTTCAAATTCTTGATAAGGAAACTCAATGACTTTTGAAAAATTCAATTATTATGCTCAAACCATTGGTTTATTGGTTTTTGGTTTATATGCTATACTTTGTATAAATTTCGCCGTAGTGGAGTCAAAAACTATTGGAGAAATACCATCAAAAGATGCTTTGAATATAGCCGTAAGCCTATATATCACCTATATTTGCAAAAAAAGTATTGATAAGTACGAGGCAAGAAATTTAGGGAAGGACATTACATGATTACTACTATTGAACGGCTTAAGGAGATCCAAGCCTACTACAAGAAGGCTTCGCAACAACTCAAAGATATTCAATCACTAATTGATGAGAATTTAAGGCCAATCTATAATAGACTTTATGATAGATTTTTTGAGTCTTATTATTCAATTCAAGAATTAGAAGTTAGAGATGATTCGGTATACTTTGTATTAGTTGAAGATTTAGCATTTGGTGGTTGCCATAGTGATGCATACGTTATTCCAATTGAGGCATTAGTTTCAAAAAAATCTCTTATTGAGTACTTTGATAATCTTCAAAAGAAAAAAGATGAGGAAATTAAAAAGGCGCAACAAGATGCACAAGATAGAAAGGATAAAGAAGAATTTGAAAGACTTAAAAAGAAATTTGGAGTTGTTGAAGTTGCCACCTTGCATGTAAATAAAGAATCAAAGGTTTGTGATAGGCTATTAAACGAAATATTAAAGAGAATTGAAGATGCAAAGAAAGATGGAAAACACTTCGCAACATTAAACTCTATTGGTGACTACGGTAATACGGGGATTCGTGGAGTTGGTATGTATCTATCTAACGAGGTTTATGTTGACTTATGTAGCACTCTTAATAAGATGGGATATGGGACTCGTGTTAACGGTATATGGCACGAAGTTTTTTGGGAATAATTTCTAACTAAATACCCCTTTATAAATATACTATATAAAGGGGGTTTCAAATGGTATTACTCAAAAAATTGGTAAAGTTTCTTAAGAGTCTCTTCAAAAAGGAAACGAAGAGAGTATATGGGTGGAAAAAGGATAAGATAGATACAAGAGATAAGAAGTTCAAAGTATCTCAATATATCCCCGTTCCAACTAAAGCCGATCTATCTACCGTAATACCAACTATTTACGATCAAGGTAAAGTTGGAAGTTGTACTGGAAATGCTATTGCGGCTGCCATAGAATACGATCAAATAACTCAAAATAAATTATTAGATTTCATTCCTTCCCGTTTATTCATATACTATAATGAAAGAATGATGGAAGGAACTATAAATCAAGATTGCGGCGCTTGCATTCGTGATGGAATAAAAGCCGTCAATGTCTATGGTGCATGTAAAGAAACAATTTGGCCATATATTGAATCTCAATTTGCTACAAAACCAATAGATCAAGCCTATCAAGATGCACTGCTACATAAAAGTATAGAGTATTCATCACTTAATGGAACAAATATAAATGAACTAAAGGCTTGTATAGCCCAAGGCCATCCTTTCGTATTCGGGTTTCAAGTGTATCAATATTTTGAAAGTGAAGAAATGTCTAAGGGCGGCATATTAAGAATGCCACAACCAGGCGAAGGACATTGCGGTGGACATGCCGTGACATCGGTTGGTTATTCGGATGAAAAACAAGCATTCTTAATTAGAAATTCTTGGGGTCCTAAATGGGGAATAAATGGACATTTCTGGATGCCGTATTCATATATAACAAATCCAAATTTAGCATGTGACTTTTGGGTTATAAAATCGGTTACATCTAATTGAAATTACTTTTTACTAATAGTAACTATAATTTCTTTCATAATGCATCTATCGGAGTCGTAAGCAACTCCGATAGTCTTTTGAAATCAAATTATGGGAAATCAATAGATTCTAATGATATTGTCATTAGATTTAATGAATTCAACAAAAACATTAAATCTAATGACATCAATATACATATAGGAAGTAAATTGGATGTATATTGTCACTTTTATTGTAATACTCCTCCAATTTTTGACATTTCCAATTTAAAACATTGGTTTGTGAGTAGTGTAGAAATTCAAAATGATGTTAGTAAATATATTCCGTATAAAATACCTTCAACAATTTTATTAAATAAGAAAATGCGGAGTGGATTTGAAACTACCGGGTTGACAATGATTAGGTGGATAGTAAATAATATTTCTTTCAAAGAATTAAATCTTTATGGATTTGCTAGTGGATATAATAGCCATTATTATAATACATCCGATCAAATGCTTCCATGGCATAATATGAAATATGAAAAAAATGCTATTAAAGAGATAATATCAACGAATGTAAAAATTAAGTTATTTAAATAAACTTGACAAGTTGCTTCCGATGCCTATAATGTGGCAAAGGAAAAATAATTATGGATTTATTGAAGCCATTAAAGAATATTAGAAAGAAACTTAAGAAATTTCCACTAACTAAAACTCAACAAGATGATATTTCAAATAAAGTGGATGCTATTATTAAAAGTATAGAACCAATTACTAAAGAAAAATTAGTTGAACTATGGACTATCGGCTCTATTACTTCACGAACTTATGTTATTTTGGAACCAGCTTATAAGGAAGACGGAAAAGAATATTATAGGGTCATTAATGGTGAATATATGGTCATTCCAAATAAACAATTAAATACAATGTATATTTCGTATGATAAAACAACTCACGAATCTCACTATTTAGGTGATATTAAGTGGCTATCATCCGAAATAGATGAATTTGGTGATGTAGAAATCCAAGGATATGATAGAACAATTGATGCATATGAGAAAAACAAGAAAATTGTTGGGATGAATTTAGTTGAAAAGCCAATTGAAATTAAATATTTACAAGAAACCGATGAGCCACCGTTTTGAAAGGATCAAATGCATCATATTAATTTAGAATATATTCCAAGTAAAGATGGGTTTGTTGATAGAGAATTTGTATCCGTTAAGTCACTGGGAGAATGGCTTAGACAACAAATTTTCATTGCTTCGGTTAATGCCGAATCGGCTAAAGAGGAAAAGAATGACTGTGAAGACGGAAGTCAAGCATACGATTTTGCATTGGAAGAAGTCATTACTTCAAAAGCCGAAATGGATTCTTATAATCAACTTTTAATGGAATTAGGATACCCTTACTATAAAGGAATCTCAAATGGGGCTTGATACTTCTCACGATTGTTGGCACGGATCTTATTCATCTTTTAGTCAGTGGAGAAGATATTTAGGGGAACTTGCAAGAATACAATATAAATCTTTTGAAATGGATTTAGGATTTAAATACAAGTATATGGAACCAGATATAGATTGGTCAATTTATACAAAACAAAATATTAAAGGGAAGTGGAAAGAAACTCCTAAAGATCCTATTATGATTCTTATATGTCATAGTGATTGCGAGGGTAGTATTAAAATAGAGCAATTGAAACCGCTTAAAGATAGGTTAGAAGAGTTACTTCCTCTAATGGATCCACTCAATGAGTATTTTATAGGTAAAACTAAATCATTTATTAAAGGATTGGAAAAAGCCATTCAAGCAAATGAAGATGTGGAGTTTCACTAATGTTTGACTACAAATCAATTTTCCCGTATCCACTTCCCGGAATCATAAATCCATTTAATGATTATTCTAAAATTGATTTAAGTGTCTACTTACCACCATTAAAGAATCCGTATATCATTGATAATGAACCTTCATTGATTTGCACTCTCCAAAGAGCAAAAGAGAAACTTCGATATTTCTTTGACCACATTCCAAAGGACTTTGAGAGTGTAGATGATTATTGGGCTAATGATGATATGAAGAATTCATGTTGGCGGGTGAATAGTAGTAAAATTGATCAAGTTCTATACCAATACAAATTTGATTATACGACTTATATTAATAGAATTCATTGTCAAGAAGAATATAAAGCCAATCCTAATGGGATAGCATTCAATTCTATAAGGAAACCATATCATCTCGATAGAATAACTGAGTTACGCATTGCAACTTTGATAACTCTATGTTACATAGAATATTATATAGCGGATAACTATGTTGGTGACGAGACTATAGTATCTTCTGAAGAGTATATTAAGGAAATACAAGGACTATTTAGTATATTAAGATGCATAGAATACAAGGGATTTGATCAAAACTACATCTATCCCAATGAATTTGGAAATATTTAAATCCTTGACTTCTACTTTTTGTTTACTATAATTCCAATATAAGGAGATATCAATGAGCAAGAAAGCCGAAGCAACTCTAATGGGCGTATGTGCTACTATAAGCAACAAAACGGAAATTGATGTTTTTCTCATCCGTTGCATTGCTATTATTTTACTTTTAAGTTCCGTTGGAACATTTTTAGTTATCTATCTACTACTCGGTATTTTTGCGGTAGCCAAATGAATCAACATAATGGATTTGTTAAAGGTAGTATTATATGCATTATGGGAAAAAGTAGTTCTCCTAAGTCATATTTTCTTGCTAATAAGAAGCACGGTATTTGCGAGAATTGTAAAGTAGTTAATATAGTTTCCAAAAACACTAGGAAATATGACTTCCATGGAGTTAAATACTACGATAAATCTTGCAAAGTATGCGGTTGGGAAGCTATTAGATTTGAAGGTTGACTTTATAGAATTTCAACTTATAATCAACTTCCGAGGAACCTAAAATGATAAAAGTGGCAGAAATTAAATCTTTTGAGTTGAAGTGCAATAAATGTTCTTACTCATCTACTATGACCGAAGACGAGTATAATAATTTAGATTTCTCTATTAAGTTTTTGAACAAATGCTCGGAATGTGGGGATAAGCCAAAGAATGAGCCGAAGAAATTTAAAGGTGGACTTATTAGGAATCCGAACTATAAAGGAATAAGAAAATGAATAACAAATATACATATGTCGGAGCATTCCTTCAACTTAGGAATATTTTTACTACTAAAACGATAGAAGTTGATGCATGTCCAAAACACGGAGGATCCAAACCAAACACTAAAGAGGAGTTTTGTCCAAAATGTGGCTCTAAAATAGTTAAATTACCAAAAGAAGCAAAAATAAGAAAGAGTATTTGGGGTGATTGGGATGGTAAAAAAGAGGAATGGGTTGATAAGATGTACATCGCATCAACGGATGTTGATCAAAAAGAGGATTTTATCATTTTACTTCCTAATCAACGTAAATCTGGGGAAGTTCTGGGGACATTTGAAGATTCTCCGATTAGTATAATATCGGATGGAACTAGAGATGAATGTCTTAGTATTTTGCATAAAAAATATTCAGATTATATTCAATGGCTTACTAATGTTAGAGGGTTTGAAGTAAGTCCGAAATTTGGCGTAGTACAATACTGGAATTAATTATGAAATACCCAGAATATCTTTACGGAAATTATAAGTCGCTTATGGATCTTCCTAAGCCGTATATAGAATACTTTGTTAGATGGTACTACTATGACAATTCCGATGAAACCAAGATCCCCGATACGATTCCAGTAGAGAATATAGAGGAATATATTGTTGAACAAATGAATGCTCAAAATCTATGGTGTGCTAAAGGGTTTGCTATTGCACGCAATGTAGATGAAGGTGACAATCTTGATTTTAAAAATGATGCGGAATTTTCTATGGTCGTCCATTTTGTAGCTAAATTGTGGTTTAGGACTGCAATTGAAAATGATTGGATTAAAGAAGATATAAGCAAAGAAGACTTTAAAAAAGAATGTCACGTACTTCGGTATGGTGGTGGAACGTGCATACATCTATAATGCTAGAGGAACTAATAATAGATTGTTGGTTGCAATTCATGAGTTACTTAACTATATTCACAAAATCATTTTAAAGGAATACATTATGCCCACCGGATACACATACGACATTGAAAATGGAATTTCATTTAAAGAGTATGCACTAAGTTGTGCTAGAGCCTTTGGTGCTTGTGTAGATATGCGAGACGAGCCTAGAAATACTCCAATACCAGAACAATTTCCTAAGAGTGACTATTACTCAAATAAAATAGGAGAATCTAAAAGAAAACTTGAAGATTTCATAACAACGTCGCAAGAAGAATTACTAGACTCTTTTAATGAATATAAAGAGAATAGCATTGCTTCGTCTAAAAAATCAATTGATAAGATGAATAACCTTAGAAATAAATATGAAATAATGCTCGCTAAAGTAAGGAAATTTGAACCTCCATCTACAGATCATGATGAATATAAGAAGTTTATGGAATCACAAATTACTAGTTCTATTGATTTTGATTGTAATACTAAATATTATGTAGATTCTATTAAAAGAGTTTCAAAATTAACTTTTGAGGAATGGCATAAAGAAGAATTAAAAATGTTACAAGATGCAATTGAATATAATATTAAACACGACAAAGAGGAAAACGAAAGAGTTGATGGTAGAAATAAGTGGATTAAGCAACTTCGTGCGGCAATAGATAAAATAGATGACTAATATAGAGCCATTTAAGAGGTATAGTAGAAAAGAGATTATGGAACTATTAAGTTTCAATGATACTCAATTAAAACAGGCAGAACAAAGTAAATATCTTATATTCTTTGATGGATACATGTATGGAGTTTACTTTTTCCAATTCTTAAGATCATTTCATCTCCAATTGGAAAATATATGCTCAAAGTAGCCTATATCATCTCTATAACTACTCTCCTAGCATTAATGGTATATATTGCTGGTCCATGGTTTATTTGGTTATTACCTATTTGGATTCTTATATTGGTTATTATATGTTCCATAAGTATATTATTAATTTCAATAATAGTATCCTTATCGTGTTTATTGCTTATATGGCCTTATAGATTGTTTAAGAAATCGGTTGACAAGAAAATTCAAATTGATATAATCCATAAAAAGGAAACAACATGACACTACAATCCGACTTTCAAGATTCAATAGATATACAAAAGGAAATTGATAAATCTTTTGATCCTCTTGTTGAGAAATTCAATGAGTTAAAAGATATACTTGACGCAAATTTTAGTAAAATGGAAAATAGTGGTATATTATTTTGGAAAAATAAAAAGAAAATACCAGCATTATTCGTAAAAATAAAAGATAAGATATGTGTAGATGGACAATCGTACTTGGAAATACATATAGCACATTATCGATTCTTAATGTCAATTGGAAGTTATGGTGAGTTAAAAGATAAAGTATATTTTATTGAACCGACGTGTGGAATTTATGGCCATTTTGGAAAACTAATTCATAATTCTCATGAATGCTATGAATGGGCCGTATCAACTAGATATTTCTACGAGAGAAGAACAAAAACTACTGTTCAACTCTTCTCTTATCTAATCAAAGAATATAAGGAATATCTAAATGGATGATGAACTCAAATTATCTCTTGAGAAGTATATAAGAGACAAAAAGTTGCTTAATTTGGATAGACAAAGGCTTATACTATTTCTTCCAGATGCCGTTGCTTCGGAGTTGCATTACAATGGGCCATATAGAGCAAAAGAACGTTATCCGGAATATTCCGAAGTATTTAATGAATTTATTAAGGAGATTGAGTGTTAAAATTTTATCCATATGCATATTCAAATACTCTTTTGCCGGAGTTGGGCCATAAGGTATATAGGAATGGGAAAGAGTTAAAGAGCCTTCAACCATCTAACGATTTTACGGGAGGTGACAAAGTATTTTCTTTGTCTATGACGAAGGAATTCATTTCTTTTGTATTATATAGCGAAGAGGTTAATTTAACACCAAAAGAGGAAATGCAAGTTTATAATTTCTTTATGTATGGAAAAACAAATGTATCTAAAATTGACAAATTAAATGTTGAGATAGCAACTAAAGAAAATGAATTAAAAAATCTAAAAAATCAATTAAGAAGGGAACTAAAATGATTATCCATTACAACTCAAAAGAAGAATTAGACCGAGGAGAATATGCTTTCATATGTAGAGCCGATATAGTATCGTATAGTTACAATAGTAGATTTGTTCATGTTATTAAAAATAGATATGGAGAATCGGATATTTTTATTAAGAGTGAATTATTTCTTGAATTTGTTAAATGTATGATTGATGGACTACCATTTAATAAATTCTCAAGTGATGTTAAAGTAGGAATACAAAAAACTGGTACTTTTGGAAAATTTACAGTGTATCAAGATGTCACTAATATAGATCCTATTATGGGATATAAAGGTAATGTCACTATCTCTTCATCGGAGATTCAATCTAAGATAGAAAAACCAGGCTACTATTGCCCACCGCCAAAGTATCAAACGGATCTCCAAGATGCCTTACAAGAATTGTTCAAGATGCCATATCAATGGGTCATTACAAAGCATAGCGCATCTATTGTTAAAAAATATGTGCCCAAATATAAAGTTGGAGATGTTCTTAATTTTCCATCGTTTTGTAGTTATGTTGTAAATAATAAAACAATAACTAGTTTGAACGATAATATAGAGTATGTATTTGATAATGGAGTTATGGGTGGTAATTGTATAACGATTGATAATAATAAAAAGATATTCAAAGTAGAAGGAATATAATATGGACAATACTATTATTCAGAATTCATTAACTTTATCATCACTCATATACCAATCAGAGAATGATGTAGTAGTATCGGGATTAATTAAACTTAAATGGCTTAGTAATAAATCCACAGATACTCAAGGTATCATTATGGCCGATGCTTCTTTTAAGAGACTTTACATTGCCTTTAGGGGCACTCAAGGAGAACATGATATATTAACCGACTTAAAGTGTATTCAAAAGGATGTAATTATATTAGGATCAACTTGTAAGGTACACGAAGGATTTTGGAAAGCATATGATTCCGTTAAAAATGAAGTAAATTCATTACTTGAAGACCAAACATATAGCGGTTATGATATAGTAGTTTGTGGACATAGTTTAGGGGGTGCTTTAGCCACTCTATGTGCTATATATCTTCCACTAGTAAATAAAGTATCATGTGTTACTTTTGGTTCACCTAGAGTTGGAAACGATAAGTTTGTTAAAATATTCAGTAATAGGAAAATAGACTATTTCCGATTTATTCATGATAACGATGCAGTTCCAATGGTTCCATCGGTTAATTATAAGCATTGCGGTAATCAAATTAGATTGGATGATAATGGAAAAGAAATTGGGTATATGAACCTTTGGAAGAGAATAATTTATTGGATTAAAGGTAAACAAAAGTTGAATTTTGATTTATTCTCAATTAAAGATCACTTTATGGATAATTACATCAAAGTTGTTTGGCTATGGATGGATAACCGTAAGTGA